ACTTAGGTGACAGTAACCGTAACACGTACCTGTACTTCGTTCATTGTGACATTCACGGGTGTCACCATGCGGTAGCTCTCGTACAAAGAGATCTCGTGCTCTCTATTAGCGATCGAGCGAAACTAAGAGCAGAAGTAAAGAGACGCTACAATTGGGATAACTTTAGCGTGTCGTGGCGTAGTAGTGTTGCTACGCCTGTAAATATGAATGTAAAAGACGTCTGTCCGGCATGTCAGGTCGAACAAGCACCGCCATCCCCAGAACCAACCCTTCAAAACCGGATCTACAGCTTTGAGGAGTAGTCATGTTCCACATCTTTAAGGACAGGGGCAGTTGGTCGTGGTACTACCTTTACTGCTCTGGATATCGGTGTGTGCGGGCACTGCGTCTGGGTTGCTTTGACGGTTACAACAACCCAGTAGGTTTACGGGAGCTTTCTGCTAAGCACGGTTGGGTCTGCTACGCTAGACCTGATTTGGTCACCAGCATGGACTATTGCGAACAGTGCGCGCTTACAGATGTAGCCCAACCAAAAGCTGAAAAAGAGAGCAACCGCGTCTACAGCTTCGAGGATCCCTAATGATCGATACAGCTTGGGGTAAAGAAGCGGAAAGTAAACTCGTGGTGTATTACCTTGGCTGTAACGTGCCGGGATGCCATACCGCGTTTCGAGCCGCTTTTTCCCGCGGCGCAGGTCTGGAGTCCAAGGTTCGAGCGCTCGCCAAAAGCGAAGGCTGGACGACCGAGATCCACGAGAAGACCAATACGATCATGGACGTCTGTCCCGTTTGCCAGGATCGGATCACCCAGGGCTTCATCGCTAAGACCTCGCCCACGCGCATCTACGACTTCGAGGACTAACGCACATGCGGTACCTCAGAAAGACCCAGATGTCCTCCAGTTGGCTTTATGACGTGGGCTGTGAGTTTTGTAACGTAAAGATCAATTGGAAGACCGCGTTCGAGCTGGACGATGCCGAGTTACGCGAAGAGTTGACGATCCGCGGCTGGGATGTCCCGCTTCCTGGGTCTAGTCGCCGTGGACCTAGCTGTCCACGCTGTCTGGTCACGCAACTGCGTATCGATCTGGCCATTGCCAAGTCAGCGCTCGAAGACGCAGGTATCGTGGTGGACTTGCGCTACAAAACGGATCAGCTCGGAGAGACTGAGTCACCCAACCGGGTTTACGATTTTGAGGAGTGAAGATGATTACTAGGCGCGGAGGAAAAGGTCCAGCAGCTAAACACTTCAACGTCTGCTGCGACGCCTGCCAGATGCCGACTCCGCTCTTTAACCATGAGCAGTTCACGCCGGGTGTGGCCCGACAGGCGCTGGAAAAGCAGGGCTGGGTCTACGACAAGCCCAACAAAAAGGATTACTGCCCCCGGCATGCCATCCTCGCTAGATCGGACGCGTTGCTCGTGAGCGGACCCACCGTTTCCAGCAACATCAACCGGGTCTATAGTTTCGGAGAAGAGTGATGTCTGCACGAGCTTATGATTTTGATGCGCTTCCCAATTCGCACCAGCATCCCCTGAACCAGTACACGGATGAAGAACTGCTGGAGTTCGTGGCACAGCGCCGCAAGACACCGATTGTAATCGAGCGTCCGCTCTTCAATCGACTGCACGCAGCACTGACGCGCTACGCCGATCCCGAACAGTACGTACTCCGGCAAGGGTTCTTTCCGTACGAGGTCCAAGGTATCTGGTCACCGATCTCTATCTACGGGATCAAGACTGCCGCGCAGCTACTCGCCGATCTGGAACAGGTAGGTTAAAATGAGTGTCATTGCCTCTGTCTACCTGCTCCGCACCAAGGGGTCTAAAAAGGAAGCCTTTGTCTCCAGGGTCCTCAAGCAAGGAAAGCGTTACTACTTTCGCACGCATTGGGGTACGCTTAAACACCTCTCTACCTCGATGCAGAGCTGCTTCGGCACCGTGGACGAGGCCCTGCGGATGCACAACACCTTTGTCATGGACCGCATGAAGCGCGACTTTGTTACGGTAGCTCCCGAAGTGCTGGGTTGGGAGTCGGAGTTCGGAGACCTGATTGACCGAGAGGTCGTCTACTTAAAGGCTGGGCAACCGTTACCAGAAATGACCGCGGCGCCTGCAACCACGCACACCGCCGAGACCCGGTACTACACCATGACGGAAAAGCGTCCTCGTCTCTACGACTTCGAGGAATCGACGTAAGTAGAAAGGAGGAAACGGTTGTCTGAGCGTATGTACGATTTTTTGGGAGAAGATGATCCTGCGTCGCAAGACACTCCCCCTCCCAACTCGAACACCCGTATCTACGGTTATGATCCGTTTGCAGACGAAAACTCCCTGGCGTTTAATCTGGAGGATCTGGAAGACGGGGAGATCACCACGTTGATCCAACAGGCGGAAGTTGAGTTGGCGAACCGTAAAAAGAACCAGATGACGCAGCTTCCTACCGCTGTACTGGATAAGCTGGTAAACGCGATGCGCCGTTATGTAGGCAATAGGAAGACGTCGAATCTAGGCCTAGAGAAGATCTCCGTTTACGAGCGGTTGCAGTTAGAGGCCTTGGAAGCGTTTGATGCTTCCGATAAAGAGGGACGTGTCACCATCGTTCCGCGTAAGAAAACCTGAGAGGATATCCCATGAGTGTAAACCCCGAAACGATCGTGTTGGTGGAGTTTGACCGGCGCTCGGCACCAACCTGTGTGCTCGAAGAACGACCCACCGGTGCGTTCAAACGCCACTACCTGCAGAGCAACGCGGAGCCGGAAGAACAGAACGCGATCAGGCTCCAGGCGACTGAAGCCATCTTCTACTGGGTCAAGGATGGTTTCTCCGTCGAAGACCCCGGTGGCGTCATTCCGATCGCCAGCCTCCCGGACTACGCCCGTGTGGACCTGCTCGCATCCCAGATCAATCATCGCAACACCCTTCCGGATGACGTACTGGTTTCGTTGCTTCCCGATCCTAACCCGGCACCCGAGCCTGAGGAAGCAGTACTGACGGACGCCCAAGAACCGCGAGACGAGGTGTTCTTGGTCATTCTGCAACCTGTTGGAGAAACTGCCAGCTTACAGGTTTGTGCAACCTACGAGCTGGCTCAGGAGCAGATGCGGATTGCGATGCGCAACCACGTCCGGCAATCAATGGGCGCTGAAGCTGTGAACTTCTTGGAGGCCATCGAGGACTTCGAGACGCAGACGCGCGTCTTCACGCAAGTCTTCCCTAACTACAACGGAAAACTCCTTAAGTGTCCCGTAGTCAAGACTTCGGACCAGCTCGCACCGGGTATGGGCGGCTAACCAGGTGCCGGGTGAAACAGCTACCGGTGGGTTTGGGAAGACTGACCGGTAGGACCTGGCCGTGGGCGGGTCAGGGTCCGCTTAAAGAGCAGGTAGTGAGACAGGGCGAACAGTTACAATGGAGGGCGACTTCAGCGTGCTGCACTTTTAAGGGCACCCTGTCTCACTACCTGCTTGCCCAGAAGAGTTAGGATGCGTAGAAAAGCTCGGACCCACGTGTTACGGGTCCAAGAATGTCCTCGTGAGGTCCGCCTGCAATTTCAAGGTGCGTCCAAACCACGTATCGGTGAGGTTGTCTCAGGCTGGGACACGAACCGTGGCTATCGGCGGTCCTTCCGGGTAGTCCAACCAGCAGTTGACTGGAACGAGACCCTGGTAGTCGAGGTGCCTTGCGAGGAACCGAAGTAGGGTAACTGTTCAGTTATCCTGCTGCCGCGGCAATCTAGCCGCTAAAAACTGCATAATGGAGGCAGTGTGCCCGCTCAGTTTTATAGTGTCACTGACACCATGCTCGAAGATCTCCGCCGCCAGTTGGACGCAATGGTTCCAGCGCAGGTCAACGGGGGTACCCCGGAAGGGTTCGATCATCTGTGTCAATACACCTATGAGGTTGGTTCTCTTCAGGTTGAGGAGGTACGACCTCACGAAGAACTTGAGCTACATCACGTCACCGTCTCGTTCAAAGTAAAGGTAGTCACCTTAACGTCTGAACAAGGCTTCACACCGACAATCGTGGAAGGGTTCGCAGAAGCGGCCATTCAATTTGAAGAGCCGGAACACCTCAAGAGGTTCGGATTCCTTCACGCCATTACCGGGAGTTGATGCCACTGTGCCTGGAGCACAGTCCGATCGGCTCCAGGCACTCATCTTTGTTACACGGGTAACCCGTAGTTAGGAACACTGGGATGCGCAGAGATTTAACCCTGGAAAACATGCAAGCATTGGTTGAAACGACCAAGCGGATCTCCCAGGAAGCGCTGAGTCGTAAAGCACAGGGGATCCCCGAACCTCCCGTGAGCCTCAGTCTGGACAACCTGGTGCTGGAAGGCGACGACGCCGTACGCTGGAAGCTCGTATCTGCCATGGTCGAACTGGTGGAAGGGCATACCGATATGCCCAAGCAGATAGATGCCGTGCTTGCCGTCGGTATCGATGTCGCGATGGATACGTTAGGTAAGGTCACCCAGGTCCTGCTGGCGATGCAGGGTTTGAAGGAAGGGATCTGTCCGGTACACGGACCCGACTGTCCGGACATGCAAGACATGGACGACGTACCGTCTCGCCCCCTCCCCCGAAAAGCTGCGGTCCTCAACTAGAAAGAACGCGATGAAAGTTACATACGTCGCCCTAAAGCCCACTGAAGCCGCGCTGGCCGCGGGGAAGGTTGCCCTGACCGCCGAAGAACTAGCTGCCACCGGCGCGCGCTACAGTCGCAATGGAGAGGGCTTGGAGGCGATCCTCGAAAAGATTGATCTTGGTAACAAGCAGGAAACCCTCGAGAAGTTCCTTACGCTCGTGGCAGAAAGCCACCGTGCGGAATGGGATGACGATTACGAACGCTTCCACACCGTAGCGAACAATTATCGCCCCGGCAACCCGGACAAAGGGGTCGACTCCATCTTCAAGATGGTGGACTACGGCCATGCCTCGATTGCGGACATGGCGCCAGTCGCGATGTTCCTCGACAACGTCTCGGTCTACCTGGTCTACTGGATCTGGAGTCAGGTGCCGACGGCCTCCGGACAGGAGACGAGCACGCGCTACTGCAAGTTCTCCGCGGAAGGCTTACCTTCGGCAGAGGCGCTAGGCGTAGTGGACGCCCCTGAATGGACGCAGCAGACCGCGCTCGCGTTTGACGCCTACAATCAGGCGTACGCGCTCTGGTCCGGAATCTTCGAAAAGGATCCCACCGTCGCCAAGATCCCCAGTTCACTCATCGAAGAAGCCAAGACCGACGAAAAAGCCCGGCTCAAGCTGGAACGGCTGAAGCGCAACTACGCCTTCGACCGGGCACGCTGCTTCATCCCGGCTGCCGTACAGACCAACGTGATGCTGGTCATGAACGCCCGCGGCTGGACCGAGTTGATCCAGAAGCTGCTGTCTCAACCGCTGTCCGAAGGCCAGGCGCTAGGCAAGCTGCTGCGGGAAGAACTGGAGCTGGTTACCCCGCGACTGGTCAAGCACGCCGTGGCCAAGGCGTACTGGACCCAAGGCTTCGAGCAGGAGTTCAAGGCCGCGCGGCAGACTTCCTATACCGGGATCGGGCAGACCTTCCTGAATGAGACGCTTCCGATCACCCGTTCCAGTGCGACTTCGCCGGTTCACCTGGCCGTCTGGTGTCCTGAAACAGAGCACACGTTCTACGGGCACCAAGAAGAACGCAACTTCTTCGACGGGGAGTTCTACCAGGACCTGGAGTTCCACGAGAACCGGTATGCCTGGGTAGGGGCCTGGCTGCGGCGTACCTTTGTACGCTTTTCGATCGGAGCCGTAGACTTCGCTTGTCTGCGGGACATGAACCGGCACCGTACGGGGTACAAGTTCGCGCCGCTGATCCCGGTCGGTTTCTACTGGGCCGAGGATGAGTTGCCGAGCTGGGCCCAGGAGGAACGCAAACAGCTAGAAGCGCTTGCGGAGATCGGGCGGACGATGACGCGTACGGCGTTGAACCTGCTGACGCAAGGGTACTCTACCTATGTCTACTGGTTGGTGTTGGGCGCGGAGAGTAGCTACGAGCACGGCACCACAGCAGACAAGTTCCTCTACGAGTGCGAGCTGCGCACGGGCGTAGGGGCGCTGTACAAATACGCCAACGACTATCGACGCTTGCTTAAGAAGTGGTACGCCCTGTATCCTAAGACCCAGGCGCGCATCCTCGAAGGCAGTGCCGAGCCGGAGTAACCGCATGCAAACCCCCTCTTCCACCGAACCATTTATGGAACGTGTCCTGTCGCTTACCCAGGGCAAACGGATCTTCCTGATTGGTGGCAGGCGAGAGGAAAAACGGCTTGAAGCACTCTCCGAACTGTTAGCGGCGGAGTTGGTGTGGGTGGACACGAAAAGGCGCTTGCCCCTGCGAAAGCTGGAGCAGGAGCTGTCCGGGGCAGATCTTGCCATGATCATGCTCGACTGCATCAGCCACACCAACTCCGTCAATACCCGTAAGGCGGCTGATAAGCTGGATATCCCATGTATTCTGGTCCGAAGGGCTTTGAACGAGCTGCGCGTGCTGGAGGCGTTCTTCGAGTACGTCAGCGCGCAGGACGCCAAAGCGCCTCCGGTCTACCAAGTAGGACCTCGACAAATCATGACGACCTCTCCGACTGAGGTGATCGAAACGGCTCCTCCCGCTGATCCGTCCCAGGACCTGCTCCAGAACTTTCAAGAGGGCACCAAGGCCCATACGATCGTCAAGGAGTTGCTGGCCCGGGGGATCGATCCCCGCAAGCGCATGCCCACCTACACCGAACAGGTGGAGATCGGCAAAGTCGCTAACGCGGTGTACAGCTACGTACAGATGTTGGCGCGCAACATCAAGAACGGGGTGATGCGTACCAATACGCGCACGCCGCTCACCGCTGCGCCTCCTCGCCGCAGTGGCACGAAAATCACCTCGGTCCGCGTGCGCCCTTCCGAGGCGGTGAAGCGGGGTCACCACATCCAGCCCGATGCTACGCGCACCACCGCGGTGGTGCCTGTCGGCAACCTGGATGCCGTACTGGAGCTGGTGAGTGGCGGCAGTACCGGGATGAGTAAGCAGCAGTGGCGCAGTATGACCCGAGACGCTCGGTTAAACTTGCTGCGTCAGGCGATGGAAGTCCTGGAGATCGTGACGTAGCCAGAGGTAGGTAAGGCGAAGCCGGAGAAACCCATGAGTAAAACCTTTGCGATCGGTGATGTACACGGCTTTGCCGAACCTTTGCAGCAGTTGCTGGCGCAGATCGAGCCCCTGGCTGAAGAAGGGGATACCCTGGTCTTTGTAGGCGACTACATCGACCGGGGCCCCGACAGTCGGGGTGTGATCCGCATCGTGCAGGAGCTGCAGGAATGGGGAGTGGCCAAAGAGTGCCAGGCTTATTGGCCCGGACCCGTGGTGACCTTAATCGGCAACCATGAGGACATGCTGCTGGATCACCTGCGGGTGGAACAGGGTGGACATAGACTCTACGATGCGGGTCTCTGGGAAAGCAACGGCGGCGTCGAAGCGATGAAAAGCTTCCTGGGTCCGGTGGAGTTTGCGCGCCTGATCGATGTCGCAGGTGGACGCCGCGCAGTCACCTTGAAACTGCTGGAAAAGGTATTTCTCGGCGTGGCCGCGGAAGGGATCACCTCCCTGCTGGGCCAAGATTTGATGAACTGGTTTGCTTCCCTGAAGCTGGACTATGAGGACGAGCACGGTTACTACGTGCACGCCGGTTTCCAGCCGGGGAAGCGTCCCGGCCAGTGCAGCCGTTTTCAGAAGCTCTGGATCCGGGACGAATGGATCTACGACACCAAGCATCGTCTGGACAAGCCGGTGATCTTCGGACACACGCCGCAGTCCACGGAGGTGCAGAGTGGTATCTGGCAACCTGGGATGAAAGATAGCTGGAAGCCTTTGAACCGTCCGGAAAAGATTGGGATCGATACCGGAAGTTGCTACGGCGGTCTACTGACCGCGGTGATGCTGCCTCAGCGGGAGTTCTTTAGCGTACCATGCCAAGCCTAGACATCTCTAAGACGACGGGTTGCCCGGTTTGTTACACCCGCTTGAAAATAGCTGAGCAACCTTCTTACTGCCGCATCTGTTTAGTACCCCTTAATTGGGAAGGCACTGAACTGGTCTACGATCAAAGCGTCGCGGAAAAGCTTAGAGCTGAACGCACAGTTCAGCAGGGATCCGCGCGTGCTTCGAAAAAAGATTACACAAAACTGCAAGACCAGTTGATCGCTCAGATGGCAGCCATTCCTATCAAAATCAGTCCTCCGGAGCCTAAGCCGTACAAAGGTTGGATGCCTAAGAATCAGAAGCGAGCAGTAACGCCCCCGGAGCCAGAACAAGCACCAGTACGCCTGTATGATTTTGACGATCCGGAAGACGCGATCCCATCGTAGGAAGTGACATAAGTCCCATTTAGCGTTACACTAAATCAGCCGTTGCTTGCTCTCTTGTATGACGCGTGTTACACTATGGCTGCCACCACCGATTTCCAAATCGTCTACAGTCTGTTTACCTTCGTGCGGCCTAGCGAAGAAGACTACGACTCTCTCTGGAGCACGTTGTGGTATCACCTGGTACCTGTAGAACAGTGCGCCACGCAAGCAGAGGCGGAAGAGCTACTATTCCAGCGGGCGGAACAGGATGAATACCGAACTGCCCTGGTGGTGCAGCAGAGAGAAGAACCCGGGTTTTTGGGAGGGGTAGTGACGGTATGGACGATCCAAAAGATGGAACTGGTAGCGGCAAACCAACTAAGTCAGGTGGAAAAGGGAAGCTTCCCCGTTTACGTGAAAAAGCTCGTCGAAAGTCCACTTTCCAGCCTGACGGAAGCGAAGCTGAAGCTCAAGGCGTTGTGTCGCAAGACCCAGTTTCAACACCCCTTCCAGATCCAACTGGAGTGTCTGGAGAGACGGGTGCTGCACGCGCGGAGAGTATCGCGGGCGGAGGCGAAGCGAATCGCTTATTAGCTTCGTTGGAAAAGATAGAAGCAATCAGTTTCCCAAATTTAGGTCAGTACTGGAAGAACGCTGCCAAGCCCACACCACCCGCCATCGACTTCTCGGATGTTAGGCAGAAACGTATCAGCATGCAGGAGGTTGAGCGCGCTAATCAGGTGCGGTTTTATGAGAACTACATCCAAGGCCTTAACCCTGTCGACCCCTCTATTCCCCTCTTTAGTCGCCGAGAGGAGACGCGGGAAGACCGGATCGATAGCGTACTCGACGAACTCCAGGACGCCGTAAACCCCAATATGCCGTGGCGCACCGTACAGGAACGGGTGACCTCGATCAGCCGTTGGGCTAACGTTCCTCCGGAACAAATCATGCTGCGTATTTTCTTTAGCGGTTTGGAAACGTTAAGAAAAGCACGCCTTAAGAACCGAAACGGAAACTACTACACCGAAGCGGCCCAACTTCGAGCGTTCTCACCCAACCCAGAACCCCCTGCAGCGGAACCGGAACCGGAAGTACTGGTGCGTCTTTACGACTTTGAGGACTGATGGCTAACCACACACGTTACATTTTCATTTCCGGAGGCGTGATCTCCGGTCTGGGTAAGGGGATCGTGGCTGCTTCCCTTGGCACGCTACTTCGGACGCGCGGTTATTCCGTGGCTTGCATGAAAGCCGACGCGTACTTGAATGGCGATGCAGGCACGATGAACCCGGTGGAGCACGGCGAAGTGTTTGTCACTTCGGACGGGCTCGAGACCGACCAAGACCTGGGACACTACGAGCGCTTCATCGGTGAAGACACGACGGCCCACAACTACCTCACGATGGGCAGCGTGCTTCGCGAGATCATGGATGAGGAGCGCTCCCACGCCTTCGGCGGGAAGACCTTGGAGATGGTACCCCACGTGCCCGAGGCGGTCATCCGCCGCGTGGAAGCCTGCGGGAAACACCATGAAGCCGACTTCGTCATCTGCGAGTTTGGCGGCACGGTGGGTGAGTACCAGATCCAGGTCTTCCTGGAAGCTGCGCGGATGATGACCAAGAAGCATCCCGGACGGGTGGCGCACGTTCACGTGGCGTACCTGCCGTACATCGAGAGCCTGGGCGAGATGAAGAGCAAACCGGTACAGCTCTCCATTCGCCAGCTTTATGATGCGGGGATCCAGCCGGATTTCCTGGTGCTTCGTTCCGCCGCTAAGTACGTGGTAGACGGGGTGCGCAAGGAGAAGATCGCAGCCAACACGCACCTGCGTGAGGATGAGATCATCCTGGCCCCGGACGTGAAGACCATCTACCAGGTGCCGCTCTTGTTCGAAGAGCAGAAGTTCGCGCAGAAACTACTGAAGCGCCTGGGGGTTACGGTCATTGCCCGGCCCAAGTTAGCGAACTGGAAGAAGCGGGTCAATCTCCTCTTGAACGGAGAGGGCGCCGCCGTTCGCATCGGCATCGTGGCCAAGTACCTCGGTTCCGGCGACTACCAGCTTCCCGATAGCTACGTGTCCGTCATTGAGGCGCTGAAGCACTCTGAGACGCATACCGGCGTGCGGGTCCTGGTAGAATGGATCGATGCGGAAGGGATCGAACAAGATCCTGAAAGCTTCGAGACCACCATGAAGTACTGCGACGGGGTGATCATCCCGCAGGGGTGGGGCAGCCGCGGCGCCGACGGTAAGATCCGTGCGATCCGTTACGCGCGAGAAAAGAAGCTGCCTTACCTGGGACTCTGCTATGGGTTCCAGATGGCGGTGGTCGAGTACGCGCAAAACGTGCTGGCCCTGGCCGGGGCAAACAGTACGGAGATCGATCCGAAGACGCCGCATCCGGTGGTTATCCAACGCTTCTCCTCCACCGATATTCGGGGTGCCTTACGTAAGGGAAACGTCTCGGTGGCCTTTGGGTCCGGGACGCGCCTTCAGGAGATCTACATCGAAGGGGAAGTCGTGCAAGAGCGCTACCGGCACCGGTACCAACTGAACCCGGAGTATGCGCCAAAACTGATCGAGGGAGGCTTGACCATCTCTGCGATGGCCAAGGACAATGGTCGAGATACGTACGATGCGGTTGAGCTGGATCCATCCGTGCATCCTTTCTTTGTCGGTGTCCAGTACCACCCCGAGTACAAGAGTCAGTTCGAGGCAGCGCACCCCCTGTTCAACGCGTTCCTGGACGCGGTGAGAAATCACAAGGACCAAGAATGACAGCAATCTGGCTGAACATGTTTTTACTGCTGATCCTGGGCTTAGTGCTCGGCTTCACCGCGGCGCGCGTGTGGAGACGGATCAAGCAGGACTGGCAGCGCCTCTCCCAAGAGGATGAGGAAAAACGTCAGCGCGCGGCGCTGGACGCCGAGTTGAAACAGCGCGCACACCAAGAAATCGAGCAGGACCTTCAAGCTCGGTTCGGAAAAGGAAACTAATGTCCAGTAAATCAAGCAACGTAGGATGTGCCCTGATCGCCGCCTTGGCGGTCATTGTGGTGGTCTGGGGCGTGTGGTTCTTCACCGGGACCCGGGTAGACGCCGGTGAAGTCGGGGTGATGTACAGCGCCCGTGCAGGCGCAAACACCAAGAACGGTCTGGTGATCAACCCGGACGGTACCGTGAAGATCTTCAAGCCCGGACGTCACTACGTGGCGCCGATGTATGAGTTGTACACGTTCCCCACGAAGCCGCAGCTCGCCCTCTACACCCAGGATGCTCGGGTCGGCGATCTGAAGCAGGCCGACGCGGTGCGCATCACCACCTCGGACACCGCGTCCACTCTCTTTGATGTCGGCGTGCTTTACCACATCGATCCGGATAAGCTCGGTACCGTCTTTGCCAACTTCGGCAAAGCGGATATCCGGACGATCCAGAGCCAGCACATTCGCCGGGCGCTGCAGGATGCCGCGAACGACATCGGTCCGGAGTATGATGCGCAGACGTTAATCGCCCCGGCCCTGGAAGACGCGGGCAAGAAGCTTACCCTGAACCTCAAGAAGAAACTCGAGAGCAAGGGGATCACCATCTACCGTGCCTTCTTCCTGCGTCCCTACCCGGATGCTAACGTGCAGACCAAGATCAACCAGCGGGTCAACATCATGACCGGTACGGAGATCGCCAAGACGCACAAGGAGCAGGCGGAGATCGAGCGCAAGACGGCGCTCATTACCGCCAACGCCCAGGCCAAGGCCCGGGAGATGACCGCCACGAAGACCCACAGCGCTTCGCTGGAAATGATGAGCTTGGAAATTGACGAAGCGGCGATCGACGCCTGGAACGGGCGCTTCCCGGATGTGCCCAGTGGTAAGGGCGTCTCGGTAGTCGTCGGCGAGGCCGCAGTGGCCGTGGGAGGAAACTAATGAAGAACTGGAAAAACGTGCTCTGCGGGCTCGGCGCCCTGATCGTCCTGGGGTTCACCTCCGGCTGTCACCAGATCCCGCCCTCCCATGTGGGGATCAAGTACAACGGGCGCACCGGGATTAACTCCCAACCGCTCGAGCCGAGCGTGGTCAGCGTCAACCCGCTGGACCAGGAGCGGGTAGAGGACTTCCCCACCAAGACGATCAACGTTAGCTTCGCCCAGAAGAAGGTGGACGAGTCGGACGCCGAAGGGGACGCCATCGTGGTGGTCACCCAGGAGGGTGTCCCGATCGAGGTGGACACCACTGTCGCGTTTCACGTGGATAAGTCCAACGCCGTGCGCGTCTTTGAGACCTTCGGCACCGCGGACATGAGCAAGTTCCACGAGATCCTTCTGGTTTTTACCCAGGAAGCGATGGTCAACGCCGCCACCAAGATGAGTTTCGCCGAGATCGTGGCCAACAAGAAGGCCCTCTTCGGCGACCAGGCTCAGTCCGCCTTGCGTGCATCGATGAGTGAGTCCGGCTTTACCCTGGACAACCTGTACATCCAGGACATGCGGCGCCCCAATGAGATCGAAGCTCGTATCAAGGAACGCCTCGAAGCCCGGCAAGAACTGGGTAACGCGCAGGCCGAGCAGAAGCGTGCCGAGCAGGAAGCCCAGACCATCCTGATCAAGGCCCAGCAGCAAGCCGAACAAAACCGGTTGCTGGGTTCCCAGAGCGGCAGCACTGCGATCAAGATCAAAAAGCTGGAGCTGCGCAAACTGGCGATCGAGAAGTGGAAGAAGGCGGGCGGCGAAGTGCCGCGGGTCGGTACTCCCGGGATCCCGTTCACCAACATTCAACTGCGCTAACCGGTTACACGGGTAACACCCACCGAGGGAGGCTCAATTGAGCCTCCCTCTTTTTGAACCTACTATACTTACCTGGAGGACGAGCTAATGGCTAAGAAAAAGAAGAAGCAGGCCAAGTCCAAAAGAAAGTGGCACTGGTTCGTCGAAGAAGAGATCGCGACGCGCCTGGCGTGGATCGAAAAGAACCTACCCACGCGGAGCCGGTGGAAAAAATATGACTACGTCGACTTCTACGATCGAGACGTCGTCTTCTTGTTGGAGCTAGTAGCTCGCCAGCAGCGCTCACTGGACTACCTCGAAAAGGCGAACCTGGCGTACGAACTGCGCGAGCGGGACTACTACGCACTTTTCGGGGAGCTGATCGATTGGACCGAGCAGAATGGCATGGACGAACATCCCTTCTTTTCCAGCTTGATATCGAGGATCGCGATGGTCGGGGCCGAAGGTCCCAGTAAGTCCCCGCCTCGACCTGAAGTCTAGATCCTATGGCAGACAAACTTCGTTGGTTGGTACGTTGCCCCTTCTGTCTCCAGGAGATTTGGATCTACCTGTTGGACGTCGAGATCACCCACCACAGTCCGGAGTGCGGGGAAAAGTTCACGTACTTGCAGCAGCACGTTATCAAAGCAATCGAGCCGAAGCAGACCTATCAAGAACGGATGAAACGGCACTACAGCGGAGATGTTAGTCAGCGGATCCAACTAGCCAGGGACAGGGAAACCTCGACCTGGCTTAGCCAAGAAGGCTCTCGGATGACCGCAAGTGCCGAGAAACAGTGCCCTGTCTGCAAGCATCAGATCTTGAAAGCGAACACCAGTTGTCATCACTGCAGCTTTGTCTTCACTGAGCTGGACGACCGTGCCCCGTACATCAAAGGGCAACAAAAAAGGAAGAGATAATACCATGGCCTGGGGTGCAACTAAGGGCTACACTGAGCCCACTGCTTCTGAACGATTGAGCCGGATTACCGCCGCGGTGAAGAAGCTGTCCGATGAGGTGCTCGCGCGCATCGTGATTACCCGACCCGAACACTGGGTCGAGGGAAAGTTCGTCAACGCCGCAGGCGCGCGCTGCCTGGTGGGTCATCTGGAAGACTGGAAGTATGCCGAGAACGGCATTCACTTTCCGCAGAAGCCGTTGAACGAGAACCTGGAACGGGTCCAACTTATGGCGGACTTCGACGGGCTGGTCAGCCATTACGGCAACGTGAAGGATGCCGCCAAGTCCATCCGTAAGATCATTCTGGAAGAACAGGCGCGGCGGAGTAAGAAGAAGGAGTAGCCCTATGTCGGAACCTACCCTGGAGTCTTTGCAAGCCGAGCTGGACGCGCTGCGCGCTGAACGGGACACGTTGGCCGGAGAGTTGCGGATCGCACACGGGGAAGCCGTCGAGCGTACGCAAAAATACTTTCTGTTGCAGAAGACCGCACCGCGCGCGGCGTTAGAGCTAGTTCGTGTGACGGACGAGCTGCAGTTGGTCCGGCGTAACATGAACACGCTGCACACGACTTTGAAGCAAGTCCGCGAAAAAGGCCTACACGTATTGGCCAGCGCCTCGGCAGACCCCCGGAGTCGTAGCTTGGCAGAGAGTATCGGCGCCTACGTAGACGCGGTACTGGACGCCAGCATGCTGCCTGAGCCGGTTGAGCCCCATGGCCAAACCTAAAGAAGAACGGCTCACCACCACCTGGAATGGGGATGGTTGGCCGGAGTGCCCGCGCTGCCAGAGTGTAAAGATGCAAGTAGCCACGTCTGCGGCTACCTTGAAAAAGACGCTGCGGACGTCCCTACCACCTAAACACGGTCGCTGGAACTGTCAGTCGTGTCGGTGGACCGGTCTACTGCATCCGCAAAAGCCTTGAGTGTCTGACCAATAAAAAGGCACCCCTCCTGATTCGGAGGGGTGCCGCTTATTTTCGTTTGCTCGCCGGGTTTAGGTGCCTTCTGTGGTAGGCTTCTTCACCTTCCGAGTACGGGTCTTCACCGGTTTGGCTGCGACGGCTTCCGCTTTCGGACTGACCGCTAACCCTTCGTTTTCACCGACCGGTTCCGGCTTGTGCTCATCGTAACCCAGTCCGCTGAGCATGTCTGTCTTCTCTACGGCCTTACTCGCTTCATAGCGTTCCAGTAAGGCCTGATGCCCCGACAGGTAGCATTCGCGATCACAGAAGCCCATGCAGGTGCTCTCCGAGATCACGAAGAGCATCTGCTTCATTGCAGGGATCAGCGGCGCATTGCAGCTCGGGTCCGCGCAGTTACCCAATTGGTAGACTGCTACCTCCGCCACCGTTCGTACCATCTTGAGCGTCTGCGGTTTTGCGGGCATCGATTTGCTCCAGAAGCTGTTCACGTCGGTAAAGGACGCGCAGCGGGTAGTCTTCAGGATCCGCTTTGAAGAAACCTTCTTCGGAGTAGCACTCCTTGCGGAAGCCACAATCAAGGCAAGGATACGCAGGCCAGTCCACCCGGTGTTGATAATCACGACTCGGAAGACGGTTGTTATCCAGGTCTGACCAGACCGAGTTCACCTTGGTCAGGGCGGTGTTCACCCGCACCATGTCTGCCGCTACCCGGAAGATCTTGTACGGCGAGTGGAGCAGGCGCTTGTCCTCGGGGTACATCTCGGGATAGCGAGAGTAGTAATCAGGTGGTACGTCCTTCGCCACGTACAGGATCATGACGTCTGGCATCACGGCCAGGGGCTTGGGTTCGCGCTCCGTCGAGAAGTTCGGACGGGTCACCATCCAGCTATACATCATGGCCTGAGTCACGTGCTCCGGCTTAGGCGCCTCCAGCTTTTCGAAACCGGAAGGCTTACGTTCCAGGTTCCCCGTTTTCTTGTTGACCTTCCACGTGTCGCGTGCTGAACACGTCTTGATGTCGATGATGTACCGTTTGGCACCTTCCGTACCTTCTGGCACAACCTCGTACGTCTCGAACGTCTGACCATCGCGCTCCACGGTCTTCAGGAGCAGCGGATACGTCAGACAGTCCAACGTACCTCGCACCCGGTACTCATGGTCGATCAGGGAGACTTCGAAGTTTCCTTCCCAGTCCAGGCGCTTCTTCCCGTCCGCGTTTTCAGCGATCACCGGATCTGCGTCCACCCAACCCAGCGTTCCGTGCTTGGACAGCCGCATCTGTAGGTGGTAGTGCATCGCGTGACCGACGTCAAAGATCCCCAGGGTCTGCGCACCCATCGGCAGCTCTTCACGCCCTTCCTTGAACCAGTTAACGCGGTACGCGAGCTGACGCTTACACTGGTAGAGCCCGGAAAGGCGGATGTAGCTGTTGTCTCGCGGAGAGACATCACGCTCCAGATGAAGCGCGGTGGCCACGTCTTCGGTGGCTGCCCAGTCCAGGACTGGTTTGGCGAGTCGTACACCCATACTGATTCCTCGTTTCCGGTGGTGCTGCTTACTACTCAATGTTACCCCTTGGGGGAGTGCAAGCGCTCTACATCTACTTTAATGTAGCGAAGATGCCCTCGCTTGACTCACGCAATTACCCGTGTAACAAAAAGCTAGTGGTGGCCCTAGGGCCACCACTAGCTGAGTTTCTTTAAGCTGTTTAACGTCGGTTTAGGTCTTTTAACGCGTTCCGGATAGTGGCCAGTTCTTGCTGGATCTCTTCCACCGAGAGCTTTAAGATGTGCGCCGTGTGGGGAATCGGGTAGGCGTGCCAGAAGCAGCAGCGCACAATACGTCTCTGCTGCTCTGTAAGCTGCGAGAACCCGTTTCCACACTGTCCCTGTACCCAAGCTTCGTCCAGTGCGCCGAAGGGTGTGCTGTTCCCTAGCTCGTCCTGATAGTTGAGGGGATCGCCGAGGAGGACGTGGATGCGTCCCTTGAGCTGGTGCGGAAAGTGCGCGTAGATCTCACCATGTTCCAGAGCAAGCTGGAGAAAGAGCGCGCGTACCTCCTGCCGTAGATCGGCTGAGGAATAGGAGCGCAACTGGCGGGCCAGGTTCTTGGCAGCCAGGGCGGGCTCCAGATCACTGCTAAGCAGCCCTAGAAACTGGCGGATCTCCGTGTCGTTCTTGGTGAACGTTCCCTGGATCAGGAGTCGGAACCAGCGGTTCAGATAAGCTTCGCAGGACGTGAGCAGCTCGGCAGCCGCCTGCGAGTCTCCAGCTTGGTAACGCGCGATACTCTCGGTTAAAGCGCTGGACTGATCGGCACAGCTTTTAGGTTCCATAGCGTTAAAAAAGGTCACCCGTTTCCAGGTGACCTTAAAGACCGTCGGTTATCGCCGACGCAAATCGGCGAGGTTGGGAAGCGCTCCTGCAGAAGCGGTGATTACCCGACTGTCGATCCGTTCCACGGCCTCCAAAAGAAAGAGGGTACGTAGGAAGGGGAGATCTACCGTAACGGGGATCTTGTTCTTCTGTAGGTAGTTCATCAGATTGGGCAGGACTCCCGTGCCGCCTTCCTCGCGCGGACCGAAGTGCCGCTCCAGGTACATGCGTTCGATGTCCTTACCCGTGATGATCCGGATCTCTTTTTCAGAGGGATCTTCTTCGATCTGAATCTTGGCAATCATCGCGGAGGGTAGGACCTCCTCCGGCACGCGTCCCAACTCTGCTTGAAACCCTTGCTTCAGGTCGGGATGGATGCGGACGTGATGAATGTACGTGCCCATCTCCCGGATCTGCTGACACGCCTGCAGGAAGCGCAGCACGATCACCTCAAAGTTGATCTCGGTACCTTCTACGCCAGTGTTCTCAACGCTCATCGATCTGCTCTTCTTTCTTGGCCTTAGCCTTCTTGGCTTTAGCCTGCTTAACGGTCTTATGCGGCTGGTTAGCCCAGTCCACGCCCACCTCAACGTGGTGGTTCACCTCATCGATCGTACCGAGGACGGTGCCGTCTTTACGAACAATCTCTAGGTACGACATCGCTACTCCTGACCCGCGGACTTCATCTCTTTGATCGCCTGGACCATGTCCTGGTTGATCGGGGTGTGGTCCGTCTGGATTAACACTTCGCCGCGCTCGGCGTTGTTTGGATCCCAGAGCGGTTTGTTCGTGATCTTCTCCACCTGGATCAGAGCGTGGCGTTCTGCAGGCGTACACTTGCAGTAACGCTTGGGCGCTTTCCGTTCTTCACACCGATTACACATCTCATTATGGATGTTGAAGTTCGCGCACATGTGACAGCGCGCGCAGTAGTGGAAGGCCGGGCAGCGCCGCATGTGCGCCGAAGGGTACAACCCCCCGCGCAAGGCAGGGGGTGAAAGCTTCTGGGACATAGGGCTTAGGCCCCCGCAGTGGCGATCAGGATGCCGCCCTTGCTCTCGCGCAGCTCTCCATCATCCAGCTTCTCGACCAGTTTGCCCTTCGTCGCCTCTTCGGCAGCGAGCTTGGCTTCTCGGTCCAGCCGCTCCGCTTCCAGGCGGGCCTGCTCTACGGCCAGGGTCACCGCCAGCTCTTCCTGGTTGATGACGCCCAGCAGGTCGCCTTCAAACGCCACCCAGAAGACTTCGCCGTTCAGCTTGATCTCGTACGGGGTGTGCTTTACGACCAGCACCAGATCGCCCGGCTTGGTGCAGACCGGGATCGCGACGCCGTCGGTCATGCCGCGCTGTCCCGGGCCCACGCTGATCACCTCCGCAAGCTGCGGCTGGTTCTTCTCGATGGACTGCGCGGTCAGGGCGATCCCACCCAGGGTGTACTCGTCCGCCTTGATCAGCTTCACGACGATGTAGCTGCCGAGCGGCTGGACAAGCTGCGGGTTGGCGCCGATCGTCTTCAGGGCGAGGTTCTTGTTTTCAAGGATCTGGGAAAGCAGGGTGTTCATAAACTCTCTTAACTCGGGATACGGACTCTATGTATGACGCGTGCTACACGCGTACTTCAACCGGAGGCAACGCCCAAGGGTTCTCCGGATCATAAGGAGGCTCATCATCTAACGCAGGCAGCTTGACCGGCTCAGTTACGATACCCAGCGGAACCCGGAGGTCCCAGACCAGCTCCTCTGCACCAAACGCGTTCTCTACTCGGCGGCGAGGCAACTCAGTAAAGAGCAGCTCTTCCGTAAAGTAGCGGTAGGGAATACTCTTCCGCTTGGCCGTTTCCAGTAAAGCCAGGAGTTCATCCCAGTACTCAATAGGAAGCGACCACGCGCGGTTCGCTGTCTTGCCCTTCTGCCTTCTCATGTTAACCAGTAAGAAGGCTTTGGCCCCGGAGATCGCCGCGGACTGGAGACCTTCGATCTGATGAGGTTCGATGTTGACCAGTGGAAAGCTGCCGTGCTCGTCCAAGCTTTTCAACTCCAGCGCGTAGTGCCGACCTTCATGGATGGCAAAGGCGTCGTAAGGGTTGGTTTTTAGCTTGATCAAGCGCTTGGTCATGTGGCAGAGCCGCATGGGGATTGCCAGCTTCTGGTAACAGATGCCCAGATGCTGCGCGCTCTCGCTCATCTCGTTCTCAAAGCTGTTAGCCACGAGGTTCTAGCTCTCTAACACATGCAGACCAAAGTAGACGCAGTCTTCAACCGAGAGGATGATGTGCGGCGCCCCGTGGCTTTGTAGCACCGAGAGGTACAGTTGGTCGCGCTGCAGGCGCTCTCGGGCTTCCACCAGTCGCTGCTCATTAAAGACACTCTTGCCGACTAGCGCGGGATCCCATTTCTGGATCTGTGCTTTGGTCGCTTCCACCCGGTGCTGTGCCCCGGCCCGGACGATCTGGGTCTCTACTCGCACGCCCCACTCATTTCGGTTCAACGCTCGGTTGTTCATTATTCTACCCCGTTAACGACTAACCAGACTCAACTGAATCAACGCGGAAAAAAGGGCGAGCGCTCCTACCAGCACCAGACTGATCACGAGTAGGATGCGCTCTTCCAGGTTCATTACTTAGCTCCGAATGAAGCCGAGTTCTTCCTGCACGTGGTTGCAGTGGATGCACACCAGCACCTCCTGGCTAACGGCCAGGGAGCGGGAATAGCTTTCCTTTTGCGTGGGGTCTCCGATCTCTCGGTATGCCATGCGGGTTTCCTTGCGGAAGTTCCCCTGGCCCACAACGGCTTCAGCCTTGCATGCCTTGCACAGCATCACTGAAGGTCGGCGCACCGCGTTATTACCTGCCATCATCTTCTCCGTAATCTCGCCAGCCCGACAGTACTCCAACCACCAGAACCACCATGGCTAGATGGGTAAGCACTGCCAGTTCCGGCAGCTTCTCGTTCACTAACAAACTGATCGTGGTGAGCACGCCGCCTCCGTAAGCGGTCATCGGGTTACCCAGTGCTCCCAACAACTTACAGTGCAGGGAACGTGTTACACGGGTAACAGGAGGGCTCATCAGTATCCTCTGCGTGTTCCTCGGGTAGGCACGTTGGTGTAGCGAGGCGGTTCGTTGCCGCCGTCGCTGACGTTAAGCAGCGGCCATCCCAGCGCCCTTCCCTTGGCGATCCAATAGATTTCCGTATCTTCCCAGGTCTTGTCCTTGGGGACCGTTTCCAGGATGATCAGGATCGGCAGCAACTTGTGTGCTACCAGATCCTTGATCCACGCGACCCGGTTCTTGTTGACGGTCTCCTTCAGGTGACCCTCAACCCGACGGCTCGGGTTCGTGGTCTTGCCAACGTAGTAGATCAAGCCATCGCGTGGATCCACGAGACCGTAGATAACGGTCCGGCGTCGAGGCGGCTTGGGCTGGCGTGGCATCCCCGTACTCCTACTTCTTGCCGGACTTGCCGGAGCCTTTGCCTTTCGGCGGCTTGGAGCCTTTGGAGGTACTGGGTCCTTTCGGCGGCTTCGGCCCGCCGTACTGGCTGTTTTTGAGCGGGAGACCTTTGAAGTCGGCACTAAAGATCACTTCGTTCTGGTCGGACATGGCGGTGGTCCTGAGGGGAGAGCAGCGGTGGAAAAGGGGACGTGATCCCCTCAGATGTTACCCTTGGCTGCTTGAGGCTTCCCGGTGTTCAGGCAGCCGCGGCAGACCCAGTTCTCCTTGTTCAGGTAATCACTCATGGTGTGTTGATCCTTGAACTCCTGGAAGTAGAGTGGGTCGTCCACCTGCTTACAGCACGCGCATTGTTTGACCTGCGTGACCTCTCCCCAACTAGGCATGATCCGTTTCCTGATTTCACGCGGGAGACACCCGCACGTTAAAGTGCTTTTCCAATAGCGGTAGGAGCTGCTGCATCGGCAGCGTCTCTCTCAGGTGTTGTTCTGCCATACCGGTATCCAGCGGCGTTAACTGTTCTCGGTCATCTAGGTAGTTCACCCGAAACCAGCGTCCGTTATCGGTACGGTAGAGGATCCATTTGTAGTACATGTACCGACCGTTGTAGCTGGTTTCCATCTTCCAGGCTACCTTCTCCGCGAGTTCCGTGTCGTACAGCAGAGTACTGACCAGGCGTCTTACGGGTTGAGGCTCAAGCACGGTAGGTTCCGGTTTCTCTACCTTCGACTCTTCACGATTACCTACGAGCTTGGCATACCAATCTTTTAGCGAGATCATCAACCTCTCCCGATCATGCGGAAGTACAGCACCGACCCCCAGACCAGGGAGTTGATGGCTACCCCCACCAGCGTTACCCGGAAGGCGGAGCGGTTTTGCTCCGGCGCAATGGTGCGGTAGAAGTTGCACCAGACCACCAGGGCCAGCCAGACCGTGAACCAACCGGTAAAGGACTGCCCGGCTGCGGTCTGCCGCGTCCACATTTGCCAGAGCTGCTGGAGGTTGGCGGACTCCAGCAGCACCATCGACACGTAAGGGGAGTACTTACCTACGAGCTTAACGTCGTTCCAGAACCAGCTAACGCGGGCGGGTGTCGAACTTTCCAACTGCGGCTTTGGGGGTTTCATGGGTAGGGGTCAACTCTTCAGTCTGCTCAACCGGAGGCGGGTAGGGCGTTTCTTTTCCGAAGATCTCTTCCTGGGAAAGAGCGACGCCGAGCAACCGATGAATCATGCGCATCGCTTCCGGGGTCATGGAAAGGAAGATGTCCCCGTCCATAAAGGAGTCTTCATCCTCGGTGCGCAGCACCAGCTCCCAGCTTCCTGTTTGCCAAACGAGCGCCCCGGTTTCGTCACACGTCAGCGCATGGATCGGTCGGATCTCACAGTGCTCTGGCTTCAGGCTCTTTCGCTTGGCCATTAGCGTACTTCCGTCACGTTGTCTTCCGTACCCCAGCTACAACCAACGATCAGCGCGTTTTCCGGGCTACCGGTCCAGTCCATCTCTACGCCGTCGTTCTCAACGACCCGGCTCCAGACACGCTCAGCCAGGCTCTCCTCGCTGCCTTGGAGGACCCACTTGGTGGCGGTCTCACGGTCATAGAAGACGACGGTGTATAACGAGCGCTCGCGCGAGAGGGGTGTGAGTTGTGCTTCCGCGATCACCACCGGGGTGTGCTTCACGCCCTCCTCTCCCAGGTAGTCGTTATCGATCCCGTTGGTGTAGCCCTTACCCGCTTCCCAGGTAATCTCAGCTTTTACCGGGGTGGTGATCACGTGTTTGATCGCCAGCCCTAGGAGGAGAATACCAACGAGAATGAGCAAGGTTAGACCGCCCCACCACAAGCGGTCTACGCGCTTCTCCGGAGTTTCATTCCGCCACATGCTGCACCTCTACCGGTACCACCGGGGCAGCAACGGGTACCACGATCTTACCGCTCGGAGACCAGAGCACGCTGTTGACGATGATGGGGTCAGCCTTCACCGGGCCGTCGAAAAAGGTGTAGTCCACCCCCGCTTCGGCCAGCATCTCCAGGGCGAGATCCACATTCTCTTTCCAGCGCTCCGGCGTCTCTGCCATACGCTGCTGATGGCCGATGACACGGCGTACGCCGGACTCGATGATGGCAATGGCGCAACTGTCGCAGGCGAACCAGGGACAGATCATCGTCATGCCGTCGGTCTTGTTGCCGCGCTTGGCCGCGTTGTAGCAGGCGTGTCGCTCGGCATGGCGGAAGTAGGAGTACTTGAGGGGGCGCTCGTGACGCTCCGGAAGATCCTGGCAGCCGGTCGGGAAGTCATTGAACCCTTCGCTCAGGATCTTCCCTGAATAGGAGTCCACGATGATGGCGCCGTTCTGGTTGCTGGTGTCGCGGCTCTGACTGGCCAACTCGTAGGTGCGCTTCAGGAAACCGGTAATCTGCTGCTTAGTAAAACTCATGGGGTTTCTTTCTGCTCCGAGAGCATGTGGGTTGAGCGAGCGGGCTGCCAATGATGGATGTTCTTCAACGCAAAGGTGCGTGTGGCGTTCTTCTCTACATCCAGGGCCACGAGAAGCCACTGAGCTTCTGGATGGTAGAGGTTGGAGCCGAAGAACAACTCGATCGGAGAGATGATCCGACTGGAGCGTTCGTTGCGCCAGTTGGTGTAATCGATCCGGACGTCTTGTGCTAGGGGTTTCAATAGCTGCGTACTTCCCAGAAGATGGTGTTGCGACGAGGGATGTTCCCCACATCCTGACTGAACACCGTAAACTCCACCACGGCATCCGGCCATTCGTCCCAGATCGCCTCCAGGTCGGCGTAGCTGGAGGGGTCCATGTAGTGCTGGAGGATCAGCTTAGCCTGGAGGCCGGAGGCGTTCTTGACACCGTTTTCCTGCTTCAACGACTCCCGCATGACCATCGTCGGCTGCGTGTCGTTGTAGTGCAGTTGGAAGCCTAAGTAGTTTTGCATCACCTCGCCGTTGATCAGGCGGCTACCGCAGCTTCCGCCGACGGTGAAGTGAAACTTTTCGAGCAGCGCCCCTTGGCGACAGAAAGCGTGGACCCAATAACCTGCCGTGGCGAGATCGGCACTGGGTATATTCCAGGCGCTGCCCGGCTCGGCGTAGCGGACCATCACGTTACCCGTGTAACCGCTAGCCTCTACCTCTTCCAGGCTTTTCCACACCGGCATCGTATTGCCGAAACGTCCGCGCTGTGCCAGGTCGATCGCTTCGCGTTTGGTCTTGATCTGGCTCATGCGATTACCTTAGTCCCATGCGGTGCTTCGATCCACGCCTTGGCTCCGCACGGCAGTGGATGAAACGGATCGTAGGTCACGTACGCCACCTCGTTACCGAGGGCATCCAGGATCGCGATCCGCTGGCCGTAGACACCGGTTTCGCTCCGACTAGGCTTGGCGGTCACTACCGGTTCCAGTTCTGCCAGGGTGGTGACGGCGCCTTCGCGCAGTTTCACCCCGTTGCTCTTGATCCGGTTGACGTTGACATGGACGTATTCCATCAGGCGTGTTTCCTCCACGTCTTGAACAAGTGACCGAGGGTTTCCCAGAAACCCATCTGTCCCGCGATCACCACGTTCCCGACCAGTTTGTAACGCAGCCGTGCCCCTAGGTAGACGCCGTCCGGCGACTCGAAAAGCGGCTTAGCTAAGGATGGGTAGCACTCGGCAAACTCTTCCTTCGTAAAGTAAAGGTTGCTCATTACTTGGTTTGCTCTGCTAGCTTTTCCAGCACGTAATCACACGGTAACCCGTTACACGGCCCGTCGTGCGGAAGCCGGGTACATTTGGCCAGAGCGTCACCGCAGGCGTGCTCCGGCCAGGGCGCTCCAGCATCGATGAACCCCTCTGTATAACCGTAAGACTCCAGGCGGCAAAGCGCACAGCGTTGCGGCGCCAACGCAAACCACTGCTGGATACGCTGGAACTCCAGCTTGCGCCACAGCGGGTTCTCCCACCAGAAATGACCTACCAGCAGTCCAACCAGTAGGACAATGAGGAGGATCGGGATCGGCGGTAAGCCTCCCATAACCTCGCTGATCGTGTCCCCATTGGCGCGATTAGTCGCAGGCAGGAAGTCGTACAGTGCCAACCCCACACAGCCAGCCAGGAACACGAAGAGTAATTTGGTGGTGAGGGAACGGTAGTTCAACGAGATCTCCGGTTCAAAATATTGTATGACGCGTCATACACCAGTATTGTACGAGAGGTCCAAATAAAAAGCAAGCCCCCTTTCAAGAGAGGGCTTGCTTATCGAGCTAAAGACATGGGGGTCCTTGCTGTCGACAGACTTTACAGCGCCACCAAACACCCAGGCGCGCGCGCAGACGGCGTCCCCAGTTCCAGCGGTCCGGCTGCAAGAACCGGGCCGGGACAAGGGTACGACCGTCTCTAAAACCAGAGAGGGCCCGGATCTTCACCCGAGCCTCTCCCTTCATATTGGTCAGACCGACGACTTCGCCCTCGATCCAGACTTTATCTCCTACGTGGAGTACAGGAAGCTGCTTATCCGACATCCCAATCATTACCCGTCCGACGCTGCCGTCGGTTACGTTTGGCGGAGAAGTGGGGCCAGCCGTCGTTTAGACGCGCAGGCGGTTGGACTACCCTTACCGCACGTTCCGACGTACTGACCAAGTGGGCAAGTCCGTAGCAGAACGCGAGCACTGCCAGCGCACACAAGAGGGCGTCTAAAGGATTAGGCGAAAGGTCTTTACGTTTCATGAGTTCAGTTGAGTCAACGCGCGTTCGGCACGGCGCTTGGCAAAAGAGAGCATCGGCTCTCCCAACAGCGTGTAATATCCCGGTCCGAAGTCCGGTTGATATTGGTAACGTTGTGTGTAGCTCTTAGCGAAAAGACGGTCGTCTTCGAGCTGTGCTAGCTCTTTGCTTACACGTCTTAACAAGAGATCGATACTCATAGCGGTTTACCTACGAGGGCTTTCATGTCTTCGGTAACCTGGCGCACCCAGGCTTCTACCCCTTTGCCGCAGTCCGGGTCAGCGAACAGCTCGGGTAGTTGTTCCAACTCTTCGTAGTCCAGATTGACCAGGGTGATTTCTGGAGCGACGGTGGGGATGGTTGATCCTTCAGGTACCAGGTATCCGTTGTTTCCCTGAAGTACCATCAGGATCGCGTCGGTCTCCATGTCGTAGCCTACCCGGATCACCTGGGTCTCGGGGTCCACCACCTTCCCTTTAAGCCGGGCTTTCCAGAAGTAGATGCCGTCTTCGCGAAAGAGCAGCTTCACGACGGCAAGCGGCGGGATCCGCAATAGCCAGTAGCAGGGCTTAGGCTTTTCCGAGGTCTCCATCATGTACCAACTTTACTTCGGACAACGCGGAAGCATCGGTGAACTGGACGACGATCTCTTCGTACCCCTCGTCCATGTTCGGCGCTTCCCAGACACGGTTAATCAACTCTGCCTGCTCCAGGGGGAACCCTGCGCTAAGCAAACGTTCCTTCTGGGTGGCAGCATCACACACGCACCAGATCCCGTGCACCGGGATCTCCAACACCTGCGCCATCTCCATCAGGGGTTGCCGGGAGGCACGTGTCATGTTCCCCGCATCATAGATGACGGTTTTCCCCTTTAACAAGTACCAACCAATTGTATCCAGCACCACCTGGTTCAGTCTGACATTGAACTCGTCGACCACGATGCCTCCGGTCAACGCTTGAAACAAGTCCCGGTAAGAAACCAGCGGTACCTTTAGTTCAGCCGCGGCTTTGCGGGCAAAGGTAGTTTTACCGTGCTTCGGTCGGCCCATCATCAGGACCAGACTGTTCGATTTGCTCATCAACGTCTTTCGGGTTCACAGGGGCCTGTTCGACCCAACAACGGTTACGCACTTCCAGAATGTAGCCCAAGACCAACTGGACGGCGTCGTAGCGGCTTGCGGTAAAGAGGATCGTCCCATCCGTGGGTGCGACTCGGTACAGCATCGACAGGAGCAGGTTCGAAACCTTACCGACACACGAGGCGTGGTAGTCGTTTAACTCATGGCAGAAAAGCTGGAAAGGGATGCTCGGGATCTTCGCTCCCATCGGGCGCAGGTCATACTCAATCGAGCCACCCCACAAGGCGTCGATCTCCACTACGATATACGGCAGCTCCACCTCTTTGCAGTAACACTTCCACGCTCTGGCTAAGGCGTGCTTGACCGGCAGATCCGACATCGGCAGGTTCAGGTGACCTCGCTCGGCGGCAGCGTCCAGAATCGCTTCGACCTCGTCGCCGTGGATGATCTCAGCGTTGTACAGAGGGTGGAAAGTGGACTGGTACACTGACGGTAACTTGACCATCAAGTCCAGGGTCTGGTCGGGGGTCTCTTTGTCGGCCATGGGGTTCCCGCTTTGTTAGCCGTTCCAGTTCTGCTTGGAACTCGGACCAGGCCATACGCAGGGCTTTTTGTGCGCTGCGAAAGGAATGAGTGCGCAGGTGAGCGGCGTAGTGTTCCCGCTTCCATGCCCAGAGAGGCCAGTCCTCTTTCTGCGCGGCGCGTCCGACGTCACCGATCAGGTCGTCGCGACCTGCCTGGCGGCGGACCCACGTCGTGAAACTAGGGGGGCGCTTCACGGTGGGTCCCTCCTTTCTCGGAGTTAACCTCCGAAGAGTAGGCTGCGGTAGAAGGTCTGGGTAGCCTCGTCTACTTCGAAGTCCCAGCAGCGTTCTGGCAGGAAGTTGTAGAAGAGAACGTCCTTGTTCCCGCCCGCTTTGTTCTTCTGGATATCGATCTCGTGGACCGGCAGCTTGCGCTCGGAACCTTCCTGCTGCCAGGAGAGTTCGGCGGCTTCGCGGTTCAGGTTCACGTCGGAGTAAACCGTGGTAACGACGACCGCGTCGTAGAGCACCGAGTCATCCCCCTTGAAAGAGTCGGCGTTCATACCACGGCGGCGACTGTCCTTGCGGCAGTGCGCGCTCATCATGATCATGGCGTCGTACATCGGAGCCGCATCCTTGAACATCTGGCTCTTGATGCGCTGACGCTCGTTTTCGTCCTGGGCGCGGGCTTCCAGGCGAATGTCGTGGAACCCGTCGATGGTGACCCATAGCTTGGCGTCCGGACCGATCTGCTTGCGGGCTTCCTTGATGCAGTCGATGATCCGCTCCGCGTGGCGCGGCGGTTCTACCGGCTGACCGTCCTTCTGACGATAGGTAGCAAAGACCTTGTGGCGCGTGGACCAGTTCTTGGCGAACTTCCCGATCTCCGAAGTGCGCAGTTGGCGGTCCTCCAGCGACGCATCTCCGGCCCGGAGGGTTAGTCCGATCGGCATCTCCCCGGTGCGCGCCAGGATGTAGCTGTAGCGCATGTCCTTGCTGTCATCCAGCGAGAAATCGAGCCAGTAACAGTTCTCGTTGTTCTGCAGGATCTGCCACGCCAGGTTGATCATCCACATGGACTTACCCACGTTCTCCGGGGCAATGTGGTACCAGATCCCGGCACGGAGCTGGGGAAGGGACGCTCCGAGCTTCTCGAACTGGCCGAAGTTCCAGTGGGGCTCCGTGACCTGCAGACCGCGGTCGTGGAAGTCACGCAGATACCAACTCGTCTCTAGCGCGTCAAAAATGTTTCCCCCGGGCTGACCGATACGCAACGGGGAGGAGGCAACAGCAGGTGGCAACGTAAACTCCGTAAACTACTTTTCAGTATCCAAACAAACTCGACTGGCCGTGGTCCCAGTCTGACCCTGATACTTGCTGCCCGGTCGCTGACCATAGGGCACTTGCGACGGGCTGGTCTGCTGAAAGAACAGCAGTTGTCCCAAACGTTCCCCGGGATAGAGCTTGATCGCGTGGTCGTTCAAGTTCTTAATTTCCAGGGTGATCTGACCCTCGAACCCCGCGTCGATGAACCCTGCCGTGGCGTGCACCAGCAGACCGAGTCGACCGTAGCTGCTCCGACCATCTACCAACGCGCACAGGTCCGCGGGGATCACTACCCGCTCCAGGGTAGTGCCGAGGATGAACTCGTTGGGCATCAAGATGTACGGAGCTTCGCGGCTGATCCGGTTCTGCACCATCGTCGGGAAAGACTTGGGGTTGAGCGGATCGAGCACTCCAATATAACGCTTGGAGCGCGGACACCAGACCGTTTCTAGCTCTTCGCTGTCCCAGTCTCCATTCCGGGGAAAGCGCTGCAGGTCGACTCCGAGACGCACATCAAAAGAACTGGGACCAACATGACCGAGTTCTAGCGGCTCTACGGCTAGTCCCCGTTCTTCCAGTGCGCGGAGGATGCATTGATCGGAAAGGATCATTACTCTTCCACCCCGACCGTGTCGGCCAGGTACATGTCGGCTACCTTATCGCTGCCCGACTCCCGCTCCATCTTCTGGGCCGATGCAGTCGTTAGGCGGTTCTGCCCGTCCGCATCGAACTCAAACACATAGTCGGTGCCGAACTCTGCGTTGTCGAACCCGACGGCAGCGCTCATGCCCTCTTCGAGGTGAGCTTGCACGCGCACGCCGACGCGGTTGAACATCTTGTTGATCTCTACCAGGTAGGTCACCAGCGGTTCTCCTTCACCACAGGTGTCCAGGCTCATCTGGCGCTGGAGGTGGTTGCGCTGGCGCATCGCAAGGCCTACGGACTGGAGGAGGTCGGCAGCCGCATCGATCGCATCAAAGACGGTGGTTTCCAGGGCGCAGTTGCTGTCCATCTGTGCCACGGCTTCGCGCAGTTCGGCAGGGATCTCGTAAATAGACTTGGACGACATAATCAACTCCTTAGAGGGCGTGGCGACGGGCGGCAAGGTACTTGACTTCCTTTTCCGCGGCGTCCATGTGATCTTCTAACTTGAGTACCGACCGAACCCCGATGTCTCCAGCCAGGTCAATGGCGTGCAGCACGCGGTCGAGCGGATACGCTTCGAGCAGGTAACGGAACGCACCCAGGTCGCGGTTCTTGCGACCGGGAACCTTGGCACACCCGGTCTTGGCGTAGTAGTAGGTGAGCAGGTCATCCAGGGTAAAGGTCTTCTTCAACGCGACCCGACCCGGAACCGTGGCGACCATTCCCTCTCCCACAATCGCAAAAGACGGGTTCGTACGCTCGTACAGGTACGTATGAGCGTAGGTAAACCCGTCTTCTAGGAGGTTCTCCGAACCGTCGAGTGCCTTCTTCTGCTTGGGCAACAGGGAGGCCAGACTGACCGTACGCTCCCCGGCACGATACCGGTCGAGGATCAGGTCCTCCAGTTCCTTGCTGCTCAGTTGTCCGCTGGTCAGGACTTCCTGCACCACCTTGAGGGTGGTGTGGTATTGAGGCTGCATCTTCATGTCGTCGCTAAACGACTTGGTCTGCGCGTTGTAATAACCGAGCTGCGCGCCCACACTCTTGAAAAAGAGCTGGACGATTTTCTCATCCGGGCCTAACGCTTTGGTGCTCGTGGAGGTCTTACGCGGGGCAGGCATCTTCAACACTCACTTCGGGACAAGGTTACACGGGTAACGGCAGGAGTTAATCGGTCTGCGCCTCTTCCTTTTCCAGCTCCGGTTGGGGGGTTCCGGTCAGGGTAGGAAGTCCTACAGCTAGGTTGGCCACTTGGCTTACAGCACCTTTCTGCAAGCTATTGTAAACCAACTGAGCGCTCGCGAAACACACACTTAGGTTGGTTAGGAACTCACCAGTCGTAGGGGTGGTGTCCAGGCTTAGGTAGCCCCAAAGTGTGAGCACTGCAGACACTATAATGGATAAGGCTAGCGCTTGCAAGCCCTTCAACTCAATTACTTGGTTGCGCACGATCTGTGCGAGGAACGGGACCATCGTCCCGACGACACCGGAAACAAGTTGCTCTACCGTCATCCCGGCAGGAGGTGTGACTTGCGGCACATTCTGGAAAATGAAGTCGAGCATCTACGTTTCTCGGGTTAACTGTTCGTGGCCAGGTGGGGCCGCACGGGGCGGCGAATCGGTACGGATGCTGCTTCACCCTTGGCCAGGTTCAGCTCTTCGCGTACCGCACGGCGTAAGCGCCGGATCGGGTAATCGTAATAGTCCGTGGCCCGGCGTACTTCCGAGCGCACGATCAACCCTTTGATGATCGTGTCGGCTTGCCAGCGGGTCAGGTCCTCAAGCTGGACGACGGTCCAGAAGACCCCGACCTCTTCCTGGCTTTCCAGAATGATGTTGATCTGTTCCGGGGTGGCGCGCGGGATAGAGCGCGTCTTGCCTGCACGCTCCAGGGCGTGCTGCAACAGGTTGAGGATCCCAGCCTCGTTCGCATCTTCGTCCAGCCAGTCCTTGATCTCGTTCAGGAGACGTTCTGGAATGGACTTGGCGGAGGTGCTGTTTCCGAAGATCAGGCTGTCCAGGTTTTGCAGGAGGACCTGCGCGTCCGGCTCTAGGGAAGCTTTGGCCAGATCCTGGATCCAGTTGACGACAATCTCTACTTCGTCTGCGGCTAAGGACTTCAACGAAGGGTGCGTATTGAGTGGTTGACTCGACGCCATAACATACTCCAAAGGGCCAACCGGGGCGCCTTACCAGAGGCCGGGTACAGCTTGCAAAAAAGGAGCGGAAGCGGGGTGTGCACGTGCACTGAAAGATGTTACCCGAACAAGAAAAAGCCCGAGAGATCGATCTCTCGGGCTGTATGACGCGTCATACCGTGACTAGCCGCCGCGGCTAGGCGGAGGCGGCGGCACGAGGTTGGCTTCCGAAAACGGATCGTCAAACTGTCCATCGTCGATGGTAGCCGGACCGGCGAGTACCGGAGCGGTTTCTGCCACCGGTGGGCGTCCGTTACCGTGGCTCGTTACCGGAGCCTGGCGACCGATGGGCGGAGCTACGTTGCGTTCTGGCGCTTCCTGAGGCGCCGGACGCTCGTAGTTGTTTTGTCGCCGCTCTCTGTAAGACGGAGTCGACTTGGTTGACTGGTTGCGGAACTGGGCGAGCTGTGCCGACTTCTTGGCCCGGATGTACTCGATGACACCCATCGCCATCTCGCGGACAAAGTCACCCTGCTTGTTGCCGACCGTACCAACGCGGATCACGCCTTCGTAGAAGACCTTGGCGGGTTTGCCGTCGGGTCCCTTCTTGGGTTCCACGGCACCCTGATCATTGGCTACGCCTTCACACTTCATGAAGTTGAACTCGTAGACCGGTCCCATGGTGAGTCCGTCGTTGTACTTGACGGTCAGACTGCGGGAAACCATGACCTTGGGTTTACCCTCTTCGATGACTTCCGGACTTCCCTTGTAGTCGCGGCAGATCGGCTCTCGGAACTTGCGTCCGTTGGTGCCTTCTTTCTCTGCGCCTTTTCGAAGGGAGAGGATGTCATGCATGAGGAGCAGCAACGCGTTCTCCTCCAGCCAGTGCGTCGTCTCCTCACCGCGGCTGCCCGCAGGTTTGGACTTGTCGTACTTGACCAGGGTCAACGCATAACGCGGTTCGCGCTTGAACGGTTCGTTGTTCTGCTTTTTGCGCCGCTCCTCCGAGCGATCCCAAAACGCGCCGTCCGCATCCGGGTCGGTGATGTCCAGGAGGATGTCGCGCGAATCAGCTCGACCGATCTGAACCCAGCGCCCTTTTGTCTGTTCCATTGAGTGTTCCTTTAAGTATCCGTAGTGCCTACTTAGCGATTCAGTAGGCACTATATGTTACCCAAAATGGACAAAGGCGACGCAGTTATTTTACGCAGCTTCGACCTGGACACCGGTGATTACCGGGGTAGTACCCTGGCTGACCTGCGTCAACCCGATCGAGACTTGCGGACCGACCAGGTTCTGCGTCAGGTACTCCAGCGCATCCTGATCCTTACCCAGTACCGTGATGGTTTCGAGGGTAGGCGGAGAATGTTGACTGTAGTCTACCACCAAGGTAGCCGACGGCTGGAACTCCACCCACTGGAGTTGGATGTTCGAGAACCCCCAGAGATCGGCTTGCGTGCCGGACAGGTCGAGCTTGAGCCGGAACTCCGTGATCTGGGTCGGCGGTAGCCAGAGGCGCAGGTTGGCGATGTTCTGCACCTGCGTCTCGTCCCAACCGGGCAGGTAGGAAAGGTCTGCCGCGGTCCAGTTACCTGCCGGATCGCGGTACTCTAGGGAGAGCAGTGCCGCCCCAAAGGAGGGAAACGCGTGGAGGATGATGCAATTGGAAAGACGACTAGCGTTCAGGTTCGCCGGGACCTGCACCCGTACCCAGACGACCTCCGTCGTAGGACGCGCGCGCCACCACGTCGTATCTTTGCGCCCGTCCAGGGCGTAGACCGCGCGGTCGTCGAAAAGCCATTCCTGTTCTTCCGGCGTTTCGTCGCTGGTGGCATAGGCGATGCGGGTGGTCTTCGGTACCCAGATCTGCTCGCGGCTGTCGAACCCCACCAGGTTTTCCTGCGTACGCAGAATCGGCAGCGTCACCTGACCGTACTCCACCGAGTGTTCTGCCGTGGTGGACGCATCTACGTAGCTGTCTGTGTAGAAGTCGGCCAGCCAGGTTTCGGAGGTGGCCGGGAGCTGACTCTCCAAGCTGGTCAGTAGTGCTGCCAGCGCCGAGTTTTGGTGCGTGAAAAGAAGCGTCGCCAGGTCCAGCTCCGTTTCCGTCTCGCTGGTGCGACGATCCAGTTCCACCAGGTCGGTCAGTAAGGACGCCTGCTGCTCATTGAGGAGCGTGCTGCTGCTGGGGCCCCCGGCCTGCATCGTATCCAGGTCTGCCGTCTCCATGAGGGAGCGGGCGGAGCGAAGCTGTTCGTTGGCCATGGCTTAGTTGTTTCTGAGGTAAAACGCAAGTTGAGCGCGCAGGTGTTGAACTGCACTGACGGAGGTTTCCCGCGGCGCTACAAAGAGGTCGCGCAGTTCCAGCGCAGTTTGTTCATTCACCTGCTGCGCCTGACGCAAGCGAGCGAGATCGGACGCCGCCAGCTTACCTCGGCTGACAAACGTCCGGCTCTCTCGGTAACCGCGCTTGCGATGATTAGCCTTCTGGCTCTGCATCTGGTAGTCCTTCTTTCAGGATCTCCATCACTTCGTGGGAGACGTTGCGACGATCCCGGTGGTAACGAAGATTTTCAGCCCACTCTCTATCCATCGGAGCCTGCAACATCGCGCTGACTTGCAGGATTTCTTCTTGGTGGATACGGGTGACGGCTTCAAGTGCGAGCAGGGTCTGAGCATCATCCAGACAGAAAGGGAACATCATTGTTACCCGTGTACCAGCGAGCGGTTAGGTGGTAACCGAGGTGATGAGGAGTTGGTCACTTTCCGGATCACGTGTGATACGGACCTTCAGAAAGACCCGATCGGTGTACGCGTCATGGATCTCCGCGACCAGGATATCCAAACTGGAAAAGTCCATTGTGTCTTTGCCCCCACCGCGTACCATGAACTCGAGGTAGGGATGCCCTACATCTCCCATATTGGTGATCATCGCGGTGAGGAGCAGGGCCTCGAAGATCAGGCGCGCGCAAAGGTCGTTGGCCTTGAGCACGGCTTGGTGCTTATTAAGGAGGTCGGTCAAGCTTTGGGTGAACTTGTCTACCCCGATGCGGGCCTGGAACCAAGCTTCGGCACTGGGGTACTGTTCGTACGTACAGTTAAAACCTAGACCTTTTGTGGTGGTTAGACAGGCTGCGGGACGCATGGGCGGAACGGGGATAAAGGTTTCCATATCAACTCCAATCTTTGAGAGACATGTAATGTTCCCCTAGTTCACGATGAGCCGGTAGCCGTGTAGGAGCGGCGGACTGGTCGCGTCCGGGTCCTTGGACAGGTCAGCGCGGAACCAAAGGCTACGTGGATAGATGTCGGTATCCAGGTCGGTCCGCTCGACGGTGTAGCGCAGTTCCAGCTCGACCACGCGCCCGGCGTTCAGTCCGTCTACGGTGTAGAACGGAGCATCCTCATCGAAGTCCACAGACCCCGACGTAGGGTTCGCAGGGTTGTGGTTAAACAGGACGCCGGAGACCGCATCGGTCGTCGCGTCCCTCCACCAACTCCAGACTTCCCGTCGACCTGGAGCTACGTTGTAGCGGAGATCAAACTCGCTGACTTTCTTCCAGGGCTCGCGGTAAGCGCGGCTTTCCGTGATGATGGAGTCGATGTGGTTGAAGACATCCGGCTGGAAGTAGAGGTAGATCCCACCTGAGGAGACGCCGCTATCTTCTGTCTCACGCAGCGTGGGCAAGTCTGCCGGAATCTGCACCAGCAGTTCCAGCTCGTTCCACCCTTGCTGCAACGGCAGCGTGGCCTGGTAACTTTCGGTCAGGTTGTCCAGGGAAAGGACGCAGTCCTTGCGCTCGTACACCTTGACCCCGTTCAGGTAAAGACTGTGCGGCGCTACGACGGCGCTGCTGATGCCCCCGGTATCCGCGGGGTTCACTACGCCGATCTTCTGCCCTTCCAGGGTAAGCGGCGTGCTGCAGTACAGGTAGGAGCGCACGCGGTAGTTGTACCCCGGCTGCAGGGAGAACTCGCCGTCGCTCTGGGTGACGGCCAGGACGCTGTAGCTTTCACCGTTGTACTCTTGGAACGCGAGCGGGTTGCGGTCTTCCACCCAACCGTCCTCGACGGCGTCGGCAGAAGAAAGCTCGCCGCGGTTACCGAAGATCCCTTGCCGCACCACACCGCGCGGCTGTTGCCAGTCTTCGCGCATCGGCAGGTGGTCGCGGTCCATGCTGGCGTTCCAGTTCCAGGGGAACGCGGAGAGGTGCACCTGATTGCGTCCGCCCCACAGCTCTCCAGATTCCGGCAGTACGTACTGATCCGGCACCGTGCTGTAGTAGAACCGCTTCAGGTCGCTTTCCGGGTTGAAGTCTTTCAAGGTGATCTGCGGCGCCCGCACCGTGCCAAACGCTACCGGGCCGTTGCCGATCTTGATCCAGGGACCGTCCGGGTTCTGCGCCAAGTAGCTGTCGATCCGCGTACCGCTGGGCGTTTCCTTTTCCAGTTCCGCCACCACCGTATGTACCGGTTGCGAGAACGTCCACTCCTGGGAGTAGAGGGTGGTCTGGGTGTTATACCCGCGCTGGAACAGCTCGATCTTCTTGAGACCCAGGACGTAGGCGTTGTTGCTGACGCCGCCGCTGGGCTTGAGACGCAGGCGCAGGTAACCGGCCCGAATGGTCTGGAAGTGGAAGGTCCGCTGGTCTGTGACCAGGGTGTCTACGCCCGGCTCCAACTCATGCCAGTTGAACCCGTCCGGACTCCACTGCAGGCGCAGCTTGAGCGGACCGGTCGGCTGCACGCGCAGCGCGTTGACCTCAACCTCTTCGGTATCTCCCTGCTCGTAGTCTGCGCCCGTAACCGAGACGACTACGTCGTATTCACTTTCCAGGCTGGGGACCTGTACGTACCAGGCATCGGTCCGGTAGGCGGTAAAGACCGCGCTGAACGGCATCCCCAGTTCCACGGCTCCCAGCGGGCGGTTCAGTTGGGTGACCCGGATCCGGCGTCCGTCGTAAGCGACGCTTTGCGCGTTGTCCGGCTTCAAGGTGGCCACGCCCTCGTTCAGTTCGAGGTAGGCGTTGGTCCGGTCCAGATCGACATGCTCCAGCGTATTGAACGAGTCGCTGACCGAGGCCCGGCTGCCCGCAGAGACCTGGGCCAGCATGGTCCCGGCCTGCACCTTGAGCTGCGCCATCTTCAAGCTGAGCCGGTCCCGGCGCACGGAAAAGATCGAGTAGGCATCCACCGCGCGCGCCGAGAGGTTAATCAACCCAGTGTACAGGGTCTCGAGATCTTCGCGTAGCTCAAGCTGGGTGAGGTACAGATCCGTGCCGAGGGTGTTTCCGATCGGTCTGCCGGGTACTGCGGGTCGCAGCCGGGTCAACGGTTTTCCGAACGCCCGGTTCCCCAGTTGGGCCTGCACCTCTTCCAGGACGCTGGACGTCTCCGGGTAGACGCCGGACTGTAACGTTTTAAGGAGGATCTCCTCCACGAGCTTAGTTTTCTGCAGGCGTGCAATCATACGAACAACCCTTTAGACCAGGCACTTCAGTGCGTAGGCCAGTAGCGCAGGCGAGCCGGACAGGACCGCTTCCGGTCGGCGGAAAGAGGCCCGGAAGTAGAGGGTATCGGTGGGCTGAGCAAAGGTGACCACGCTCTCGTCCAGCTCCGTCTCTTGCGGAATGATACGGGACCAGTTCGTCCCGTTCGGACTGACTTCGTACTCGATCCAGCGGTTGCCGTCGGGATCGGTAGGCTCCCAGTCTTCCGGCAGCGCTTCCGTAGCCAGCAAGCTAACGGCGCGCACCGCACGGGATAGCCGGTACGGCTTGGCAAGCAGCATCCCCAGTTCCTGGTAGGTGCGCTCTTCCAACATCAGGTCCCGCAGTGCGATCACCATGCGACTGGCCTGGAAAATGTCGTAGCCGGTCTGGAGGCGCCGCCCGGTCTGTTGGGCGCTTTCTTCCGGGGCGATCCGTTCGGTGGTGTTCGGGGTGCTTTCCGCGTTGCCCACCACCAGGATCGGACCCTTCAGGCGGTTGCCCTTCTTGCCCTTCTTCCGGACCAGGTAGCTGTGCCCAATACCCAGGGGACACTCGTAGGCATCCTCTTGCTTGAAGAGGAACTTCAGGTACTGAATGGGGGTGCTGGGCAGTGGCCAGACTCCGACCCCTTCAAAGTTACTACCCGTTACCCCATAGCTCTGGAAGTCGATGCCGCGGTTCATTCGTGGATGCAACGTCGTCGGTTCGGTCAGCAGGGTCTTCCACCGTTCGCCGTCCTGGGAGATCAGGATCTGCTCAACGGTGGGATAGGTGCCGCCCTGGATAAAGGGGGTTAGCTCGATCCAGGAGATCGGTCGCGCCTGATCCAGCTCCACCGTCAGCCCGAGACGGAGGCGGTGATCGTCTTCGACGACCGGGTACTGTCGTGTGTTGCCGGTGTTCACCGGTTGGATCCGGCGCGTGCCTTTGCGGCGCACCGGCTTACCCGTAGCCTCGACATGCTGGTGTTCCGCCTCATCCCCAGCTCCGGTCAAGGAAGTCTGGAACTGGACCAGCGGGTAGCCGGACCGGGCGGTCCCGGTGTCGATCCCCTGCTCTCCCGGCCACTGGATGTAGCAGCGCCAGTCCCCCAGGTTCGGGATCGTCTTGTTCTCTTTACCGGAAGGGTCGTAGACGTAGGAGAGCCCGGCCTGGATGGTCTTTTGCGGGATCGGGACCAGGGTCATCTCCCATTCAAACCACGTGCCTGGATCCCCGTCCCAGAGGTTGGCAAGCCGGTCCGTGTTGCCGGTCGTGCGATACAGGACCGGGCTGGGCTCCGAGTTGATTCGGGTAAACGCTTCCTGGCCGGGAAACCGGATCTCCAGGTTGTTGCCTGGCAGTCCGCACTTGGAGTACTCGCGATCGATCGTCGCCGAACGGATGAACGACGTTAGGGAACGGCTACTGAGGGGCTTGAGGCTGGTCCAACCGCCCCGCGTGTTCACCCAGATCGTGGAGAGCGGCTCGACCTTAGTCAGGTCGTTGAAGGTGTCCCCGGCCCACACAAAGTCCCCGGTAGTGTCCGAGACCCAGAGTCGGAACTGGTCCACCAGTGAGGTAACCTCCGCCAACCGCTCCTGCATCCCTGCCTGCTCCGAGAGGGAGAGGTTCAAGACGTGCCGCGTTAGCTGGCGCGCCGCCTCGGTCTGCTCGAACCCCAGGGTCAGGTCTTCGCGCGCCTGCCCTAGCGGGGTCTCCACCAACTGGCGCATCAGCAGGTCGTCGCGTCCCATCGGTTGCGGGACCATGGTCGGCGTGCGCAAGTTTCGGGTGAAGTTTTGCACGGAGCCTAGCAGGCGGAACAGGAGTTCCGCCCGCGTTTTGATCTGCCCGGACTGAAGCTGCTGATTCAGCGTTTCCAGTAAGCGGGCAGCCCGTGCGACAATCGGTTTGTAAGGAGGGGGAGAAGTAAGCATGGGTTACACGGGTAACAACTACTGACGGCTGTTCATGGCCAACGTGAAGTCGTGCAGCACCGGACTCTTAACGGCGAACCCGCCAGAGGAGCGCTTCGGAAACTCGATCATCAGGCGTGGTTCGATGGCCAGGGTTTCATACTCCACCGTGATCTTCTTCACCGGGGTGTCGGAGAAGGGGTGGAAGTTCTGGGCAAAGATGACGCGCCCGCGTTCATCAATCAGGTACTCGTAGACCGGGTAGTAGTCTTCTGCCAGTTCGCTCAGGACCGGGGCACGCAAGCGGGCGGTATCGCCCTGTACGTAGTCGGTCATGTTCCGGGTTACCGGATAGGTCTGTACCGCCACCCCTTCGTAGTCGATGCCGGAGGTCGGCACGCTGCCGGTCCGCTGGGTGTCGAACTCTTCGCGCCCGTTCACCTCGCTGCGGTAGTAATGGTAGTACGCGACGAACGCGTCGTACTCCGCATTGTTGCTCGGCGGCGTGGCGTGTACGGTGATGATGCCGTTCACCGGATCGACGGTGTAGAGGGACGGACTGATCAGCACGTCCCCACTCGTAATGATGTTACCAGAAGTTGGAACGGCCCCGGTAACCACGTCACTGCTCTTGTGCCAGTAGAGGGTAAAGGCCGATCCCTTCGGACTGGTTACGATCCCCTGGAAGCGCGTCTGGAGCGCGACATCCAGCAGCTTGACGCGGCGGCTGTTGCGCTGGTTGCGCTTGCGCCGATTACGGCGTACCGCTTTACGATAAGCCTGCAAGTCTTCCGGAGAGATCTGGAAATCGGGATCGGGCAGTCCGTCCTCGTCGACGTCGTCCTCGCTGTAGCGCTCACCCTCTACTTCCGTGATACGCAGCAGCTCGGGTCCGGCGTAACCGAAGTCCCCGCGGTGCACCGGTCCCAGGATGTCCGGCAAGGCATACGTACCGTTCGGGAACTCGATGGAGATCCGCAGTGGTCGGTAGCCGTCTACATGGACCAGCTCCCAATCACCATCCAGCAGCCCGGCCCGCTTCTCCGGGTTACCGACCTGGTACAGGTGGTAGCTTTCTTGATTGGGGTCGTACTGCAGCGGCCAGGCCACATCCCCTTCAGTCAAGGTGCGCTGGATCTCCCAGACGCGCTCACGGTCTACATACGGGTGGTGGTTGAGCGGCAGGATACCGCGGTAGTCCGTGCCGCTGTAGGCTTCGCTCTTGGTGATCGGGATCAAGGAGAAGTGGGTGTCGCTGCGATCGGCAGCCTCTTCATGCGCCGCGGCAAAGGTGGCTCGCCCATTGAACTCCTGCGCCTTATCCACGCCGTCCTCGGCACGGGCGGTCAACCAGAAGCGCACCTCCGGAGGATCCCCTGCGGTAAGCTGGGACAGAGGCGGGTTGGTGAGCAGGCGCACTTCGCGCACTTCCCCGCGCGGGGTGTACGGCGTGGAGACCCAGAGTCCTTGCGGCGCGTACTCCCGGTGGCGCACCGTGATCTCCCAGGCTCCCAGGACATACAGGTAACGGTTTAGCTGCACCGTCTCCGGACCCGGCTTTACGTAGCGCAGAAGGTCGACCACCAGTTGACGGACCCGTCCGCCAAGCTGTTTGGCCTGCTGCAATAGGAGCGACTCGTCGCCTAGTTCGCGCTCTACCTGAAGTCCTTTACCGGACTCCAGTTGCCAGTTGGAATAGGTGGTGTTGAAGATCTGATCGGCCCGGCTTTCCGCGGCCAGCAGGATCTCTTCCCACACCTCTTCGCGCGCCACATGCGACTCCGGCATCGCGACCTGCAGGAACTCGTAGTGCGGCTGACACAGGACCAGCCAGACATCGGTGGCGGTGGCGCCTTCTACCGGCAGGGTCAGGATCCCACTCTCCAGCTCCGCGGTCTCGTTCAGGTTACTCACCCCGGCAGTGGGTGAAAGTTGGACATCCGTCAGGCAAACCGAACCGGAGCCGTCGGCCATCATGGTCACCAGACCGTAGGCGGCAGTCGTCGGCGGGATCAAGAGTTTGCTGTACTCGAACCATTCCTGGTCCGGCCCCAGGACATCCAACCAGTCACTACGGAGCAAGACGGAACCGCTGCTGTACCACTGCATCAAGGTCCGGACGGTGGACGTGGAGTGACGCTTGACCTTGGCATGGAAGTGGTAACCAAACGTCTCATTGGCCAGAGCGAACTGGGCCGCGTTGGTTACGGTAGCGCGTGCGCCCCCAGGCGTGAGAACCGCGTGCGGCGCGTTGTCGTAGCCGCCGTCGCTTTCAAACTCCACGGTCCCTGAAGGGGCGTAGCTCAGCCAGGTTACTGCCCCGGAGGTGAAGTCCGCGTCGACGAGCAAATTGTCCGAACGATCCTTGCGGTTGTCCCAGATAACCTGGAGGGCACGCACGGGGTAGCTGGAAAAGGGGCGCAGTTGCAGCTCGGTGAAAGGGACTGCGAACGGGAACTGCAGGTGTACCCGGCAGGCGGCTCCCCCGGTGTAGGTTTCCGGCAACCACGGCGTGGTGAGCGGATCGCCTTCAATCGGAGCAGAGGAGAGGATCAGCTCGCGCCAGTAGGTATCGTTTCGACCATCCAGGGCTTTGTCCAGATCGTGGACCCGGTCCAGGGAAAGACCCAGCAGCTCTTCGATCTCTGCCCGGACCAGCGGTTCTCCGCGCGTGTTCGTCGAGCGAGAGAAGTCTCCGCCCGGACGCAGCTTCAAGGAGCGGTCCTGAGGATCGATGTAGGCCGGGAGAAAGCTTTCTACCTGGGTGCTGCTGCTAATCGAGGGGTTCGGCAAGTACCAGTCGCGCCCGCGCTCCCATTCGGTACCCGGTCCGAAGGTCTCGAAGAAGACGTCGTGGTACTGCAGGCTGGGGGCATAGAGACGCTGCGCCTGTTCTAGGATCGAGGCCAGGTCACGCAGCGCCAGCTCCATGCGGTCCAGCTCCTGCTGGTTCATGACGAGCATCCCGTCCTGCGCCGCTTCGACCCGATCCAACTCAGCATACATCCCGGCCAGGTTTGCCAGAAGTGAGCGCAGCGTTCCGTTGTACCCTTCGGACAACGTCACGTCACTGTTCGGCGCCGGAAGCAGCTCGCCGACGTAGGTAAGCAGGCGCTGCAGCTCCTCGGTGTTACCCGGAACCCGTCCGGTCTGGACTTCCTCCAGGAACTGCGCGAGCGCGCGGCGCTGCCCTTGCGGCAGGTGAGTTTGGACCAGGTGAATAAGACTGTTCATAGCTAACGCGTAATCAGCAAAGTCACGATGTAATCACCATTGCCAATCTTGAGGTTGGTTTCCCCGGTGGTATCGCGAAGAGGGGCGAGCGTGATCGTTTGGCCGGAGCCGCTAGCCACTACGGGGGAGGCTAACCCGGCCACGTAGGACTGCTTCTCGGTGTTGTCTACCCGGATCTTGCGCACGTAGAGGTGCACGTTGTGCGTAGCGGCCAGCGGGTTACCGTCCCAGAAAGCCAGTTCAGCCGTGGTGAACGCCTCCAGGTTAGCGGTCTTGGTCTCCGCGTCGCCGCCCGTTACGGTGACCACGAAGGTCTTGACCATGAGCTTGGGCCGATCGGCCCCGGTATCGGTGCGCAGGTTGGTATCACCAGTGATCAGCACGCGGCGGGTGTGCTGTTCCAGATTGTATAACGCGTCATGCAGGGCGTTCATCCGGGAAGCACGGAAGCGTTCCGGAGGGCACTGGTTGTTCTTGAACGCTTCGCCCCAGTCGTCGAGCCGTTCTGGGAAGTCCGAACTCTCTCCATCGATCGCCATCTTAACCTCCGAGAATGGTCACGCTCAGGTGATAGGTTCCTGCCGTCAAGGAGCCGGAGGTGTCCAGGTTGTCCAGGTAGATCCGTAAGGTGTCATTGCCCACCGGCGTGGCCACCCCGCGGTAGGACACCCCACCTGCGTCAGTACGAGCGACCGAGACCAAGAGCATGTTCCCCGGACGGAAGGGGGAGTTACCGAGGAAGCGTACCTGCTCGGCACTGAGTACCAGATCGTACTCATAGAACTTCACGGTCGCGGCCAGGGTCAGCGTGGCGTGGACGGCCAGCCGTTTACGGTCTCCCGTAACACTGGCGCTCTCCTGCACCCGTACCACACGCTGACCGTACTCCTGCGTGCGATACAACGCGCCTTCCAGCTTGTTGACGATGGTCGCACTGATGCAGGAGCTTTGACCTTCACCATCCCGGTAGTTGGTGAACGTATCCACCGCACTGGGAAAGTCGGTCAGGTTATCCAGTTGATCAATGATCTTGGCCATGGGGCTTTCCTACAACTTCACCAAAAGCAGTTCGCACTCGATCTGATCGCCGCGCTTCCACTCGTTGCCGCTCTTGACGCAGTCCACGATTACGGAGCGGCTGGTCTCATCCACCGGTCCCAGCGCGCACTGCACGCGGAAGTACTGGCGCACCCCGTTCTTTACCCGGTAGCCCGTCACCGCGGGAATCACCCCGAAGTCTCGGTCAAACGGGGCGCCGCCGAAGAGGGTGTCGGCTACGCCGCTTTCTACCTCAAAGCGGAGCTTGTACCGCTTGCTGCCGGTGTCTCCGGTAATCACCTTGGTCTGGGCCACCACACAAAGCACCGGGGCATGGGTCTCCGGACCAACCGCGGTGTAGAGCACATGTGTTTGAATCGCGCGGACTGCGTTCTGCGCCTTGTTGAGCAACTCCGCATGGACGATGTTCTCCGGGTTGTCTACTTCAAAGACTTCCCGGAAGGTATCGATCCCCTGGGGATAGACCACTTGTTCGTAACTGTTAGTCGCCATGTTCTCTTGTTTCTTAGCAGTGCACGCACCTGTTACCCGTGTAACACGTTACTGCAGTACCGGTAACTCTTCTGTTTCCAGCACCTTGCGGATCAACCCGATCAGATCGTTGCCCAGATAAGGCTGGTACTCTGAGTCGGCTTCGAGCACTCCGGTTCGGGTTCCGATACCTTCCTTAGAGAAGAGCACAAAAAACAACACCTCTGATCCCAAGGCCCACCCTAGCAGAAGGGCCGACCCGGACGTCTCTGTTTCGGTACGTGCCACAGAGAGCACTGCTGGAAGTTGATGATCCTCTAGTTGTGTGAGGATCCCTACAACTTTTCTAAAGAGGTTGAAGTCGATGCCAAGATTTTCTTCTTGCACCCGCTTCAACGTCATACTGATGGTGGAGCGGAGATTGGAGCGGTCCCCCACCTGAATGACCTTAGTGTCCATCAACGGTACCTCACGAGGACCCGTACCCCTGCGGCTACGTGTCGCTGAGCAATCTCGAGGATCTCTTCCTCGGTGAACTGCGCGTACTGGCTGCTGCCATTGCGTACGCCCTCCGGCAGATCGACCAGGACCGAACCGGCCAGTGGAACCGGCACGCCGTCCCATCCACCGATGTCCCAGTAGGTCTCCGCCTGGCGCCGGGTGTTCCCCGGCAGGTTGACGTCGGCAGTATTGACCGACACCGGGATCCCGCCTCCGCGTACGCGCGTATCCACCAGCTTCAGATTCTGGAGGTGAGAGTTCGGCGTCACATGGATCTTGGCCAGCAGGAGCGCCGACGGGAGGGTTGCCAGACCGCCGCCAACGGTGTCGTCTTCAGGAAGGCTGTCGTCTTGCGGCAAACTATTTACGAAGTAGGCCCGCGCGAAGGTGACGTGGCCGAAGGTGCTGCGCTTGGAGCAGTCCCCGCTTTCCGCTTCGCCCGTGCCGTTGTCCGCGATCTCTTCCTCTTCATCCTCGGTCAGCGCCACGGCTTCGTAGCAGCCGATGTCCGGCAAGGTACCCTGCGGGCGCGTCACCCCGGCGTAGTCTACGGTGACCAGACCTGAGGGGGCGGCTTCCCGGCACGGAGAGTCCGCGAGCAGTTGGAAGTCGGAGGTCAGCCCCGGGTCCAGGAACTGGGAGTTGGTGTCCTCCCCACTGGCGGTGACCCAGGCCGCAAGGGTCAGGCCGTCTACTACCCCGTTGGTGTCCCCGTAGAAAATGTTGTAGTCGCTGGTAAGCGTGGCGAGGGTGCTGGCGTCCGTGTCCAAACAGTCGTAAGCCGTACCAGGCCGCACGATGATGTTGGCCTTCAGGGTATTGCCGGTGGAGTCTTCCACGACCTGGATGCCGAACCGTCCCACATCCCGCTTAAAGACGATGGTGTTGTGGTAGATCGTATTGTCTTCACAACCGAAACCCGCACCGGCACCGTCGTCGGAGAGGGCGATGCCCCCGCCGCTCACCTGTCCGTAGATCAGGTTGTTGTGGATTGTGCTGGTATGTACGCCCATCAAGTTGATGGCAGCGCCGCCGTTCTTCCCACCATTCCAGATCTTGTTGCGGTAGATCTCGCAGTTCTCACTGATCCCATCTTCATAGGGATTGCCCGAGTCTTTGCCGCTTTGGTTGGCGTTGACCTGAAGCTGCGAGCTGTCGTTCTCCCACAACTCGTTTTCGTAGATCTCCAGGTTGTCTCCGGACTGGGAGCAGTAGATGCCGTGGCTGCCGTTCCGGTACGCCTGGTTATTACGGATGATCAGGTCGGAGGAGTTCGCGGTCAAAAGACCGTTGCTGTCGTTGTCGTAGAAGTGGCACTCTTCGATGACGCCGCCCGACACATCCACCAGGAACAACCCATGGTTGGTGGCGTTCTTGCAGTGGATCCCCGAGATTGCCAGGTTCTCACACTCGATTACCTTGAGCGCATACCCTGCACCTGCCGCGTTTAGTACCGCTACCCCTTCTGCTTCCAGGGTCAAGTTATCGATCCCGGAGAACAGGACGCCACCCGTGTGGTTACCTGCACGCAGGACCACCGTGTCGCCGCTCACGACCACCGTCTCCGCTTTCGCGAGGGTCTTGAACGGCGCGTTGGTGGAGCCGTTGTTGGTGTTACTGCCCTGAGGGCTTACATAGTAGGTAGACATGGTGCAACCCTAGACATCGCCCGCTTCGTTGGTGCGACTGCCCAACTGCCAGCGCAAGAAGCTTTTCGTGAACCGCGTGCCGCTGTAGAACACACGCTCGGTTTCGTAGGTGCGAGAACCGTCGGCGTTCTTGACGCTGCGGCGGTAAGCCGCGGTCGGCAACAGGTAGATAAAGACCGGTCGGTCCAGCAGCTCGCTCGTAGGGCTGCCCCCATCGTACGTGTGCCCCGGCTCGGGGTTCAGGTCGAGGTCTCGGTACACCGCGTCCGTGTCGTCGTAGAAGCCCCGGAAAGTATACAACTCGGCCTGGTGCTTGTACGTCACATACACCCGGTCCGCGGGGTCCAGCGTCCGGGCCAGCTTCACGGTGCCCTGCTCGGGATCCCAACCAGTTACCACACTGTCCGGCAGGGTGCTGCTGGCATCGAGGGTCGCGCTGAGCAGTTCCTGATCGTTGACCCGGATGCTCGAGACTTCAGTCAGCAGTCCATCCGGGAGCTGCAGGTTTTTCCCGTCCAGGTCCGTCACCAGATGGGTTACCTGGAGAGTGCGATCGTCCGAGTCGTACGGCAGATCCTGCGCCTCGTAGACGGTGTAGTAGAGCACCAGCTCGTCGCCTGGCGTGAAGACCTCCGAAAGCCAACTGGTATCGTTCGCCTGTAGGATGTGACGCCGGATCACCAGTCCATCCTGGACGCGGGGATACCAGCCGATACCCTGTTCGCCGCTGCGCGGATGGTGCACCCGGATCTCACTGGTGAAGTGCTGCAAGTGCCACTGTGCGGGGGTGGTGCCGACGTCCGGAGCACGCGTCAGTTCGTAGTTGGCCAGCCCCTCACCGATTGTCCCGCTGACCCCGGGAAGCGACTCGTTGTAGATCGTGCGGTACAGCCAGCCGTTCTCGGAATCGAGGAAGCCGCTCTCCGTAGGGACGTTCTCTTTCCAGACCAGGTCCTCGTTTTCCGCGACAAAACTGGCGGTGTCGATGATCGACAGGTTCTCATGCGGGAAGAGGATCGGGATCTGCAGCCAGGCAAGGTTGACGCCGCCTTCCGGCACCCGGGAACCCAGTCGCAGTTCATGGGTGACGTTGCCGTAACCGATGGAGATCCGCTCACCCAGGCTGCCCTGATCCGTAGCGGTAAACGCAAACGGCGCGCCGTCGGGCGGAGCGGTGCTGGTACCGCCGCCCATCGCTTCCGTCAAGCTCCCACTGTCCGTGACAGTGAACGAGCGGTTACCTCCCAGGGTCGCCACGCTTTCCGCCAGGCTACCCCCGTCCTGCACCGTCACATAGAACGGTTCGGTGTCCTGTTTGAAGGAAAGGACAAACGCGTTGTAGGCCGCGTAGAAACCGCGGTTCTCCCAGTTCGTGGTGAACCAGCCGTACGCGCGGGCCCGGGTGGGCGTGTTCACAATTTTGTAGCTGGTGTTCAGCGCTTCCAGGGTGGTGCGCTCTCCCGCCAGCGGGCTCAAGCCATCCCCCTCTACAAACAAGGGTGGCACGTTGCCGTTGTCATGGAACCCGACGTAGCTGAGGATCAGCTCTTCGCCCTGCGTCTCCTCGGCAGTGTAGCCGGAGTCCGCCGACTGCCAGTAACCATGCGCACCGCGGTACAGGTTAACGGAGTTGATGCCAGTCACCCCGACTGCGCCAATCAGCCGCCGCGAACTGGTGGAGGTATGGGTAACCGTGATGGTGTCGCTGACATCCAGATCGAAGTCCAGGTCGTAGTTCGCGAACACCACCATCCGTCCGTAAGTGGACAGGTTCCCGTTCCACTGGACCAGCGTGTACGTATTCCCGGCGCTGTCCGCCACCGTCATGCCGCTAGCTGCCTGGAACAGGTCCCGGCAGTACAGCGTGACGATCACGGCGGAACCGGCAGCGGCTGCCACGGTTACGACCAGCGGGGTCGTGGTAGCGGTGGTGGTTACTGAGTCTTGGCCCAGATTTACAGGTGTGCTGATGGCCATGAGTTACGCGTCTTCCAAAGTCGGAGCACTGTTCGTGTCCACACTCACCAGTCGGAGGGGACGAGCTACCCGACGGCGCGTGCCATCCGGGCTGTAGATTTCGGCCCGCAACACATCTCCGGCACTCGGCTGGATCAAGAGGGTAGCTACCGCATCCACGTCTAGCAGGGCTTCGCCTGAGGGGCCGAGCTTATTACCTTGCAAGGTGTAGAGGGTGGATTGACGGGTGGTGAAACGCACTGAGCCTCGCCAGGGTTCCGAAGAACTGACGGTGCTGTGGGGCTGGAAAGGGGGGCCGTCCAGGTGGCAGTAGTAGGCACTGACGCGGTACAGGTTGTCGCGGTACGGCGTTTTCTCCAGATGCAGGAGCAGCTTGCCGAGCTGCAGTTCGTCGCTGTCCTGGGTCGCGGCCCGGTCGTGCACGGTAATGGTGGTCGTACCGGAAACGGCGCCTGCGGTAGCGGTCAGCACCAGGGCGCCGGAGGCGTTGGGCGTGACCTGGAACAGGGCCTTCCCATGCCAGTCCGTGTGCGCGACCAGGGAGACCAGCGGGTTACCTGCCAGGGTAGCCGTTAAGGTCACCGCGGTCTTCGGGATCCGGGTTCCCTCCGGGTCCTCCACCAGCACGCGGACCAGACATGGTTCCGGGCGCTCCGCGCTCCAGACCGGGTTCTGCTCCGCCAGGGTAACGGTTACGCGGGTGCCGACCGGTTTGGCCAGATCGGTGGCGCACAGGTAAAGGAAGCACGGCTCTTGACGCTCCAGCAGCGGGTTCAACTGTACGTAGTCGTTGTGACTTTCCGGCAGTTCGCTGGTGTCGTAGTAGCCGGTGCTCTTGGTTTCCCACTCCAGATAATGTTCGACCGCCTCTTTCGCCAGGTACTTGACCGTCAACGTTCCGGCACTGTAGACCGCACTGTAGGTGCCTTGCGCGTAGTACTCGACAGCCACCAGGTCACCGGAGCTGATGCCGGAGTTCGTCGGTAAGGTCAGGACGTTACCCGAGGCTGCCGTAGGCTCGACCTCGATGGCGCCTGTAGGCGTGGGTTTGCGAATCGTCGGCACCAGGCCGCTTGCCATGGAGACCGCGGTCAACTGGGTCCGCACAAACCCATCCCGGTCTACGCGTACGATCTCATGCTGGAGTAGTTGGTCGCCGGTTACTTCGTGGCGCAGCCAGGTTGCGAACAGCTCGGGAGGATCGGTGTCCTTGACCTTGACGGTGTTGGCTACCGGATCAAAGACGTAGTCCTCGACCGAGAGGATGTCCGCCAGGCTGGGAACCTGCAAGTAGATCCCACTGGCCGGGTCGGACACCACAGAAACCACAAAACCGGAGACCGGCGCAGTCGCCACGTCTCCGGAGACAGTGAAGGTAAGGTTTTGGTAGGCGCGGAAAGGGGAGCTGACGCGCGTCAGCGACTTGCCGGTACTGGTGCGGAGGAGGATCGGTCCCAGTTCGGTCGGGTCCTCGGTGAACCCGGTAACCGTGATGGTTTCAATCGCAGTCGTCGAGGCGGGCGTGTCCTCGGCATACGCCTTCTGCGCAAAGAGATAGCTCTCATTGTGCCCGATGTAGTAGAAGCCTTCCCGCAACCGGACAAACCAACCCCCGTTCAGATCCTCACGGAGCTGGACTTTGAGGTCGTCCTGATCACCTACGCCCGACTGAAAACTGGCGATACCAACGAGGGGTGACAATAACATCGCGTGCTCAAAACAAAGGCCGTTACACGGGTAACACTAGGGACGCCGGGCGGAAACATACGCTTCCCACGCAGCACGATCGTACTGCTGCGACAACGCTTCCGGGGCGTCGAAATGCTGGTAGACCAGTTGAGGCACATGGTGCGTCGCGATCTGCCGCTCTTGCAGGCGCAGCCAGAGATCCCAGTCCTCACCACATTTCAACCGCGGATCAAAACGCAGTCCGGATTTGGTAAACAGTTCCCGGCGAAAAAGCAAGGTACCCAACTTCGGAAAGTGCGAGGGGGGTCCCTCTGCCTCTCCGTAGGTAACCGGGTTTTTTCCGGAGCGCAGCCCAGTCAGGTGACCAGGTAGCAACATGTCGTCCGCATCCAGGAACATCAGGTGCGTACCTCGTGCCCGCTTGAGCGCGCGGTTGCGAGCAAACCCAATGGTCGGAGCTTTATCGTCTGCGTAGTAACGCAGCGGCAGCGCACCGCGCAGTTGCTTGACCAGCTTGGCCGTCTGGTCGGTGCTGCCGTCGTCACACACCAAGATCTCGTACGCACTGTCCTTGGCCACTGCGGCTACCGAGCGCAAGGCGCGCTGCAGGTAGTGCGCGTGGTTGTGCGTAACTACTAGAATACTGAACTCCATAAATGTTACCCCACCTAAAGGGTCTCTTGCTTTAGTAGTGCGCGTCGACGATAGTAGCGCTCGATGTTTATTTCCGTTTCCGGGTTATACGCCGTGCTGTTCCAGTGCGGGTAGTAATCATGGGAGAGTGGTCCCGGACAAGGAACACTCTGGATGCCGGAGAGGCGGAGCCTGGTCCACAGTTCGCCGTCCTCGATGGCGCGCAGGTCTTCACAAAAGAGCTTGTGGTCTTCGGGGATCAGGCACGCGTGGTGCAGGGTAATACACGGCGTTAAGTTCGCTGCCTCGTACTGTTCCCGGTTACCCCCGGCTACTTCCAGTAACTGGGCCACGCCTTGGGGCGGTACGGAACGGAAACGCACCGTGCCGTGCACCAACGGCTTCCCGGTGCGCACTGCCTGCGCCAGCAAGAAGCGCACGCGGCCTGGCATCATCACGTCATCGGCATCCATGTGCACGATTGCCGGAAGGGTTTCCCGCAGGTCGGCACCCAGCGCGAGGGCGCGGTTCTTGGCTTCCCCCGTGGTGCGGGCTTTAGCAAAGCTTTGGATGCGCACGTAGTCCGCACTGGTGCGGTGCGCCTTGGCGATCGCCAGGGTGTCGTCGGTGCTCGCGTCATCCGCCAGGAAGAGTCCCCAGTGCAGCCCTTCCATCGCGACCTCGATGGAGTCCAGGCAGCGCTGCAGCCAGGGACCGGCGTTGTGTGCGGCCAGGACTACCTGGACACCCGGAATCAACTCCAACGGCAACTGACGCACATCCCAGAGTTGCTCCTGCGGGCGCTCGATTTTTGGGAAGCTGCAAAGATAGTTCGTCCAGTTTGCACCAAACGCCGTCTGACTGTATTTCTCAGTAGCCGTGCTCACCCCTTCCTTCAGCAGGACAGGCAGCCAGCTATCGTAGTAAGTCTGCTCTACGATTTCCGCTACTTCATAACCGAGTGCGTCGGCTTGAATGTACGCCACCAGCCCGACCTCTTCTGCAGCCACCCCCGTGGGAGTCGCCACCACCGGCGTGCCGTTCAACCAGGCTTCGATCACCACGTAACAGAAGCCTTCTTCATGGGAAGGCACGAGCAGGACGTCGAACCCGGTAAGCGCCCCGCCCACGTCCTCAGTAGGTCCGGGGAAGAAGATGCGTCCCGGGCAGCACGCCTCCGCCAGACTCTTGAGTCCGGACTCGGCTTCCGGGCTGCCGCTGCCGACCATCACCCCGACCCAGTCTTCCGGCAGCGCGGCCACAGCGCTGACCAGGAGGTCCGGGTTCTTCTCATACGCAAAGCGTCCCAGGAACCCCAGGACCTTCTTATCCGGAGCGATCCCCCAGGCCCACTTCTGCGACTCCTTGGTCTGGCTGGTTTCCAGCCGCTTGCGGTCGGTTCCGTTGGGGATCACCTGGACGCGGGACCGGTGGCTGACCGGGAAGCAGTCCTTGGATGCGGTCGAGACCGCTACCAGGCCGTTCGCATGGCTTGCGCCTTTACAGGAAGCCGTGGACCAGTCACCCACGCCGTGGTTCACGTAGACCACCTGGCATTTACGGTCCGGAGGTAGGAAGTTCCACCATTCCGGAAGTCCCCAGGCCAGGAGGACATCGCAACTTCGGGACAGCCGGGCAACCTCACCAAGGCCTACACCCACCGGGCAGTACGGCTCGATGCGGTCCGACATCCGGGTGTCCAGGTTTTCTGGATAAAGAACGGCGACGCCTTCCCAGGAGAGACGCTGCCTATCTGTGTGTTGGACCAGGGAGAGGATCCACTGCTCTACGCCGCCAATCAGCATGGCCGGGGTCAGGATGCCCACGCGCAGGGGACGGTTCTTCGGCTCCACCAGCTTCGGGAACTCGCCCCAGACGTTGTTGTAGAATGAGAAGTCAATGTCCGACTTAGCGAGACTCGACCAGGGAATCGTCCACTGCGTCGCTTTCCGGGGACCTAAGTTCCAATCGATACGTAGCTTGTCCGGCGTGTAAAGGTGCAGCGGTTTGCCGAGGATGCTAGCCAGGAGAGTGGTCAGGCCCGGTCGACCGATAACGGTGGAGGTCGAGGCCAAGCACTCCATCAGTTCCGGGATCTGCCACTCACCCAGTGGGTCAAACAGGAGCGGTTCCAGCTCCATCTCATTCCAGGGCTGGAGATCGATCTGTCGTAGTAATCTACCGGTCGCTTCGGAAAGATGGTCGACCACCGGACGCAGCTTCCAATACATGGAGTGCCCCGCATACTGGTACCAGTTGGTATGCAGCGGCACGTCGGTGCCTCCAGGTAAGGCCCCGCCCAGATACAGGAGGGGTACGTTGGGGCGGGTTCCCTTGACCCCGCGAAGCAACTGCTCCTGCAGGTCGCGTACTGGATACTCCGGATACCAGTGCTGGGTGTGCCCATCTACCGCCAGGTGGTTCTGGAGGTAGAAGCTTTCGTAGCGAGTTGCCTTGGTCAATACCGGATCGGGCGGGCGAGACAGGATCCACGGCGTGTAGTCGTTACCCGTGTAACGCACGTCCGCACCGAGGTAGGCGCCTAACGCTTGGGTGGTCGGTCGGGGCTCGGGTGGCACCCAATAGGTCACCCTTCTTTCCTGTTCCAGTACCGAAAGCTGGGCGTAAGCGCGCAGAAAGTTTTCCGCCCCCTGCAACGTAAAAAGCTGCAGGCGGTCTTCTCCGTCCTGCAGCTCCATCACAGGTGCGACCGGTCCGGTTAGGGAAGGCGAACCCAGTACGGGAGTTCCGTAGCTATAGTTGTAAGCGTAGTTACTCATCATCACCCAATGTCAGGTGCGCGTCAAACGGCAACGCCACCTGAGTAGTCCCCGGCGTCTCTTCCGGGGAAGCAAACCAATACGCAGTTTCCCAACCCGCCCTTCCCAGCGACGTGGTACTCCCACTCGCCAGGGTACGGTGCAGCTCTAGGAAGAGTTCATTCGGCAGCCCGGCTGCGGTCAGGAGCAGCGCATCCTGCACGGTCTCCGCACCCAGCCCATGGACCAGGACCTGGCGGGAGTAAAGGACCACGTAGTTACCGGGCGGCAGGCCTTGACCTGGCTGCACGCTGAGGATGTAATCTTCCGCGTCGCGCTCCAACTGGTACCGCGCGACGGTGTAGGCCGCGGTCACCACCCCACTGGTCTCTTCCCCTAGTGTAACGACGTTACCCGAAACGGTCACGCCCTGTGCGGGCACGCCGTCGACATAGACGTACCACCCTTCCCGCCAGTCCGTGTAGGACGCGTAGTAGGTGTCTACCGGTTCGGTGACGCTTTCCCGCGGCTCCGGCGTAAGCTGCTCGGTGACCCCGAAGAACATGTCCACACCGACCAGGTGGACCGCGGTGACCTCCTCTTCAGAGAACTCGAGTTCGTCGATCCCGTTCCAGTAGGTGCGCGAAAGCAACCCCAGACGCGAGGCGATGCCCCGAATCACCCCTGTCTCCGTGGAGTTAGGCGGCGCTTCCGCTTCCGCGAGCAGCCGTGCTTTGTACGCGACGTTGTCCTCATCCGGCAGGCGGGGGATCCCGAGGATCGACCCCCAGCCATCGAAGAGGTTCAGGAGCGGCTCCACGGTAAGCGGCAACGGCACCGTGCGGCTGCTGCGACGCTCTAAGAGCACCGTGCCCGAGACCAGGTCAGCGTAGCGTGCCTGGGACTGGTAACGCACCGAGATGACGCCGGTGACCGGCAAGGTAAAGGTCACCCCGTCCCGCAAGGAACTGTCTGCCGATAGGACTTGCCAGGGATCATCCGTCTGTCCCTGCCAGTATAGATTAGCGTCAGCGACCAGTCCCGAAGCTTCTCCGGTTACGGTGTAGCTGGTGGTGACGGAGGTCAGCTCCTTTTCCACCGTGGCCAGGTTACGAAAAACCAGGCGCCCTTGCGGGGTGTCCAGCTTCCAGACCGGATCGGTCGCCCGCACAAAGTCGTGATCGCTCAGCGCGGCACGCACCTCGATCTCGAGATCGGCGGCGGTCGTCACCGTCACGGTCAGTTCATCTTGCGGGTCAAACGGATAGACGCACGTCCACTGCGTTCGCGGCTCATCCACGGGCGCGGTGGTCAACCAGTTCATCTGATACGCGCGCGCCTGCTCTTCTCGGAGCGGGACACACTCATCGACCAGTTGGTGTACCAGGCGGTAAACCAGGCTGTCCGGATCCGTGCGAGCAATGTGCCAACCGGGCAAGTAACGCTCGCCCCCGGAGGGTTGAGGCCGATAGATAGCGCGTTCTGAGTTAGGTGTAGGCATGAGCGTTACTCCTCCCCCGTCTGATCAAAGACCAGCGGTAAGTAGGAGACTTGGGGTCGGTCGTCCTCCCGATCCAACCAGTAGGAGCCGTTCCAACCGGAACGTCCTACGTGCACCGGTGAGCCCTGCAGGAGGGTTTCGCGGAGTTGACGGAAGTAACCATTAGGTCTTCCTGCCCCGTCCAACAACTCGGTGTTGATGAAGTTACGCTCGTCCAGCGTGTGGGCGACAACCCCGCGTACCAGGAGTACCTGATAGCTTCCGGGAAGTAGATTCCCGGACACCGGAGTCACCGTGGTGATGGTGTCCTGACTGCTGCGGGTCAAGGTGTAGTTCCGGTAACGGTAGTTTGCCCAAACCCGACCAGGGACCGCGGTCCCAAAGTCCACCAGGTTTCCGGAGACGGACAGGTCCGGATACGTGAGGGTGGTAGCGGTGCGGCCATCCACATGCAGGTAATAACCTTCCAGCCACGTACGCTTATGGGAGCTGTAGAGTCCCGCGGTACCGGTAGGAAGCAACTCCTCTTCCACCGCGTGTCCCAGTTCTGGTACGTCCTGGATGTAGATGTCCTGGATCCCCCAGTGACCGGAGGCTGCGAGATTCAAGGTGCTGATGCCGTCCCATTCCAGCACCGTAACCAAGGAGAGATCCTCGGCGACATGCTGCTCCAGGGAGTCCTGCGCCGTGCCGATCTTGGACAGACAGCGGGCATACAACCGTTCCCGGTAATGTCCGTTGTCCTCCCCTGCGCGGCGCGTGATCCCGATCAACAGTCCCAGCTCGTCAAAGCGGTTCCATAGGTCCAGGGTATACGGCGTCTGCCATGGCTCTCCGGCTACCGAGACCTCAACCGTCTCTTGGTACCGTCGGGAGAGGTAGCGGATCGTGGCGGCGCCACTATAGGTAGCAGGCAGCATCAAGGAGCCAGTGTAGACGTTCACACTGCCCCCGTCTACCGGTAGGATGTACCAGAGTCCGTCTTTCAGCACCGTCAGGTCCGCATCTCGCACCAACCCGGAGGTTTCTCCGGTCAAGTGGTAGACGTCTTCCCCGTCCGGCGTGATGCTACGCATGCGGCTGCAGAGGTTGCGAAACACCATCCGGCCCTGTTCGTCCAGGACATAGATCGGTTCGTACGCCGTGGTGAAGTCGTACAGGCTTTCTGCCCGACGTACCTCCCCGCTCAACGTACCGCTCGCCCCGTCCAGCCGGACGTTCACCGTGAAGGATGCGTTCACATCCATCCGGGTGTGCAGGGTCCAGGCCAGTCTGGGTTGAGCTACGGGCGCTTCCAACAAGGAGAGGCTCTGTGCCACTTCCTCCACGCTGCGGTTAAACCGGGCCCACTCCACGAGCTGAGGCTCGAAGTATTGGTAAAGCGTGGTTGCGGTGCCGGGGTTTTCTTCATCCCCGTAGACGGAGTACCACCGGGGCAGGTAGCGCAGCAGCTCCGGCGCGCGGGGGATCACCGGTTCCAGGACGGGTGGTTCCTCGATCACCACGTCCGGGACGAACACCGTGCTCTCAAAACCAAACCCGGTCCAGAGTGAGCAGTGTCCTTCGGAGTCGGTGACGTGCACGCGGAACTGATACTCGTCGTAGTCTAGTTCCGGCAGCTCCACCAAATTGGCTACCGTCGTACCGCTGGCCAGTAGGGTAGTGCCATCACTGCTGCGGACTTCCCAAACATACAGGTACGGCTCAACACCCCCGTCTGCCGTCCAGGCGAACGTGGGCGTGGAGTCGTAGGTATGACTCTGATCGATCGGCGGAATACCGTCCGCATCCTCGACGATCTGGACGCTGGTAATGGCGGGATAGCACTCGGTAGGCGTGGGTCCAGCAGAGCCTGCGCAGTCGGGATCACTGAAACAGTAGGAGACCTCGGAGACAGTTTCGTCATCATCCGGCAGCCAAGTCTCGTGCTCGCCGCACTCGCCGGAGTCCCAGACCGGTAAATAATTGGTGCCGCTGACGTTCCAGGTCAGCGTGCCCGCGGTCATCTCCGGGAAGGTGACCTCTCCACTGGCGTCGGTAGTGCCGCTGGTACCATCACTGAAAGTGACCAGGGCCCCGCTGACCGGGTTACCTGTGGACAGGGAGCGCACCGTTAAGGAGAGCGCACACTCATCCGGATCGATCGCAACGCACTCGCACTCGTCTTCGTCCCACTCTTCGCCTTCCGCGCAGTCGGTATCGGGAGGTTCCCAGCTACACCCGTCCTCGGAAAGCACATAACACGGCCCCGGCTGCTCGCCCGGATCACATGGCTCCTCGCCACACTCCCCGCCGCCCACCCAGGTGATCCCTACTTCGTGGTAGCCGATCTCGTTGACCAGATCGACGTTGTGCAACTGCTCGGCGTTGTAGTTGTAGGTGGCAGGCGCGTAGCACGCCTTGCTGGTGTCCATTTGCCAGGACGACCAGTCTTCCTCACCGGAAAACGCGGCTAACCCGTCCCCACCGGTGACGATGGTAGTGTCATACCATTCTTCTTCCGGTACGCCGGGAGCGGAGCCCCTAAGCCGCACACTGACGCCGGAGGCAGGAGTGCTGGCGTGGCTAACGAGAAAGGTTACTGCCATAATAAGGGCTGGTTAACGCGCCTGACGACTCGCGCGGATCGCCTGTTTTACCAACAGCTTGGCGATAGAAGGAACAAATAGGAGATGGCGGCGAGCCGCCTCTTCACCCAACCACGTCACGATCAGGTCCAGGTTTTCCGTACACCAGTCCGGACCTTTCTGATCCATCAAGGCAGCACGACGATTACACGAGCAGTTAGGGGTGACGTGAATACCTAGCTGGCTCAACCGCTTTTTCAACTCGGTGCCCGGACCCCCGGAAGGCTTTTCCGGCAGAGGTGCTGAGAGCAGTCGGAAGCACTGCAGCGTAGGATCCTCCAGATCCGTCTGCAGGTCTACCAGGCCTACCTGCTCTCCACGTACATACACGTCTCCGAGTTCACCCGGATGAATCTGCACCCAACCCTGCTGCCGTAAAGCCGCAACCAGGTAGTCGGTCCGGTACAAGAGGGAGACGTTCGTGCCGCTTTCCCGGAGGGCTGCGGACATGAACAGACAGCTACTGCGGGGGTCTTCTGGAAAATGGGTGAGGTGCTTTCGGCAGACCGCTTCCAGTCGTGTGACGGTCGCGGGATCTGCCAGCACTTCCGACAACGTACGCATTAGTTGATCCCGATAGACCCGGACACCAACCGCTCACCCGCGCGGGTGGGGATGTTGGTCTGCAAGGTCCGCTCTCCGTCCAGGCTGAGGGAAACCGAGACGTCCAGGATATCGATGTGCGCATCCATGATCCGGGAGATCAACTCGTTGTAGATCAAGGTGCTGCCGCCCAGTCCGTCATCTACGCGGAGGTTATCCATGTAGGCACGGGCCGCTCCGTCTACAGCCGCCTTGACGCTGGCTACGGTTGTCCCGCTCTTCATCTGAAGCTGGATGTCGAGGTCCACGCGGCGTACGATCGGGGTGAGTAGTCGCCAGGAGATCCCCGCGGCAACGTTCAGGTCAACTTCTTGCTCTGCCGCGCTCAACAAAGCCTGGGAGGGCACCCGGTCGATCGGCACCAGGATCACGTCCAGCGTACCGCTGCCCCGCGCTCCCGAACGAATCAGGACTTCCCGCACGCCCGGCAACTTGAGCAGTGCCTGCTGCAAAGCGATCGAAGTCTGACCGCTGCGAGACATCATCGCCTGGCTGATGCGGAACCGGTAGCTGGCGTCGCTCTCCGGCAAGGTGCCCCCACCAATCGGGCGCACGTTCACGACCGTAAGCTGATTCATCCCGGCGTTGTGGGCGTTCAGGGTGTTGGCACCGACGTTGTGCAGGTCGCCTGCCGCTCCCGCCATCACGTCCACGAACCCCTGTGCGCCCCCGCTCAAGGTCAGATCTTGCACGGTGAAGAAGGCGAGTTCCGGAGACTGGGTGCTCCAGACACGCGTGCCTCCTGGTACGGTGAGCTGTGTTCCCCCGTTGTTGGTGAACTGCACCGAAGGTCCTTGGCCGAGCGTGCCCGCCGTTAAGGCGCCGAGCCGCTTGACCCCGAACTGGTTACCCATACGATCCAGGTACAGACCGCGGGCGGTAGAGGGGTTCAGATTACTTTCGGTCTGGGCTAAACTTTGCCACAGTTCTTCTACGTATGCGGCCTGCACTCGACCCATGGCACCGATGCGGCTACCCTGGCTCCAGTGCGTCAGACCGACGGCTTCCATGGCGCTGCGGAAACGCGCGAAGAGTTCTTCTTGGGTAGGAGGGATAAGCATGGTGGTAAGGTTGGGGTGTTACACGTGTAACACCCCATGAGTTAAAAACGAGGTCCGTCGATGTCCACGTACTGGTTGTATTGCCAGTAGGCGCTGAGCGAGTTAAGACCGACACCCTCAGCTTCAAAGACCATGTACTTAATGAGATCTGAGCTTTCGATGCGTAGATTGCGCATCTGGAAGTCTGGGCGTTCTAACTTTTTAGTTGCCAACGCTTTGACTTCTAGGTGGAGAACTTCGTGCTGCAGCGTGCTGTTCCAACTCCACGGAGAAAACGTGGAGGGCGTCAACACACCTTGATAGATCCGGGGACCGTACCGGTAAACAACTTCACCTTTGAACTTAAGGCGTTCGACTTTCCGGTAACAGTTGATCTGGATCTCCTGCAGTTTTCCGACCACCTGACCGTTTTCTTTGACCAAGGTGGCAACAGCCAACGCGCTCAGTCTCCAGGTAGAGTACAGCGGGAGCTGTTCCCGACCGTCCTGGTCGAAGTATGGTTGGTCGATCCGGACCAGTTCCGAGGGATGCTCCTCGATGGGTGGTAAGAGTGAGCCAGTACCTGCTAACCCCAGGCCGGTAAAAAACTTTCTGCGGTTCATGACAACTCCTATCCGTAAGCTGGACTACAACATTTCTTGTACTTGTTCCCACTTTCGCAGGGACAGCGATCATTCCTGCCGGGGGTGCGCGCACCCGCCGTTGCAGGGGTCAACCGTAACTCGGGTTGGTACTGCGCCAGATCGCGCGCTTGACGCAGCGAACCTGCCCACAGGTAGGCGGCTTTCGCCAGGTCGTGCTGATCCCGGACGTAGTCCTTGATGAACAGGTGCCGGTCACCCCAGTTGTTGGGATCCTCTACGAGGGCACCCAGCGCGGCTTCCCATTCCTGGGTGTTGGTCGCCAGGTAACCTCCGTGTCCGCCGCTAGCCAGATGGAAGCGGTTATACGGCGCAACCTTGGAGGCTACATACGGGATACCCCAAGCGCCGTATTCCAGCAGCTTCAGCTCGGACTTGCACCGGTTGAAGAGTGTATTGGAAAGCGGGGCAAGTCCGATATCAAACTGGGAAAGGAGTTGGGGGTAGTCCCAGAAGTGGACGGGGTCCAGGATGACAACCTGCTCGGACGGAAGGTTCAGCGGCTGCAGGAACTGCCGTACCTGCGCCGGACCGGAGGCGATGGCAAACACCACCCGCGATCCATACTTTTCCAGAACCTTCTTCAGGCTTCCTTGAAGCGGCAACATGTCGTCCGGGTGAAACGAGGATCCGGCCCACCCGATCACCAGCTTGCCTTCCAGCCGCGGATCTCGACTGGCCGGTCGATCCCAGTTGCGGATCCCGAAGTCGAGGTTGTTCGGCAGCACCCACGTACGCGGCACCAGCGGCCCGTAGGCGCCCGCCAGCTCCGGAGTGCTGGTCAGGAGACCTGCTGATCCCTTCAGCCATTGATCGACCCAGTGCACGTTTATCCCGTTGGGTCGGAACGTCTTGTAGGCCGGACTGTGCGGGTGCACGCCGTGCAGGTAATCGTCTACCTCGTACAGGACGGTCTTACCGAAGCGCCGGGCCTCTTGCAGCATCCCGAACAGTTCCGGGCTGTAGCTGCGCTGGACCACAATGATGTCGTACTCCTGCAGCAGGGGGAGATTGACGGCACCGGTGGTGTCGGCCTTGGCCCCACCCCGGCGTAAGAACTCAAACGGATACTCCATGCGGTAGTAACCGCAGGCAGCCATGTCGGCAATGAGACCCAGGACGCGCAGGTCCCGGTAAGGCTGATCAAACTTTAACAACACCCGCTCGCTCCATGTATGACGCGTCCTACACTACCCCAAGACACCCTCTTTGAGGTCGAGGTCCATCGCTACCCCAAAGTCACTGTCGATGCCTTCCAGTTCAACGATACCCTTTAGTTGCTGCCAGTTGATGGGTACCGCTTTGACCCGGACCAGCCGACCGCTGAAGAAGCCGTCGTTGGTCAGGGCTTCGGAGATCTGGTTCTCCATCATGGCCCCGGTCTGGGGCAGTTGCGGCTCACCGATCAACAGCTCCAGGTCGGCCCCGCACTCAGGGACAAGCTGCCAGTCCCCTTTCGTGGTCTTCAGACGCATCACGACTTCCTGCACCAGCACTTCGTCATCGCGGGCGATCTGCAGGTCACCGTTGTGGCCGACAAAGATCTCGCCCTGATCGTCACTAAACAGGTCCACCAGTTCACTCGCCATGGGACAGTTCCTTGGTCAACGCCGCCAGATGCTTGAAGAGCATCTCCATCTGCCGGTTGGGTCCGAAAAGGGGTTGAGGATGAAGCATCGAACTCAGGTAAGCGGTGTGCTGACCGGAGCCGGGCGGGTGCGCCGGGCCTCCCGGACCGGGCCGCGTGTACTGCGGTTGTGCCGGGTCACCCACCACAAACGGCATCGAGAGCAGCGCAGCCAGTAACTCCGCGCTGTTGCCGACCAGGGGCGCAAAGCGCCACGTCCAGGTCAGGTCTCCGGGAGGCGGCGCGACTGGACTGTGCCACATGCCGAGGGGATCGAACTGCTGCCAGCCGTGGACCCAGAGTCGATCGGCGTGCAGGTGGATGTCCTTACCGGTCAAGGAGACTGCCGAGCCTTCCAGGAACGCCGTGCCGTTACTCTTCTGGAGTAGAAGGCGTGCGGCGCTGGCTTTGAGGTCCACCATCCCGTTATCGCCCAGCAGCACGTGGGCGCTGGTATCCGGATGGCGCAGCCCTACTTCGTACCCGGAGGGATAGTTCTTCGCCTCTGCCCGCTTCTGCGGGGTCTCGCCTTTGACGCGCAGGATCAGCTCGCGGAAAGATTTTCCCAGTCCCATCATTTACCTTGCGCTTTCTTGAACCACTCTTTGAACTGTTTGGCCTCACTGCGGACGTGGGCCTGAGCGCTCGGAGAAGGCGGGTACTTACTGGCGAGATTCGGGGGGATCGGCGGTCCCATAATGGGTGCCGCCATTGCCGGAGTGGCCGCAGTCTTGGCCTGGTCCGCCGTGGGGTTGCTCCGCTCCGCGGTATTTTGTTGCTGCTTACCATCCACGCCGTGCGTGATGTCCAGCAACTGGATGATGTGCGGCTTGCCGATGTCGTTGCCTTGAAAGCCGAGGAGTACCGCGCAGTCGTGCTCCTTGACCTTTTGCCGAACACCCTCAATGGTGCCGCCTGGCGCGCGCGGGAGGGAGATCCCTTGCGACTCCAGGTAACTGCCACCCCCCGCAATCTGTCCGGCTTCCATTCCACCTTTCGGGTTGGGATACCGTACGGTGCAGGTCCAATCTTTTTCGCTGATCCCGTCTTTCGGGATGTAGCCCTGGACATTCGGGATCGGCGCGCCTTCACTCAGGACACGCTGCGCGATCCCGGTCATCAAATCTTCGTACCGTGACATCTTAGTCCTTGCTACTTTCCAGGCGCCCCAATGTGCAGGTGATCGTAATGATCTGCTACCCACCACAAGATGCTGTAGTAGGAGCTGCCGGTGTAGCTGGTTTTGTTCAGGACGTAGCCTCTGCCTGAGCGGTGCTGTAGCCAGGTCGCCATCTGGTCACCTTGCGACTTGAACAGTGCCGATCCCTGTCGAGGCCCTGCCGGTTGAATGTCCAGCGCTTTGTTGTGCACGTGCAGTCCGCGCTGACCCATTTTCCCCGGGGGTCGCCAGCCGCTGATGACCCGGATCCCAAAGCCTAGATCCTTGGCCATACGTTGGACGTCACTCCAAAGCACCGCGTCCACCACCCGCTGTTTCGCGTTCATCCACGAAACTACTTCGACTCCCGGTACGCTGGCGATCTGGACCGTTCCCTCACTCGGAGTGGGAACCGGACCCCCGATATTTACCGTGGAGTCAAACGTAGCACCAGTCTCGCTGGTACCGGTGTCGATCGACGTCGGCTGAAACTCCGCGGCTTGCGGGTTCAGCATCGCCAGGCGTTCTACCACCCGCGAAAAAGGTTCGACACTCGTCTGCAACTGTTCGCGTCGGAGCGCCCGCAAGAAGTCAAACATATCGGGTACCCGTGTAACAGGACGTAAGGAATGTTACCCGTCGGGCACGGATGGACCTAGTGTTCCAGGCCATCCGTCGCCAGATCAGGGTTCTCCAGCTCGCGGAGATCGCCGTAAAGTTTGTGCTTCAGATCGCTGTGATCGTAGCGTACTTGCCCTTCGGCGAGGTTGCTGACCATCGGGATGAAGCCTGCCCACCAGTGCTCGTTCCCCAGGTTCAGCGCCTTGGAAATCAGTTCGTCGAACTGGCTCTGCGCGTCGCCGACCACAGCTCCCCGGTGTCCGTTGATCCCGGCTTCCAGGATCGTCTCGCGCACCTTGAGCGGCCACATCACCAGACATTGCCGGGAGATCGCCCAGCGCAAGATCATCTGGGCCAGGCCGTCGGTAAGACCGGTGATCACGGACATCACCACGGCTTTACCTACGAGGGAGCCTGCCGAAGTCGCCAACCACTGGAGGGCGTGGGGACCCATCCGGACCGCGTTGCCGGAGGTGACGACCAGTTGCTCGGCACCCTTGATTCCGGCGCGGGAAAGGGTCAGCAGCCGCTGTGCGGCCTTATGCTCCTTCACCAGGTTTACCGCCTCATCTCCCAGTGCTTCCAGATCTTTCTTCTTAAGCTGGAGCAGTTGGTAGACGCGTTGGCCTTTGACCGTGCGCCGATCCAGGGCTTGCAGGGTCTTTCTCGCCGCGTCTTCTTGCTCCCGGAACTTGGCGATGGCGGCGGCAGAGCCCTCCGCGATCTTATCCAGTCCGAGGGCAGTCAGCTCGCGTCCCTTCTCCATGACCTTGGCGCTGCTTTCCCGGCTGAACCCGATCATCCGGCGCAGGCCATGCGTTGTGGACACCACACTCCGAATCGGCATCGGCGCCTTGGCGAAGACAGAGTGGTACAGCCCTTGCTCATCTACCAGCTCGGTCAGCAGCGTGTTGATCTTGTCGTAGTTGCCGGAGCCTCCGCGACGGATCAGGTTATTCAAGTAACGTACGTTGTTGGCGACGCGACCCGGCATCTCGCGCAGCGGCGTGGCCTTACCGGGCTGCAGCACGTTGATGCTGATGCCGCGGCCACTGGTGCGGTTGATGTCGTCGTTGATCGACTGGAGTAACCGTTCGGCCTCTTTGCGCCCGATCGTATTGAGGAGGGCGCTGTCGGTGGTGTGCTTCAGTTCGTGCTTCAGCCAGTCACGCAGCAAGCGCACTCCCTTTACCGCTATGCGGTTCGAGGTGTGCCGGGCCACCAGCCCCATCAAGGTGAGACCGGTCAGGTTGGTCATGAGCTGCAGCGCCATCATCTGGCTCCAGCCGTAGATCTCCTGCCCGTCGAAGTCCATAAAGGTCACACACGCGTCCGGCGTCACCTCGGTGATGAACCCGCTCTCCACACTCATGGTGTGGATGACTTCTTTTACCTCACACGGTCCGTTCAGCCCGGACACCAGATCTTGAACCTGGCACAGGTCGTACGGTTTGATCCATCCGGACCCCTGGATGATGAGAGGCCCCTGGTACATGTCTTTGATGTGGTCTTTGAGGGTCATCGCCGCGTAGTAGTTGATGACCTTCCGGCTCTGGAACATACGGGCGATCCCGCCCACCAGGTAGCCGCCACTCGTGCCGATCAAGGAGTAGCCCAGGAGCACCGAGGCCCCACCTAGAATGGCGCCGATCCCAGTGATCGCGGTCAGCGCCCCTCCGGCACTGCCCAGGATGATGAGCCCTACCCCCGCGGCAATACCCAGCCCGGAGAGGATGACCTTGGCCAGATTGAGGCTCTCTTCGAGCTTCATCTGCATCGTGGTGTACAGACCGGACTCCACGGTGCGCGTCTTCTGCTTCTCCGTCCAGATGTCGGAGTCGAACTGCATCGTCCAGCTCTGTTCCACCCCCATATCCCGGGAACCGGGCAGCCAACCGTTGTAGGTACCCACGGCCTGCACGTTGGTCGCTACGCCGGACTCATCCGCGCGGACCATCGTGCCGATCAGGTTCCACGAGGAGTGGAGGAGGTGGATCTGCTGGAACGTCTTGCGGTGGAAGTACTTCTCCGGCTGCGCGTTCGGATCCCCCGCTTGCGGGATGTCGTCGATGGTTTCTTTAGCGCCGCCGTACAGGGGGAACCACTGCTTGCCGTAGAACAGGGTGGTCCGGAAGTCGACCGGTACCGGGTAGCAGATGTAGTCCGGGACCGCTTTGCGGCAGGTATCGAAGATCTTCCACGGCGTCGCGTTCGAGATCTGTACCCCGATCAGGGTGCTGCCCTCGTTCCAGTTCCAGAGCTGGAGGGACTGCATCGCCACCTCCCAGCCCGGCGTCTCGTTGACCGGACGCGCGTGTACCGGGTTGTACAGGTTGATCCCCATCTCGCCTGCCCGGTTATCCATGAAGTGCGGCTGAGGATACCCGAAGTGCTCGATGCCATACTCGTTGCGGTAGTACGGCAAGAAGATCGGGTGGGCTTGCCCAAACGCAAACTGGATCGCTTCCGCCTTCTTCTTGATCCAGTCACTGTTCGGGTCCAGGACCAGGAGGATCAGGTCGCGCGGGTTCAGACCGCCACCCAGGTAGCTGTTGAACCGGGTGACCGGGATCGAGCCGATCGCCGCGTTCGGCGCCATGTCGTTCAGCAGCTCGATGCCGTCCGAAAGCGCGGTGACCTGCACCTCGCCTTCCGTCAGCGGCACACTGGTGATGGTCCCGTTGAAGACCACCGGCAGATGGTTGGCATCCGAGCCATAACCCATGCGAATGTGTAGCCGGGCCCCTGGCTTCAACATCAAGGACTGGGTGTGGCGGTTCCAGGCGTTGATGGTCTCATCGGTGATCTTGAAGAAGCTCTCCCACGTCCGGCTCAGCCAGCCCACGTTAAAGAGGCCGCGCGGATCGTCCGCGTTCTGGCGCGCCGTCTCATACGTCTGCGCCGTAAGCTGGTGGTACATGTTGGAGAAGGAGACCACCGCCGTCTCGACCGGTCCTTTGCGGGTGCGGTGGACCTGGATCGAGGTGACGGCCATCATCCCGTAGATGTGATCGAAGAGCCGCCAGATCCGAAGCTGTCGACCCCCGTCGATCAGGGCCACGTAGAAGGTGGGGAACGCGCCGACCAGGCGTCCGACCAGCATCTCCCGGCGCAGGTCATGGAACATGTCCGCCCCGGTGGTCGGGTTCCAGAACGCTTCCTGGGGTGTGGTGGGCGGCGTCAGCGTATCGTGTGCGGTGACTTCCTGGTAGCTGTATGGCAGACGGCTGTCCTTCATCAGGAACCGTCCGTTCACCGACTGTGGATGTGTCGGAAGCTGGGTGAACTTCGCGATCTTACTGCCGACCACGAACGCTTCGACCGCGGAGGGCTTCAAGGAGTAGTAAAGCTGCGTGCCGTTGTCCGGAGCTGAACTGACCCCGCCCGTACCCGCACTCACGTAGGCGGTTTTGCTGTCGGTAAACGTGAAGAGCCAGTCCGGGTGCACAAAGGCTCCCGGGCCTTCCACGCGACCTTGCTCTTCCGGCTTCTTGGACTTGGACCACTGGATCCATGGATCCAGTACTTCGGCGGGATAGGCGTACTGGTTCTCGAACATCCGGCGCAGGCGCAGCTCTTCGCGGTTTACTTCCAGCTTAGCGCCGCCCGTACCGAGGATGTTGCGGTAGGTGATCCACCACTTGTTCACCCCCTTGACGTACTCCTGGGTTTCTTTCGGCCACTTGTTTCTGCCGTGCTCCTGCACGTTGCCCGGTCCCCAGTTGTACGCGGCCAAGGCCAAGCCCGCATCCCCTTTGAACATGCGCAACATCTTCCGCAGGTAGTGCGCCGCGGCAATGATGCCGGTCGCCGGGTCCTTCGGATCGGCGTTGGTCCAACCCCGCTCGCGCGCGATCTCCGCAAAGGTGGCGGGCATGGTCTGTCCCAGACCGGTAGCCCCCGTGCTGCTGTTTACCGCGTTGGTTTGGAAGTTGCTTTCCTGCCGGATCAACGCCGCCAGGAGCGCGGGATCCAAGCCCAGGCTGCCCGCGGTAGTGACGATCATATCCTTGTACGCCGCCCAGCTCGCGTCGGTATTGCTGCTGGCGACGCGCGGCACCGTACCCAGCTTCTGGTCGGGGTTTCCGGCTGCCGGGTTTTTCTCGACCAGGCCGCTGTCGCTGAACTGCAGCGGTGTGCCGTACGCCAGATACTCCTGTGGGCTGGTGCGGGTTTGTCCGTGCAGGTGACTGTCGTACAAGGTCGGCGCGGAACCGCGCGGTTTGATCTGCGCCTGCTCCGGACCTTGCTTGTTCTTTTCAGCAACCCGTTCCGCCTCCGCGTACGCCCCGCTCTTGCTCTGGATCGGGCGCGAGGGCATCGTCTGCTGCGCCTTCATACTGACCGAGTCGCCGTTCTGATCGAAGAACTCGTAGTCCAGATCCAGGGAGTTCCCCACGATCCCTTCTACCAGCTTCTTCCCCCAGACCGTGCACGGCGCACAGTAGAAGTCCGGCTCCGCAAAGCGGTCGGCGTGCAGCGGCGCGTTCAACCCCTGGAGTACATCGATCCCCAGGATCCCCACGTAGTCGCCGTTACGGATCAGGTGCGCACTTTCCAGCAGGGCCCAGTGCCAACCGGAACCGCCTTCGGACGGGTTCAGGAAGTGGTACTCCGGATACGCCTCGTTTGTTTCCCAGTTCCAGATCCGGTCGTTCTTGATCGACTCGATCCAGAGCTGGAGCTGCGCGTGCGTGGGCAGACAGAGGTCGGGGTACAGCTCGGTGGAACGCAGGCGGCGTTTCAGCTCGGCTTGACGCAGGTGTCGGCGCCCCGCATCCTCGAAGATGTCCCGGACCAGATGGTTGATTCCGTCTTTCTTGTTGGCCTTCTCCAGGTCTTCCGTCAGGGCCTGCAACAGCTCTTTGCTGCGCTGCGTCCCGTCAAACTCCACCAGGGTGAGCTGGAAGCGGAGGACGTCCGGGAAGTCTGGCACGGTCTCCACGCTCCACTGGACCGGCAGGACCTTGTCCACTCCCATGAACTGCGCCAGTTCGTTTTCGATCTCCACAAAGCCGCCGAACGGCGAGCCGTCCAGCCGTCCGGGATACTGACGGGCCAGGGCGTTGGTCCGGGCCAGGAAGTCCGCGGAGAGGCTCGCCTCCGCCGCGTTGCTGATCGTGCCGCTGATATGGAACATGGTGGCGGTGCCGCCCATGTACTGGTGCGTGGGGATCCGCTCTCCCTGCATCTGCATCGGAGCGATCAGGTTCTCCACTGCCGCGGAGATGCTCTCGATGGTCATGGAGGGCGGCGCAAACACCTGTCCCAGGTCGCGATCAAATTCGCTGGGTTTCTTCGGAGGCGTCTTGGGCTTCTGGAGTTCCAGGTAGCGCAGTGCGTTGCTGCCGACCGGAATGGCAAACGTGTAGTAGCCCTTCTCAATCGACGCTTCGATTTGCTTATCGTTTGGTCCGGACTGGCGCACGTAGGCGTCGTCCTCGACCACGTAACGCGTCGCACCCAGTAAGCTTTGCTTGAAGTCATCGAGGGAGACGGGCTGTGCACTGGAGTGCAGCGACCAGCCTGCGCCTGCCGTGTTGGTCGTAGCCCCCAGATCTCCCGCGGCGTACAGCTCCTGGCGGTTGTATTCCAGCTTGACGGGTCCCTTGAAGATCACCACGTCGTTATGGATCAGTAGCAGCCGCTCCACCATGAGGGGATCGCGCAGCTTCAAGAACATCCAATCGGTGTAGCCGAACCCCGGCAAGCTGGTCGACACCCGGCTCGTCGCTCCCACGAACTCCCGGATCTCTCCAGAACGATCGTTGCCGCGTGGTCCGGTGCTGATCTCCCAGCCGGTCAAGTCCGTATTGGTGGGCTGGTCGTGCAGACGCTTGGCTTCCTGCGCCACGTTGACCGCATTGTTCCATCGGGAGACGCGATGACTGGCGATCGGATATTCCGTAGCTGTCTTCAGCCACGTCTCATTACCGTGATAGAGCTGGAAAGCGCCGGTCCAGGTTCCTTCAAACGGTTTGAAGTGCGGGATCGACTGGTTCTTTTGGGTGGGGTTCTGCGGCATCTCCGCCCACAGCTTGAGCAGCGGGTAGCAGAGCTGCCCGTCAAAGCTCTCCGCCGAGGGCAGGTAGTTCTTCCAGTTAAACGCCCAACACGTCAGGGTGACTTGCAGGGAGTTGGGGAACTGCGGCATTGTGCCGACCTGGATCCCCTGGAACGCCAGCGCATCAATGTGGTGATCTTCCAGCAGGGAGTTCACGACCGGAAGAAACGGGGCCCGTTTGAACAGCCGGATAAGCGGCAGGAGGACCTGGTTCATCGTCCGGGGCGTGTCGAACTGCAGGGTGAAGGTCACCACCTGCGCAGCGTGTGTGTTCCCCTTTTGAATGGGGGTCCGGCTGCGCAAGGTTTGCTTTTGGTCGAACGCCGTGACTTCCCGAATCTGGATATCCTTGACCGGGCTCCCTACGGTGAAGGTCACATAACCGATGCGCACGTACCCCGGATCAAGATCCAGCTCGTCCTGGGCGCCGGGCATCCCGATTGCCGGGGCGAGCCAGACGTCGTCGAACGGATCCGGACTGTACCAGTCCCCTTCCAGTTCCAGATCAGCCAGCTCCGAGATCGTCTTCGCGTGCTCCGCGGACATGGTCTCGTTTGTCGGCGCTTCCGGCGTGCTGTAGCCGTCTGCGGTGACGGCAAGCGGCATGGTCCAGACGGACTTGTGCTTCTGGTCCTTGGCGGCTTTGGCCTGACGGCCCACTTCTTTGATGGCCCGGATGTTGGCCGTGTCCCGCTCCGCGTCGTCCTTGTGCATCAGCATCGCCGGACCACGCTTGTTGTCCTCGGCCCAGATGGCGCGGAAACGTTCGCCGCCTGCCACCTCGGCATCGACGACGCGTGCGTGATTGTTCCACTGCACAAAGACCAGGCTACCTGCGGTAAAGCGCGCTCGCGCTGCCGTGACCCCATCCACGTAGAAGTGCTCGTGGAACCGTTTGTTGAGGTCCTCGATGGTGATCAACTGTCCGCCGTCCACGGTGCGGGAGACGGCGGTGATGCTGAGCAATGTCTGCGGAAGCGAGCGCGGCGTCTCGGTTTCATAACCGAAGCGCGCCACGTTGCCGAGTACCTTAGGCATGATGATTAGCTGTTGAACGCGTGTCCATAAGCCAGGTGGTTGGAGAACATCTCGTCTACCTGACCCATGTCAAAGGGAGCATCGTGAATGTTGACTTGATGCTGAATCGTTGGGGTACCGCCCTGTACGCTTTGGACGGTGTGGGACTGGGCGTGCGCGTCCGGCTGACCGGAGTGGGGCGCCGGATGCGGGTGCGCGCGAGGTTTAGGCTGGTCGTCACCCGAGCCGTCTAGTAGTTTACCCCCCACGGCAAACGCCCCGAAGATGACCCCGCCAAGGACCAGGGCACTGCGCATCCTACGGGGATTGAACTTGTGCTCCAGGTTTTCTTCCGCCGCCTTGACCGCGGCCTCGGCAACACTCGGGGTCTGGATAGGAATGGTTCCGCCTGCAGCACGCGGGGCAGCCGGTTCCCGCACGGCTTTTCCTTGGTTCTTCTGCGGGGTGGTCTGGGTGGACGTGGCCTTTTCTGCTTTGGTTTCGGTTACACGGGTAACAGCCGGGGCGGGGTTCGGTACCGCGGCTTGGGCTACGGAACGTGTGACCGGGGCAGCGTTCTGCTTGGCTTGCGCTTCTACAGCCGGGCTGTTAGGCAGCGCGTGTGCTTTAAGCGGACTTTGCGGCAGCACCTCTGAAACTTGTACTGTACCGGACGTGCTCTTGCTTTGCGCTCGGTTGCGGTCTCGTACGCGGCTCCAATGGGGTGTAAGGCGATCCCCTGCGGAAGCGTCCACGTGGATACTCCAACTTCCGTCCTTGGCTTCCTGGACGATGGCAGCGATCCCCATCCGGTCTGCGAGCTGTCGGTACTGGAAGTAGAGTCGATCTCTTTTGCCGATAGGGATCGGGGTTTTGTTCTTCGCGGCGTGGAACAGTTCGTCCTCGAGCGAAGACACGTGTCCCACCTGCGAAAGTCCCACGAACCCGTAAGACCGCCCCACAGTTGGCTTCGTCGAAACCGGCTTGGGCGGCGTTAGGGTTTTCAGTTCATTGAACTGCTCGGTAAGTCGTTCCCCGTCCTGGATTAGTTGTGACCAGCCCTGGTGGTGTGCCGTCAATTCGGAGGCGGCAGTTCCGATCGGCTCTACCCCTTGGAATACGTGCGTGCGCAACGGACTCTGCGGCAGGACATCCGAGACCTTTACAAAACCGGTCGGCTTCTTCGGAGACCAGTCCAGGTGCAGTGGTTCGGTTGGCTTAGCCCACTCCGGTAAGGTGAACGGGGCGTGGCTGCCTCCTACGCGAGAGTTACCTACTTTCGGCATCCAGTTGGGATCCCCCAGTTGGACGCGGTGCGGCGGACGCGGGATGCGGTTCTCGATCTGGTGGAGTCCTACGAAGGCACCCATGGGCCCGGACTTCAGCGCCTGTACCTGATAGTTCGCACTGAGCATCTTGCCGCGGCGAGGGGTATGGGCGGTAGTACCGTTACCGACCGGTACGCCAGTACGCACGGCGCGGTTCTCGATCTCCGAGATGCGGACCATACCAAAGTGCTTCTCGGCTTGGGCTACTTCCTGTCCGAAGACTTCTTCCGCGGAGTTCACCACAGTGCCCGAGATCTGTCCGACCGGTTCGGTAGCCTGGAAAATGGGAGCGTGTTCGGCGGACTCGGACTGACCGCGTCGACGGCGGCGCACCCCAACCACTCCGGCTCCGGCTCCGCCTAGTCCCAGTAAGGCCAGGATACCGCCTACGGGGTTACCCGTTCCCTTAACCGGGACGTGGGTCTTTGCCGCAGCCTTAGCAAGGGCGTTGGCGGCAACGGTTGCAGGCTTGCGCGCGATTTCCTCTTCCGCCCAGCGCAGCGTCTGCATCCCCTGTTTGACCTCTTTAGCGGTGGGGGTCAAGCGGGATGCCACGATCTGACTACTACCCTTGAGGCTATAGGAGCCAGAAAGGGCCAGGAGATCGATACCTGCGCGGGTTTCGTTATGCCAACTCGCGTAGGCGATACCGTTTCGGTTTGGTACCATCACCTGTGCCAGCGGGGACTTCCGTGCTGGCGCGTTGTACGGTACCCGCTTCACGAGCTTACCGCTCTCGAAGTGTAGGGTCTCTTTGGAGTTGTGGATGGTTACGGTGCGTCCGGGTGCCGCAAAACCGAACTTACGCATCCGACTCTGTGCCATCTCGACACTGATGTCTCCGCGCTGCAACACGGCGCCCGGGTTACACATACTGAGCAACGCCAGATCGTAGTGCTCAGGCAGATCTCTCAGGAAGCGAGGTACCGAGGCCACATCCCAGTGTGTGGGCTTGACTGAAGGACCTCCGCGCATGGACCAGTCTTTAGGACCCGCACCGGTCCGCTTGATCCACGAACCCCCTTCGGGTCCGGCAATACCTAACCCCTCCCCACCGTGGGTATTCAGGATTACGGTACGATCTTGCGCCCGTGACGGATGCTTGAGGCCTTCCAGCCACTCTTGGTAACTATGCCCCCAAATGGTATCCTTTTCATTTTTCAACACGCGGGACATAGGCTCGGGCGAGTCCGGCGTACCGATGAAACTGATACCTCCTGGCTTGTTCGCGTTGTCCCGCGCGGCAGAGAGCGCGAACTTGCGTACCAACGGGTCTTTACTAATCGACGGTGACGCCGCCTGAGCGCCAGACGCGAAAACACCTCCGAGGACCGTCGCCGCTACAAGTGCTTTGCTCAACGGTTGGGTGCCACGGTGCAAGAGTTCGAAGGCGTTAAGGGCCATAAGGGCGTTACCCGTGTAACAGCAAGTTGCTGTCGGAGACTGAGATGAAAACGTTGTTCTATGGGGCGTTAGCCCTGCTTCTTTTCCACACTCCGGTCCAGGCGGACCGGCCACTCACTGTCGTCAACTACACCGCCTTCCCGGACCGGGAGGTCGAGCAACTCGTCAAAGCAGGCGTCGGCCAGATGGACGGCACGGGAGTGCTGGTCCACGTGAAACCGATGCCCAATTGGGTCAAGACCGGATGGGGGATCCAGGGGCGTACGTTCTACGCTGTACCCAAATGGGTCGCTCCAAACGGAGCACCTGGTTACAGCCTGTTTGTAACGGTTGCCCTGGACCCCAAACGTTTCCCTACCACCAACTGGGCACGTTACCAGATAAACGGAAAGCTACGTCGTATGGCTTACGGCGGACCGAACTCACCCCTCATTACCTGTCGTACCTGGCAAGAGGGGCTGCTCGCATCCACTGCGCATGAGTTCGGACACATCAAGCAGTTCCGTAACAACTACTGGCAACCGGGGCTGGAAAGAGAGGCGATCTGCGAGCGACGCGGACTGGCCATCCTGAATCAGTATCGTCAGGATTGGCCGGTCAGGAGACTCGCCGCCAGTTCATCCAAGTAAGACCGGTCGAACGTGCGCCGGTTGTCCTGCACCTGAGCCTGGGTATTCGGCAGTTCAGCTTTGAAGTGCTGTCCGAGTACCTGGTTCACGGAGGCACTGATCTCTTGCGGATCCATGCCCTGACCGTCCGCAAAGATACGGACGTTTACCGACTGGCTCTGCGGGATCTGGTTTTGAATGGTCTGCTTGCGCGCGGCCCGTTCTTCCGGAGAGGAACGGAACCCGTCCGGATCATCGGAGGCTGCCTTCGGCTTTTTGGGTTGCGTCATCCCCGCTACGAGGAGCGTCGCTCCCATCAGTCCGAGGGCACCCAGTCCGATCAGCTTGGCCGTGGACTGGTTGTCAACGACTTTAGTTGCGACATCCATTCCCAGTTGGTGCGCCGTCCCGGGATTAAACGCCCGCTCGGCAGTCTGGGCCGTGGCGGCAACCGCGGCTTCCGTAACACTTTCCATTCCGGCCAAAATCGAGAGCTTGCTGCGGTAGCTGCCTGTGCGCACCTTAGGTGTCTGGAAGATCTGATCCATCCACTCCGGGGCCTGATTCTTCAAGGCCTGACGAAGCTGCTGCTCCTCCACCATGTCCATGTGGGCCGTGGCGTTCTTCAGGTGACGGACAAAGTTCGCCTGGCTTTCCTCGGTGACTTGCGCGCCGGTCTTGGCATCCTTAAGCAGGTCCTCGATGGTCCGGTTCTCCATGGTGCTCGGCACCTGGTGACCGGAGTGCAGGACCAACGCATTGCGGGTACCCCGCTCAATACTCCCGGCCACACCGTCCTTGAGGAAGGTGCTTTGTAAGACTTGCAGGGTCCGCTGCTCCGCCTCGGTGTAGGCGCGCGCCTGCAGCGGATCTTCCATGCTCTTGATGATCCGCTGCGCAGCTTGCTGCCCTTTACCCAACAGCTCCTGTACGGCGCTGTGCTGGTCAAGAGCATCGATGGTGATCCGTTCCTGGGCACTTCCCCCGGCCTGCGCAAAACCGCCTTCCGCGAGGGCAGGCTGCAGGTGCTCTTTCCACGCCTTCTCCAGGTACGGTCTACCCTCGGCGAACTCTGCCAGGTTTGTGGGGTCGCGCATCGACTCAAAGACGTCCGGCAAACCCAGCTTCTTGGCAATCGAGGCCGAGTGCTGGAGCAGGTCCGCTTCCAGCATCTCACGCGAGCCGACACGGAGCGCGACGGAGTTGTTCCCGAGTATCGGGACCTTCACCGAGATCTGGCGCTGTTTCAGCGGGACCTCCTGGTCCAGGATCGTCGGCATCGGCTTCCAGTCACTCACCGTTTTCTGATAGCGGTTCCAGACTGCGGAAGCTTCCTCGGTCGAGCCGCCTTGAGCGACGTGCTGGGAGAGCATGTCCACGATCGGCTGATGGTGCGGCAGCTCCTGTTCCCAGAAGGTCTGCTCCAACTGCACCTGGCGCTGGATGCGCGTGTCGGAACCGTAGTTCTGGAACCAGTCGGCGGCACGACGGACTTCTTGCTTGTCTGCCGTCGTGTCAAAGCTGTTGAACTTTTCGATCAGTTGATCTTCGGAAAGTTGTCCGCTGATCAGACCGTAACGCCAGCTCTCACTTAGTAACTGACCGAACGAGTTCTTGCCGTTCAGCCGAAGTCGCAGACGGTTACGCGCCATATCGCGCGCGGCCTCTTCCATGCGCTCCGCGGCGATCTCCGGTGTAGCCAGCACTTCCCAGCTACCTGCCACGGCCTTGGCCAGGTTTGTTGGGGTCCGCTTTGAGACCACGCGCACATCAGCCGGATCCATGCTAGCCCGGGTCGGATCCGTGAAGTCGATCTTGCGCGCGGCAAACCCGTAGACGGTCTCTGCTTCCCTACCGATCTCGGTTAAGGCTTCGGCTGCCTTTTGTGGATCCAGAACACCCAGGAACTCGTAAGCCCGGCGCGTCGAGTTATTCCAGAGGATGGTTCCCGAAACCTGGGCCTGGGTGGCGTCTCCCGCTTTCAAGGCCAACTGCTTACTCATGGCCAGGGAGTTCTTGACCCGTTCCCGGTACTCCGGACTCTGGAAAGAGTTGGTGAGGCTGTTTGCGAGAAGCGTGTCTGAAAGCGCTTCGTGGGCTTCTTTGAACTTCGTACCGTAGCTCAGGTGCGACTGCGCCAGGTATTCCAGACCGAACCCGCCCTTGTGATCCGGCAACGCCGCGTGTGTCAGCAACAGTGTGTCTGCCGCGCGGCTCATGGCCTTCTTGGCGAGGGCCGGGTTCAAGCCGTTTGCCACCAACCGGTCCGTTAAGGTCTTGATGTCGAACGCGATGTTATGACCACCCACGATCTCTTCTTGATGATCGAAGAGGAAGCGTCGGGCCTGGTCGAGCAGCTTCTGCTCCGAGTCGACGATCATGCCGCCTGCTTTACGCACGGCGTCGGCTTTCTGGCTCCACTCGGTGGCGATGTGCAGGGTCTTCCGGGCACGGAAACCATCCTGGCCGCGCTCGAAGCGCACCATGGCCAGGTTGTGTACTTCATCTTCCACTACCTCTCGACCCTGGGTCTTCAGGTAGTCCATTCGCTTCTTGGATTCCTCGAACTTCTCGGTGAAGGTTTCCAGGTCAAAGCCGACGTAGCTCTGGGTCGAGGGGTCTACCAGGGCCGAGGTGTTCTTGCGAATCTGTTCCCAGTTCGCGCCTTCCGGTACCTGGAAGCCGAGCAGTTGTCCTTTCGGCCCTTGCGAACGGTACAGGCCGATGTCGGCATCTCCGAACCGTACGGCCCCGTGTAGGGCGTTCTGGTAGGCAGCCTTGCCGTCCAACCCTTCCCTGGCCTTAGCTGCCACGGCAGCGGTAGCTTCCAGCTTGTCGAACGCCTGGAAGCGCTTGTCCGGCTCGCCCAGTTTTCCTGGAGCGTTCGCGGCACCGATCTCTTCCAGTCCGACTTTGAGGGTACGGTCCAGCGTGCTGGCCAGGCCGCCTACGCGCTGCTTATCCTTGACGTGCCGCATCCGGCCATCCGCAAAGACATAGGCCGACTCCCCTTCACTAGCCAGCGGTACACGCAGCGCCGCCTGACCGTCTACCAGACTGATCCCTTCCCGCATACTCTTGGGAACGGCTTCGGCGCCCTTCTCCTGGTACAGGTTCAGGTATTCCGAGATGATCTTCTGGAACCGACCTTCCCATTCCGGCGCAACCAGATCTCCCTTCTTAGCCGGGAACCCACCGGTCTCCACTTCCTCGCGCAGGTGCTCCCACGGGAGCTTCTGCACCGAGACCGAGAACTCGTCTACCTGGCTCTTCTGCAGGTCATCGAGCAGCATGGAGTGCGCTTCCATCTCCTGCTGCATGATTAACTCGGAGACGTCGTCTGTGCCGTGCCGATCGTAACCCGTCAGCTTGCCGTCGTCCGTAATCGGCGCGTCCAGCGATAGGACTTCTCCGCCGTTCTGGATCGTCTGGTTGTCCGACCTAAGCGAGCGTTTGATACGTGAAGGTAACCGCTTCTGTAAACCGGTCACGATCTGATCGAGTCGCTTGCCTTCGTACGCCCGCGCTCGCCGCTGATCCCCGAACTCTCCGATGATGGCGTTCGTGGTGTGCTCCCACAACTCATCTGGATCGTTGCGGGAGACCAGGTCATTCAGCAGATCATTTTCCAGGGATGCCGTTGCCAGCCAGTTACCTAGTTCCTTTGGCTTGAACGCTCCCAGTCCGGCACCCCGGTAGCCCGGCAACTCCTTGTCCCCGATCAGGTGCGCAAGCAGGTCCATGACCGGATGGGAAGTAACTACCCCGGTACGTGGGTGCGCGATGCCGATCTGGGTTACGCCGCTGAGTTCGATAGGATTGGTGAGTTTTGCCGGATGCTGCACATTTTGGAGCAGCTCGCGATAACCCTCCAAGTCCTTGTTGCCGTTCAAGTGCGTCAGCACGTCCAGCACGTTGTGAGACACTACCTCCTTCGTGCGGGGGTTTCGGATCTTGATCTGGGCAGACGCACTCAGTTCGATCGGGTTTGCTAGCTTTTCCGGATACTGCGCATTTTGGAGCAGGTGGGAAATCTGGCTGTCCCGGAAGTCAAACGGGTTACGGATCTGGAACGCTTCCGCGGTAGACTCCAGGATTACCTGAGTGTTTCGGCTCTGGAGATCGGAAGCCAGCGCCGTCACGCGGTAGGTGTGATCGCCGTGTTTGACCAGGCGATCCAGCAGGCTCTCCGGATCAATGGCCGGACGCTGTGGACCCGCGGCCCCTGGCTGTACCGGCCCCGGCAACGATTCGTGTGCCGAGAGCCAGCGGGGGTCCCACATGCGCTCCGCACGCGAGGGCAAGGTCAGTTGACCACGAACACCGGTGCGCTGCAGTGCGGTGCGCAGTCGCTGCTCTTGGGCAGCATTGGCCAGCTCCTGGGCACTCAGTGAACCCTGACGCTGGTCACTTAGTCCCGAACGCAGTTCGTGCTGGGTAAATGAGTCAGCATCCAGGTCGTAGCGATTGCGCGGTAAGTCCTGGAAGTCAGAGATCTGGACCCAGTGCTCCTTGTGGTTCTGAAAAACCGGGTCACCTTCCAGGTCGTGGAGCAGTCGCGACAGGAACTCCTCGTTCTTGTTCAGGAGTTCCGTGTCTCGCTGCAAGTTGCGGAAGAGGTCCGTGCTGCGCGCGGCTTCTCCGAGCATGCCACGCCGGTTCGTCCACAGGGCGTACGCATCCTTGCGGTTGTGACGAGTGACCTCTTGTTGGAAGTTCTTCAGGTAGTCCCAGAAGTTTCCATCTCCCTTCACGCCGTACTTCCGCATGAACTCTGGCGAGAGGTTGCTTTGTCCGAACTCCCGGTACAGGGCTTCGAGCTGCTCGTTCTTGGTCCGTCCCGCAACGATGTCCGAGAAGAAGCTGCCTTCCCACCGTCCAGCATCGGTAACTCGGCCTGATCCCGTGAGGTAGCGGACCAGGTCTTCGCCCTTCTTCTTAAGATGACCAATCTGGGCGCGGGAGGTGCTGATCTCCCGGTGCATGCGGAACGCCTTTTCTGTTAGGTCTTCGATACTGGCGTAGGTTGTCGAAGTGTTTCTACCGTACAGGTGAAAGTCCTGCGGCTGTACAGGACGTTCGAAAAAGTCTATCTTTGAGTTTCCAACCCCAGTACCGCGTAGCTTTAGCTTTTCGTCCGCCTGTCCCGAAAAGGGATCGAACTTGACTCGAGCTTCGCCGACATTCACCAGGTCATTTTTAGACTGCCGGGTAAGAACCCGGACTAACTCGTCGTCGTCAAGCGCGTCGATGGCTTTCCAGCTTGTCTCCAACTCGCCGTAAGCATTGGGTAGCTTTAGCCACTCACCCTTCGCGTCTAGTAAGGGACGCGAGTCCGGATCGGTCTTGACCCGAAACCAGAGGCGCTCTTTGGCTTCTTTGGATAGCTCGACCCGTTCAGTGCTCCGCGTGCCAAAGCGCTGCTTTACAAGTAACTGACGCACCTCACCTTGATGCTTTAAGACCAATCGATCACGGAGCTTACGCAGTTGCTGCGCTTCTTTGAAGGTAAGCTTGATCTCGTCTGGTGTCAGCGGACCGGTAGAGATACCTGCCGAAGACTTGGCCTGGGCAGGCGTCTCCGTCCCTCGCAGCCAACTCTGGAACGATTCCTTCACCCCTTCTTGGATCGCTTCGAAGCGGTGCCCGCCTACCTGTCCGTGCTTGATCTCTTGCGTGACGTTCCACAGGTAGGCGCCGCCGCCAGTAGCCAGCAAAGCTACCGTGACCACCACCATATCCCGTCCCGTGGCGGCAATACGCGTGACGCGGCCCTCGCGTCCGGAGTCTTTGTCCCGAACACGATCGCCCAGTCGATACGGTAGCTTTGTAGGGTCTGCCATGAGCTGTTACACGGGTACCAGTTAAATGAGGGTGACGTCGTCTTTTTGCGCGAGCTTCGAGGTGCGCTTGGGGAACGGCTTCAGTTCGATGTGCGTCCCGTTCATCTCGATCACCGCGTGCGCGATGCCCAGCTCATTCGGACGGATCTTGTTCAGGAAGTTGAACGTCTTCTTCCGGTCCTGTTCGCTCTCCTCGGGAGTCAGAATCTTCTTGTCGTGTTTCATGGGGGTTGAGTACCAAGATACCAGCACTGCCACTTACCGAAGCAAACCGTTCCGGGAACGCTTGCAGTAAGGTGGTCGGAAGTCCATAAAAGAACTCTGCCGGAGCGCGGACTTCGATGCGTCCTTCGGCGAGTTGCTCGATCCGGATCGTACCCTTAGGCGTCACCAGATACTCAAAATTGTACTTCGGGGTTTCCCGAGGCTTAACGACATGCAGTTGCATCAGTCTTCGTTGGGATCGGAGAGCATTTCGGCGGCGCGCGCTACCGGAGACTGCGTTTCTTGATAGAGGGCTACCAGCTTACGTACGTTCTCGTTGTACTGGCAGGGGAGGAGGACGACCGCGTCCCGGTGTTTGGTCAACGTGGTCTTACTTCCGCTTGCTTTCAGGATCGACAACTTTGCCGTGCCACGCCAAGTTTTCTGGTTTAACTGCATCGCCGTCACGAGCCCGTAGGTAATCCCACCCTGACCTACCGGGTAGACGACAACCGACCCGATCTCGATCTCGTTATCAAATAGATCCAACACCTTCATCTGGATACCTCTCTTCTATGTTCACCAAAAAGAAAGGCCCCGTAGCAGTTAAGCTACGGGGCTCTCTCGTGATTCCTAACGAACCATTCTACCCTAACCAGCACCGACCGCACGTGCTCGCTCTTCCAGGTAACTGGAGAGGGTGTCCATGCGGTACAGCTCGGAGATCGGGACGCACTTGGCGGCGTACTTGACGTTCGTGTTCAGTTCCTTCTCCGCCACCTGCTCGTAGCTGCACCATCCCAGGACGTAGGCGTAGGTGCTGCTCGGGCAGTACCCGGCCAGCACGTAGACATCCTGGAACTTGGGCAGTTCGTGCTTGGGGATACGCAGGTCGAAAATCGGAGCGATCGAAACGTCCGTATGCAACTGCCGGGTCTTCACATCCACCAGCAACCCGTGGATCTGGAAGTCGGTGAGGTCGCCGCCTTTTTGGACCTGGTGCACGAATGTCTTCCAGGCTACCTGAGGCTGGTACAGGGACAGCGCCGCCTGGATCGTGTGCTGGTAGTCGCTGCTCTCGTTAACGCGCGCGAGCTGCTCTTCATTGAAGTCGGTCGGCGCACCGTAGTAGTACCAGCAGAACTCCTCGAACACCAGCTCGCCTACCTTGCCGATGACTTCTGAGTTCTCGCTCATGACCAAGGTCTTCTTGCCGCCTCGGCTGGAACGAATGGTCTCCAGCGAGCGCTTTACCGCCACCTGGTACAACTGCTCACCTACCGGTCGGAAGTAGAAGTGATCCCACGGATCAATCTTCCGCGTGTCGGTTTGAGCTTTAACGATGCTGCCCAAGTTTTCGATCTTGGACAGGCCCGCAGCTACGCGAGCTTCGCTCGCTTTGCTGAGGACTTCCCGGTGTTCGGCAAGGGTTAATTGAGGCATGGGTTCCTACTTAAGTCAGGAGCTGTGCAGCTCTCTGTTTGGCGAGCACGCGCTCTACCAGTTCTTCCGGCACGGCAATCTCTTCCACATGGGAGATCTCCTCCATGTGCCAGCTCTTGACGTGCTCGCCCAGGAAGTCAGCGCTTTCCACTGGTTCCGGATGGACGATCATTTCACCGCCGACCGCAGGCTCACAAGCCCCGTTAGCAGTCCAATCAATCTTGTAGTTGGTGGAAAGGGCGTGACCCACAACACGCAGACGGCCAAACTGCAGGCCGCAGTATTCGTGGGTGGGATCCAGCCGCATGACAAAGCTGGATCCTTGCAGGGTACGCACCTTGAAGGCGCGGGGCTTAAAAAGCTGGGCCACGGGACACCACGTTCAGCGTATGGCTCTTAGCATCCCACTGCACGTCCTTCCCACACTTGGTGGCGAAGTCACGCACCGAGACGTGACCCACCCCGGCATGGTTCAGGTACAGCGCCTCGCGCCGCTGGTTATCGGGAGAGACGAAGTACACTTTGTACTCGTCCACGTTGGTGATCACCGCGTCCAGGGCTTTAGCCAGGGGTCGTACGGGAGCCAGCGTGTTGGCGTCCAGCAGGTAGCCATCCACTCCGAGGTCCACACCGTTCACTAGAATGTTCACCGGTGTGCGCTCATCTTTAGTGGGCAGCGTATTTGTGTCTGAAAGTGCTTTCCTTACTTCATCACGAAACAGCTCGCCAACCGCGTACATTCCGAGTTCCGGACGCCACGGCAAGGCCAGCGGATCCCACTTCCCGCGCTGGGGAATACCGAGGTACTTGCCGACTTCCCCGTGTCCTAGGACTGTGGTCGGAGAGACCGGAATTTGATACCGCTCACAGAGGTCGGCACAGACCAGCGCCATGGTTTCCCACTGCTTCTTGGTCATCGGCCATTTGCCATAGTACGCCGGACTCTGGACGGCGTTACCCATGCACATCAAGGAAACCCCGATGTAGCCCGTGTTGCAGCCGCGCGTGTGGGCCGCGTAGTCTCCGTCCCCGGTGTTCAGGTTGTCTGAGATCTCGTGGTCACCGCGAATCAGCCGACCATCATCCTCGATCAAGAGGTGGTAGTGCTCTTTATCCAGCTCGGAAGCTTTGTGGGCTCCCGCGTTCCAGTGCGTAATGATGCCTTTCATCTGACATGCAGGCATCCATTTTTCCGGGACAATACGGCTCATTGAACTACACTCACAACTTTCTGGATCAGGTTGACCGCGGCCTGGTGCAGCGCTTTTGGCAACTCTTCGTCGTTGAACTTCTTGGCATTCAGCATGAACGGGTTCGGGGAGTACACCCCGTCCCAGCGCGGATCGTCTCCGCGGTACACGGAGAGCACCGAGAGCTGGCCTGCGCCCCACGCCAAATTGGTCAGATCCCCGGCAGGACCAATCGCCATAAAGCAGTTGCGGTGCGCCAGCGCGGCAATCAGGAGCGACAGGCCGTGACTGGTAGCCTCTGGATCATCGCGGAAGTAGAGCGCGGCTTTATCGAGGATGGCGCTGGCGGAGATCAGACCGGCTCCAGGAAAGGTGATCCCCAACTGCTCCACACAGGCTTCTCCGCTGGTCTCGGACTCTGGGAAGTGGTGCAGCAGGAAGAGGTCCTGTCCGATCCCCGACTTCTCCAGGATGTTGCGGTAGAAGCCTTCCCGGTTCTTCGGCAGCGTCGCATAGGGGGCGAACTCCCGGTCCGGCATCGAGTACTGGATTCCGAGCGTGTTGGCTACCTGGGCAAAGATGGCTTGGCTGCGGTGCCAGTTCGGCTCGAACGTCCCGTTGGGCTCTTCCAGGTTCGGCGCGCTGATACCTTGGGCGCCGAGCTGCGCGACCATCTGTTCATACTGCTTCATGCGCAGCGTATGCAGTTGCGCAAAGATCTGCTGTTCCGTAGCCAGCGCCTGTTCAGCGGTCGGTACGGTAAGCCAGTGCGCTCCCTCCCCTTCCAGGTCGTCGGAGATCTTCGGGTCCGTGCAGAGGTAGGTCTCTTTCAGGAACCAGGCGCCCTTGACCAGGCGCACCACGTCGGCGCGGAAACTCACGTAGGTGAGGTTAGTCTTGGCGAACCGGTCCTGCTTCTTGAGCAGTTCCAGAGAGGCCAGGATAAACAGCTCATCCGTCAGGGAGATCCCGCTGTCCACGACCACCAGCCGCCGCGGTGCCGGGCTGGGAAGCGGCTTGAACGCCGGAGCGTTGCGGGGCTGCTTACCCGCCTTCTTCGCCCCGGCGCGGTTCTTGCCGGAGAAGAACTGGATCTGGGGCTTGTAGCCGGACGGAGCCGGAGCCGCGTCTGTGTTCAGGATACTGAAGGTATCGAAGGTGCTCTGGTTAACCAACTCTTACTCACTTTCCGACGAGCTAGGTTCGTCGCAATACGCACGCATTTCCGCAGTCACCGGATCCAAACCCACTACCAGGCGCTCTTCGCAGGGATCCAGTTGGATCTCCATCGCACGGTACACCAGGTTTTCCCGGTTACTCTCCTCCGCATAGGCGTGCCACAAGGCGTCCGGGAGGAGACTTTCGTTGCGCTCCGGATCAAGTTCCCGGTAACGCTGGTTCTTGGTCCGGTTTTCCATAACTTAGTCGTCCAGGTTTACCAGTCTCGACGCGTTGATGTCCGTGACGCCGTCGAACTGTACCAGATGGTAATAGCCGTGCTGCGGCGGTCCGTAGACCTGCCGTCCCTGCAAGCTGTAGTTCTGCCACTCGCACATACAGCCGATCTCGTAAAGATGCACCTTGCCGTTGCGGCTGCGGTGGTAGCTCTGCTTGTGCGTGTGGGCCTGCAAGATTACGCGGAAGGGGTTCAAACCTAAGATGTCGGTCCAATCGCGGAAGAACTCAAACGCTCCCTCCGCCCCTTTACCGACCGGACGCCCGCAGTGCTCGGAGTGCGAAACGATGCAGTCTCCGACCTGGTGCCAGTAGTGCAGCCCCTCACACGTGGCACCGTTCTGCTTGGTGAGGACGTGGTCCACCACCTTCACCCCGAACTTGTGCTCCAGCATGTAGATGAAGTTCTCGTGATTGAACTTTCCATACTCGGTGGAGACGTTGTTCAGCGCCTTGGTCCAGGCGCGCTTATCGTGGTTGCCGAGTACCAGCGTGATGTCCACAAAGTTGCTGGCGAGTAGATCCAGCACCGCGGCACCCCGGCTGAGGCAGTCGTACAGACCAGGATCCTGCCAGCCGTTCAGGGGATGGCGAGACAGGCTGCTGAAATCGAAGAAATCTCCGCCGATGATCAGACTCTTTCCCTGGTGCTCGGTGACGAGCTTGATCAGCAGGTCCGGTCGATCGTCGGCGACGTGGAAGTCGGAGGCAATGATGTACTCGCGGCGCCCGCGCTTGTCCCCATGAGGCTTAGCGGCGTAGCGTCGGTAGTGACCCAGTTCTTTTTCGAACTCCTCCAGGATCGCGTCCGCTCGACTCTTCCCCGGAGGCAAACCCAGGTCGTCACCATTGTCACGCTCAACAAACCGGTCGCTGATTCCAGGCATCCGCGCAGGCGAAGCCGACGCATCCAGGTTGATGTAGTTGCGGACGGTTACGGGTTCTTCCACCACCGGCTCGACGCTGCCGTTGAACTTCAGACCCTGGAGAACGGAGTGAGGCTTGATGATCCCGTGCTTCAGCAACTGCTCCACCGTCCGGTAGGTCTTGGTGTACTTGTTTCGCTCCGTAACCTGCTTGGACAGCAAGGTTCGACCGAGTTCTGGATCGCAAGAGATCTCACGAATCGTAAGGCGCTCGGGCGCGTTCCAGAGTTCGATCAACCGCTCAGCACCTGCAAAATTTGGGTGACTCATGATTCCTCCAGCCCATGTTCACCGTTTTTTCAGCTTACTTAGTATGACGCGTCATACAAGAAGCGCATATGTAGATAACTAGGTCACCCGGGGAGCGTTACCCGTGTAACTGCAGCGCGTTGCGCAGGTCTTGTTCGCGCTCGTGGCGAAGGTCCATCTGTACCTGCACAACGTCATTAGGCCCATCGTGTGGTTTACTGCTGACCTCGACGCGTACGTTCTTCAAGCCGCGTCCGGAGAGCATCTCATTGAGTGATTGCTGGACGTGAGAGGCGTTGCCGTGCATCGTCGGCACCCGCACGTCGTGGGTCACCTGCTCGGCTTCGTCGATCTGGAGTTCGTAGATCCCGGACTCCATCGGGTCCAGCCCTTCGCCGCGGATCGCCCGCATCCGCAGTTGCTCCAGGTCGATCTCCGGTTTCCAGCCTTCCCAGTTTTCATCCGGGAGCGGGTGGTTCTTGAAGTAGTCCTTCAGCTCCGGACGCTTCGGCAGGTCTTTCGGCTTCACGCCCATATATCTGCCGAGGACGCGCTTCTCGTGATCCGGCAACAGCTCGTAGATGCGCGCGCGCTCTTTCGGACTGCTTTCGTCCATGAAGCCGGTGATCAGTTCGCGCTTGTACTTCGGGAAGGCGGCGAAGATGCTCTTGAACGGCGTGGTCTCTGGATCGATCCCGTACAAGGTCGAGCGGAACATCTGACGGTAGAGCAGCGCTTTGGTGGCGTGCTTACCCAGGCGGACCGCTCCTTGATTACCAGAGAGCTTCTCAATCTGACCGGTGAGCCGTTCGATCTGGTCGGCGTTACCTACTTGATCCGCTTCAATCAAGCTCCGCTTTTTCTCTTCCAGCTCTCGGCGCTTGCGCTTACGACTTTCGCCCTGGACGTGTAGCCGCTTGGTCAACTGTCCGATGTTGACCCCTTCTTTCAAACGGGCCAGCCGCTCTTCCCGTGCGGCCAGACCCCGGACCTTCACGTACTTGAGGACATCCCAGTACTCTTCCAAAGACTCCCGGGTCCGGACCCGCTCCGGCTTCCAGATGCCGTCGGTGGCCTCATTTAGGATACGTCCGGTGGAGAGCATCCCGCCCAGAGCGAGCCCTCCCAGGAAGCTGCCGATCTTGGCCTCCGGAGTCCGGGCAAAGTACTGCGCGAAAAGCCCCAGTCCGATGCCCGCCATTTCTGGAGTACGGGAGACGAAGCTCTCGATGGACGGACCGATGTAGTCTCGGATGGGGCTAAGCCAGGAACCCGTGCGCTTACCGTAGACCAGGCCCCGCTCCAGCTCTTCCAGCGGGGAGCGTACCTTCAAGAACTTGGTGTGGAACGGGGTGTCCTGGTGGGCCAGGGTTTCCCACCGGGCGCCTGCCTTGATCTGCGCCGGAGTGAACCGCGCGGCTACCCCGGTGTCGGTCCAGTCCGTCTCGCGCTCCGCCGCCACCCCGAGCTGCATGAGCGCGTGGTTGACATTGCGATCGCCCGCCATGATGACGCCGTGCGACGTGCGTAACACGTCGTTCTCCTGGCGATGCAGCGGATCGGTTTCGAGTAATACGCTGATGCGGGAACCGGCGTGGATCCCGAAATGGGAGAACATCCATTCCCCGGGAGTCATCCCTTCCGGAGCAACGCCGTACTTCGCCTCGATCCGTTCGTTGCTGGCTTCGACCCCGGCCAACCGGACCCGGACACCTTCCTTGGTCAGGACTGTATTGGCGTCCAGGATCTTCTCGACCGTCATCCCTTGCCGCTCTACCTCGACATTCTTGAAGTGGTAGGGGAAGATCTGGGTGGTCTTCTTCTGTTCGGCAGCCCGGTCCTTCGCCGCCTGGAAGCGCGCGTTGTCCTCTTCCAGCAGTTTGCCTGCCGTGTTCTCCTGGGTCAGGTACTGCTTGAGCTGATTGTAGTTCTCCGAGTAGGGTGCGACGTCCGACAGGATCTCAAAACGGGTGACCGGGTCATACAGGTCCCCGCGATGGATCGTGCCGTCCTTGGTCATCTGCAAGAGGCGCTCGCGGGCCGTCTCTACTTTGTGGATCGATCGATCGAAGCGACCCTGGTCGTACGCTACCGGGGCCATGAAGGTTTCAACCCGTCCGGCCTTCAGCGCATCTCGGTTCACGTAGGTGATGAACCCGTCCTTGACCCCCGTCTCGTGCATGTAGAAGGTCAACTGCGAAGCGTGCTCTTCAAACGCGCCCTTCGACAGGGCCGTCTGGTAACGCTTCTCACTGACAGTCTTGATGTCCGTCAGCGCCGGACCGTTCTGGGTTTCGATGATGGCGTCGTAGTGCCCGCTGATCCCCAGTCGCTTGTTGTAGACGGTGTCTTCCGCTCCGAGCAGCACCCCCATCTCTTTCCAGCGGTTCTGGACCATGAGGTGGACGCGGTCTCCGAACTCGGTGACGTCTTCGCCGTAGTTGGAAAGCGGCTCCTTCAGGAAGAGCATCCCGCGCATGATCTCTTCGATCGAACCCCCGATGGAGGAGGCGCGGGTTTCCATCAACTTGATGTGCGGGTTCAGGCGCTCGTAGGCTTCTCCCGGGAGACGCATCTCGCCGCGAGGCACCTTAGCGTAAGGGTCTCCGTGCTTGAAGTCGAGGAAGTACTCCGGACCTGGCATCCAGGAAGCCATCGTGTTGGCTACCGGGTTCCACTCGCCGTCAAAGCGCTGGCGCCGCGGCAAGAACCGGCGTCCGACTTCGGACAAGGTGCCGCCGAGGCCCCCCAGTTCCATCTCGTAGAAGCGCTGGTTGTATCCGGTAGCCTGCTGCGCAGTGGGTAGGACCAGTCCGTCCTGAGCCGTCGGATGCACGCTCTCGGCCATGAAGCCGTAGAGACCTGCCAGGTCGACCAGGTTTCGGGTAGCGGTGATCTCTGCGCTTTGCGCTCCGATCTGATCTAGGCGGACGTCCGCAAAGACCCCGGGGGTCTGCGGCTTCAAGATCCCTGCGGGGCTGCGAGGCACGCCTCCGCCCATCCCGGCCTTGATCCGCTGGTTGATTTCCATCAACTCTTTGCGCGACAGCTTCGAACCGGAAGGCCGGTTGTTACCCGTGTACCCGCCGCCGCCTGCTCCCGACCAAGGGCCGATCCCGGAACCGTTGCCAAACCCTGCAGGGATCGTCTTGACCGTTAACTCGCCTCCGGAGGTGACGTCGGCCAGGCCGGTGATGTCTCCCGTACCGCGCGGTGCCAGGACGCCCGGCGAGCCGAAGCCCATCTCCGGATAACCACCCCCGCCCCCGGTACCCGACATTCCCCCGCCGCCCACGAGGAGGGCAATACCACGACGATCCTGTCCTTGCTTCACCGACTCGTTGATCTGCCGGATCTGATCCCGGGTAGCGGTACCTCCCGCAGAGCGCGGCACCAGTTCTGGATGAAGGACTTCTTGCGGCTTGATCAGCCAGCCCAGCGCGCTATTGAGCACCGGTCCGTGGGCCGTGTTGGGATCAAACGCCTCCGAGCTGATCGGATACGGTCGGTCCGCGTTCGGTCCGGTGGCGTGCTTGCGCTCCCACCAGCCCGGATCCAGCAGCCGGGAGACCGGTCCCATGAACCCGTTTTCCGGCAGTGGTACCCAGCTATGCGCCCAGTAGTCGTGGGTGTTGAGGTCTGCGTTTTCAGCACCCTGCCAGTCGCTCTTGGCCGCGCGCACCGCGGACGGTAAGTAGTAACTGACCCGGTCTCCCCAGAACTCCGAACGAGAACCCAGGCTCCAGAAGCGTCCTTTGCGGACCGGCTCGTAGCCGCTCTCCTGATGCTTACGCTCTTCTTCTACGTTGCGGTCAGAGAGGAACTTCTCGAGACCCGGCAACAGATCCCGGTCCATGCCGAGGATGTTGTCCCCGAAGAGCCGAGCGCGCTGTTCACCCAGATCCGCGCGGATGTTGGCGTAGAGATCCGAGGGTCCGGGCAAGCCGAGTTGGTCCGCCTTGTAGTCGGTGTACCGGTAGAGTTCATACCCCAGCACCGCAGGCAGGACCCGCTTACCGAGGAGACCGGCCATGATCGAACCGCCCGAGAGCAGATCCTTATCCGGCAGTCCCAGACTGCGTCCGGTCAGCGGAATACCGAACTCGTTGAAGTACTCGTTGAGCTTGCGCGGGAAGTACTCCAGCATCAAGGTCGTCTCGGTGACGTCCTTCTGGTTTCCGGTAAAGAAGGCGGCGTACTGACGTCCCCAGGGTCCACGGATGGTGTCGCGGAACGCCAGGCCCCAGTCGCCGTTGTTCTCCTTCAGGCGGGTGTTCAACTCACCGATCAGCGTGCGTCCCCGCTGGGAGAACAGCTCGCTGGTTCGAAGGACGTGCTCTTCCGGCTGGACGTGGGTGTCCCAGATCTTGGCCCGGTTTGCCGTGAAGCGTCCTGCTACCTCCTGGGCTTCCGGGTTGTTCTGGAACGCACGGATGGCGTCGCGGATGTTATCGAGGTTGTCCTCGCCCTTGCGGGGTTCCGCGATCTGCTGCAAGCCGCGCCCATACGCCCAGGCCAGCGCCTCATCATCCTCTGCGTTGATCCCCTTCTGCCCCAGCTTACCGAACGGGGAGGTGCGCTTGTGGATCCCGGCCAGCGCTTTCGCCGCCCCAAACGGATCGTCCTCCGAGAGGCGACCCGCCACTTCATCCAGGATCCCATCCCGCAGGATATCGATGGAGTTCTTGTGGGACTCCTGACCCAGGAAGTTCCAACCGAGCACCGCCCGATCCGCGGATGGATCGAACCGATCGAGTACCCCTTCCGGACTGGCCTTCAGGTGGTTGAGCAGCTCCGTGAACTGCGACGAGCGCTTAACGCCGTCAGCATCCTCCAGCGTGAGGAAGTGCCGGTAGAAATCTACAACCGACTGGTCCTGATCCAGATTCTGCAGACTGGCCCGCAAGGTCTCATCTTCGAACCCATCCAGTCCGGCCCGGACTAGGTTGCGTTGATGCCGCCCGGAAAGCTTACCGGTCGAAAGGAACCCCGCGGCACGCTGGAAGTCTTCCAGGTCTACCTTGCCGGGTTCGGTTTCGAGCACGCGCGACAGCACACGCGGCGCCCAGTTCGACTGCGGACCAAATTTGGAGACGACCGAGGAGAGGCGGCTCCAGGTCGAGTCCTCATCCTTGGCCAGGAACCCGTGTACCAAGTTCTGGAAGCTGTTGAGGTCCTGTGGACCCTCCCCGGCGCGCGCGACCTGAGCCTTCTCAATCGATTGGGCCCGGCGTCGCATGAACCCGTACAGACCGGTGCGCAGGTTGCCTTCGATACCGAGGTCATCCAGGCCGCTGGTCCAGTCCGTGGCCAGCCACTTCTCCCCGATCTTGTAGACGTCCTTGCCGATGTGGCGGGACTCGGAACCCAGGTGGGCACGCAGTTGGGCGTCCAGGGCCAGGTGGCTGACCTCACCGAACGGACGGTTCACTACCCCGTGACGCCACGGGAAGAGCTGCAGGGGGTTGATCCCGGAAGCACCCGGAGCCAGGGGCACCTGGAAGTGGTTGGTGAACGACGAGCGTGCCTGGTCCAGTACTTGGAAGAAGCCGCGGAGATCGTACTCCTTGCCTTCGTGCCGTACCACCCGTCCCAGCGCCAGTTGCTTTACCGTGTCGCTCGGCGCGTAGCGGGCCAGCCCGTTGTGCAGGTCTTGCAGCGGGCCGACCTTGGTGGAACCTTGACCGAGCCGGACCTGCTCCACGCCGATCGCCCGACGGACCATCTGGAGCTGACGGTTGAGCAACGGGACTTGAGGGTCCCGACCCATGCGTCCCAGCTCGCTGCCTACCGCGGCGCGCATCTGCGCCTGGATGTTCTGGTAGATCTGATCCTGAACGATCAGGTCCTTTTTCGGGATCCGCTTGCGGGCTTCTTCCAGCGCGTTGGCAATCGCGATCCGGTGGTCCGCGTTCAGGTCCGGTCGCTCCAGCAGGCGCTGCATCTCCTTGTTGCGGAACAAGGCCCGGGTGTCGTGCACCTCGTTCATCAAGAACTTGCGCATCGGTCCCGCGACCGAGATCTCCTTGGCCAGCTTGATGGCTTCTGGAGCACCGAACGCTTTGCTGGAGTTTACCAGCGCCTGGGAGATGCGCTCGCGGGCCAGGCGCTCCCCTGCCGCCAGTTGGGCTGCGCGGGGCAGAACCTTTTCAAAAAGGTTGTCCAGCTCCGCCGCGGTCGAGGTAAGTGGTAACTCCCGGCTTACCTTGCCGAAGCGCCGCCCCACCCGCTCCATCCCTTTCAGGGCGGAACGCGTGATGGTAGCGCGCGAGCGCGGGTTGAGGAGGGCAGCGCCCACCGCCACCGCTCCGCCGAGGAACAGATCTCGACGTTCGCGCGCGCGGTCTTCGTAGGTACGAAATGACATGGGAGGCTAGTAACTTCCGTTGACAAACGAGGCAGGCATCTGCACCTGCTCCCCGGCTACGACAGACATCTCACCCGTGGTCTCAACGTGGTTTTGCTGACCACGGCCCCGGCTCCGGTTGTTGATGTTCCGAGCGCCTACTTCCGCCTCGGCCCGAGCCTGGGCGCGGGCTTTCTTGGCTTTGACCTGGTAACCCTGCGGGTCGAGGATGATATCAGGATCGAACCCGATCAACGACAACTTCCACTGCGCCTGGCCGACGAGCGCATGGTAATCTTCCGGCTCCATATCCTGGAGATCGGTGATCTTGTACGCATCCGTGGCCAGCATGATCAACTGGTCGTACTTGGCCTCATCATTGGCCAGGTAGTCCTGCACGCGCTCCATGATGAGCGGATGCACCCCCTGCTCACTGAAGCCAGATAGACTGAGGATCTCTTCGAGCAAGCGCTGCGGGATACCAAAGGGGATCTCATCCCACTGCCAGGCTCGACCGTCATACGCTTCCGGGTGCGCAAGCACCGTCTCTGCCAGGATGCGATCTTCTAACTCGTACGGGTTATCGTAGGCCAGGCGCCAGTTCCGAAACTCGCGGCGCGTGATCGTACGCACCTCAAACTTGTAGTAGTCAAATCGACGATGGATACCTTCATCGTCGCCTACCAGTCCGCGATAAACAGGGATCGTGATCGGATAGCGGTACATGGTCAATTAAGAAAAAAGGCCCCACGCCAGTCTAAGGGCGGGGGCCACAACGGGAGTGGATCGGTCAGAAGCTTTTACGCCAGCCGATCCAGACAGACTGCTTAGCAGGATTGACTTTGATCTGCAGTCCGTCTTTAGTAGGCAGTCCGAGGCGCTCCTGGGCTTCCAGCATCAAGAGGTCGGTTAGCTTATCCGCGATTACCTCACCAGCCTGCTTCTTCACAGCGCGCCAACCGGCACGCTTTAGCTGGCGGACGGCGCTGGAGAGGTCGAGGGGTTTCCCTCTCGGTTTACCGCGGACACGATCACGTCGATGAGGATGGCGATCACGACCTTGCCGAGGTCACCGCTCCAGAAAGCGTTCACCTTGCTGCCGAGCAGCTTGGAGACTTCGCCCACGACGTACGTCTTCTTCTCAGCGCCGCGCTGACCACCCTGGAACAGGTCTTCGGCTACTCCGACAAAAGCGGTGATCGTCGTGAGGGCAGCGACGACGGTCTCAATGATCTTACCGATGTGCGGAACCATGGGTTTACTCCTGGGAAGAGGGAGAAGACCTGGAGTAGCGGAGGCGCCCGCTACTCCAGGGAGCAGTCTTTAGGGGACTACAGCGTTAAAGGGGTTCGACCGTACCCTGCACCATGAAGGCCGAGATATGCATCACGACTTCTGAGATCGCGCGGATCGTTCCGGCCATCTTGTCGGCATACTTGGGCTTCTCGGGATACTCCCGACTCCAGACACAGGCGCGCTCTACGGTGGCCAGGTCCGAGTCGCCGCGGGGATCCTGTTGCACACCCTTCCATTCACCCCGGGTAATCGGGCGCACCACGAAGTACTCGTCACCGACGTTGACCAGCTTGAGCGTCGAGGCCCAGTTCGGGAACTTCTCCTTCAGCTCAGCCACGATCTCGTCGGTCGGCTTCGGATCCTTCTCCACCTCACCCAGGGCTTCTACCGAGAGGATGTCGCTCTGGTCCACGTCGGGATCGTAGAAACCGGACTTGGCCAGGACCAGCTTGGCCAGGGAACCAGAGTAACCGGCGCGCTGTACCTGCCACTGGATCGGATGGAACATGGTGTCCGGGAAAATCACCCCGGTCTGACAGATCTTCTCATCCAGGTCATCGGGAGTGAAGGTGCTCTCGAACTCCTTGGCGTGGGCCTGGATACGGTTCCAGTCCTTCTTATAGAGCGGGCGGAACACGAACTCGTCGCCATCAAAGACGAACTTGTAGATCTTGGTGGGCAGTCCCTGATCCGCCAACTCTTTCTTAATCTGGGCCACGATCTCCGGGGTCAGCTCCACCTTGTCGACGTGGGTGAGCTTCTGCATCTGGCCCGGATCAACCATTCCTACGGACATACAATCTCCTGACAATCGGTGTTACCCGTGTAACAACCTAGACGACGTCCTTCGCGATGAAGGCGTAAGTTTCAGCAATCGGCCTGCCGCTGTCATCGTAAACGGTCTGACGACCGTTGATGTCCACAGCTACGATCTTTAAGGAGGTGGAGACGGGCATCCCTACCGAGGTGTCCGACACCTGCTTAGTCTTCTCAATGAACTCTCGCTGGGCCAGCTCCGTCGGGCTGACGGAACCAAACTGGATGTTCAGGTCAAACGGCTCTTCGAGCGCAAAGCGCGGTCGGTTGAGCTGAGTAAAACGCAAACTCTCTTGCAACGCAGGCAAGGGGGGTCCCGCAGGTAGCTGTCCCCAGATCGCCTCTTCGAACGCAGTCGTCACACTCTTCAAGCGCGCCGCGGAGGCAGGCGTCTTGAGTATCTTGGCCCCAGAACCCGTGCTTACCGGCTTGGTCGGATTCTCCGCTACCAAGGCAGTGAAGTCTTCTACAGTAGCGGTACCGGTGCGTGCCAATCGCCAAGCCGGAAGATTCTTTTCCTGGCCTACACCACTCTGTGCTCCAGTATCGGGGCTGGAAAGAGCGCGCAGGATCTCGTACAGGTAACCTTCCCGCTTGAAGTTCATGTGGATCGCACCTTGAACTCGGCGGGTACCGTGGATCGCACGACGATGGGTGTAGTCCGCGTAGCCAATAATCGGCATCACCGCTTCCTGCATCTCCCACTGAAGTGAGATCAGCTCATCCAAGAGGATGTTACCCGCGTAAAAACGCGCGTCCATTCCCGACCAGTAGGTCTGGTACCATTCGTCCACGGACTTCCAGACAGTCTCACCATCCTGGACGCGGGTGTTACGAACATCAATGTGCGGCATCTAGGTGCCCTCACTTTCAGTAGCCAGGTAGCGTTCGTACCGCAACACCTTTTGGGAGATGGTTTCCGGCTGGAGATTGTCCATGTTCCACGGACTCTGGAACGTGGGCTCGCCGCTGCTGTACACTTTGGGGCTACGCTTCTGCGAGGCGGTCGGCTCGATCTTCAAGCTTTGCGGCGCGGAGGTCAACACCGACTGCAACGGCGCGTAGTCCAGCGCCATGTAGCTGTACTGTTCCATGGGGACCAGATTCTCGAGTGAGACGGTCTTACCAAAGTCCAGCAGTACCAGACCGAAGATGCGTTCCACCGAAAGCATCCCGATCTCGTTCACGTAGGTGAGGTACACGTCAAACAGGGGCAGTTGATCGGCGCGCGCCGGAGTCGCTTCGGTTTGCTGCGTGATGGATGTCACGCGATTCGTTGCCCCGCCCACCGTCCCGAGGGCGGCTCGGTCCAGGGTATGGAACAGGAGCGTGCCACCTACCGTAACGTGTCCGCGGGTGAAGCCGCGCGGCTTGATGGAGCCCATGCTGGTCACCGGGAACGCATCCCGGTGCGTGGAAATACTGATCGCAGCTAAGGAGCCTAGACGAAACAACTCACCGCCAGGTAATACCATGACGGCTTCGATATCGGTAGCAGAGAACGCTCCCGGATAAGTCTTGTTGTACTCGTCGCCGGTTACAAACCGACGCATTTCATCGTTAGCCACGTGCTACCTCAACCCAGAGTAAAGGCCCCAGGGTTAACCCTGGGGCCTTACTGCAGGGACTAAGCGATGCGGGTTCGCTCGAAGTTTCGACCCTGGGTGATCGAGGTCAGCGGAGTGATGTACCGCGCCACGTAGGTGTAGGCGGTCTCGCTGGTCAAGTCATCCAAGGAGAACCCGAAGCCTTCGTTCACCAGGGTGATGCCGCCGATAACGCAGAACGAGGCCGCGCCCGACTCATCCACCATGGTCAGGGTGATGTCGAACTCCGGGATCTGGTCGGCGTAGCGCAGCTTGTGCGCTCCTACCATTCCGTAAACGGACTTCAGCATCTGCGCCAGATCGTCTGCAATCGGGGAACCGAAGTTCTTGAGCGAGTTGCTGATCGTCTGATCGCTGGACCAGTTCGAGCTGGAAATCGGCTTCTGGCTCAGGAGTCCCTGGTCCTGGGTCATCCGGGCGAACCGGCTGGTAACCAGGTCCATTCGACCACTGTTCATGTTCTGACCGTGCAGCCCATCGAATACGTCGAAGAGGACCGCGTGGCGATCGAACTGGCTGAAGACCAGGGTACCGGCGATGCCGCGCTTGCCCTTCACGAAGGTGCGAGGGTCGGCAGAACCCATGCCGTAGATGGCCGCGACTTCGCGCGTAACACTAACAGTGCACGCTTGCAGCGACCCTACCGCCTTGTCGTTAATAACGGCCTGGATCTGGGCACCGCTAAACGCCTTGTAGGGAGTGTCCCCTTCAAGACGAACTGCGCCCTGGACCTGTCGAGAGTTTCCCATAGGAGTGTGCTCAATCGGAAAAGAGGGGGCCCCTCAGTCGTCTTCAGGGCCCCTCAAAGCAAGGAAGGGTTAGAGCTGGCGCGACATCCGCACGCTGACCCGGATCTCTTTGATCTGGAGCGCGGGAACGAGCGTCATGTTGATTTGGAGGATCCCGAGGATGTTCGAGAACGGATCGGAATCAGCACCGAGTACTTCCAGGGTGTACCCTACGTTCTCGCCACCCAGGAGGGCGCGAGCGTCGGCCAGTCCGTCCAAGAAGCCCTTGATCTTGGTTTCCAGGCCCAGGCGTACCGAGATGTCGTTCGGACCACCCAGGTACGGGAAGACCAGGTCCTTCACACCCTTGTGCACAGCATTCGCCAGGCGCAGTGGCTGGAGGTCCCGGAAGTCATTGTCGCGCGCCGAGGCCGTGACGTCGCGGGTGAAGACCACGCCGCGATTCTTGCGCACGGTCACATACGCGCCTGCCCCTTCGTAAGCACGCGTCGCATCACGTCCCAGACCGCCCGTAAGCGCGTTGAGCTGCGTGCGCGAGTAGGTGTACGGCAGATCGTAGATCCCGCGCACCAGCTCGTTGCTCGCCGCCTTGTACGGCTTCAGTCGGCAAAGGGTACCGGCGTAAACCGCGGCAGCGCTTTCCGTGTAGAGCGAGACGTCCCGGTCACTGATGTAAACATCCCCGGCTACTACCTGGAGGTAGGCGCCCGCGTCGATGTCCAGCCCGGTGGTGGAGTCCTGGTAGCGGAACCCCTGGTGCATGAAGTAGCCTGCGTTGGTGCACTTATCGGAGACGGCTCCGAACGCACCGGCATCCTCCGTTACAAGCGCATCGTAGCGCTCGACGATCTTGCTGCGGCTGGAGAGGTTCGCCAGCGGGCGGACGCCGATGACCCCGATCTGCGGGTGATCCATGGAACGACGCGCCAGGTACTCCGCGAAGTCCTGTGCCACCGAGGTCGTATTGTCCCCAGCTACCTTGTCGTCCAGGTAAAGACCGGCGATCAGGTTCACGTCTACTTCGAACCCTTCATCCTCCAGGAACTGGAACGCATCCTGGAAGGCTTCGTACAGGTTGACCCGGTAGTCGGCGTCATCGCGGAACGTTCCGTCCAGACCACCCGTCAGGGTGATGGTACCGTTCAGCAGGCGAGCTGCTACCGTACCGTCCACGGAGTCATTCTGGAGCACGAAGGTGCGGTTGCGTCCATCGGTGTTGAGGCGATCGATGGCTTCGCGCACGGTCAGACCCGAGGACTCCCCGCTCCAGCTCAGGGTGAAGGCTCCACCCTTGACGTCCGGCTGAGCCACGACGCACTTACCGGAAGCGGCTCCGGAGGTGAAGGTGAGGGTCACGGAGTTGTAGATCCGTCCAGCGTACAGGGCGTTGGCCGTCAGGTCTCCCGACGCCGCGTTACCGGCGATGGTGAGGCTGTCGGTCGCCTTGGTACCACCGACGCGCAGCAAGTAGATGCTGGCGGCGCCCGCGCTCATCGCTTCGCGCACGGCCTTCATCAGGTGGTTGCCGTTGAACAGCTCCGCGCTGCCTACGCCGGAAGGTCGGGTGTAGGACGAGGTGAAGTTGATCGGACCGTACAGGTTCTCGGGAGAGACAATGGTCTGCGCGTCGATGATCTGTTCGGTAGGACCATCCACCGCAGGCGCGATGATGATCAGCCGGTCCGTGGAAGGACGGGTGCGAACGAGCGCCAGCCCGCCATTGTGGGTCGTGAACTGGATGCTCGGCAGGTGTTCGAACTGTGCCATGAAGGAAGCTCCTTTAGCGAAAAGGAAGGGTCGGTAGCTCTTACGAGTTACCTAGGTCAGAGGGGAATGTAGAGGGTCGAGAAGGCAGTCCAGTAGATGTACCGAACGAAGTAGCTTTCTCCCGCGGCAGGTTTCTTGCCAGGTGCCAGCCATTCGATGCCGGTCAGTCCAGTCTCACGTTCGTAGACTGTGTCGTAGTCGACGCCTTTGACGTACTCCGCCGCGTCACGATGATCAGAAGCCGTCCCATAGACAATTGGCTCCGAAGCTCGTGCGATCCCCGTCGGTTGCTCTGCCGAGACGCAGAGGATGTTGGAAATGTGAGTCTGAGTCAGGATGTCGAGCTGAGGTTGGCGTTCTGGAGAAGTAGCTCCACGTACCACCGTTTCCCAACCCTGGTCCTGCGGAGTAAACGTCCGCAACCGGATCTCATCGATCGAACCTACCGTCTGCACGTGGTTCTGTTCCATGAAGGTGCGGAAACGGATGCTGCGCACGTGCACGTCCTTGGTCTTCGGCAAGTGCACATCTTCCAGTTGCTCCTCAAAGAACAGCTCGAAGGGACCCAGAATCTTGAACTCCGAGATCGCTCCCATGAGAGCGGACTCAAAACGGTACAGGATCTCGTCCGCTTCAGAAGCGTTGCGGCTCAGCACGTCGAACTGCCAGAGACAGTTCATGTACTGGGCGTACAACTTCGACCAGCTCCCGTCCTCATTGCGCCAGGTAGAGTCCGGTCGGAGGCGGGCTTTATACCGTTCGATGTCTGCTTTGCCGGGTAGGCGATGCTTGAGCGTCCAGACAATCTTTGGCAGGTCCCGCGTCTCACCATTCTCGGAGTCAAAGACGTTGCTGTAACTCACATGGCGCAGATCCGGATGATTGCGCACCAGCTCCCCCACGATCTGGGGAAAGGTCTGCTGGTCGATGTACTTGAGTAGCCGCACGACTCGGAAATCTGGATCTAGCGCGCTCATCCAGTTACTCCTAAAGCAATGGTAGCTTTCACTACGCGGACTTCTCCGTACGGGATAAACTCGACGTCTGCGATCAAGGACTGGTTCTGCTGACGCAGCGACCAGTTGTGCACGACACCCCCGCGCGCTCTAGCCAGCGGGTTAGCCAGTTGGGCTTCAATCTCCGTCAAACTCACGAGGTTCTGGCCCAGGTGTGGTTCCAGCACTTCGTACAGGATGCGCGCTACTTCTTGCAGCGAGCGGTAGACCGAGATCGGCCATTCCGTGTCGCCCGTAACGCCATACCACAAGGCTTCTCCCTTGGAGATACTTTGGTACGCGCAGAGGTGACCGGCGCTCGTCACCGCGTGCAGCTCGTCCTGGGTCAACCTGGGGTAACTGCGACCTTGCGGCAATGGGGCCAGGGTGATCCCATGGAGGCGCGAAGCGATCAGCGCCGCCGCCATCGGAGCCCCGTCATCCGTCCGCTCGTAAGCGGTACCGGTGTCGTAACGTACCTTGAACGCCACCGAGACCAGGTTCTCTTCGGTATGGGTTACGCCGGAGAGCGCGGCACCGGTGGTGGTAGCCTGTGCTACCAGGAGGGTCGGATAACCCCCCGCAGCCAGGATGTCTAACACGCCGGTATCACGGACGTCTTCCGTAGTAAACCCTACGGGACAGACCACATCGATACCGGTCAGGTCGTACGTCTCTAGCCAATCGGCAAAGAGTGCTGGAGTAAGAGAGCCATTGGTTCCTCCTGCCAGGGTGTAGGTAGCTTCCGGCAGCGTCAGCGCGGTGGTGCTCAGCGGTCCGGAGAAGTAAAGCGGCTGCCATTCCCGGTCCATGTCCCGGCTAAGCAGTTCCCACAAGTGGGCGTCGCTGTCCGGCTCGTAGACTCTGACGCGTCCCGTACCAGGTGCAGGCTCAACGGTGACTACGCCGTCCTCGACCGTAACGACCGTGCCGTTATAACGGGCACCCGGATGCTTTGCGGTAAAGGTCCAACCGGAGCTGGTAACGCTGGCAATCTCCCCGCCGATCCGGAGGGTGTGGATGCGCACCCCGACTCCCTGGGCGGCGAGCACCCCTTTCAAGAGCGACGTCGTTCCCGGAACACCAGGGTACCGGAAGATCAGATCCGGAGCCACGCTGGGATCCGTGTCTTCGTACCGATCCCAGTCGCCGTTGCGGGTCCAGGTCAGGGCCGTACCGTTGACGGAAAACTCAAATAAGGACTTCGGGATGTACGCCCCGTCGCTGTCTAGCCCGAGCGGTGCGACCTCTTCACCCCAGGGAGTGGCGGGTAGGGTATAACCTGTGGCGCCGGTAGCCAGGGTGGTCGCGGTGTAAAGGTAACCACCGTAGACCGAGAAGGCATGCTCGAGATCGCGCAGCTCTAGGATCTCCCCTTCGGGACCATCCAAGGCGTCACCGACCAGAAGAAAGTCGATGCTGATCATGCGCTTCTCTTAGAGCCGAGCTGGCTCAATAGGGGCTTTGAGAATGGAGCGCTCGTAAACGTTGAGCTGCTCCGTCAGGTAGGTCGTGTACGAAATGTAGTAGATCACTTCTCGAATGAAGAACGGATCCACCACGCCTACCTGGACACCCTGGATGACGTTGACGGGACGTCCGCCGCGCGGAACGTTCTCCCACTCCACATCCCAGTCCACAAAGAAGAAGCGATCCCCGGAGACCGGGACATCTTTTGCCCGGCTGATCACCACCGGAATGTTCTCGGCACTGATGCCCATGCGGGAGGCTACCGGGTCTACCTGAGCGGGACGCCGGAGGCTGTTGGCCCACTGGACCAGCCAGGGTTCCAGTACCGTCTTGTAGCCCGTGCCGTAGCACGTCAGGCAATCAGGACGACTGGTTACGGTTTCCGCGCGCGTACACGTTCGACACGGAAACCGGCGATCGGTGCGTGTGTAGAGCGCCCACACCCCCACCTCGTGTAAGGCGGAGTTAAACTCCTCGCGGGTGCGTGCAGTCTCGTTCACAGCAATACCTTTAGCTGAGGGTGAGTTCGAGCGTCACAGTCCAGGTGGAACCAGGCGTAAGACTCTTGTCTCCCCAACCTGCGGCGTTGACCTTACGGTTGAAGACCACCCCGTCGGTGTTGTTCTTCAGCGCCAGCTCTTTCCAGTTCCACTCCGCTTGACCCGAGGTAAAGGAAGCGATGTACGTGATCTTGTTTCCGGAGACTACCGGAGCCCCGGTCACGGTGTTAAATAGCTTGTTGGTGGCGGCCTGGAGATCCGTCTGGGCAGCGCTCTCAGCCGTGCTGGAGTCTCCGACGCCGATCTTGGCGGTGCCATCGAAGGCGGTCGCGGTCTGTCCAGCAAACCGCTTCCAGATACACGTAACCCCTGCGGTCAAGAGGAGGTTTCCATCCTCTTCGATGCGCTCCATCAAAACGCCGTGCTCATCGAACTTCTCGATGATCCACTTGGGGTAGTACCCCAACTTTTCCACCACTGTCGGTGGAGCGACCTGTAAAGAGATCGCCTCTGAGACAACCGCGTGTTCCATAGGTCTCAAATCAAAAAAGGCGCAGAGATACGTTTCTGCGAAGAACAAAAGGAGGCTTCGAAAGAAGGTTACCCGTTTGCGTACGGCGCTTCTAAGTTGGTATGACGCGTCATACGCGTTACCCGTGTAACAGCTAGCGCCACGGTCGATTGACCTGCGGCGGTAGACTGGTCACCGTGGAAGAACCGGTAGCGGAAACCTTGGTCAAGACCAGCTCAACCGTGTCGTCGCCCGCAACTGTCAGCTCGTAGACCGATAGCGGTTCGTAATAGATGTTGCTGCGGACCAGGACCAGGTACTCTCCGGAGTTCAGGTTAACCGCCAGTTGACCTTCCGAGTTGGTGGGCAACGGTCCCACAATCACGGTCGTCCCATCGGAGTTCTTGACCGTGATCGGAATGTTGGGCACCACCGCACTCAGGTTATCCAGGAGTTGGAACGTGATGGCGTGGTCCCCATTGCCTAGACTGGCTCCCCAGGTGCCGGTACCATGTTCTTCTTCCAGAAGCGCGTTGACTGCTTCTGGAATCGCAAGGCCGAGGGTTTCCGCGTCGTCCGGATCGAACGCCACCACTTGCAGGGAGTCCCCCGGACACTCCGCCGTGTTGTCGCTTTTGTAGCGCGTCTCGTACAGGGCGCCTGCCGTCAGGATCTCCGTATCTACAATCGCGTAGTAGGTCCCGCGTCCCATATAGACCAGCGTACCGATGCCATCTTCCGTGTACCCACTAGAGGTACTCCGCACCGGTTGCCCGCCTTCTTCTCCCTCTGCCGTGGTAACCCCGTCCGTTTCCCTCAAGTCGAAGAAAACGCGACGCTTGGCAGCATCCGTTTGACCGGCCTTAATCAATCGAGCCATTACTTATTTCTCCGGCGCAGGATTACGTGTTGGAAGAAGAAGGCACCGCTTTGGGCTAGATGGCGCGTTTTCGCCAGGAAGGCTTGCACGAGTGAAGAGGTGCGCACTGTCTTAGCTACTGACTTCAGTTGGACTGCCGTCAGGGTGACAGACTGTGAGCAAGACTTACCGATGTGGCGCAGCAGGTTACCCAACGGAGCCGCGCTGCTCGACAGGATCGAGTAACCCCGTCGGACCAGATTGGTTGACTGCGTTACCGCCGTCTGGACGGTTCGAGCGTTACTTCGGGTAACCGTAGGGGTACTGCTTTGCGTGCGGGTCACCGACTTATTCATGGCCCGGTTGGCGGTAGCGGTTTTTCCCTGGAGAGCAAGCCACGTTTTATTTGCCAGTCGACTGAGGGTGCTCTGAACGCTTTGGCTACCGCTTAAGATTCTCCCTGATTGTCGGAGAAGCGTGGACCCGCTTGAAGCTGTGACACTTACTGCGCGCGCAAGTTGGCGCACACGGCTTACACTCAACGTGGTGTTCGTGTACAAGGTACGTGCCACGCTCCGCGTCCAGGAAACTACCGGAGCACTGACCGCCGTGAGTACCCGTGCTAGGGTTGGCAGCATGGTACTCAGCGGAGTACTGCTGGTGGTCTGCATCCAGACCAGTTGCCGGGTTACCGTCGCGAGCGGAGCAGCTACTGCAGTCAAGGTACGCGTGATCGCGCGACTTACCGTGCTACTGACAGGTGTCGTGCTTTGTACGACACGCATAATACTTCGCTGTAACGTGTTAAGCGTGGTAAGCGTCACCGACAACGTGTACAGAATCACCCCCTGATTGGAGAGTTCAACCAGGATGGTTTGTGCGGCTGAGAGAATTTTGGCGTGAAAACGCGTCAAGGAAGTGACGGTGTTTTGGCTCGCGGTGCGTAGCCAGTTCACGCCGCGGCTTACGATACTGCTGGAGCTTTGCAGCGCAGTACGCGCCAAACCTGCTTGACGCTGGGAAGTAGCTACTTCCGAGGCACTCGCTGCTTGGTACTGGCTTACGTGCTTTGCGCTTGTAACTACCCCAGTTTGCGCAGCGTTGCGTGTGACTTGGATGTGGCGAGAAGCCGTGGCACTGTTGCCTTGCGTCGCCGAACGCAGCCAGTTCAGCACGCGGCTCAGCAGCACACTCTGACTCTGCATGGCGGTACGCAACCAGCCAATACTGCGTGCGGTAGTAGCAACCGACGTGCTGCTGGTAGACTTTGCCGTCTGCATCTGGCGAGGTAGTGTAGCCGTCTCACCTTGGGAGGCCGTCTTGGTGACTGCTACTGAGCGCTGCGCTCCGGAACTACTGGCCTGGGTACCAGTAAGCGTACGCTGGACCCACCTTGCCACTGTCCCTGCGCCAGTAACCGTGAGGTTAAGAATTACATTTAGCACATTCTGGAAAGTGAGGGTGGGCGTGGCTTGCTGAGCAGCAGACTGCGTCACCTGGGCGCCTTTAAGGGTGCTCGGACTCACGACTAGCGCAGAGCTGCTACTGTGCGCGGTCTGCCGCTGGGTCCCGGCTGTTTGCGCCTGACTGGAACTTCGTGTTACGGCTGCCTGTCGAGAGACAGTGGCCGTCTCCGACTGGCTACCAGTTAAGATTCGGTAAACTCCTCGGAGTACCGAACCTACCTGGCTCACCGTAGCAGTCAGTGCCTGGTAATACAGGGTGCTGGTAACCACCTCTGTCCACAGCAGACTCATGCGCTTAACGAGACTGTAAAGATCCCACCGGGTTTCCGGAGCGTAAAGCTGGTAGACTTCTGCCGCACTTAGTTCCCGGCTATACATCCGGGCATCCAGGCCTAAGCACCCCGTCAAAGATCGCTGCTGCCCAGCGGACCCATAGATGCCGCCGAGTGAAATCGGGTTGCTCGGCGTAACCGTCAGCAGGGTGCCGTAGGTGCCGGTCACAGTGCTGCGGAGCACTCCGTTAAGGTAGATCCGCAAGCGATCCTGCACCGCACTGTACGTTACTACCACATGGTACCAGACGTTCAGGGTGGAGAACGCGCTGGTGAGGGTGGTGTTGACCGTGGCGCTGCCGGTGTTACCCGCAACGCTATCGCGCACGACCACCAGGAGGTTGCTTGTGTTACTGATGTGGAAGATGCCAAAACGGGTGTAGTCGGTGGAGCCAGTGCTCTCAAACCAGAGGGGCGGGTAAGAGGCCACGTCTGTCGGGTTAGCCGTCGGCTTGTACCACACCGCCACCGTGACCTCGTCCAACCCTCCCACCGTGGCGGTGTTGGGGAGGGCCAGGTACTTGGTGTTACTGGCCCCTTCCCCGTTGAATTTCAGCACGTAACCTAGCTCCGGATCAGGCTGCCACACCGGGGTATTGGTAAACGGCGCAGTCTGGTTCCGGGCTAGATCGATTACGTTGTTACAACCCCGAGCCTGTAAAAGCGCCCAGCAACCCACCAAACCCGCACGCTGCCGGGAATAGGGATTGAGGCGGTACGGCGTCGAGGGGACCCCGGCCAGCGCCCGCTGCGGACGTCGGCCTGTGCGGTGAGTTTCCGGCTGGGGGAACAGCGGGAACTTGCGATGGAGCTGACTGCGGTAGAGATCCCACCGGGTTTCGGGGGCGTAAAGCTGGTAGATTTCCTGATCGGAAAGGGCCCTGCCGTAGATCCGCAGGTCCGATTGGCGTCCTTTGAAGGCGGCGAGTCCGGACTCATACCCAAGGCGAATGGGCTTCGTGCCGTTGATGGCTCCGAGGGCCGCGATACTCGCCGTGGTGGTCTGGGGCACTCCGTCCAGATAAAGTTTGACGATCTGGCTCTTGCGGTCTACGACTCCCGCCACATGCACCCAGCGGGCCGTGGGGAAAGTCGCGTTAGCCAGCGCAGTCGGGTAAGGTCCGGCGTGAGTAGCCGCCACCCCGAAGAGCAGTTTGTTAGGGTGCGTAGCGTCCGTCTGGGGGTAGAGGGCCAAGATCCAGCCGGTGTAGTTGGCGGAATCTCGCATCGTCGCTACACAGACATACGACGAGGTGGCGAGGATCCCTGATTCCAGGTAGACCCAAAGGCTAACAGTATAACTGCCTGCCCCGATATCGAGGCTGGCGTTAATACGAGGCACTTCTACATAAGTGTTGTTGATGTAAGGAAACCGCCAGGCCCACCCCCGTTCCGCGTCCAGGTCCAATGTGATCTGGACGTCATTCGGACTACCGTGGTTGTAGCTGATCCGGTCCTGGTAGGTACGGGTTCCCCGCATCGCCAGCTCTGGCCACCAACCCAGCAAACCCTGCGCCTGGGGAGACGCAGGGTTGATGATAAAGGACGCACCAGGAGTCCAGACGGGCTTGGGATGACGCGGCATGCAGTCCTAGCTGATCACTTCATAGGTGGTCCACAACCGGATCTCGGAGGCGGTCGTAGACGGGAACGCAACGCCGGTCCCGTTCAAGGCAATGAACTTGGTCTTGAAGGGATGAAGGAGGATGAGCGGGGAGCGCACTCGCTGCGCACTGGTGGAAGCTTTCACCGGAATGTTGCACACCCAGGTGTGGGCACCCGGATCCACAGTGGTAGAACCATCCTCGTAGTTGATTCCATTGGGGGACGTCAGCATGTAGATCCCCACATAACCTCCCGTGGAAGGGGCAGAACCAAAGGTCACCACCAGTTCCAGCCAGCCGTACTCATCCAGGTTGGATGAGTTGTTAATCTCTGCGCCTGCGTTGGTCCGGCTCCCGTTGGCTAGTCCGTACAGGTTGCCAGAGCCGTCGTTGGCGCTGGAGATGACGATGCCACGATCTGCGGCAACTGACCACTTTGCACTGGCCATTAGTTTTCTCCGGTACGTACCGAGACAAGCGCTTGGCTTACGTCATCGGTAGTAATTGTTTGGCCCAAAAGCTGTTCGGCCCGAGAAGTAACGCTTTCTCCTAGAGCGGACAGTTCCGCCGCTTGCTCTGCAGTCAGCAGCCCGGCTTGCTGGAACGCGCCCATCAACTGGACGGATTGAGCGTTACTCAGATCCAAGGCCATCAGACGCGAAGCGCAGGCATCCACCACGAACTCGATGGCAGCCAGAATCATGTCCGGAACGCCTTCGGTGCGCTGCGCCATGCGAAGTGCAAACCAGACGCCGTTCCCCATCATCCAGGCTTGAATCTCATCGACAGGTACCAACCGGGTCGATTCAATATCGCGGCTGTTTAGGAGATCCGCCAGGGCGTTGTCCGCTCCCAGAGCTACCAGAGAAGCGTACGCCGGAAGTGTCAGCTCAGCACTAAGCAGCGTGAGCTTTTCAGGGGACAGTGACATGGTTACTTCCTAAAGAAGGATCCGGTAGGCTGTCCCGGATCCGAGTCTTTACGTGAGCTGTACTTTCCAGGTGAACTGGATCGAGTCACCAGAAGCCAGGTTTACGATGGGGAAAGTAGCGCTGGTAAACATGTTGCCTGCGCTGCTTGCATCGAAAAGACCCGCTTCGTCGACAGCGCGCGTGGCTGTCGCTGTAATGGTGCCGACCACCTGGTACGCGTCACCGGTGTTGGTAACCGTAGCGACCGATTCAGTGCCGGAAGTGCGGGTTTCCACTTGAGTAGAAAGCGCAGTATCCGCAACCACCGCAGTGCGAGCAGCCCCTGTTGCACCGACGCCCATGGCGACGAACTTGGGAGACGCAGTGTAGGTGGCGGGGGTCGTACGGATTCGGTCAGCAATAATTGCCTTACCGATATTCGTAACAACCGTAGCAGTTCCGAAAGGCATGGGAATACCTCAGACGTGAGGAAGGGCAGAGAGAAGGGATGCGGACGTACCGCAGAAGGGAAGTGGGATGGGGCACCTACGAAAAGGTGCCCCAGAAGGCTAGGCTACGCGCACCAACTCTTCGTTGGTCAGCGTGCGCACGGAAGTGTCCGGGAACGTAACTTCAAACCACGTTCCTTCTTCGTTGGCGATAGCCGTAACGACCCCGATGGGGGTTCCCGCAGGAAGCGCGTCCTTGCGCAGGATCGATCCAGCAGCGTGGAGAGCCCCGTGCTCGTGACTCCACGCTACCTCGTTGCCGACAGAAAACTTAGGTGTCATGTCAGGTCTTCCAGAAAGTCGTTCGAAGTTTTAGCTTGAAGAGCACCCACCGCAAGCCCCGTACTAACGGGTTTTGATGGTAGTAGGCTAGCTGCCCTAGCGGGATCGCCCGTCCTTTCGGACAGACAGTATCCAGGTGGTCGGACGGATTTCCACATGTGCAGCGGATAATCGTGCCTTCCAGAGAAGCTTGGCGTACAGGGGTGGATACTCGAATGGTAGGTTTCATAGATAACCAAGGTAACAAGCAACAACCCATGTTACCCGTGTACCCGACCTAGAGGGTTTTACGTCCCGTGTAGCTCTGGTCCAGGACCGCCAGTTCCGGTCTCCAGAGCATGCTCTTTTGCACCGTGCGAGAAAGTACCGCCGCGCGCAGCATGTTCGCAGCAATCTCATCACGCTCGGCCTTCAGCTCTTTGAGCTTGGCACGAATCTCCGGCAGGATGTCGGTCGAGAGTTCGTCTTCCCAGACCCCTAGCGTACGCTTACGACCGGCCCGCTCCAGCAGGTCGAAGTAGTGACCTTCCAATACCGAAACCGCCGCGGCATGCTCGCACCAGGTCACCATCCCGTACGTCACATCTCGGGGGGTATAGTTGAGCACTTGGCTAAAGGTCAGAGTATGAGCTTGCCGGGTGGGTTCCTGGGAAAGGAGGATCCGGTGCACTTCTAGGGAAGCTCGCCAAAGCTGGTAAAGCAGCTCATCGGTAGAGACCGAGTCGCAGCACTCTCCGTGCAAGCTCCGGACCTGCGTGGTACCGCCGTAGAGAGGGGTGTAGGTTCCACTGAAGTACTGGAGCACGTCCGCCCGCAGCGTGTCGCCGCTTTCCGAGGTCAGGCCCTTCTTGACCACGATGGTGTAGCGGGTGTTTGGCAGGATGTCGTCGGCAGGCGTAAAGACCACGATCCCGTCGTCGGCAACCAGCGAACCGGAAACCAGGGAGGCGCCGGTAACACCGAGCTGCCCATCGATCGATTCTTGCCAGACCTGGAACACGTCGCTGGAAAGCCCGCCTCCGGATACCGGTTGAGAGAAGACCGCCCGGATCGTAGGCCAGCTTCCTAGGTGGTAAGCGCCATCACCCGGCTGAAGATCCAGCAAGGTAAAGTGGTCTTCCGGTTCCCAGCTCGCGCTGGTATTGGGCGCCGCGCGCGCCGTGGTGCCCAACCAGAAGGCCCACGCGTCCGTCCATTCTCCCGTCACCTCGGAAGTTATGGCCCGTACTCGCCAGTAGTACGTTCTTTCTTCATCCAGGCTGACCCCGATCTCCAGTTCCTGGGTTCCTGAGGCTCCGGAAGCCGCAACGGTGTAGCTGCTCTCCCAGGTCAGGTCCGAACCGAAGGTCCAGGTGTTGTCGAGTTGGATCTCATAGGTGACGGTACCCGAAGCGACGGTCACCCCTTCCCAGGTAAGGGTGGGCGCGCTGCTGTACGCCGTGGAGTCACCTGGAGAAGACAGCTCCGGAACTCCCAGTGGAGACGCGTCTACCTGGAAGCTCCAGATCCGGTCGCCTGCCATCGCGCGCCCTTGCGCGTTCTTCAGGCTCTTGCGGATGGTGACCTGGTAGAAGGCTCCGGCACTGAGATCCTCGGAGGGTTGGAACGTCAGGAGGCGGTTGTCGGCGTCGTACGAAACGTACTCCACCTCGACCACATCATCGGTGTCCATGCGCACCAGGATGACGTACGTATTGAGCCCCTCATCCGTCGAGACAAGGTCTGAGTCCAGGGCGGTGTTAAAACGCACCTTGAACTGCGGCAGCACCGACACCGAGGCCGCACCCAGGCGAGGTTCGAAGTTAACGACAGAGAGCCACGTCGGCAAAGAGGGAGGCATACGAACGATCCTTCCTGGTTAGTACCCGGAGAGTCCAGAGAGTCCGGAGAGACCAGGGAGCGGTCCTCGGGAGAGAAGCGGTACGGTGCGAATGACCCGGTACTCCAAGCTGCTGGGGTTGGTCCACCCCTGTGCGTTGGTAAACCCAAGGGTTTTCAGTCCCGGAGTAATCGGCGTGTACGTAAAGGTAAAGCTCGTCCCGGACGGTGGGGTAACTGTGAGCGGACCGGCTCCGGAAGCTCCCAGGCTGACGGTGAACGTACCACCCCCTCCGAAGTCGGAGAGGGTGATCGTTTCCGTGCCATCAAACTCCGCACCACCCGTTTTGGTCACGGTGAAGTTGGTGGAAGTTTCGTCCTGGTTACCCGTGCCTGGCCCACCCACAGTGTAGCCTTCCTGGGGGACGTAGCTCACCTGCATGTAGCCTTGCTGGACATAGTAGGGCATTAGCTTACTCCGACTACGGTGTAGTAAGCCGCTCCTGGTGCTCCGGTATCCGTGTAGGTCAGGTCGGTCAGCTCACTGGCAATGACGGTGTAGGGCCCCTGGGGATCGGTCGCCCGCAGGACGTTGTAAGAGGTCGCATCGTCTGCCGCTTCCCACGTCAGGAGCGGGTCTCCGCCATTCTCATCCAGTGTGATGCTGAGTGCATTGACGGTGGTGCCGCCTGCGAAAGTACCCGTGTACTCGGTGCCGTCGGCCCCGTAAGCCACTCCTTCTTCTACCTGGTCTGCATCCGGAAGCACAAGCGTTCCGGTGAGACCATTGAAGCTTGTACCTGCCCGTACATCATCGACGCTAGGGTAGTCAGTACTTTCAGTCTCTGCGTACAAGGAGTCGTAGAGTGCGCGTGCGATATTAGAGCCTACTGTATGCTCGAAGGTCGGCGTCGCATGCACCCCGTCATACATCGAAGCCGGGTTGTCGATGGTGCAACGGTAACTGGTCCGGTCTCCCTGAAGAATCGTGGTCCCATTGCAGATCCCATCCAGCGCCGCCCCCATCAGGAGGAGGTCCGCGATGTTATTGCGCCGGGTCAACGTACCGTTCGGGTTTTGGGAAAAAGGCCAGTCGATGTGCACGCGCTCGACGCCTTCGGCTAGCAGCTCCTCGGCAATTGCCAAGACGTGCTCTGCGGTTCCTTCCGCAACCAGTTCCGCCGAGACGGAGTCACTGGTGTTGTTGGTCCCCAGGCGGATGCTGACGTCCGTAACACCCGCTGCCTGGAACGCGGCAATGGCGTTGTTCAGGTAGGTGTTGTCCGGCAGCCACTGCGCGGAGTTGGAGCCGCCGATGGCCCGATTGACCAGGGTTACCGTGCGCTGCGTCAGCTCGCCTAGACGAAGTGCCGCCCAATAAGGACCGCCTACTGATCCGGCTTCACCGGTCGCCGCACTGGTGCTGTCCCCCACCACTCCCCAGATTAACGGAGCATTGTGGAGCGTTGCGCCGCGTACATCGCTAGTAACCGTTGTGTCTTCGTCATCCGTGTAAACGACCTTGAACCAGCGCGGTTCGTGGTCCGGAGGCGTGTACTCACAAGTTAGCCCGGTCTCACCAGAGAGCAGTGTGCCGACACCTGGAGTGAAGAGTGGGTCCGTCGAAACATACCACTGCTGAGTATACGGCTCAACGCCTCCGGTAGGGGCGGTGGCCTCCATTGCGATGGCAGGGTAGCGACTGGTACACGTCAGGGTTCCAGCGGCCAGCGGAGTTTCCGGGTTCTCCTCCGTCGAGTTATTGGTCACCGACTGGGCGGAGAACGAAGACATGGAGTTGGGTGAAGTCGCACTGTCTGTCACGTTACCTGGGGTGTAGGACAGCAGTACCGCTTCTCCGGAGTAGATCACCGAAGCGACCGTCAAGGTCAGCGTGTTGCTCGTGGTCCGTGCCGCCGAGCTAATCGTGCGTGGTTCTCCGGCTACTGTGAGGGAGAACCCGGTGATCCCGGTCTCCGGCAAGATGGGCGCGCTTTCCCCTTCCGTCAGGGTAACGACGACCGTCGTGCCTGCCGAGGGTACAGCAGCACTGGCAAACGCCGGGGCCGTCGTATCAGGAGTAACCTCTCCTACAGAGACGATCTCCCAGTCATCGATCTGCAGTCCCGTGGAGTCCGAGGACGCGGCCAGGTTCCAGATACCTGCCTTACTGCTACCGCTCGTGTTGCGCGGCAACACGGAGTCAGTGAGTTGACAAACCTGGATCCAAGTACCTGATCCGGAGACGCGGTAGAACAGCGTAAGCGTGCTCGCCCGTACCTCCAACTTACACTCGTAGGTATTACCTGCCGAGATAGTGACTGCCCCGGAAGCGCCGCCACCCTGAATAGAGAGGCCTGCAACCCGGTGAATGTAGCCACTATTACCACTGTAGTTGGTTAAGGCAGCGCGGTACCAGTCTCCGTTACCCGTATGCCAACAGCAAAGCACCCCGGACTCGCTAAAGCTTCCAACCTCGTTAACCCGCACTTTCCAGAACAGGTCGTAGGTGGCGTCCGGTGGCTCTGTGCCCGCAATACAGCGGTTTTCGTTAGCACCAAAGGCTAGTCGCCCTGCCGCAGTGATTGTGGGTGTGGCACCGCCGTTCATACTCCAGGTGATTGGAGTTAAGCCTGCTCCGCTATCACTAGTATGGGAAGTAAGCTCTACCCCCGCAGTGTCCGTGAAGGTATCTAGATAACGAAAAGCCATAGCGCCTCCTTAGGATACGGCTCGGTGCCCCAGTACAGAAAGCTTACCGGTGACGCCGGAGCCGCCTGCTTCAAGACGGAAGATTACGGTCTTACCGGGAGTTGCGTAGAGGGGCTCGTGGAACGGGATAAACCCAGCACCCCCACCAGTGATGTCCATGTCGAACACGGTGCTGCCGTCTACCGTGATCCAGATCCGTCCGCCTGTGGGATCGTTGTCGTAACTCCACGAAACACCGTTCAAAAAGACGTGCGTGGTTCCGGCAACGCCTGTGTAGGTAAGTACCGCATCGGTGTTCGCCGCAGGGGAATGGGTGTTCGCGGTGCTAAGCGTAGGCATGGGTGGTTCCTAACCAGCTAACTGAAATGAAAAGAGGCAGCTACCGCCAGGCCCGGCGCTACGCCAGACGACAGTAACTGCCTCTTGAAACGAAGGTGGGGAGGGTTACCTCCCCACAGACCAAGTTAGACGGAAACCGTCTTGATGGTGTAGACCGGCTCTTCGTTCAGGTCGACGCGGATGTTCTTCGCGATGATGCTGGAGCGACCGGCGTTCAGGAGCGCCAGGCCGTACTTCTCCGCGAAGCGCATCGTGATCAGGTCTCGCATCGGGTCTTCCCACTGCGCGATGTTCATCGGGGAGCGCTCGAGCACCAGGATGCTGGAGTTGCGGTCCACCATGGTCACGCTGGTGTAGTTACCGGCACCAGGGCCCGTTACACCGGCAGAGAGGGTCTTGTCCAGTTCCATCGTCTGGAACGGGGAGACCACCACGTTGAAGCCCATCGGCACGTTGGCCGGGGTCTGGTTCAGGTCGCTCGGCACGGGGCCGAGGTTCGCACCGACGCCGCCGCGGTGGAGGAGCTGGAAGCGAAGGATCGGGTCACGCTGCCACAGGGACCACGCCATCGGGTGGGTGATCAGGTCCGTGGGGTTGTACTCGTTATTGACCATCGCCGCCTGCATGTCCATCAGGTCCATGTAGGAGAAGGTACCGTTCTTGGTGGTACCGTCGGCGCCCTTACCACTGGTGTGGTAGGAAGTGTCGGTATCCTCGTTGTCGAAAGCTACGACGGAGCGCGCTTCGTACTCAGCGAAGATCTTCTCTTCCTTGAGGCGCTTCATGGCGTTGCCAGCGGCCTCGATGTGCATCGCGAGGATGTCCCACTGGGACTCGTCGATGACTTCCTGGGAAATGGTGATCTTCAGACCGTACCGCTTGGTGCGGATCTCGGTCGCGTTCGAAGCGAACGCCAGGTCCTGTTCCGGGTACTCTTGTCCGTCGGCCACTTCGAAGGCGCGGATGACGCCGAACGAAGGGAAGGACATGATCTTCGCGCCGTCCACCTGGACCGTGCGCGCCAGGAGGGACTGACCGAGGAACAGCGGCTCCTGCGGGCGCTGCATCACGGACTGAACCACCTTGGGGAAGAGGAGCTTGAAGTCAGCGGCGAACACCGCTTCCGACATGTCGACCTTGGGGACACGGCGATGGGTGCCGGGGCTCATGAGCTGCTCAAGCAGCTTCTGGGTCTGCTTGTACTGCTCGTACTGGTCCGCTTCGCTGAGCGACTCGGTCGGAGCGCCGTAGGCCAGCTTCAGTTCTTCGCGGAGGGACTTCGCCGCGAGTTCCTTAATCGTCATTGGGAGGATCTCCTAAAAATGGAGTTGGTAGAGAGTTGAGAGCGGGGTGAGTGGGGCGGGGAGGAGGCTGGGCCTCACTCTCCCCGCTCCGCTCTCCACAGTGCGGCGGACGCCGCGGTTAGAGGATCGCGACCCGAAGCTCGCCGTAGACGCCAACGACGTCGAGGTGCGGCTGGATGCCGGTGATGCCGGAAGGACCGGAACCGTCGGTCAGACCGAAGATGCCCTGCGCGTCCCAGGTGATTCCGTTGCGGAAGTCGCCTTCGTAGGAGTAGGTCACCTTGGCGCTATCCACGTCCAGGTTGCCGGTGAACTCGATCGCACCCGTGAGGATGTCGATGCTGTACTCGGTACCACGGATCACGTCGCCGAAGAACGCCTCGTCCATCGGGGTGAGGACTTCGTCCGTCAGTGCGGTCTCAGTGCCGTCGGTCTCGTAGCGAGTACCGGTCACCTTGACAGTCACGGTCTTGAACGGGATCACAGGAGCGTAAGCCAGCGTACCGGCGTTGTCGGTTACCGTGACCGCTTCATCCGTCACTGCCGTCGAGGCCATGCGGTTGAGGATCAGCGGGAACTCCCACGCGCCGTAGTTGGTCTGCACCCACTTGAACCAACCGGTCTGTTCGTGCGTGCTGCCGTTGATGCCCCCGGCAGTGCCGACCGGTTCGATCCCCATGATCTGACCGATGCGCTGCTGGTCGGAAGCACCGTACTCGAACACGACGCCCTTGACGGCGGTGGCGAAGGTGGCCTTCCACTTACCGGACGCTTCCACGTAGGAAAGGGTCGGTTCGGTACCCGTGTAAACGGCGCCGGAGGCGTCGTACGCGTACAGAACGGTCGGCAGGAACGCCGGGAACTTCGCGTCCAGGAGGACCTGAGCGGAGGCGGTACCGGCCACGGTCTTGATGACGTGGCGACCGATGTAGCGCACCATTTTACCGGTGTGCACGGCGTTGGCAGCCTGCTTGTCCTTCGAACCGTAGTACGGCATCACGTACTCACCCACGACCAGGCGGCTTCCACCGTTGGTGCTCAGGTTGTACGACTCGTTGGCCGAGGTGTACGGCATCGAGATGGTCTCGTGGCGCACGCCGAGCGGCGCGTCAGCCGGAAGACCGCGGAAACCTTTGAAAAGGTGGTAAGGCGCATACCCGAACGGGGTGGAGCTGTACTTGGCGAACGTAGGAGCGTTCAGCGGATCGACCCCGTTGGCCATGGTCAGGATCGACTTGCGATCCTTGTCCGTCAGGTCACGCGGGCGCAGACCGACGATGCGGCCATGCGGGATCACGATGTAGTCCCGGTTCAGGTAGTTGTTGTTGGCATCCTGGCCGAGGGTCGGGAGGCTGGTGTCCAGATCGAGTTCGATCGGGGTGTAGGCAACCTGGCCCAGGCGGTGACCAGCACTGAAGCGCTGGCTGTTGGGGCCATTGATACCCAGGTAAAGGGCGTCGTTCATGTCTCTGCTTCTCCTAAGAGGATCAGGTTAAGGGAGTGGGACCGTAATAGGTCCCAGTTTCGAGGCTAGAGCAGGCCCGCGGCGTCGAAAGCCTTGGAGCCTTGGTTGTCCTTGAACAGCTCGTCTAGCGCACTGGAGGTGTCGATGATGAACACTTCGTCAGTGTCTTCGCTCTCTTCGATCTCGGACTGGAGCTTGCTCGGGTCCATCGATGAAGGGGTGTCCGTTTCGGTGCCCAGAGTCGGGTCAGAAACAGTAGGAAGCTGATCGGGCGTCGCGATGGGACCGGCAGCAGCTTCTGCGGTCAAGGTCTCCAGGCGATCCTGAAGGACATCCAGCGACTTGGCCATTAGCTCGGTAATCAGAGCTTCGGTGGACTTGTCGCGAGCCTGCGGCTTCTTGAGCGTCTTCATGTAGAGCGCTACGCTGGAAGCTACGGCCTTCTTGACGGAGGTTTCGGCTTCAGCGAGCTTGCGCTCGGTTTCAGACAGAGCGGGAGTCTCGGTCTCCAGGACTTCCGGATCCTTCGGCTTGGCCGTTTCGAGGATCGCGTCCAGCTTGGCAGCGAACTCGACGCGGAGCGCGTCAACTTGAGCTGCTAGCGGATCTTCCTGGGACTCGGTGGACGTTGTAGTTTCGGACGCATCGCCCGATTCCTGGGTGTCTTCGGTTGCTTCCGTTTCGGCTTCTGCCGTTACTTCTTCCGTGGACTCTACAATATCAGTATCACCGGTTTCTTCCGCAGCTTTTGGAGCGAGCATAGAAACTGGTCCGGTGCTGCCGGGCGCGTACTGCACCGCGCTGTAAACGAGCGCATAGTTGTGCTCATCCAGGGCGATCTCAACCGCCTCCAGCTCGCTTTCGAACTGCTCATCCTTGAACTCCACGAGTCCGCCCGCAAACGCTTCGGTCGCATCCTTCTTGGAGAAGTTCGCGGAAACGTGTGCGGCAACTACCCGCAGAATGTCAGTGCGCTCTTCCGCGGTGTGCGGCATCGCTTCGATGTGGGACAGTACCGTAGTCAGTTCGGTGCTGTTCTCCGGCAAAGGGTAGACACCGAGCTGCACCCGGTACGTCTGATCCACAGCCTTTACGGCATAGGTCTTCATGGGCGTCCTTTCAAGAGGGGAGGTTCGTATGACGCGTGATACACGCTAGAACCCGAGGAACTGGAAGTTGCCACACTGGGCGGCAGGAGATTGGCTCGGGAGGAACGCACTCTCCCGAATGAGGCTGCCTGTTACCAGATCGAACAGCCCCTTTTCGTTCCCGACGATTACCCGTGTAACAGCTCCGGCGCCGCACTCTTGCCGTCCGCCCCGGGCCGCTTCGGTCTGGGTGTTGGCGTTGGTCACGCCCGCTTCGTTATCGGAAGGGTTGATGACGAAGGAGACTTCCTTGGCGGTGATCGGACCGATCTTCCAGTACGCCATCTGCTTCTTTTTGCCGACGTCGTACTGCTCGCCGCGAATGTGCTCGCACCATTCCTTGGTAAGCTCAGTCTCGCAGATGGAACAGTGCACGCTTTCCGTGCGGCTTCCCAAGGAGACCGTCAGCCAGCGCCCGGACATCACCGCTTCGATCGCTTCTTGATGAGTGATCGTCGCGATGGCGCGGATGTAGGAGACGTTTCCTTCGGAGATTAGCTGCGGCTTCTTGGCGATACGGCCATAGACGTTGCTGTTGTCCGAAGTGTCATGGTCCTTGATCACCGGGATCGGGTAGGGACGAACAAAAGAACCCAGCCCCTTGCGCAGAGATTCCGCGGCGTAGAACGTTTTGTTCTGGGTGATCTTGTCGGCGGTGATCACCCGGATCTCTGGAAAGATGACGGAGGGCATTACCTGGTCACTCTCCGAGAGGTACCCTTCCGTCAAACGGCTCGGTAGGTTAAAGGAGCAGATCTCCTCGTTTAACCGTCCCGTATGGCAAGGACCACTAGTCTTCATTGGAGGTTTCTCGTTCCCGAATCAGGGACTTGAGGCGCCGAATCTCTTCGCGGAACTCAGAGTTTTCTTGCGCCAGCTCGCGGCGCTCGCGCACCAGTCGCTCCAGCTCATCGACTCGGTGTCGCAGTTCGGCGTTCTCACGTTGGAGGGAAATATTAAGGGTTCGCAGCTCTTCGTTTTCACGGCGCAGATCCGCAACCCGCGTTTCCATATCGGTAACGCGGCGGCAGAGATTGGTCATCTCTTCTGCGCGTGCTTGAGCGAGGCTTTTCCAGGCGTTCGCCTCTTCGTGTGCCACCGATACGCGGGCTCGTCGGGTTTGGAGCACGAGTGTCGCTACTGCGCAGACGCAGATTACGGCAAAGAAGAGGACTTGAACGACCGTGCCAAGGTTGACCATCCCTAGGGCACCTTGCGGTACCGAAGGGACCATTTGCATAAGGGCAAGCATCCGGGGTCCTTACTACTTGGGGCGGACCTTAGGTGCACTACGCGCACCATGCTGATTAGAAGGTTTGTTCCGGCTAGCTACTTGCTTAGCTGGACCGGTAGCGGAAGCGGTTCCCCGTGCGGCAGCAATTGAAGCCTGCCCTTCCGCGCGTGCCTCTTCAGCAGGAATCGTAACCAGGTAAACGTAGGTGTCTTCCTGTTCGCTATCCGCAAAAGGACGCTCACCCATGCGGCGTAGCGCACGAGTCCGGGTAGTTAGCCCGTTGGTGTACTTCTGAACTTCATTGTTCTCGATCTTGATTCGTGTCTCGATCTCGAAGTCATTCCAGGACCAGGTGACTTTGTCCAGCTCCGCGGTGGGATCGTAACCGCCTTCCATCAGGAGTTCAAATAAGATGTACTCCGTCAACTGAGAGGCCAGCACCGACTGGATAAAGTGTGCCTTGTTGTGCATGGTCGCGGTCTGCGCGTCAGCAGAGCCTGCCGTAGAGGTTTCGCCTTCGCCCATGGCGACCTGCGAGACACCCAGGCCTGCGAAGAGGCGCTTCTTCAGGAGGTCCATGTAGCCCTCACCGCGAAGCGCGCGGCTCTCCGCGCCGATCATGCTAATCTTGTGTCCGGGAGGAGTAACTACCATCCCGTCCGGCGCGATGAACGCGTGGCTCCAAGCCGCCGCATCCACGTCGCCCTGCGCTGCCCCGTAACCCGGCGTGCGCTCCGGCACTTCGTGGTGGAGCAACGGGTTCAGGTGCTTGTAAAGCAGCCGAATGACGTACTCTTCGCACTGGCGGTAAGTCTTGACGTCATCCAGCACCGGGCCAAGATGACTGTTACCGAGTGCGTCTCCTGCTTGCACGCTGCGCGTGAAGTGGACGACGTCGTTGGCTTTGAAATAGGAAAGCTTGCCGGTCGGCAGGGTGTACCGGTAACGGATCAACCGTTTTCCGTCGGGAGAGAACTCCGGACAGAGCCGCTTGGGATCTGCACGGAAGTAACCGAGGATCGGGTTCGCGTTGCCAAGTACGCCTTGACTGGGAATACCGGGGATCGGCTGGGAAAGGGAACCACGCTTTTTTACCAGGTAGCAGTTTGCATACTTGGTAACGTCGTCCAGCACCTCGGCGATCAAAATATCCCAAGGCTTACGGGTCATGATACCCATCAACTGGAAACGTCGGCGCAAGTACGCTACCGGCTCGTCGGTTTCGCAGTCGTAACGCCAGCCGCGAATGAAACACAGCTCGACGTACTTGTCTACTCCCTGGCGGAAGTAGGAGTCGACATTCCAGGCTTTGTCGATGTCACGGTACGCCACCTTATTACCGCGGTCACCGTCAAAGCAGTGCATGCGGTTGATCGAAGGAGTTCCCGTCGGGTCGCTGATCACCGTGATTCCGGCCAGCGTCTTGGGCGCCCGGGGTGCTTCTGCACGATCGATCGCAGCGAAGCCGGTTCGTTCCAGCAGCTCGGCAGTGTCAGGCATCAATTAACCTTCAGGACGCCTTAGGGGCGTTAAGCGTAGCGGCTTTCAGAAAGAATACTGATCCGCTCTTTGAGACTGGAAACGTTGACCAGCTCCCCGTGGCGCACTTCCAGATAAGGGCAGCGGTGGTGCTTCATAATCTGGCGGCGACGGGCTTGCGCCGCCTGGAGAGCTTCCCATTCCTCGCGTTCCACATACTCTTCCGCGTCGGGCCAGGTCTCTGCATACTCCGGTCCCAGGATATCGATGGCCAGGGGAACTTCGGGAAGAAACAGGTCGAGTCGTCGCGGGGTGCTGAGTTCCGTACGCCGATCAAATAGCCAGGAAAAGGCAGCGTCCAACACAAACGGTACATCCGGGCGGAACACGTCGCGTACGAAGGTCTCGAGAACAGTTTGGTGCCAGACCGCGATCCTACGACGTGCCCGCTGGCGGACGTGGTAGCGGTACAAACGGCGTACCGGTCCCAACTTAGCCCAGTCCCACCAATAGTCCGGGCTCAAAAGCTGATCCATTAACACCATCGAAGCTGACTTCATAAGGTGGAGTCCCCTTGCAACATGCGGAACTGAAAACCACTCTGTACCGCATCCTGGTACTCCGGGTGATTCACGGCTCGCGTATACAACGCACTGTTCGTACTCGGCAAGGAACGGCGCACAAAGCGGTTCAGGATCTCTTGCGCCCGGTCCAAGCTGCCCACACTATTGAGGATCTGATCGCACATCTGGATGGCTTCTTCCAGGTGCAGGATCCAGCGACCAATCGAGTTGCGCTCTCCCAATACCTGCAGCTCGTCGAGCGCGCCGCGGGTACGGTTCTGCGACTCCCGCAGGATGTCGGAAAGGATCTCGTTGTAGTAATTGGTCACGCTCCAGATGGAGCCGTAAATCGTTTCCGAGAGCGTCCGCGCGGCCCGGCTGCCCACCATCGCCAGCAGGTCGCACTCCGGATGACTGGTCATTACCGGTCCCGTGAGCTTGCTGAGCAGCGGGTCGATTACCGCACTTTGCGCCCGTTCCACCAGGAGAGACAGCGCTTGCAAGAACATCTCGAAGAGCATCTGATCCAGCAGCGTCTGCAAGGCGTCTCGTACCTTCTGGTACTCGAATAGCCGGAGCAGCATCGCGGTGCACAACCACTGCTTGAGCAGGTACAAGGTGCTGCGGATCTCCGTCAACATCGGACGGATCTCGGTCAGGGCGTGCAGGTTAGCTGGAGCAAACAGGCAGCGAAAGACGTCCCCGGAAAGATCGGTAGCAAACGTGCCCAAGGTCTGCGCAAACTTGCTGCGGTAGATGCGACTTTGATCGATCAAGGCGCGATTGATCTGCGCACTGGGATCGCTGGGAGCTTCAGCGCGCTTACGCGCCGCATCCTGAGCAATGTCCTGCTCTACCCCCGCCAGCAGTCCACCTTCCAGCGCCTGCGCAGCACCGATCAGCCCATCCTGGAAAGAGAGCATGCGGCCTGACGTAAGCAGGGGCCAGTGCGGACTGACGCCGCAACCGGACTGCTGGAGGATCCCATCCTCAAACGTCTGACGCAGGCGCTTGCCTTTAGGCGAGCGGTCTTTCAGGTGGTGGATGTAATCGGCGCTGGTGATGACCTGTCCCAGAAGGGGCTGGTCCTGCACCGGTACCGGAACCTCTACCGGTTCGGCGGTTTCCACCACCAACTGGTACAGTTCCTGCATCCGTGCGGCTTCGTCGTACAGCTCTTCGATCAGGTTGGGAAGCGCCGCGGGAGTCTCGCTACCGACCTCCGGAATGTCAGGTCGAACTACCGGTTCCGGAGGGGGAAGCTCGAACTCTTCGTTTGGCTTTTCGACGCGCGGGCGCTTCAGAAGCTGTTCGAAGTTAAAAGACACGCGCTACTCCAACATCAAAGACTGGAACGACGTACCGGAGGCGCCATTCCCAAACGGGAACGACTGAAGCTGTTGTCGGTTCCCAGGTGCTCAAAAAACTGACGGGTGGTTTCGCGTGGGCTCTGTAGTCCGCGCGCGGTTCCGTACTGGGTCACCGCCTTAGCCAGATGACCCGGAACCGCTTGCGGCGCATCCACGACGTGCATCTGCGTGGCTTGCTGGAACCCGTAGGGGTTCTTCACCATGTGATGCATGGCCATCGCAGCCAGGCCCACGGCGTCAATGGCGTGCTCGTTCTCGCTGGAGTAGGTCAGGGTCGTGGCGGTCTGGGTAACCACCTCGTAACCGAGGAGCTGCTCGAAGAACTCTTCGTCTTCTTTCGAGATCTCGATGCGTCCCCGCTCAAACCACATCCGCATGAGGTTAATCATGGCGTGCTTGAACGGTTTGCGGTCCACCGGACCACCGCCCGGCATCGGGGTCTCGATCATGTTGCGGAAGTTGATCCCCACAACTTTGGTATCGAGGCCCGAAGAAGGATCGGCTTGACCCGCCAGTTGGAACTCTTCCACCTGGTACTCGCCGTAACCGCGGTCCACGTAGATCCATTCGGGGCGGAAGATCTCGTTCAGCACCTGCACACGCGCGACCGCTTTATGCAAGGCGAACTGACTCTGAGGGATCTCTTCTCTATAGATTACCCGATAGTTCCCACTTGTTTGCGCTTCCAGCACCGCAATGTTGGGTCCATGCCCGTCGCGGTTCAACTTATCCCAGTCGACCCCGATCGTGCGCGAGGCCGCGCGCTTGGTGCGGTCCTCGTTGGCACACCGTTCGTAGTGCTCTGCGTAGATGATCGAAATCTGACATTTCTCGACCAGGTTCTTCGGGAAGATGCCGAGTCCCAGTTCTGGGAACTCCGCCATCCACTCCTTGGTCCACTCCAGCTCGGTGGTGCACTCGTTTTCACAGTCCTGCTTGTACTTAGGAGTACAGAGCGGATCCGGGTTGCTTTTGAGGTCCTGGTAGATCTCGTGCCAGTAGTTACCCTTGGTCGGATCTTTACGCTTCGGGTCTTTACACAGCTTGTAATAAGTCCCGCGAGTGAACGCGGGAGTGGATGCTACATAGACCAACACCTTACCGGAACGGTAGGCGTCTCCGGAAAGAATAGCTTTGAGCGATTCCCAGTCCGATTCGTTCAGGTACGCAGCTTCGTCGATCAGGACCACGTCGGCTTCCTGACCGCGCGCGCTAAGCGCCCCGCCCTTACTCTTGACCCCGGTGGTAAGACCGGTGACCCGGGAGCCGTTAGAAAACTCAAGTTTCTGCTTAGGGCTCTGGGAGTCGACGACCTTGTACGGGGCGATCCAGTCGTTGGCTTCGATGAAGTCACGAACCTTCTTGAAGACTTCTTCGACGTGGACGGCCATCGGGCCGACGACCAGGATCTTGCAGTTGGGGCGTACCAGGGCGTGGTACAGGATGATGATGGCGAACGAGTGCGACTTCCCGGCGCGGCGATGCACGCGAATGACGTTCTTGTTGTACGGACTTTTGAAGATCCGCCGCTGAACGTCGTTCGCGGTAAAGGGAGTCCCGTCCGGGTTGCGGATAAAGGTCTCCGCGAACTCTTTGGGGTTACACAGCACGGCGGCAGCCTGCTCCGGAGGGAGCTGCGCCAGGAGGGAGGCAAGGTTCAGTGCCAAGGTGTTACACGGGTAACAGGCGGAGGGATGGGTGGGTTGTTAACAACCCACCCAGGTGGCCTTAGAGGGAGAAGGGAGATTGCGCGCTTCCGTTTTAGCTGCGCGTGATTTCCTGGAAGATTTCTTCCATTAAAGGGGAACTTCCCAGTTCGATGCGCTTACCAGCGAGCTTACGCAGCACCTTGACCCAGGTAGCGTCTTCTATCTGACACGGCTCGTCTACCAACAAGGTAGTCGGCGTAAATCCGTGCGCGTGCTTTTCCTGGCTCAGGAACCGGATCCGGGAACCATTGTTAAACCCGCGACAAGGATACGGACGGTCTGTGCTGAAGCGCTGGTAAGGAACGACCCAGTCTGTCTCGAGCAGCTCATCCACGTAACTTATAATCTCTCCACCTTGGAGCAGACTAGGGATAAGCACCACCACGTCCTGCTCGGGTTGGAACAACGCTTCCGCCACAGCGTAGCTGGCCAGCGCCAGACTTTTACCGATGCGTCGAATCACATCTAACGTACACTCTTCCTTTCCCAGGACGTGTCGTTGTAACGCGTTGGGCTCGAAGGGTTTCCCGCCATACTGCAGCAGGCTGGCTAGGTAAGGCCGATCGATCTTCATTAAAGGGTCAAACATACTATCTTCCATAACGACGCGCCATCATGGCCGCTTCTGAACCCATGTACTGGTGGGCGACAGAAGCACCAATGGCTTGCAGGCCCGCGACTTGCGCGCGAGCCGTGATCTCGGTGTGTTCAAAGCGGTGACTGAACGGCGTGCGCATCTGCCGATTCATGGTGGTCTGTCGGTTAACCGCTCCAATCAGCGCGGTTGTGCCGAACCCGACTGCCGGAGCGACCGCGTAGATCGCAAACGCTGCCGGACCGGAGAGTAGGGCCCCCATGGCAAAGGAGGCGCCTTCTTTGACCGCGGCGCTGGCAAAGTACTCGCCGCCCTTGACGCGCTGGTGGTAGCTGTGGAGGCTGAGTGCCCCCATCAAACCCCAACCGCCCATCGTGGCAACAGAGCCGCCAAGACTCTCGGTAATGGACTTCAACTGGGGAATAGGCATCAGGTTACCGTACCATGTGGACCGCCATCATTGCGGCCTCGTCGGCCAGGTGCGCGTACGCCATGGCTCGCTGCTGGAGAGGTTGTCCGGAGGAGTTCTGGGGAAGGAGTTGCTGACCACCGAACTTGGAGCGGTGCATCGCGAGGGTCAAGGAACCGGTGGCTCCGAGGAACCGGTCGTCCTCAATCTCGAGCTGACCGTTTACCGCGGACTGGGTCACGCCCCAACCACCGCCGCGCCCGCCGTTACTAGGTAACGAGAACCCGGCAGAAGCCGCGTTCCAGGCTCCACCCGCTGCCGCCAGGCCCATCGCGCCCACTACCAGGCTGTCTTCCATCTGTCCGGTGAACCGGGGCGCCTTGAGGGAGTGTCCGCCGATGTTGGCGATCTCATCACCCCATTTGGTGATGCTGCCTCCGCCGACCCATTTGGCCGTGCGGTAAGCCATGGACGCGGTACCCAGCGCGACATCCGCCGCTCCGCGCACCGCACCGACCGCCATTGCCGAAACCGGATAAGCCGCGGCGTTCACTGCCTGGGCTCCCATCCGACCTACAGACATCGCGTTTCTTGCGTGCCAGGCGGCGTTACGCTGAATGTGACCAGAGTGCCACAGGTTACCTACGTGTTCCGCAGACTTCTGGGCTACGGTCTTGGCGACCGAGCCTAGAACACTACCGATGGCGTTTCCGCCGCGGGCAAAAAGCCCTGCCATAGCTTACCTCGGATAGTCGGTACGGTGGAAACCGAGGCAGTTGTACGATACGGCGACGGGTTGCATCACCTTACGCAGCTCACCGCCGCAGTCTTCACAGGTTTTGAGAGCCGCATCAGTGATGCGCTGGATCTTCTCACTCTTCACTTCACAGGACTTACACTGGTACACGTACGTAGGCACTTAACTCTCCTTTAGTAACGACCAAACATAGCGGCGGTCGGGTTTATGTGGGGGTTCCGCGTGTTCACCTTAGCGCGCGTACGATTCACAGGGGCTGATCTACCCCCAATCGATTGCGCTTGCCCGGGAGCACGTCCAAACATGGCTTGCGTGCCACTCAAGTGGGGGTTGTTCCGTACGGCCTTGGACGTATTCTGGAACGGCAGCATATCCAGACCGACCCCTCCGGAGATGCCGTCCGTCATCCGGCCTACCCCTAAGGGATCACTCAAGCGCGCGCGGATCCGTGCTCCTAAACCGGAACCCTGTTGGGTACGGACCACCGGAGGGGCTGCACTAACCGGAGGTCCAGGTAAGCTTCCCCGCCAGTTGGCGTAGTCTTTTTCGTACTGCGCGGCTTTTGCCATCGAAGCAGGCATGGCCGGTTTAGGGATCGCACCTGCCATCGGGTTACCCGATAGACGGCGACCCATTCCATACGCCGCACCGCCTACAGCCCCCATGGCTGCACCGCGCATCGCGCCGCCCACGATGCCGCCCAGGCGGTAGTCCCCGGTTTGGGCTTGGTCCGCGAGCGCAAGACCGCCGCCGCCAATGGCTCCGTACATAGCTCCGGGGATCGCGCCTGCGCGTGCATGCCGACCCGCAGCGCCCCAAGCGCGTGCCGAATCGGTTTCCAGCATCTTGCCGAACTGCCCGATGTTATGATCAACGGTTTCCCAAGCGGCCTTCATCCAGTTCTTGGAGTTATCCTTGACGATGCCACCGAATACGTTTACACCTGCCATGGTTAGGTCTTCCTACTTGGGTACTGGGTTGCGCGCAGCGTAGAAGTTGCGAAGAGCACTTGGCATCCGGTTCACGTGTCCGAAGGAGCCTGCCTGGAACTTGTCCGGACCGATACCCATGTCGCGTAGCGTAGAAGCCGCATTGAACGCGCGTCCGCCACCTACGGGACTGCGCGTTGCGTTATACGGGTTAATGGCCGTCTGGCCACGGCGTCCTGCCCAGTTACCCATGCCCAGCGCCAAACCGGTGGCACCGCCGTAGAACGCGCCGCGTCCCATCGCGCCGGGTACTCCTGCCAGGAGGTTGTCCCCGCTCATGATGTTACTGCCCATCTGGAGCGCGCCCCCACCGGCAGCCCCCATCATGGCACCGCTGTACATCCCGCGGCGTCCCATGGTGCGAAACGCACTTCCGAAAGCTTTGGAGGCGAGACCCGCCAGCTCATCGTTACCGCCCATCCAGGCCGAACCCATGTGTCCCAGGGTCTTCATGCCGAGCTTGAGGGTGGAACGACCTTCGGAGCTAAAGATACTCTGCAGGCCCATGCGGGCATCACCCCGCATGGAGCGCATTACTTGACTAGCGTTCATCAGTAATCTCCTTAGGCAAAGATGTCATCATCTTCGTCTTCAGGACCATCAGCCTCACCCGAGGATAAGGCTGGAGAAGGAGAGGGGGTCACGTCGATGATCTTGCCGCGTGGGCCCTGGTTGAGATACGCCATCCCGGACTCCCGCAGCTTCGAAAGCGCTTCCAGCAAGTCCGCTTCTTTCTTGCCTTCCATAGCTTCCGACTTCTTTTTGGCCTCTCGGGAGGCGATCAGCTTGTCGTACAGCTTGTTTCGGGCGTCGCGCTGCTTGTGCTGCTCGGCGAGCAGGGGATGGACCCCCTTGGCGTACTTGATCTCACCGCGGGACTGCCAGAGACTGTGCGGCACATCCGTCATCTGGCCTTCGATCGCCACCTGCATGTCGATCGCCTTGATCCGCATATCGATACGGACCAGGTCAGCGATCATCTTCATGTCAACGTTGTCGTCCGGCTTTACTTCCAGCTCTTGGACGAGGTCGACAAAGTGGGTGTAGGCTTCCTGTACCTGGATCGGGCAGGGGAAGTCCTTGAACAGGAACTCCGGACCGGTTTTGCACCGGGTGGCCCAGAAACAGTCCGAGCCTTTGCAGACCATCGGGATCGTCTCGTAGAGTCCGAGTCCCTGATTGATGACGCGCACGTCGTCAATGGACCAGCCCAGGTCCTGCGACTGCTCCAGATCACTGCAAGGCAGGATCTGATCGGCGGGCGACTTCTTGAAGTCGATGTTCAACACCGGCAGCAGTCGGTCGCTCCGGGCCTTGATGCGTCTGCCCGGACGGCCCCGCAGGGGCTTCACCACTTCATCGGGTCGGGGTACGGGAAGTCCCGCGTTTGACTCGTCGTCAACAGACATAGGTCACCTGAAAAACAAATCTTTGAGTTGAGCGATCCCCGGGCAGCGCCGATGCTTGGGGTCCGGAACCAGTTTAATGGTCCGCACGCGTCCGTTACTGCCCCAGCGGAAATGGTAGCTTTTGAGAAGCTGCAACTCAACCGCTTTAGGGAGGGAGAGGCGCTCTTCGATGAGGGCCTCGGTGGCGGCGCGTTCTTCGGGTGTGTACGCGCGGGGAAGGCGGGTGATCCAGGTCTGCAACGCCATCCCGACGTGAATGAATAACCGGTTGATCGGATACTCGAATGGGTGGCGGGTGTGGGGCATGGAGTTTACTCCTCCGTGCCTTCCTTGTCCTCTTGCTCTGGAAAGGAGTGGTCCTGGTGATCCTGTGGTTCAGATGCTTCATTCAGCACCTGCAACTCGTCCAGGATCTCAAAGAGGGCACCCAGCAGTTCGCGCGGTTCGTTAACCCCCCAGGCCCGCTGCTGACTGTAAATCTCGGCGCCCTCTACAAAGCGCTTGGCCAGCTTCGCCGCGTGTCGAATCACGTGATCCCGTACACGCACGTCCCACCCATGCTCTTCGCAGATCGTCCCGCACTCCGGACAGTGCAGCGAGAACGTGTCCAGGATCTTGCGGAGGTAGGCTTCGTGCTCTTTTGGTTCGTTCTCCCGCATACCCAGCGCATCCGCGAAGTCCGCCACCATCTCTGCTTCCAGTTGAGCGTCCAGGCGCTGTACGGCCTCTTCGTCCAGCTCAGGAAGTTCAGGCTTCTCCCCCTTGAGATACGACGCCATGCAATCAAAATCGGGGTTGCTACCGGGCTCTTCGGGAGTCGTCACAGGTTTCTCCTAGCAAGACGACGCAAAGGGGTGTTACAGTCTGTAACACCCCGAAGCGTCTAAACGTTGAGCCGGAACCTTACTCGGCCCAGGGATCATCTTCGTTAGAAGTGACCTCATCCACACTTGGGGCATCCAGCATCCCTTCGCTGTCCTCAACCGGGCCGACTTCCGCTGTTTCAGCTTCCGCCGCGTCCGTAGGGACCGTGGGGGTAAAAGGATCGGCTTCCGGCACGCTCGTGGCGGTCACGGCGCGGTTCAGGTAGTTGATCGCACAAGCCGCGTTGCAGCAGAGGTTGCGTTTGCCACCCGCCAGACTTACCGCTACGTAGGTTTCGCTACCTGCAACAATGTCCGTGCCGCAGTCCGCACAACTCGCAAAGCCGTTTTCCACCTTACGCTTGTCGCCGGACTGGTCGATGGCCTCGATCAGATCGCGAACCGTGAGGTCCTCGGTTTCCACCTTGGTCGCCCACTCTTCCTGCTTGTCGGTTGCCGCCAGCGCGCGCAGGTGACCGAAGGTGAGCGCCTTCATCTTCCGTACGATGCTGTCTTTCGGGATGCGCTTCGACACCCAAAGGCGCTGTCGAGCCACACTCCACGAAACCCCGGCGTTTTCCGCCAGCTTCTGCAGGTTCTTCGGACCGTAGGTCTCTTCCGCCAGGATGAACAGGTCACCCATGCGGAGCGCCCCTTGCGTCTCCTGCACGTCGATCTTTTCGATCTCTTCGACAAAGTCTTGCCAGCTTTGCGACTGCTGCTGGTTAACGGTCTGCACGATAGCCGGTAATGGGTTGCTCAACTCAGTTCCTCCAAAAGTAACAAACGCTTCTTGGGTGCGGAAGTGGGAAGTCTTCCGCTAACCCGATTGAGGTCTTCCGAGGGAGGGCGGCTCGGCTCTCGCTCAATCTCGATCACTTACAGTATACCCCTTTCGTTCACGCCTGATACACTTTTGTATGACGCGTCGAACCGTAGGGTTACACGGGTAACATGAGGAGCTGGGGTTTTTTCGATGGATGGCCCCGGCACTTCGACCGGTCTTTAACAGGACCGGTCTTTTTTTGCCTTAGGAGGCGACGATGGAGCCCACCAACATCTGCCTTAGCCGGGAAAGCGCCAGTTGCTGAATCTGGTGTACGCGGGACTCGCTTATACCCAGACTGCGCGCGATCTCCAGCAGGGTCTCATGTCCCCAGTAATAGCGCTCCAGAACCAAGCACTCGCGACTAGGCAGGTACTTCATAAAACTCTTGACCTCACCTGCCGCGGCCTTGGCCATTACCTGCTGAGCCACGTCTACGGCAGGATCGGACACTGTGTCCCGAAGCGTAAGTTGCTCCTCTTCCCTATCCAGGGTTTTCTCCAGCGACTCAGCGTGGGACATGGCGAGTTTGGCACGGAACTTGTAGAACGTATCCAGCTCCAGTCCCATCGCTTCCGCTAACTCCTCGGAGGTTGGTAAGCGACCCAGGGTAGCGATCAACCTTGCTGATTCTCGGGCTAGGCGCTTACGTCGATCTTGCGTCAACCGAGGTAAGGGATCTTCCTCCCGAATCTGCTCCAGGATGTGGGAGCGGATCATGCCCACGGCGAAGCTGACAAACTGTACCCCGCGCGTGTCATCAAACCGGTCGATGGCTTTGATCAACCCGATGAACCCCGACGTCTTGACGCCTTCCTCTCGTTGTCGAGCTTGCGGCTTACCGCGCGTCATCATGTTGCAGGTGGTGTGCACCAGGTAGGCATACTTCTCGATCAGCGCTTCACGATTCGTTGGTTCCATCCAAAATCACCCTTAACTGCTTGAGTGCTTGTTGGTATTCGGTAACTACCTGAGCAAGGTCGCTGCCCTGCTCTGCGGCAATCAACTCTAACGTACGGGCAACCTCCGGAGGAGATTGGTGTACGATCCGGCGTAACAAACAACGCTGGAAAACGGTGAGTCGCGCCCACTCTTGCTGCAGGGCGACTCGTCCTACTAACTCTGTTTCAAAGCGGGCGGTCGGGTCTTCCAGGAGGTCCGTATAACAAACGTCCGTACCGGGAACCCGATCGTAAAGAGAGACCGTAATCGGCTCTCGGTCATGATCCAGCATCACACGATCCAGTGTGGCGAGCGCCAGAACTTCTGCGTCGGTGTGCTGAACATCGGCGTGTAGTACTTGCAGCCCTCGTAGAAATAGTGGGTGACCATACTGTGACGCGAACGCGTCTTGTCCAGTTGGAAACTACCACCGTGAAGAAGGTTCGCATCCCAGATCAGCATCTCCCCGCGCTGGAGGAGGGCGTACTCACGCTGCAACCCGTTGTACTGCATCTCGAACTCGAGTACGTTTTCGATCTGCTCTTCGTACTTGGGGTAGTCTTCGGAAGTGGGGCGTAGTCCGAAGCTCTGCATCGTGAACTCTTCCAACTGGTGACTACCGGGGTAGTAGACCAGCGGACCGTTCTCGGGATCGATGTCTTCCAGCGCCAACCAGACTCCGGTCATGAACCCGGCAGGATCACTATTGAAGTGGATCGTGTCGGAATGGCACTTCTGCTCGGTACCGATCGGAAAATTGAGCGTTTGGAAGGGTTTCGGCGTGTTTTCGTAAAGCACGGTAAGCAGGTCCAGGATACCTGGCGCCAGCGCGATCTCGCGGACGGCAGGGGAGATCTCCCAGGCGTCCTGCACCCGGTTAGGGCGCGTGCCGCCTGTGGCGGCGTGGAGACGCGTGGCATAGATCGCTTCCATCTCGGCAACGGCAGCATCCAACAGGGCGTCGGACAGGCCGGAGTCCAGGATCAGGAAGCCGTCTCGCTTGTAGCGTTCGTGGAGTAAAGACATAGTTGTTACACGGGTAACGCCGGTTAGAACGCTTTTTCCAGCTCGTTCTTGGCCAGGTGATCCGTCAGGTTGGAGCGATGGAAGCGGTGGACATCGGTCGGCTCGTAACCGTCGATGCGCTGGAGCGGACCGCCCAGCTTGATCAGCTCCCGGAAGAAGTAGCCGTCCGCCTTGCGCCAGAACTCCGGGCCTTCCGGCCAACCCCCGCACTGACGACCGACCGCGGCGCGGTGCATCACCGAGTCGTGATCGATGACGTTTAAGGGGTCTAGAACGAGCGTAGGCGCGATCCGGAGGCCTTTGCTGACCCAGCGCCCGTTTTCCCAGTACCAGAGCGCCTGTGGGCCGTAGCAGCTATTGCAGGTCGGGTGCTGATCCATGTAGCGCACCATCCGCTCTAGCCGGTCCGGGAAGTACAGATCATCCTGGGTGAGGTAGGTGATCAACCCGCCGCGGGCAGCGTGCAGTCCCAGGTTGTTCAGGACCGCGTACCGCGTCCTGGACTTGCGCTCCAGCGGCGCCAGCTCCGGCATAAAGTGCGCCTTGATGCGCGGGTCGTCTACGATCGTCGGCTGCTTTGTGGCGGCAGAACCGTCGTCGTAGAGAAGCAGCTCCCAGTCCTGGAACGTCTGTCCCACCACCGAGTGCTGCGCCTCTAGCGCGAACTTCGGCTGATTGTAGTGGGTCATGATGACCGTGACGCGGGGAGTGCTCATAGCTGGGTGGCTTCTGCCCAGGAGACCGTGGGCTGCTTGCGGTAAGCGTCTTGCTCGGAGCGTTCCAAGCGTTGTGCTTCTCGAACCAGGGCCGCATGTGCGTCCGGATCCAGATCTTCACTCACCGGCCAGAAAATCTTGAGTTCGTCGGCGGTTGGGATCAGGCAGAAGCACGTGATGGCACCTACTTCTGTTGGGCAGTCACAAATCTTGTAGCGTCGTTCAGGCATGGGTTTCTGGCTGGATAAGGAGGACTCAGTACCCCACTGGCGGGCGGAGTACCAAGCTCACTAGGAGTTTACCCTAGTATGACGCGTCATACAAGTACTTTTGTGAATCACGTGCTTTCCCTTGTGCGTGAGGCCCATGCACGCATGCAAGGCTACTGCCTCTACTGTTAACCAAGAAGCAGCGTTCTAACTAGTAAGCTACTGCCTCTATTAGTAAGCCTATCCATCTATATCCAGTACCTCCTGGTAAGGGGTCCCAAAAATTAGCGCCCCCATGGTCTCCCTTGAAAAGAGGGCCACGGAGGCGCTAAAAAATGGGACGGGTAGGTATTTCTCCGGGAGCCGCCATCCCAGATCCAGACCTAACCGTTCCAAAGGGTAACCGACGGGAATCGAACCCGCGTTTCTAGGGCCACAACCTAGTGCTCTACCATTGAGCTACGGCCACCATACATCGCTATGCGGTTGTCAAGTAGATCATGTTACCCGTGTAACGCGATCGATCGGGACGGAGAGACTCGAACTCTCAGCCAACTGGTTCGAAGCCAGGTACTCTGTCCATTGAGCTACGTCCCGAGGGTGGTGATACCGGCTGCACTCATTTTTCGCCCGAAGGCGCCGCTTCCGGCTTGCGCTCTGGGGCCATGGTTCACCATTAAGCGAAACACGCCCGGCCCTTCCGCGCTTCGCCAATCGGGGTGACAGGAATCGAACCTGCTACCTCATGCTCCCAAGGCATGCGTCCAGCCAGTGGACTTCACCCCGAAACCTAACTGCTCAGTGGCTTCACATCAGGGTTCCATCTGAACCCACCATTCTGCCAAAGCACCAAACCAGCATCCACCAGCTTGAACATGATGCTGTGTAGTAACTGGTTCAGCTCGGTGTTCGAACAGAACTCTGCCTTGTTCTTGTACCAAGCGTCCATACTGTGCTCGCAGATACCTAAAGTAACTGCCAGCAGGTAGAACGCGTAGTCCGCGTCCTGTTCTTCGCACAAGAAGGTAGCTAAAGTTTCCATTGGTTACACCAGTGGACGTGGCGGGACTCGAACCCACAACCTCTGACTTCGCAGGCCAGTGCGCTATCCGTTGCGCCACACATCCAAAATGGGACCGGAGGGACTCGAACCCCCAACTAACTGGGTAGAAGCCAGATGCTCTGTCCGTTGAGCTACGGTCCCAAAGCGGGGATGACGGGACTCGAACCCGCGGTCTCTTCAGTGACAGTGAAGTGCGTTAGCCACTACGCCACATCCCCAAGTAGTTACAGTGTATCACATCTGTGAGCACGTAACAAGCCGGAGAGGGGAATCGAACCCCTAACCTTACGCTTACGAAGCGTCTGCACTACCGTTGTGCTACCCCGGCATCATACTGTCTTACGAAGCCCAAGCCACGCAGGCGGGGCTTTCCCACTCGTACTCTACCTCGAACGAGCGCTTGTAGTGGGACACGAACATTAGGCGCCGCTGCTCCCCGTTCACCACTAAAATATCACGAGTAAAGGGATCTACCTGGTAGTTGGGATCGGTGATGACCTCATCGCCCAACTGGACCACCCCCGAGCGGATCAACTTGATCGCTCCGAGAGAGCCTACCGCAAACCCTTCCTCGATCAGCAGGTCTTTGAGCAGGATCGCTGACCCGATGACTAACTCTTTAGTCGCCATGGTTTAGGTACGTGCCTTACTTTACGTCGGGCCATTCTCCGTAAACAGTTAGCATGTCGTCTGCCACGAGCGCGGTAGGCTCGATGGTCAGGTTGGTCACGCCCAGTTCTTCGGCATCCTTCTTGATCGTCTCAAGCTGCTCAATGAAGCTGTCCAGGGTGGCTGTCGCGAACAGCTCCGCCACCTTCCGTACGTCTTTCATCTCGTTTTCCAGTCATAGCCCTGAAGGGAATCGAACCCTCGTTCACACCTTGAAAGAGTGGCGTCCTTACCATTAGACGACAGGGCCACAAGCCGACGACAGGAGTTGAACCCGCAACATACTGTTTACAAAACAGGTGCTCTACCGTTGAGCTACGTCGGCACAGTCACCCGAGAGGGACTTGAACCCCCAACCTACTGCGTGTAAAACAGCCGCGCTACCATTGCGCCACCGGGTGAGATGGATCCGAGGGGGTTCGAACCCCTAACCCTCCGCTTAAAAGGCGGCTGCACTACCATTGTGCTACAGATCCGTAAGTCGCCCTGGAAGGAATCGAACCTTCCATCTCTTCGATGTCAACGAAGTGCTCTACCGCTGAGCCACAGGGCGGGGTCTCGGATGAGGTCGTTGTTACTGGGTAGCGCCTCTAGAAAGCTCACCCGGTAGACCCCTCGGTGCAGCGTCCCGCACCGTCCGGCATCACTGCACGGTAATCGTCAGTCCACGGAGAGGGAGTCGAACCCCCGACCTATCAGTTATCAGCTGATGGCTCTACCACTGAGCTATCCGTGGTTATCTGCTACCGATCGTAGCAGTCGTGATCCACTTCCAGGGAAAAGTCGTAACCATATCCTGGGGGGTCCGCAGACATCATTCCGTAATCAGTGCAGGTATTCAGCATGAGCGTGTGCAGCCCTTCCAGCGTTTCTACCTGAATGGCCCAGAACGACCCTTTCGGGTGTTCCGTCCACACTGCCCCGGCACAAGGCGCCGGGCTTTCTTTGTTGTTAGGAAACTTCCAAAGACGAATAGTCATATAGCCGCGATGGGACTCGAACCCACGATTTTCTGGATGAGAGCCAGATGTCCTAACCACTAGACGACACGGCCAAAGTGGATCGCCCGAGACTCGAACTCGGAAGTCTTCTGCTTAAGAGGCAGCTGCTGTAACCATTTAGCTAGCGATCCATAGCGGGGAAGGGACGATTCGAACGTCCATCACTCTATTAACAGTAGATAACCTGCTGCCGACGGCCCGGTTCCGGGCAAAGAGTGGAAGAAGGGTTTAGGGTTTTGCCATTAAACTACCTCCCCGTGAACTGTATGTGGTTGTCAATGAAGCCAGGGGTCCCACAGGTGCGGCTGCATCGGACTCAGGTCCGCTTCGCTGAGCAGGTAGTTCAGCGGTCCGCTTTGCAGTAACCGTTTTACCGGAGCCTGTGCGACGTGCTCCTTACTTGCTGACCCAACCAAGTATACAACGCTTGGTTGTTTCTCGTCAAGGCAACAAAGTACGTAGGTGTCGATCTCCTGGGAAAAGTGTTCCTTCTCCACCCTGAGCAGCGGCTGCCGGGTGTAAGTCGTGCACTTCACGCCCACGCGCCCGTACTGGGCCACGTTCTGGAGGTCGATGCCATTGTCTCCGTGCGTCTGGTAAATGGTTTGATCTACCTGCACTCCGTAGTGCTGCGCCACCGCCATCTCTGCCAGGATCCCCACGGTGTGGGCTCCTAGTCCGGACTGCTTGCCGCCGTAAGTCATGGCGCCGTAGCGCCGTTCCTTACCATTACGTTGTCCAGCAAGCTCCAGAGCGAGTTTCAGGTTGTACGCGGTCAAGGCAACCGGTACCCGGCGTTCTTCCAAAGTCATTCCATTCAGTATCCGTAAGTAGCATGGAGCCGCGGGGACTCGAACCCCGTACCTTCTCGGTGCGAATGAGATGCTCTCCCAGATGAGCTACGGCCCCGTATCAACGAGCAAGGGATGGAACTGGGTAAAACCGCTTGCGCGGGTGGCAGGGCTTGAACCCACCTCACAGCTTGATGCTATCTCGCCGCTTTGTCCTGGTAACCCAAAGCCTTCGGCTCGTCGATGGAGTCATGGGGAATCGAACCCCAAACCTTCTGTATGCCATACAGATGCTCTCCCAATTGAGCTATGACCCCGTACACCCGCATCCATGGCTGCATCCGGTGTTTAGTCGTGCGCTACCCGCGAGCCGTTTCCTCGCGCCTTCGAGATGGATGAAGCACAGGTGTGACAGGAATCGAACCCGCATACTCGGTTTTGGAGACCGCTGCTCTACCATTGAGCTACACACCTACGTTGCGCTAGTGCTCAACCACCGAAGATCGCCGACCGTTTTACCAGTCTTAGTCTCCAGTTTGCTTTCTCGTTCAAGAGCACCAGGGCGCGATCGAACTTTGCCAAGACGCCGTTGAAGACACCCAGCAAGCAAAGCGTATACGTCTTCGGGAGATACTCCGAGCCGTCCGCGCGCCACTCAAACATGCTGCTTTCTGCCACTTTCCAGTCCGCCTCGGCGAACGGGGCGGTAAGCAGACTGGCTAACCAGCGTCTCGGTACTATACACCATGTTTTCATCGAGTACTCCTAAGCGGATGCGGTGGGACTCGAACCCACGGAGGCTTGCGCCCCTACTAACTTTCCAGGTTAGCTCAATAGCCGCTCTGACACGCATCCATTACTAACATGCCGACGGGGAGACTCGAACTCCCACGAGCTTTCGCTCCTTCGCTTTTAAGGCGACCGCGTCTACCATTCCACCACGTCGGCTAACGTGAAGAGTAACCCTTTATCCAGAGCGCTTCCAGGGAAGAAGGAATACGCTTTTAAGGGGTACTGAAACCCCTTTGTTAGCGGAGAGGGTTCCCCTAACTCCAGCGACTCAATTATCGCAAAGGAAGCGTTTCCGTGCGCATCCACACCGGTTACCACTAAACTAACGTCCACTTCCCATCCAGGTAATACCTTGGTGCTTAGTGTAAGCTCTCCAGAGAGGACTACCGGTTTACGTAAGAGGCGGATGTCCGGACCCCCTACCTGGTAGCGGTAGTGTTCCTGAAAACGACTTCCTAACAAGTGGACGTTTGACTTACTTGCACTGAAACAGAAGTAAGTTTGTGCTGTTTCGCTTACGGTATAGAAAGGTTTGTCCATAGTGCCCTTGGCGAGATTCGAACTCGCACCGTCATGGCCCTCAACCATGTGCCTCTGCCAGTTGGACCACAAGGGCATAAGGGGATCCGGAGATCCCCGGGTGAGTCGCTTGACTCATGCTCAAGGAGGGAGTCGAACCCTCACTGTCCGGGACTTGAAGCCGGTGCCTCTACCGATTGGGCTACTTGAGCGAAGCTATCGCCGGGTGATAAACCACAGACCTAGTGCCGCAGCGACTAAGTACAGACATTGAAGGTCAGTTTGCGACATTGTTTCACACATTGCGCGTGACAGGACTCGAACCTGCGTCCTCAGTTTGGAAGACTGTTGCACTACCCTTGTGCTACACGCGCATAAAGAGCGGGAAAGGGACTTGAACCCCTATTCTCTGGGTTATGAGCCCAGCGACTTAACCATTTGTCCATCCCGCATGCGGCTGAAGGGACTCGAACCCTCAACATCCTAATTGGCAATCAGGTGCTCTAACCATTGAGCTACAGCCGCGTAAACTAACATGCCCTGAGCGAGATTCGAACTCGCACTATCTACGGTCTGAACGTAGTCCCTCTACCAGTTGGAGTACCAGGGCGTTTGGGTTACCAGTCGTTGTAGACTCGACCGTAACCTAGTCGAAGCCAGCGCTTGTAGACGAGTTCACCTCCGTAGTAGAGGTAGATCTCATCTCCGACGCGTACTGAGAAGAACTTCATATAAGTTACCCGTGTAACAGACAAGGCCGGGAAGGGAGTCGAACCCTCTAGGGTCGCTTTTGCAGAGCGATGGCCCACCGTGGACCACCCCGGCCAGAAACGGATGGAAGGAGAGTCGAACTCCTACTGCCAAGGCGTAACAGTTTTCAGGACTGTCTGACATACCAATGTCGATCCATCCATGTAGCTGAAGAAGACGGCTCTTAGTTCATGAGTTACCCGCGTACCCCGCTTGCGCGAGAGGGGCTACCCCGTCCGATCCTTAGACGCTGGTCCTCAGACTGGCCCCGTAGGACTGACCCCAGGAGGGTATCTATCTTCTTCAGCACGGATGCGAGAGGAGTCGAACCTCCAAGGCTTTTACACCTGACTGTTTTCGAGACAGTTCCGCCACCATTGCGGGACGCATCCATGCAGTCTCCCTTGCGGGAGACTTTGATTACTTTACCGACACGCCCCTGAAGTCCAGGCGGGTGGTCTCTTGGACAAATACAGGCTCGAAGCGCGTACCCGCAGCTTTCGGCTGCAGTTCGATCATCGGTTCCGTAAAGGTCACCGCGTAGTACCCGTTGGCATCGACCTTCGCTTGACCGATCTCTCGGCCTGCGCTGTGGATGAGTACCTGCGCACTACCCGTGGGAACACCGTCCGCGGAAAAGATCCTTCCCTGTACAAGCTTGGAGGGCTTTTCCAAGGGTTCCGTACGCGACTTGGGTAGGAGCGTCCCTAAGGACACCCCGGTTACCAGCAGCGCTGCGGCAGCGGCGGTCTGTAAAGCTTTCTGTGTATCGAGCGGCATCTTGACTCCTCCTGGGTAGTTCCCTACGCAGTTATCGTCGGCATACCGGCTCGATCTATACAGTTCTACCTTATGTAATTGTCAAAGCCACAAGCAAGTTCTTTCCTTGCGAGCGTACGGAAGGTAAGGGGATCGAACCCCTGCTGGTTTGACCCAGACCTCAGTTTAGCAAACTGGCGCCTTACCACTCGGCCAACCTTCCAAGTGCTGCGGGAGGGAGTCGAACCCTCGACTCTTGGTTTTTCAGGCCAAAGCTCTACCACTGAGCTACCGCAGCAGGTCTCTCTAAGTATAACCAGTTTACCAAGGAAGTAAACACCTACTTGCTGGTTATTTTAGGAAGCCGACGGTGGGACTCGAACCCACAACCTCATTCTTACCAAGAATGTGCACTGCCCTTGTGCTACGTCGGCATCTCGACTAGGCACCTGCCATGAGCTGGGCGTCCAGTACTTCTTGAATCAACCACACCGGTCGATCGTAACGCTCAGCGAGCTTCTTGATGTTCACGCCGATCCGCGACTTGTTCCGGATCCCGAAGATCTGGAAACGGGTGAGTCCGGTTTCCTCTTCCAGGCGGACCATGGCTGCCCAGTAGAAGTCTTTCTTGCTGAGCCGCTCCGGACGTTCCGTCTCTTCTTCTTGGTGTGTGTATTTCTTCATGTCGATGCCGGGGGAGAGACTCGAACTCTCAACCTACAGGGTATGAATCTGTTGCTCTGCCGTTGAGCTACCTCGGCTTAGAGAAGCCTCCACGCACCTCCCGTGGACGGATCTAGGCTGTTCAACAACCATTGGAGCTTCTCAGTGGGGTGTCAGGGAATCGAACCCTGGTAGCGCAAGCGCTAAGATTTTACAGACCTTAATCTGTCCCAGCAGCCACCCCATGTATGAACTTGTCAATGTATTCCAGTGCAAGGAATCGAACCTTGGTACTCGGCTTCAAAGGCCGCTGTCCTACCGCTAGACGACACTGGAGCAAACACTCGGGACAGGACTCGAACCTGCATCCTACTGGGTCAGAACCAGTTGCTCCACCATTGAGCTACCCGAGACTCCTAGGGCTGGGTTCGAACCAGCGCGCTTCTCGTTAACAGCGAGTTGCTCTACCACTGAGCTACCTAGGATCAAGACAGGGGAGTCGACCGCCTGTCTCTTTGGTGCGCGAACACCCATCGTACAAAAAGAAAGCCTCACCTAGTTTCCCAGGTGAGGCTGTAAAAGTTGGTCAGTTTACTGACTCTTCCTTACAGTCCACCTGGCTTCTGGGCGATGGCGCGAACGTCGCACGCGCCCGGAAGATAGGATAGATCCATGACATTCCATCCCTGGAGAAAGGATGCCATCTCTTCGGTTGTAATATTTTGGTAGTGCTCGCCCTGTTTGAGCTTCTTACTACCGTCGCAACTGTGTACCGGACGCTGGTCGCCTGCCGCGGTCACCACCAGATAGCCACCGGGTCGTAAGGAGCGCCACGCGCACTCTACGATTTCTTCCGGTCGGGGCGCGTGCTCCATGACTTCCGTTGAGAAGACCACGTCGTACTGCCCGTTGCCATTAAAGTTGGCGGCTTCGATGACCAGATCCACCCCGGGACCCTGCCAAGGATCGATACCCGTGTAACAACGTGCTTCGGCGCATAGCTCGCGCACGCTGCCGTTCACGTTGTGACTTCCGATCTCCAGGACGTCCAGACCATGAACTCCACCAATGCGGGTGAGCGCTTCTTGGCAATAATTCATGGCGGTTACGTGCATCGGAGTGAGTGCGGAAAAGTATCTACCTACAGTATACCCGGTTTCTTGCCCGGTCTACACAGAGCCGCTAACTACGGAGCGATCCAGCTTTTCGGCCTCGGTCAGCTCGGGCAGATCCGGGAGCACGGTACCTTCCGGAACCTTCAGCTCAGCCGGGACCCGCACCGGCTTGACGGTGCCACCCGTAGTGATCTGCACGTGGTTGACGGTATGACCACTCTTTTCCAGGTCATCCAGCGTACGGCCCACTACGGCCTCGATGTCGTACGGCTGACCGTTGTGGTGACAGCCGACCCCTTCAATGATGACAGCCCAATTTCCCATTACGAAGACTCCTTCGGCTGGTAGCCGTAGATGCGCGCGAAACTGATTACGTCTGCGAGTACATCTGCTTCCGATTGCTGCCGGGAAGAACTGGTGCCTCCGAGCCGTGCCTCACCCAGAAAGGTCTGGTGCTCGGTGCCCTTGATCGACGTACGCACCGTGTGACGGTACGGCCCGAAGTGGAACTCGTACTCCTTCACATCCAGTACGGTCGGCGAGATCGGCTCAAATTCTAAGTTCATTGCTAGATTTTCCGTAGGTAGTGACCAGAACGAACCGACCGGTAGACCTAGCGCTTGTCCAATACGGTGGTAGTCAGGTTTTTCAACAGACATCCTGATCACCCAACTCCCATTCCCGTAGCTCTTGCTTGGCAGCCTTCAGGTCGGAAGCTTCCCGGGTCTTGTAGGTACCGATACACCAACTGCACCGACATCCCCAGGAGGGCTTGTACGGCTTGATCCCGTTCCCTTCTCCCCTTCGATAGTAGCCCAGCCAATAGCGAAGGTGTTGGAAGCGAGAGAGGATGCGCCCTGTGTGCAGCGCTTCCAGTTCCCAGAAGCGCACCGCTTCCACCGCGTAGCGGTTCAACCTGCGGTGGATCTTCTCCGTCTGATAACGTCGCCATGCACGGTTTCGTGCCATCGTGTCTCCTTGTAAGTGCGTTCGTGCACCTACAAGAAGTCCAGCGTCGTCTGCATCACCAAACACTCCCCAATGGAGGCGCCGGGAGTTGAACCCGGGTCCTAAGATAGTTCACCTGAGACTCTACGAGCGTAGCTCTGCTTGTAGCTGGCCGCTACTCTTCTAGAGCGGAAGATAGGACACCTGTCGCGGTCCTACACACTATCCGATGTTTGCCACCGGCACAGGTCGCTATTGTAATCCCCACGACCAGGGGGTGGTCAGGTCTTTCTCCTGGCTTTGGGTGACCGTCTCCACGGCTTGGCTGCCTACACTTGGGTTAACAGGGCAGTAGGTTCCCTGCCGATTAGGCCGCGAGGGCCAGACCACTCTCCATCCCGCTCAGTTGAGCGAGGATGCCAGGAGCAATCATGTCGTCGGTCACGTTCACGTTGTTATTCGCGTTTGTGTTTTTGCTGCTTGATGACCCGGCCAACAGCTCCGGGGCTCGCATCTCGGGCTTGCAGTACCTCAGTCGACACCCATCGCCCCCAAATTGATAAGCTTACACGCTGCTTTGACACTAGACAGGGCATACCCCGTCTCCTTGGCGATCTTCTTGTAACCCAAACCGTTTTCTCGTAGCTGACTTAGAAGGTTGTAGTCCAATGGACTTTTCGCCCTCTGGTGTCTGCGTGCGTGTTCAGCTTTGGTCAAGATCTCCAGGTTTTCTAGCTGGTCGTTTAGCTTATCGCCATCCTTGTGATGGACCTCTTCATCCGACCTTAGGTATCGGCCAAGATGCTGTTCCATCGTGTAGCGGGAGCGCGGTATGTACCCTCGGTTGTTCGCGCCAGGATGATCAGGGGCATAGACCCCTATTCTTCCTTTATTGACCCGACTTTCCTTAATCACTAACCGTCGCCCCCTAGTTACGTTAGGAGTATACCCCTTCCGTACTCACACTGTAACAGATTTTTTCTAGGTGCGCAAGACCCTGGCCATCCCACAGATCTCCCACCCGTTCCACACCAGTCTCGTGTACTGCTGCATGCGCGCGTAGACGCACTCCTAGTGGTGTCTCCCGCTCTCCTGGATCCAGGATCCGATCTCCCGTACGATACCGGTTCGCTACCCGCTGCACCAGGTGTTTCCTCTGGCGATGAAACAGAAACTGGAAATGGACGCGAGGGTGGATCTTCTGGACAGCTTCCAAGTTCTCGGGGGTCGGGCTTAGGGGGATGGTGATCCACTGCTTCACCGCGTTGACCTTACGGCTCCGACGTACGTGGCGCTGCACGGTCTTCCGGGACAAACCCGTACGCTGGGCAATCTGGGCGTGGGTGATCGGGTCCGTCTTGCCGTTGTGCAGCTTATAGGAAAGGATGGCGTCCTCCGCCATGCTTTGATGCCACGCCGCGGTACTCAGGAGTAGCTGCGCTGACGGACGGATCCGGCGCTCTACCCGGAACTCCAGGCAGGCGTGCAGCTGCTCGGCAGAATAGACCGTGACGTCCTTTCCGTGATTGTCCCAATAGACACCGTCCCCGCGCACCAGCGCTTGGCGCATATTCCCGCGAGTTACTCCAAGCACGGCCCATGCCGCAAAGAGCTGCTCCCGACTGACCAGTGGTTCCAGTTCCTGGACCAGGTACCAGTAACGTAACAACCACGCGGGTTTAAGGCGGGGGTCTTTGCGGTTGAGGGCCACTCTTTCGAGGGCAGGGTAGGCTACGTAAGCGTCGACGATCACGTAGACAGTATAAACGGGTATGACGCGTCATACTCAACCTAAAACGAAAAAGGCCCCGGTCTCCCGGGGCCTAGCGCTTCTTTAGTTGGCTGCGACTTCCTTAGAAGGGAAGGGCCGTGGCCAACTTCTTTGCTTCGGCTTTAGCGTCCGGGCGGAACGGTAGATAGATGTCCGAGATCTCCTGATGGAGGGCTGCGACCTCGCGGTACAGGTCCTTGAGGAGTTCCTGTTGGCGGGGTGTCACCTCGGAAGGTGACCAGCTCTGGCGCTCGATCAGTTTGCGGATGTTTGTAAGGGCCACTCCACTGTCTTCTAGTAGCTTAGTCTTGGTACCGGCGCGTCCGGTATTGACCGGCGCCTCGACCGGGGTCTGCTCGATGCGGGTCGGTACCTGGAGATCCGGGACGTGACGGGTCATCCGGGGTCGGGCCAGATGCTGCGTCTGGGTCCGGACCTGCTCTGCCGTCAGGTGCTCTTCCACCGCCTTCTTCGCCCACTCTTCCTGGTCCTTGTCCGGGAGAGCCTTCAAGGCGATCGCCGTGCGGGTCGGTAGAGTACCATTGCGTACCCGTTCCTTCACACTATCCGTGACGTTCAGCAAGCTGCCGAGCTGGCGCGCGTAGATCGGACTGATGCCGACCAGTGCCGCCACCTCATCCCACGTGCCATCGATCATGGTCTTGATGCGCTTGCAGCTTTCGCCCTTCTCGATCTCGGAGAGATCTTCTCGGTGGATGTTCAGGGCTAATGCCAGGATCGCCGACTTGGTGGGGTCCAGCGTCTTGATCCGGCAGTCTACCTTATCCCACCCCAACTCCTTGGCGGCTCTTAGGCGCCGTTCTCCGGAGACAACCCAGTATTTCCCACGGTTGGCGGCTCCCTGTGCCGGACGAATCACCAGGGCTTCCTGGAGTCCGTGCTCACTCATGCTCTTCGCCAACTCGTCGATCCGATTAAAAGACTTGCGCGGCTGACAAGGATCGGGCAGCAGTCGATCGACTTCGATCGGCGCGATGACCTGGTCCAAACGATCCGCCCCGTCTTCTAACCGAGCCAGGATGGTATTGGTGGGATCCTGAACGTCAATCGTGGAACTCGTCTTCTTAGACATCTAACAACTCCTGAAACATACAAGAACACTTCACGCAGTCCCTTTTGGGACATTATTGATACACGGGTAACCGCGCACCCTCTTTCTCTTTCCAGTATTATATGCGCGCTAAGAGAAAGCGTATCACAAAGGAAGCGAGCTGGAGAAGGACGGCCTTCGTGACACCAAGGATGTGGGTGGGTCTTCTTGAGACCCACTTCACCTGACCTATTCCTGTTTACCGCCACAGTACGTCTGCTAAACAAGATTTTTGTATGACCCGTCATACTCAGTGGCTATTTACCTAAGCAACCTACCCCTCCCACTATTCCTTCCCCAACGATCTCCCGGGCCCTAAAGAGAGTTCCAAAACTTGATCCGGTTCATGAGCACTACATGAATCAATCAAGAGGGGCTCTCTTTTTTCTGAGCCCACCCCCTCTCTCCACCCACACTTTCCACCGGTCCGGACGTGCTACCTGAACGGAGTACCGGGCCTAAAGGGACCTTCCAAAAAATGATCCATTTCATGAGCACTACATGTAATAGGTGAAGGGGGCTAGGGTTTGTTTTAGCCCACCCCCTTCTCTCACACACAACACGAGCGATCTTCTTCCACGCGATGAAGTAGACCTGGTAATTAGCATTAGCTAAGCGGAATCACACTCAATTGATTGAGGGATACGCAGGTCGAGATAGCGAGGCAATAGCCAAGTAGATACCTATCTTAGTGACACGTAGTGCTAAGGTGGATAGCTACATTCAATGGAAGACGCATTGATGTGCACATAGCAGCATTAAGTAATCAGGATAGGGCTAAAGATCTATCCCGTAACGATTACCCAAGTACCCTGCAAGCTTAGATAGTTAGTAGATATAGATACCTATACCTACAGGCTAGTGCAACTCTAGCCCTAAGCTTTACCAGGTACATCCTGGTATACACCCACACACGTATAGGAGATAGCAATGAAACGACTACACGGTATCGTACCTGATCTCACACCCCTACCTACACCCGTAGCTACCTACCAGATGTGTATGTACAACCCCAACACAGATAACAGCTATGAGCTGTACGAACTACCTAAGTTCACTGGTACTAAGCAAGAGGTAGTAGATCAGTCAGTACATTACCTACGCACAGAACGTGCCTGGGTAGGCGTAACACCTGTGTATGGTAAGACCATTGTCCTAATGGCTGAGTCTTGTGGTCTCACACAGTTCTACTCCCTCATCAACGTTGCACGCTAAGCACCCACCTACACCCCTAGGAGATATGTCAATGAAGATCCTCAACACCCTCCATCAGGTATGTGACCTGATCAGTGACCTCGGTGATGCCCTAGTGGATTACCTACGTGAAGGTGTCACCCCTGGTATGAAGAAGTCCTGGGCAGCAGAGAAGGAGGCTAACGCAGCACAGCAGGCCCGACGTGAGGCCTTCTACGCACAGTACCGTGCACAGTACGATGACAGTGAGTACTACGATGACGCCAGTGAGTGCTACGCTGACTACATCCCGGACTACCAGGCAGCGACCGCAGCAGACAGCCAGGCCCTGTACCGCACCCTGATCCGTACCTACCACCCGGACCGGCACGTAGGTAAGCCCTACCACGCCGAATTGAATGACCTGATCGCCAAGGCTAACGTCGAGAAGAACAACGCCTACTACCTGGAAGCGCTCCTGGTACAGGCACGTACCCTCACCGCCTAGGCTACCTACTACGTCCTACACCCAGAAAGGTAACTTCAATGTTCGACTTCTTTATCGCTGAACTGTTCGACACCCCTACCCACTACACCCCGTACGTGGATCCCTACGAAGATCCCTACGCGTCGACCTATCCCACAACGTTCGATCCCATTGACGAACAGCCGTCCGAGACCTTGAGCCCGTACACCCCGACGCCGCACACCGACACCGACGGTCACCCGATGCTGGGCGAATGGCGCCTCCCGTAACGCAGTCACTACATCTCCACACAAGGAAAGGTCCAATGAGCAACAACTTCAACTACGACATCAACGAGATGTTGAACCGTTTGACTCCCCAGATCCAGGATGAAGCCCCAGATACCTTCTGGGATGACAGTGACGGGTTGTGTGAGCCGATCTACTACGGCGAGACGGTGTGGTTGGAAGCAGTGAGTGAGGATGGTCGTACCTGGACCGTCATCCTGTCGGTAAAAGGCACCCAGGAGTACAACGGTCAGAACCTTTTCCCCTGCCTCGGTGAGCTGAAGAAAGCGCTTCGAGAATGGAAGCTCTGGGTGCAGCGTCACCCGGAATGGAAGCTGGACTGTTTCCCTTACGATGAGGATGGGATGCAGCAGCACCGCGTCAATCTTTTCACCAAGATGGGTTTCCAGCAGGCTGGATCCCGAATGGTTTACGTCAGCGCCTAAGAGTAAGCAGGGCTTAGAGAGTTGCCGCTCCCTAAGCCCCTAGTCCATGAGTTGGTCCTACACTATGAACACTGAAACCTTAACACGCTTCTGCCTGGGTGGCAACGCTTGGGTCTTCCCAGGTGAGCACACCGAGGATGAGCTACTGAGCAAGCTGGAGCAAGAGCCCGAGTCCGTCCTCGCGATGGCGGTCTCTGGTGGTGGCTTCAAGGAGATGCACAACTGCACCTTCTACATTCCGGCTGGGATGTACAAGACGATGCAGGCTACGTACAACGGAACACCCGTCACGGTCATCGAGCTGGAGAGCGCGATCACCAAGCTGCAGTTCGCCGAAGCCCGCAAGACCTACAACAAGAAGCGGCTGCTGACGGAAGTGGCTCTCGCGATGTGCAAGCTCGCGGCTAAGCGCTGGGCAGCCTGGCTTCGACGCTTCAAGGTCATTGGCATCTACGGGCAGCTCCAGACTGATCCTCGGGTCAAGGCCCATCAGGTGGGTCTGAACGAGGCGGACTTCCTCACGCTGCCGAAGCGCCTTCGCAAGCAGTACGCGAAGATGATCGACACGCTGGAAGACGGCACGTTCGTCGAAGTCTACCGCATGCGCTACCCGGTGGGTGGTCGTGGCGGTTGTCTGCCCAAGTCCATCGTGATCCTCAATGATCGCGAGGCTGGTAAAATCTACCTCAACCACGTGGACCTGTCCGACAAGGCCCTAGGGGATGAGGACGGGGATGGTGGTGTGGTCTTCTTTGCCGTGCCAGTAGGTGGCCGTGCTCCGAAGATCCTCAAGGTCTCAGTAGCAGGTAAGTTCCCGGCTCCCGTGCTGCTGGATGGTTCACCCTTCATCGACAAGCTCGTGGGGATGTGGACGGCTCAGCGCTCTGGTACCAAGCTGCTCGACGACACCCTCAACAGTGTCGAAGGGATGATGGCGAAGTACCTGGTAGGGATCAGCACCTACTCGCTGAACTACTGCCTGGCTCGGATGCTCGCGATTCAGTGGTGGGAACAGGGTGGCGTGACCCCGGGATTTGCACTCCCGGCTGCGGCGCACGCTGCGATGACCAACCCGCTCCCGAATGAGCTAACCGAGACGTTCCCGGACTTCGATGCACAGGCTTACCGACTCCTGCGTGCTGCACAAGAGACGGTGGGCGTGTGCTTCCAGGAAGTTCTGGAAGAGGAGATGGATGCAGGGAAGAAGGCCGGTTGCGGTCTGTTGGCCCTGATGTCGATGAGCTGCGCTATTGGTGAGCTACTGAAAGGTGGCTTGCCTGCAGGGAAGTTCGTCAAGACCTTCTCCCAGTTCCTGAAGCCTGAACCGTTGCGCTTGCTCGAAGCCATCATGCAGGCGTGCTCGGATAAGGATGGGATGCTCTCCCTGAAGCCGATGCAGAAGACGCTGGCTGGGATGATGATCTCCGCTGGTCGTAGCCCGGATGCGCAAGCTACCCGGTTTATGGCCATCTGGAATCGTTACACCGCGGTCGGTGGTCAGCCTGAGAACTTCTGCCAGGACCTGCTCTTCGACTGCTACGGGATCAAACCGTTCTGGCTCGAAGAGTTGGAAGAGGAAGAGCCGAAGGAGTACGAGGATGACCTCAAGCCCTTCCGTGATCTGCCGAAGTCGTTCCGCATCGCTGGGCCGAAAGCCTGGCGAGAACAGTACGACTGGGCAAAGGCTGAGATGCTCGTGGGTCGGTACACCGGAATCGTCTTCTCCAAGAAGATGGAAGATGGGACGTACCAGGAGTTCCCAGTCTTCTCCGAGGTCACGATCAGCAACGTGGGCACCGCAGAGGATCCCCGGGTGGTCTTCTCGGCCAAGCTCCACCAGGTCTGGGGCACCTACGCGCAGGTACGCAAAGTACGACTGGACCTGCCGAAGGTAGAGTTCGTGGGTCCGTTCTCTCAGGACCAGGAGCGCCGTCACGTGGTGCTCACGGTCGGTAATCGCAAGTTCTTCTGGCATCCCCGCATCGTCTGGGATCCGAAGTGCACTGACAACAAGAAAGGTAGCAACCCACGCTTCTCCGGTGGTCCTCGCTGGATGAGCTTCCAGGAATGGTACCAGGAGATCGTTTGCACCGCTCTCACCACGGTCTCGACTGTGGAGAGCCTGCAGCACGGTCAGACTCCGGACCAAGAGATCAGCGACAAGCTGAACTACGAGATCATCCAGGAGTTGGTCAAGCTCCCGGTAGCTACCCCTGGCTACACCCACGTACACCTCAACCGTGGGGTGATCGTGGACCCGGAAGACTACGCAGGCCGTAAGGTGCCGCTTGACGTGCGCCTGAGCCGCCTGAGCCAGTGCCTACGCTGGGCCTCCAAGTTGGAGTGCATCGGTGTGGGTGTGGGCTACACCAACAAGAGCAAGCCTGGTCAGCAGTTCGCCTTCGTGGATGCGACCGGTCAGCCCAAGTACGTAAAGGAGTACCATCCGTTAATCACGCTCGACGCTGCTTCTCCCAAGCGTTGGGCAGAGTACGACTACTCGGACGCAGTAGAGCTGGCCACACTGTCCAAGTGCTTCGAGAGCATCTGGCGTGCGGTCAAGGGCAACGTACCTCTCGATTGCGAGATCAATCGCGAGAACCTGTCCGCTCTGCTGGCACAACTGCCCCTCCACGTCCGCAAGAACGTGGCGTGGGTAGAGCACCTGGTGGAACCGACCTCGAGCCCGCTCCACGTAACTGGCGCCGGTCGAGCCCAGTCTCTGGCTAACCACGAGACCGTCGTCAACACCATGGTGGCCAACATCGAGAACGTGACCATCTACAATGGCGCGTGTCTGGATACGATCGCGGCTTGCCCGAGCGCGCTGCTGAAGCTAGCCCTCATCCAAACCCATGAGGACCTGGCCACGATGGAGCGTGTGGAAAGCTACCGCGAGACCTTGATCCACCACGGAGTACCGGTGGACTTCCCGGGGGTGTTCGTCATCGAAGAGCGCCCAATCGAGAAGCATCCGGGTCTGATGGTGCCCAAGTACCGAGTCACGGTCACCTGGCCGCGACTGGACGCTGGTAAGGTGAAGTTCCTCAGCCCCTTCAAAGGGACGCTGAACATCATCCCGATCCAGTTCTGGTACACGGATGAGAAGGGCAACCAGCAACCGGTCGACGTCGTGTTCCCTAAGGATACGGCGGTCAAGGCTGGAAAGGAAGCCCTGGGTGCGGTAGGTAGTGGGATGGCTGCTGAAGCGGGCATCAAGTCCATCAAGGACACCACGGCTACCGCTGAACAGTACGTCACGCACATCCGCGCCAAGCTCGTCGCCAAGGGCTTGGATCAGGACTGCGTACGCGACGTAACCTGGGCCAACCTCTACGAAGAGGGGATCTACACCCCGGGCGATACGCGCAACATCGGACGCTGCCTCAACCCGGACGTGGATCGCCACGAACTGGGACGAGCAGTGGTGGTTCCGATGCCGTGCTACCGTCCGAGCCAGACGGTGGAGATCACGAGCAACGTCGACGCTCAGGTCAAGGTAGAGCTGCACGCAGCCCTGTTCGCAGGGATCTGGCCGGACGTCAGCAGCCGTGAGTTCTCCGAGGTCTCTGCCGAACTGGAAGAGATCGGAATGGGACTCGCAGCGGTGATGACGCAGCTCAAAGCGCTGGACTAAACACGAGGCTTAGACACCACGTGTGCTGGGGGTCAGGGGTAACACCCTGGCCCTCACGCTTGTTTAGGAGACAGAAGTGCAAACTCTTTACGGCTATCAATGGCACGTTCAGGCTGCAGGTGAACTGCCTGAGCTGAATGACGCAGACTGGTTCGGAGATGAGACTGAAGTGCGTCAGTACATCGTGAACATCGTAACCCGTATCCTCCGCAATGGGGGCGGCGTACTCCTGCATCGCCAGGGGGTTACCGCCATCACTAGCACGGGCGTCGAACACACGCTCCATTACGACGTAATGAACGAGGCGCAATGAAGAAGACCGAAGAGGAGCTGCCCCAGTGGGCACAGATCGTGGGCCGGTGTATCGGCTACGTGTTGGTGGTGATGTTGGTGCAACAGCTTTGGAACACTGCGCTGTTCCTGATCAACCTCGTGAAGGGAGTCCTGTAATGAATACCGTTAACGCGTTTCACAAGGCCCATTGGGGCGCAGACAGTTTCCGCCCGGCTCAGGCTGAAGCCATTGGTAAGGTGCTGGAAGAGAACAGCCGCACGCTCGTACTGCTTGCCACGGGTGGTGGTAAGAGCCGCATCTATCAGGTGCCTGCCCTGGCTCAGGGTTGGAAGACCATCGTGATCTCGCCCCTGATCGCCTTGCAGAAGGATCAGGTCGAAGGCATCCCGACCACCCTGCGTGACCGGGTAGCGTGCGTCAACTCGCAGATGAGCGCGGAGGAGATCAAGGAGGTGATCTCCCGCTTCAACATGCAGGACGGCGAAGAAGGCTTCGATGACCTGAAGCAGGTCGACGTGCTGTACGTGGCGCCGGAGCGGTTGCGCCAGGCCAAGTTCATCAACACCCTCAAGCAGGCTAAGGTGGACTTCCTGGTTGTGGATGAAGCACACTGCCTCTCCCTGTGGGGTAGCGAGTTCCGTCCGGATTACCTGTTCCTGGGTGAGGTGGCCCGCGAGCTGGGTGTTACCCGTGTACTCGCCCTGACGGCTACCGCTACGCCGGGTACGCAGGAAGCCATCACCTCCTGCTTTGGTGGAGAGTGGCACACCATCAACCACGGGGTACGCCGCGGTAATCTGCGCTACAGCGTCGAGGTGGTGAATCACGATGAGCTGAAGATGGTGCGCATCCTGGAACTGCTCGAAGAAGCCAAGGGTGGTGCCTCGATCATCTACGCCGATACGCGCCAGGCATGTGAGACGCTGGCCACACGGCTCCAGGAGCTGGGAGTCAACGCGGCCCATTACCACGCCGGTATGGGTAAGGAAGAGCGTGCGGCTACCCAGGATGCGTTCATCAAGGATGAGCTGAAGGTCATCATCGCCACCATCGCGTTTGGGATGGGTGTGGATAAGCCGAACGTACGTCTGGTCGCCCATTGGTCCCCGAGCCGCAGCCTGGAAGCGTACACCCAGGAAGCAGGCCGTGCTGGACGGGATGGCTTACCGAGCAAGTGTGTCCTTCTCCTTTCCCAGTCTGACCTGCTCTCGATGGAGCTACGGGCAGATCACGGTAAGGTGTCGTCCGCGCAGATTGCCAAGCTGTACGAAACGCTGGTGGTCAAGCTGGGTAAGCGCCGTGAGGGGGTGCTCTCCATGGCCGAGCTGATTGCCCAGACCGGGGGTGATGAGACTCAGGTGCGCGTGATGCTGTCTCACCTGGAAAAGGTGGGAGCAATCACCCGCGGTTATGACCTGCCGATCGGTTACAGCCTGACGCTGCAACGACCGGTGGCCTCCCTCAACACGTTGGTGGTGGGTAAGGAGTATCACCTCTCGACGATGATGCTCTGCAGCCAGCTCAAGAAGCCCACTGTGCAACTGCAGCGGGCGATGGAGATCGCGCAGAACAAAGGCGCGCTCAAGGCGGTGCCGGGTCCGATCGGTCTGCACATCAAGCTCACGGAAGTGGTGGAGGTGAAGCAGGTAGTCAAGACCCTCACGCTCCAGCTCTCGCTGGCTGAGCGCCGTCGCATCCAGGGTCTGCGTACCTACGTGCAGGCTCAGGGATGCCGACAGCAGGTGATCTCTGATTACTTCGAGATCCAGGACAGCACGAACGGTCAGTTGCTGTTCGATCGCTCCATCCTGGGTTGTGGAGTGTGTGACTGCTGCCGGACGCAAGTAGTGAAGCTTGAGGTTCCGGTCGTGGCCGGTGAGCCGGTCGCGGTGCCTGAGGTGTTCGAGAGCAGCAAGAGTGGTTGGAAAGAACGACGCCAGGCTCACCGTGCGCGGTGGTCGGCCTACGCGATGCGCTAAGAAGACAGGAGGAACTAGAGATGAGTGTCATTGTTGAGTGCTTCCGTACGACCTACAAGGATCACGGGATGGGCTACCCGTGCTGGTTGCAGGATTACAAGCCCATGTACACACGCACGTTCGAGAGTGCTGAAGCGGCCAGTGCGTGGCTGCAGAAGAAAGAGGCCGCGATTAACGCTCGGGGTGGAAAGGCCACGTACTACGCACACCTGATCTCCTTGCATATCAAGAAAGATCCGGCGAGCACGCTGCCGCCAGACACCGGTTGGACGCTGGAGATTGAGTTTGACCATCGCCCCGCCGATGACTGGAAGCCTGCTGATCCGGAACCGATCGAATGGTCCAAGCTGGACAAAGATGCCCGGGTTGTCTGCTGGAAGTGTGCAGGCACCGGACTGTTCAAGTTCCGGGATGGCCGCACCGACAAGTGTTTCCGCTGTGATGGTAAGGGTGAGCAGACCCAGCGCGACGACAACCGCAACATTGCGTACGACGAACTGTACGCACGCTAAGGAGATACAGATGACTAAGAGAGCTAGCAAGAGCAACATCCCGTACGACGCGGTCGTGCGCCTTCTCAAGGGTGGCGCTGTACTGCGCTACGATGCCCCGGAAGGGCCTTACCTCGAGAGTTGGGAGCTGTACACCCAAAGTGGCACTAACCGGCTAGGTCGGCCTGCTAACGAGATTGTGCAGCGTCTCAAGCAAGAGGGGCTCATTGTGCCTCGTGATCCCAAAACCTGGACCTTGAAGAGCTAGGTGCCTTCGGCACCCCACCCGACCTGGGGCGTGGAGTGTGCCCGGCTGAGCGTTCATCCCGTTCAGCCTGGTCCGCTCCACGTCTACGGGTACCGGCTCGAGAGATTGCGTGCAGGGGTGTGGGGACATGGGTCCCAGTTGACTTGCGTACTAAGAGGAGCTTGACATGAAGACGAAGACGAAGAACGACCCGCAGGTTGCCGTGACGGACGAGATGGTTCCGCCGCCCGTGGAGTTGGAGAACCCGTTTGTCGATGAGCTGGATGAAGCAGCGGTGGCGACAGCCGAGGCCGCGGGTGCGGTCCTGGAGTCGGTGAGCACCACCGTGGAGCCTTCGGCTCCGGTAGAGCAGGTGCCGGTCAGCAGTGCATCCGACCAGGTGCGGATCATTGCGCTAGCCCGCGTCACCAAGCTGGCCCACACGCTCGGGATGACCTTGCCGGAAGACGCCTCGATCGATGAGCTGACGGGACCGATGTTCATCCTGGACGTGCTCCAGGTGCTGGCGGATGGCCACGTGGCCAAGAAGAGCGCCCGCAGCCAGTTCGAGCGGAAGATCGAGAGCAACGATGTGTGGGCGCAAGTCCGCGCGCTGCCGACGTTCGAGCGCTGCTCGTGTGGCACCCCGCTGGCCGCGGGCGAGAAGTGCAACCAGCACGGTCAGTATGGCAACGCCGAGCACCTCTGCCCGGTGGCGTTCAAGGCCTCGAAGATGATTGCGTGCCACGTGCCGAAGGAGCGCGTGCTGAGCAATCTCGGCATCAAAGTCAAGTAGCTGCGTGTAGGGTTGGGTAGGGGGTGCGCTAGCCCTCTACCCAGCAACCCTGTCTCTAGCGTAAAACGGTTACACGTGTAACGAAAGGTGTTCCATGCAAGACGCGAATCAGGTTCCCGTAGCCCAGGCTTCCGCTCCCGCGCTCACCAACGAGCAGATCCAGCAGCTCCTGGCCCAGCAGCAGATGCTCGCGCAGCAGAACGCTCAGCTCATGGCGGCGCTCCAGAACAAGCCAGGCATCAACTGGTTCGATCCGGCCCAGAGTCGGGAGTTCCTGGACTCCGCAGGCAAAGTGGTCGGTACCGTAGGCAACTCGGTGATCTCGGGCGCTACCGCGTTTGTGGGTGGCCTCTTCCAGGGACTTGCCGGTCAGGCTCAGGCCAAACCGCAGCAGGCTCCGCAAGCCACTGTGGTGCACGTCCCGAACCCGCAGCTCCCCGGCTAGTCCGTGTCTCTCTACGCAAGCGGGTCTGGCCCCGGTCGGGCCCGCTTGCCTCATCATCCTCGGTTCTCTCTTTCCCTTTCCAGGAGTATCTCCATGAGCGCTATTATTTTGAATACCAACCACAACGAGACGAGCCTCTGGGAAGGCGCCTGGCACTGGCTGTGCCTGATCGTGTTCTACGCGCTGCATCCCAGCCAGCTGTACACGCTCTGCTGCGGCACCCCGCAAGAGCGGCAGAGCCGCCGCGAGTGGAACCGCCAGTGGGCTGCGGCCCGCAAGATGGACCGCCTGGCGGCGCGCCTCCGCAAGCAAGGCACCGTGCGGGGCGAAAGCTTCTACGGCCTGGTCTTCAGCAACCAGGATCTTCGGGGCGTGAAGTTCGAACGGTGCATCTTCTTCGGGTGCAAGTTCTACACCACCGACCTGTCCAGCACCCAGTGGGAGCAGTGCGAGTTCGAAGGCTGCGACCTGACCGGGACCCGGTGCGAGGTCAGCCTCTGGATCAAGTGCCACTTCCGCCGCTGCGACCTCAGCTACGCGAAGTTCAACGCCGCTAACTTGGCGGACGTCTGCTTCTACTTCTCCCAGTGCTACAGCATGCACTTCCGCGGGGCGTCCCTGAAGCGGGTCACCGCGCCGGAGTCCCAGACGCAGGACACCGATATGAAGGGGGCTACGCTGCTGTCGGTAGGTCACTTCGACGCTGAAAAAGGGTAACATTAGGCGTAAGATTTCCCCTACACGTGGTGCCTTGAGGGGCTGGAAAGCGTAAGGCTGACCTGATCCGAAAGATTGCGTGTAGGGGTGTGGGGGAGAGATTCCCAAAACACCGGGGAGCTTCGGCTCTTTTTAACGACGGAGAATAGAGACATGAACAAGCATTGTGGCGTAGGCCGACTGGCGAACGATCCGGAACTGAAGTACACGTCGGGCGGGGTCGCTTACGTGAACGTGCGGATCGCCTTCACGCGCGATTACAAGAACAAGGAAGGGGTCTACGAGGCCGACTTCCTGGACTTCGTGATCTGGCGCACGTCCGCCGAGTACATCGCGAACTACGGCTCCAAGGGCCGGATGGTCTCGGTCGAGTCCAAGGTCCAGGTCCGCGAGTACAAGGACCAGGCAGGCAACAAGCGCCGTGCCGTCGAGTTCGTGGCCGACAACATCAAGCTGATCGACAAGCCGAAAGACGGCCAGGGCGACAACCGTGCGGCGGCAACTGCACGACCGGAAGCCCAGACCAGCGCCAACTACGATGACGGCGGCCTGGACAACGACTTCAACGAGTAGTCGGTAACGCGTAGGACCAACCAGACACCCTGCTCTCTACCTAGTAGTAGAGGGCGGGGTGTTTTTTCGTCTGGAGTAAGAAGACATGGCAGCCTTGATCGGCGGCATCTTATATCTGCTCGGCTTCGCCTTCGTGGCAGTCATCGTCCTCTGCGTCGTGGCCCTGAAGGGCCTGGCCGCGGGGAACCGCAAATGAGCGAGTCCGGACCGTCTCCGTACCAACTGCGCCTTCAGCGCGTCGCGACGGAAGCTGCCCGGCGTATTCGGCTTGGCTTCGATGCCGGACGGGTGCTGACGCACCTGGCCCGCGAAGAGGCCCTGCCGCGGAAAGAGCTAGCGCAAGAGCTAGCCCGGCGTAGCCGGGAGGCGCGCGCAGCGCGAGCGTCAGCGAGCGCGTCCCTTTCCCAACTCTCCCTGTTTTAACCGGCCCCTTCCCGGGGCCCACCTTTTCCTGCGCATAGATAGGTGCCCTCTATGGAAATCAAGTTCTCACTGCCTGCCGTCCTGCCCTGTCCGTATGGCGGCAACCGGGAGTATGGTCACCTCAACCTGGTGATCGACACCGACCATCCCGAGCTGTGTGAGTTGTCCCTGATGAAGGACGGCGAAACCCTGCAAGACTTTCAGCTTACTACTAAGGAGCTGGACAAGGTCACCCAGCTCGTCGCGCTGGCGCGAGCGTAGCGAGCGCATCTCTTCTTTCCCGTAGTAGTAGAGCGAAAGCTCCCTCACTAGAAAGGAACGGCATGCTTTATATCTATGTGCTCACCGACGAGCAAGAGCGACACCACCTGGTAGTAGCGCCGAATGAGCAGGCTGCCGCCCAGATTGCCCTGGAGCGCTGGAACCTCTCCGGCTCGATACACATCAAGGAGGCGACCACCATCGACCTCCGCGGCATCCTGGACTACGCCCAGATGCTGGAGAAGCACGGCATCCGGTAGCGCCGAAGGCGCGAGCGAAGCGAGCGCACTCTCCTACTACTGGACTCTCCTTACCCTTACCCTGCATCATGCTCCGCTGATGGATCGTTCTGGAACGCTGCAGAGTAAGGCTCTCCGGTCTCCTCCCAGGAGTACCCGAGGTACTCCGTTACCCGTGTACCCACCGGTCTCTCTACCTCCAGTACTCTCTACTACTAGGAAGAGTAAAGGATCTCCTGGATCACAAGGGCGTGGCCCGCCTCGTAGTAGGCTGCGCCCGCCCCACTATGCTCCAGGAGTTATCGTTTCCCGTAGTAGTAGAGAGAACAACTCGGATGTAGCGGGAGTAGTAGGGAAGTAACCACGTAGGGGTCGTAGGGGGAGTGTACGGAGTCATTCCCCTTACATTTAACTTAAGAAACGCTCGCCGTTTCCCTCGTCCCTTGGACGTAAAAGTACCTAGTGTAAAGGCGATATAGTAGGTTCAGAAAGCGTATAGATCCCTCTTTTAGGGGTGTATCTGAGGGTGTATGGGCCTGTTTTAGGCACGAAGTGTGATCTTCTTATACATTGTTGATAAAACCCGGAAGATTTCGGGTAGGGGTGTGGGTAAAGGTTCTTGAGTTACCACTCACCTAGGAGGCTACTATGTAACGTTTAGGTCCCTACAACTGAATAACTTCCCTTCACTACGACTGGAGTGTCCACCGTGCGAGAACGATTCATGGCTCTGAAGCCTACTGATACCCTTACTGCTGCTCATTCCGAGGACTTTCGGATCCTACGCATGCGGTGCGCTAAAGGGGTGCAGCTCTCCCTCTGGGAAGAGATCTACTACCTCTTCCTCTACCCTCACTTCCATACGGACCTACGTACCGCTGCTACTACTCCTGTTCCTACTACTAAGTTTTACTCTACTTGGTAGTCCTTACACTGGAGCAAGGCGGGGTGGGTGCTCTCTCCTGGAGACGGTGCAATGACTCCTCGGTACCATCTGTGCTTTACAGGCCACCGCCCAGTCAAACTCGGCGGGTATAACGACCAGACCAATTTCCATTCCGTGCTCTACCCGGTCCTCTACCAGACCCTGGAGCGCTTCTACAACGTGTCGATGCGGACCTGTGTGTCGGGGATGGCGCTGGGTTGGGACACGTGGGCTGCCGAGGCAGTCTTGCAGCTCAAGTCGATTCACCCGGACGTGCGCCTCATCGCCGCGGTGCCGTTCCTGACCCAGCCCTTGATCTGGCCGCTGGAGTCGCAGATCCGCTGGCGCAACATCGTGCAGCAGGCGGACGAGATCTGGCTGACCGATCGGGATGAGCAGATCACCTTCTCCGAATTGATGGTGCGGCTCAATGAGGCCGCGGCGCAGGAGCAGAAAGAGCCGAACGCACCGGCCTTGCTGAACGCGCGCAACACCTGGATGGTCGAGCGGAGTAAGCGCGTCCTATCTTGTTGGGATGGTACACGTGGCGGCACCGGAAACTGTGTCGCGGTCGCGCGCAAGCTGGAGCGGACCCTGTACAATCTGGACCCTCTCACGCACCGCGTCTCCGTTATCTAAGCTACGCAGCAGGTGCCCTGCGGGGTGCCTGCCTCCTCTTTTCCAGGAGCTACTTCGATGCCCAACGAGTCTCAAACAGTCACGCCCGTGGTTCAGTGGGTTGCGGTGCCCGCCGACGAGGATAAGTACTTGGATGTACTCGGTGCCATCTACGGCGAGTCCAAAGAGCAGGTGCTCCAGGACGCCAAAGACCAGGCCACCGATGACTACTACCGGGATCCGGTCGATTTCTTGATGCACACCAGCGGGTACGGCTTCAATGTCTACTCCGGATGCAATGGTCGCTGGTTGATGCAGTACTTCCTCTTTCAGGTGCGGAACGGAGCCATACTGGATGCAGACGCGCCGATCTGTTGCTCGGATGGCTGCTGCCGCCTGTGCGCTACCCCCGTAGATGACGAACAAGAAGCGTTGCGCCGTCTTTACGCGGGCGAGCGTTGGAGCTGCTCCACCGGCATCTGCGGCAGCATGACCTACGGCTTTGGCCGCTTGGACTATCTAGGGTACTTCGAGTATCCCCTGTACTTTGACCCGAACGTGCTCCTGGCGCTCTAGCCAGGAGTTACCCGTGTAACAGGTGTGCTGCCATGAACACTAACTTCGAGCTGGACAACAGTGAAGCAGTGGTGCGTTTTAGGACACGCATGCGACTTACCCAGAAAGATCTAGCTTCCCTGATCGGTAAAAGCGCCAGCTTGCTGAATAAGCTAGAAAACGACGCACTCCAACCCCAAGTGGCTTCCGAACTGTTGTCCCAACTCAACGCGTTGGTTCAAACTCCTGTCCAGTGTTTGAATCAACATCAGATCAACCGTTTCCATTCCGGTGGGTTGACATCCTATTGCCCGGAGTGTGGCGCACGCACAGACTCTACGTGTCCGGTCTGTAAACAGAGCACACTCTGTACGGACCACTTTTGTAGTCATTGCGGGGAGCGTCTCTACCGTTAACCCTCGTTTTCTTTTAAGAGGTGTGCTGCCATGAAACAAACGTCTTTCCCCCTAACCGAAACCGCAGAACAGGCCCTACGTCCACTACTGGACAGCTCCGAATACTTTCTGCACCCGCTCTATCTGGACCCCGTGTTCCAGGAAGTGCTCGAACTGATCTCCACGGCGCCTGCCGAGGCGCTGGAGCGGGTTGTTCAGGCTGAACCCGGCAAATGGAACTTCGATCAGTACCGCAGCCTCAACGCTGCTGGTCCACGTTGTCTGGTCGGACACCTGGGCGACCTTACGCTTAAGCGTGTAGACGACCAGTGGCTCCTCAGCGGGCTGCCGCTTTACGAACCGTTCCAGCAGATTCCAGGCAAACTCTCCAGCCTGTGCTTTAGGCTAATCGAGGGACACGACGAACAGTTAGTGATCGCTGCGCTACGCCAGGCGGCGCAAACGCTGCTCGATCTACGAAAGGAACCGAACGATGGCTGAGACCCTAAGTGCAACCCCAGAGACGCCACCGATCGAGCAAGATCCAACCTTCCAGAAGATCGTGACTTACCTCCAGGAAGAGCCGGATGCCGCCCTCCAGCGCGTCGTAGACAACCCCGTGGGGATGTGGGACTTCGGTCACTACCTCAACACGGTAGACACGCGCCGCTGTCTGGTAGGACACCTGGGTGATTACCGGTACGCGCTCATTGAAGGCAGGTGGGGTCGTCTCATCGAACCTGGCTATGAAAGCCACCTTCCCCGGATGTACGACTACTCGGACTGGGCGCTCGAACTGGAAGACCGGTACGTTACGCCGGTGATTGTCGCTGCGCTACAGACAGCCGCGCAGCAGATCTTGAAGGCGCGGGTTAAGTCCGCGTCCTAACCCCTTGGCTGTGGCGGGCCAAGCTACAACTACATACACCTGCGACGTGAACGGGCAGGCGCGGGCAGCGCTACCACGGGCCTCGAGACACTGGAGCGTAGCCACGGCTACCACCTCTCCAGGAAAGACAGGGCATAGCGTTTCCGGCCACGGGAAAGAAACCAGTGGCGCCTGAGTTGTGGACGAACTTACCAGTCGGTGTGAACGACTGCCTGAGACGGTGCGTAAGACGAACAACTCTCGGCGGGGTGGCTCAAGCCCCGCATCCTTTTTAAGCAGGAGCCAACCTATGGGCAAGCTGTATACGCAGATTCGACAGTGTGTGACCATTGAGGTCCCGGACGATGCACAAGCCACCCAGGTGCGCGAACAGTACGCAGGCCTGACGCCGGAAGAGGTCCTGGCCCGCATCCAATCAGGTGAGCTGAAGGCTGAGATCTCCCCGCCTTACTTCGCGTTGACCGCTCTCTCCGGACCCAAAATCAGCTACGATGGTGAAGAGCGCGACAACCTGGGACGTCCTCAGCGCATGATCCATTTCGAATAAGGAGCAGTTCGATGCCATTGACTACGCTAGATGAAGGGATCCAAAGCATGCTGCACTTTGCCAATGGAAATTGGAAGGTGTTTAACAGCGAGCTGTCAGCGCTACACCGCTTCGATCGGGAGCGCAACATTGTCTGGCGCGTCATGCCTACCCAGGTGTTACGCGGCGACACCAAGCACACCGTGGTGCTGCAACGCCTGTCCACGGACGGTAACTGGCAGTTGCTGTACAAGATCTCGGTACTCACCAACCCGCCTGACCCGGGAAAAAACGTAACGTGGGACGTAGCGTTCATGCGCGTCCTTAGCTACGCCGACTTCCTGATCGCCGGAATCGGCGTCGCCAACACGTAAGAGGTAACTCGATGCACACTTTGATTCCGTACTGGATAGAGGATGATTGCACGCTGAACGATCCGGACCACGTCTACCTGGATCAGGTGCTCGCCAGCCTGTGTGGCCGCACCTACGGCGAGCTGGAAGAATGGCACATCGTCCGCAATGTCGATCGGGGCGATGCCACCGAGACGCACCTGATCAACGGGCTGTCCGTCCGCGTCTCTTACCCCGGCAATGACGCCGTCTATGGCCCGGATCCCCAGCAGGGTTATGAGGAGCTGGCTCGTCCGCTCCTGAACCCTTCGGTGCTAAAGGTATTGGACGACCCGATTTATGTGCCCCTGGCAAACGGCTTGTCCCAGCAGTCCAACGAGGCGCTACAACGCGTCCTGGATGCACCCTTGAACAAGTGGAACCCGATGGCCTACTGCGATCGCTTGGGCCATCGCTGCCTGGTCGGACACCTGGGCAACTACCGATATGCGCCCTCGAACGCCGACGTTGTTTATGATTTTGAGCCGGGCTACAGCCCTTTCAGCCCGGCTAACTACCATACGCACAACCTCTCGTTCAACTTCATCCTGAACACCACGACCCACACCACGCCGAATGTGGTGAGGGCGGTTCAACACACTGCCCGCTGTCTTTTAGCAGGGCGCACTTCGGCAGTTGACATCCCGACAGTCTACAACCCGATGGTCGACTCCTGCGTTCCTACCACTGAGGTATTCTGATGTTCAAGCTTAAGCGCATCCATGCTGAAACACAACAGCCTCCGTTCCGTTTAACCGAGCAGTATCAGGAACTGCTGTCCTTGCTCCGCCTACAACCCGCAGACGCCTTGCAGCGGGTGGTCTCGGCGCCCTTAGAGAGTTGGAACCTGTCGTTTTACCTCAGTAGCGACACTGGTACCCGCTGCCTGGTAGGGCATCTCGGCGATTATCAAGAGCATCCTGATGGCAGGCGGACCATCCAACTGCCCGGGTTCGAGACCTATGAACCCGCGATGATGCGTTTTTCCAGCCTGGCGATCCATCTTGGACAACGCTACGACACTCACGACTTGATCGTGGCGATCCAGGATGACGCCCGGAAGCTCTTACAGAAAGCGGACTAAGATGGCCTTTTGTCAACCCGCTCAGGTCCTCACTTTCCAGCTCTTGAAAGCGCTACTCGCCGAGCAGCCACGCGCCGCGCTACAACGCGTCGTCGATGCGCCGGAGTCTGCTTGGTGTGCTCTGCAGTACGTCACACCAGACAACACGCAACGTTGTCTGGTGGGTCATCTTGGTAAGTACCAGCACGTGCAGCCGAAAGGTGATTTCAAAGAAGGATACCAGTACCTGCCTGGCTTCTATTTCCGGGATGGAGCAATGATGGAGATCTCCAGCTACTTTGTCTCCCTCACCCTGCACTGCGGTCAGAAAGCGGCCATCCAGGCCGTACGTGAATACGCTCGGGAACTCTTGAACCAGAAAGCGTAGGTGCGCTGTGTCCTTTCCCTTGGATGACGACGAAGTGCTGCAGACCCCTGCTACCCCGCTGGCCAAAGCCGAGGCCCAGGACTTCCTGACGCGACTGGATGTCGCACTTGACCAAGTTCACCTGGGACCCGGACTGGAACGCGGTAAGATCGTGGACCTAAGCCACCTGCCCCAGCGGCTCCCCAACGTCCGGCTCCATTTGAGGCTGGAAAGCCTCGGCTTTTCTGATACTGAGAAAGAGGACCTAGCTAATGAGAATACCTCTGACTGAATGGTGGGCCGCACGTTGGTTGAGTAAACCGGCTGACCATCAAGACGGCGCTACTCAACAAGTCGCGTTCATCCGGTCGGACATTGCCGCCCTGATGGGTATCGGCATGGACTACCAACTGCGCCGGGATCAGTTGATCCACATCGTGGGCGAACACCGGTCGTGCAGCATCGTGCTGCCGGTCTTTGAGCTGTACCGTCCGGACTGGGGACTCCGACTGATCCTGCGCAATAACTTCTACAACTGGAAGTTGACGGTGCTCTCCGAGCAGCCCATCGTCGCGGACCTCAGTCGGTTGTGCTTTGTCACCCCGCCCCTCGATCCGGAGTACACGGGTAACGAGCTGGCGGACTGCTACTTCGAAGGCTTCCCAAAAGAACTCATCCGTAGCTACTACACGGAGAACATTCGGGAGTGGTCGGCGGAGATCCAGAACAACTGCCAGCTCTGGACGGTAGTCTACCTGCTCCTGGTCTCCCTGGACCGGATACCTCGGATGGAACGGCCCAAGCGACTTGAAGGCTAGCACCGATGAAGACTAAAGACGTGATTCGCCTGTTACAAGAGGCCGATCCCAGCGGCGAGATGCAGGCATGCGTAGCCAACATGGATATCGTAGAGATCAACGTGATTAACGTGGGCTACTGGGATGGGTGCCTCCAGATCCTGGAACGGGATCCAAACGACCCGGAACGCATCGTGGGTGGGCGCTTCTGCGCAGGTCAGCCCAAGGTAGATATCTACTGCCTGAACATCGATGACTTTGTGTACAGCGACCCGGAGCTACCGGTCAGCTACGACAGCGCGTACGCGCACGGCAAATACCACGCGCGCATCGAAGCGGTGCGTGTTCGCGCACGGGCGGCGAAAGCTCGCCGGGAGAACCCTGATGAATCTCGAACAACTCCAAGAGCAGATCTGGACGAAACCAGCTAACTCCGCAATGACCGTACAGGTACAGCTTGAAGGCAAGCTGTACCACATCGAGCTAATCGATGTGGACGAAGTCCAGCAGGTAATAACCCTGGGCTGCATCAACGCAGTCACGATGACCCTCGAAGATGTAGGCCTGCTCCTGACGCAGCAGATCGAAAAGGGCGTCCACATCATTGAAGCCATCAAGCACGTCCGCAGCGTAGCAGCTCAGCATCACCTGGAGGTCAGCCTGCGAGACGCAACCCTCCTTGCCGAACGTCTGGGGATCCGGCATCCGCGCAAGACCTACGGTCCGTTGGACGTTGAGACGACCATGCATCTGGCCGAGACGCACTACCACCGGTACTTTCCGGCTGAGCAGATCTATGTCGACGAGCCGTCCGGGCGCGTATACTGTGGCAGTGAGTACCTGGCCCAGTTGCGCTGGTTGTCACAACAAGCCTGCTGGGATCGGAACATCCACAACGCGGTCTTCGACCGAGGTAAGTAGATGCCTGAATCACAACGCCTTGTGTGCAGCCTGCCTGCTTGCAGTAAGTACATTGAACGTCCTGAGCAAGCGTTCAAGCTCCTCTTATCCGACGTGGGGCCCTTTTGCTCGGAAAAGTGCGCTTACCGGTACCGGGAAGAGTACTTAGAAAAGCATCGGACTCCCGAGCAGTCCTCGCAATGGTTCAGACCCAGGGCGCGTTAACGCGCCCTGGGTCTTTTCACGTAGGGTTGCGTGTAAGGGTGTAGGGAGTCTTGTTAAGCCCCACCCCTCTTAGGAGACTGACATGCAGCTATTACCAAACTCCGACATCTGGAAGTACTACGAGCGCGGGGCGTGGGTAGTGGTTACCACGAATACCCAGACCCGCAAGGACGGCACCGCGATCATGGGTGCGGGCCTCGCCCAGCAAGCCGCACTACGTTTCCCGGACTTGCCTGCCCGTTATGGTCTCTATCTGCAAGAGCAGGATCCGAACAACGAAGGCCACCCGGAACATCCTTACCTGGTAGAAGACCACCGGCTCATTCTTTTTCCCACCAAGCGCGATTGGCGCGCTCCGTCTCCACTCGACCTGATCCGGGGCAACCTGCTCATCTTTCGCGATCTCTGGCGAGAGTTTGTCGATGACCGCTTCAACCGGTGTGTCAATGAAGGGCCGTACGTGGCCTGGCCACCCTTGGGTTGCGGACATGGCGGACGGGACTGGACGCTCGAGATCGAACCTTTAATGGTCAAGCACCTGCCTAGCGATCGACACGCGGTGGTTTTACCACCTGGTTTCAAGTAAGGGAGCAAGCATGGACGCGGGCTATATCTATTTGTTCAGTTCTCGACTCGGCTTAACTAAAATCGGTAAGAGCCGCACTCCACGAGAGCGGGTCAAGTCTTTTGAGCGCGCGCCGTTTTACGCAGAGATCATCCACACCATTCGCACGGATGCGATGTCTGCCTTGGAGCGCTACCTACATTTCAAGTACGCAGAGTACCGCAAGCAAGGTGAGTGGTTCGAACTCCCCGAAGCAGACTTGCTCGAGTTAACGCGACGCTTGACGTGGAACTTCGAAGAAGGTGTCATCGAACGGACAGCAACACCTAAGCACCTTGAGACACAGTTAGAAAGAGAGCGAAAGCTAGCTTATCAGGAAGGTCAACAAGACGCTCACATCGAGCTGTACGCAGCCTACGAGCAGAAGCTCGAAGAGCAGCGGTTGGCCTACGCAGGCTACAGCAACAACTTGCGGGAGCAATACGAAGAACGTTTCGCCTTTCAAGAAAACTATTGGTCCAACCAAAGCTGGGCTGAGTTAAAGCACCTGCTTCGTGAAGAAGTCTATGCTCAGCGCACGGCAGAGCTGGAATGGTTGGACTGGTTAGGTTGTTGGCAAGCTGAGCTTAGCTCCAAGACAGAGATCCCTTTAGCGTACTGGGGTGACCCCTTGGCGCGTGCTAAATGGTTGCTAGCGCCTACTTGCTAGCCTTTGAGAAAACTATGAACTTCTTCAACGCATCAACCCGCGGCGATAGCGACGGCAACTGGGTCACGGTCAATGGCGAAGCATGCATCATGTTTCAGGACACGCCCATGCCGGTGTTCCAGTCAACCTCTCGCGACTTCGCGGACAGCGAAGTAGAGCCGTGCCTGCGCATCATGGTCGAGGACCTCTCGACCGGCGAGTACTACATCGCCGTCCGGCTGCCAGAGCAGATCAATCAGGTCGTAGACATGGTCGAGACCGATCCGGACGCAGGCGTCTCCGAGCAGGATGAGTTCGACCACCTTTTCCAGCTCGATCAACATGATCCGTACGTCTTGCCTGATACCTTGCCGGTATAACTGGAGTGTGTGATGAACCAGCTCTCCCAACTGACGCAGCAGGAGCTTGATCAGCTCTTCTTTGACCGCACGTACATCGCTTTCGTGTATGATCGGTATCCGCCTTCGTTTGATGGCAACGTCGACCTTGGAGAAGTCGTCTGTCTCTACCGGGGCCATAAGGGGGAACGTTGCGCGCTGGGGCTGCACATCCCCGATGCGGTTTATGACAGTCGGATGGAAAGCGTTAACGCCGACGCTGTGATCCATAAGTATGCAGGCCTGGCGTTCCTGCAACCTGTCATCCTACTCATGCAAAGCTTGCAATCAGCACACGACCGCGCGGCACATTACAAGTACTGTCCCGAAGTTGTTGCTGAGGGACAGGTAGATTTCACCCAGGCGATTGAAACCGAGTTCCGCGTGGTGGCGATGCAGTTCAAACTCACGCTGCCGCCATGTTTGGAGGGATAACCCATGAGCACCTCGTTTGAGACTTCCGAGGAGCGGGCTTACGCGCAGCTCCTGTTCGATCGCACATACACCGCGTTTGTTTACGAGCGCAGCGCACCTGCCGCACTCTATACACCTTCGGGAGTATTGTCTGCTTGTCTTTATCGTGGCCCGAACGGCAGCCGGTGTGCTTTGGGGCTACACATCCCTGACGTGTTGTACAAACCTGAGATGGAGTGTAACGACTCCAATAGCTTGCTTGAGTCCTTTTCGGAGCTGGCGTTCTTAAAGCCGTACAAGCAGCTTTTACGAGAACTGCAGTGTGTGCACGACACCTCGGCTGTCGAGAGTTCGCATTACCTAGGCGCACGCTACGCAGAGAACGATTTCACCGATCGGGTAGCCTGTAGGCTTAACAGCCTTGCCAAGCTCTTTGGCTTTACGTTACCACCCCACCCGGAGGGCTAAGCGATGGTTATCACTGCACAAGAAGCCTTTAACCGTGTCTACCGGCACTTCATCCACGAAAACCACCCACCCAGCATCCACGAGCTGGGTGTCTGCCGGTACCGAATGTCTGATGGTCGGCGCTGTGCCTTGGGACTGTTTATTCCCGATGAGCAGTACGATCCTGAGATGGAAGGCTACGTCGCCTTTGATCTCTTCGAGCACTATCCGGAAGTCCTGGCGGATCTGCTGCCGCTGAAGGAGCTGCTGTCGGAGCTTCAGGTTCAGCACGATCAAGCTGCTTTTAACGAGGATGATAGTCATACTGCTGCTTCTCACAAAGCGTTCAGAGAGACCTTGCAGCGTAGACTTGAGACGCTCGCCGCAAAACAGCAGTTGTCGATCCCTGCTCCATAGAGGTGCCGAATGAAGAACATTAAACTACGCCTCAACACGCTGTACGTGCTGGGATCCTGGAACAACGACCCTCTCCAGGCGCGCGCGTTAGACCTGGCGATCGAGTTGGCGGATGCCGACGCCGAGATGATGACGTACCTGCGTTGTTCCCTACGTCTCCTCGCTACCCGCATCGAGACGGACATTCACCTGTTCGTCAACCCTCACACCACCGGCTGTGAACTGGCCTACGTGTGTAATGGTTACAGCGGTAACTGGGAGCTGAAGCAGCGCGCCGAGGAACTGCTCCGCTACGAAGAGCCTTGGGATCCGACGCTGTTCTTTCCAGAACTCCGTCCGGTCAGCCTACAAGAGCTGGAGTTGGAGTGGTTTGAGGCCAAGCGACGGGGCTCGCGTTGATACCCGTGTAACACACGTCATACAGGAGTTGCTACCATGTTGGAGCAGATCATTTTCGAAGACGGGAACCATCCCGGTTACATCCTCCGCGGCACGCGCGTCCATGCGTTCACGCTCCAACTGGATGGTGCCGCGCCGCATCGCGTGCATGCCAGTCGGATCCGTCCTGACGGCACAGTCCACTGCCCGTTTCTGGATGATGCGGGCAAGAGCAGCTACGTTCAACCGCTTGATCCGGAAAAGACGTGGTCCGAACCGCGGAAAAACCTGGTGCGAGAACGCACGCACCACGCCGAGCAAGCCAAGCAAACCCACGACAAGGTACGCTTGAGTCACCTGCGCATCGTGCACCTACTGGACGACATCTTAGATGGCTGCGTCTCGGATGCCGCGTTAAGGAGTTTTCTTGGATGGTAACTAAACCGACCGCAATCGGGGAACTATCAGCAACCAACCAAACGCGTTTACTCCGGCTGGAGAGGCTGCTCGATAAGACCAGCCCTGCAGCCTTACAGCGTGTGATCGATGCGCCCTTACCAAGCTGGCGTCGTGAGAGCCGTTGTGACGCGCTTCAACGGCGCTGCTTGCTTGGACACGTCGGTGACTACAAGTACATGGCAAATGGCGACTACACCATCTGCAATGACTTTTGCGCACGCCCTGATCCGGAGGATCAGGTGTTCATCGCGCTCTCATTTGACCTCTTAGGTGCGCTGGTAGGACTGGAAGTACTGGTCCCCTACTTGCAAAGCTACGCTCAAGCCGTTCTGGACCAACGAAAAGACGCGGCCTGACCCTTTCCTAGCGTAGTACCCGGCGACCTGCAAGATGGGTCGGGTACTACGCTAGGGACTACCTGGAGTACGTGGATGCCTGAACAAACTCACTCGCTAACCGGTCGGGCACGCGTCGTGCCTGCTCCGGCTACGGTTTCTTTTGCGGCCTTGGAGCAATGGGTGTACACCCAGCCGGAAGAAGCGCTGCTCTACTTGCCGATACGCTGGACCCATCCGCAAGCACCGCATCGGTGCGTGGTCGCAACGTTCCTGCGGCAACACGGTTTCCCCCGTGCAGAAGTCGGTTACGACAAGTTCTGCGCCGACGGTCAGCACTACCGACTGGACCCCCAGTTCCAGTCGTTCATCCAGCTCCTGGACAAACGCAGCCAGGACCACGACAATCAACTCACCGCGCTGCAAGTTCGCAGCCTCTTACAAGAACTGCGAGCCTCACCATGAGTGTGACCTTAGTCGTGGAGCTTTTCTGTGCCGCCTTGCTACTGCTCCTGGCGTACCTCATCCAACAGCAGCAAAGCAAGGCAGGCGCCAAGCAGGAGCAACTGCTGGATCGCCTGTTCTCGATCGCCAAGACGCTGGAAAATCTTCGGATCCAGAACGTTAAGCAAGGCGACTACATTGCGGAGCTGGAAAAGCTGGCGTGTTCACCGTTTGAACATCCCTACCTGGTCGCGGTGCGTCGGTTGACCCCGGAAGAAGGCGGCGGCTACACGGCCACGATCCCCCAACTAGGTATCAACGCGCTCAATAGCACCGGCGAAACGCCCGCCGAAGCCTTGCACGGGTTAAACATTCTGTGGCGACATCTCGGTGAGCAGATGGTGCGTGTTAACCAGGAAGATGCGGCACGGTTAAAGGGAGCAGCGCAGCCTCCGGTCATCATCACGGAGCAGGGCCTGCACCAGCTCTACCATACGGATCGTGCCCTGCTAGAGGTGGCGGAAGCGGAGTACCACCAACCGTTGGATCCCGAGCGGCTGCGCCAGTTGTTTGCGGAAATCATTCATCAAAGCAGGTCCTAGACTGCTAATTACCTGTTTTTGGAGGGTAGCATGCCCGAGTTTGACGTAGAGCTGTACGATGCCGAGATCGGCCACCACTTCACCTACCGCCACGCCTGGCCCCAGGATGCGTTCCTGCGCATCAAGTATAATGGACAGAGCGACTTTCAGAAGCTGCACCAGACGTTGGCCAAGCGTGCGAATAGTCGACCCGACAACCACGAAGGCTACGTACTGCGTCAGCAGAACGGCAGCTTGTTGTTCATCTTCTTCAGCGACTGGAACGTCACCTTTTCCAACTCGTACTTTCTTGGCGAGTATGCTACCCAGCATGATCGCCAGCGTATGGACGCACTGACCAACCCCGTCGAAGGACTTAGCGATGAGCCAGAACAACTACAAGCTGCCTGAAACGCCGCTGACCCAGCAAGAGATCTTCGACAAGGTCTGGGACCTGGCAGTAGTCAAGCGCACCCCGCCCAGCCTATCTCAAGACCCCTCTGGTGAAACCGGAGTCTGTACCTTCCGGGCTTCGTTAAAAGCAGCGGATCCGGTTCGCTGCTTTGTCGGCGCCTTGATCCCGGACGAACTCTATGTTCCCGAGATGGAGAAAGCCAGTTCGCTTGACCTTCTTTGTCGCAGCTTTCCGCAGTTGAACGCATGCTTCGGTTTAACCGCGGAGAAGAACCGGCTCGCCTTCCTAGAAGAGTTGCAAAAGTTACACGATGACGCCGCTATGTCTAGCAATCTCGAGACCTATCACGTCCAGGTGGAACATCGTCTTCGGGGGTTTGCCTTACGAAAGAATCTCAAGCTTCCCCGAACGTAGAAGGCGCAGTGACCCTCTTTTGGTAAGGGGTGCCTTTAGGGAAGATTGCGTGTAGGGGTGGGAGAGGGTTAAGTCCAGGCTCCCACCTCTACTAAGAAGGAGACGCGCTGATGAGTGAGATCCAGGTAGTCCAATTACGCCGGGCCCAACTACGCGGCTCCACCCCACTGCTAGACCACTACGTGGACGTGACGGTCAAGAGCGGTAAAGACTGGGCCCGCGGCTTCGCGCCTAACTGGCCGATGGTCCTGGGACACAAGAATCACACGGCGCTCCAGCGCGGTCTCCCGATGCCGTACCCAGGCTACCCACCGCTGAGCGACGCCGAGTATACTGAGCAGTACCAGGCGATCATGCGGTCTGCCGGAGCCTCCTGGCGACAGCTCTATCTCTTTGGTCTGGAAAAGAAGGGCCGCGCGGTGCTCTGTTGCTATTGTGCCGACAATCAGTTCTGTCACACGCATCTCTTGATCCAGGAAGCCGCGCAGCGCTGGCCCCACCGGTTTCAGCCGGATGACGCCATTCGGTTCAACAGCAAGACGCCGGAGTGGAGTTGGCTGAGTAATTTCAGCTCACACCCCGTGATCTTCGAGGGAACGCTCTGGCTGACTGCGGAGCACGCCTATCAGGGTGCCAAGTGCGCAGACCCGAAGGAGCGGACCAAAGTAGAGCTAGCTCCGACCCCGGAAGCGGCGAAGAAGCTGGGTGGTAAGGTCGAAGCGATCCCGGACTGGGACACCTTACGCGGACACGTGATGGCTCAGCTCTTATGGGCCAAGTTCGATCAGCACCCACTGCTGGCAGAACGTCTCCTCGCTACGGGGGGCAGAACGCTCATTCATGCGGCACCGTGGGATGCGTACTGGGGCGATGGGCCGGATGAACAGGGCCAGAATCATATGGGCGCCATGCTGGAAGAGATCCGGCAGGAACTCACGCGCCGAGTACCCGTGTAACAGGAGTCATGATGAGTCTCGAGAACAACGTAAGTGTGCGCCAGGTACTGCTCCAGGCTGCGGACCTGATCGAAACCGGGTGGCATCAAGGCTCGATGGCGGTTGACGCCACGGGCAAGCCGGTCTTTGCGGTTAACCCCCAGGCGTGTAGATTCTGCATGCTCGGGGCAATGACCCGGGCTGCTTATGAACTGTGCAATGAGCAGAACGGGTTCGCTCAGGCAAACCTGGTGTCTGATGCCATGGAAACCGTACGTCCGTTGCTGCCTGGTTTCTCGTTGTCCATGTTCAATGACCGCCAGGACCAGACGGCAGAAAACGTGGCGCGCGTACTACGCCAAGCAGCAGAGGTTTCAGATGGAAACCCAGCCTCGGCCTGAGGCGCCCCTGGGACGGTGTCCGTACTGTGAGGCCGAGCTAGTCTCGGTGCTCCAGTACGTGACGCCGCGCGGTTATCTCTTGACGCTTACGTGCCCTAACGCGCTGTTGGACGAACCTACCTGTAGCTATCGCCACGTCCTGTTAGCTTAGGGTGCCTTTTGGGAAGAAAGACCTTGACAGGCGTTTGTTTGTAGCTTAAGCTATAGCAAAGATCGCCAGCGCGCTTTCTCCAGTTTTTTGATCGGGCCGAATGGGATTGGGTTATCACTGTTAACGATCACCCCCAGCCCCGCTTAACTTGCCTGCTCAATCTTTGACAACTTCATCGTGAGGTAAAGCATGAAGATCGTTGTGATCTGTCCGGTACGTGCTGCTGAACCCGGTCGTACGTTGCTGATCAAGGCCCACATAGCGGGTCTTCGCGACGAGGGTCACACGGTCTTCTCCTATTGGGACACTCCCATGGAAGCCTGCCCGACAGGAGCAGAGATCCTGTTCGGTCACCTGGGAGCCATGGTGGACGCGGACGTGGTGCACGTCTTCTGGGATGAGACCTCTCGAGGTTGCCACTTCGAACTGGGTACCGCCGTGGCCTTGAACAAGTTTCTGGTCATCAAGCGTATCTACGGGAAACTCCCGGAAGGTCAGTCTTACATGCGCGCCTTGCTGGAAAACTACCAGAAGATCCGGCTGCGCTGCGCCTTGACCGATCTCGGCGCCTTGTCCTTGCCAGCAAAGCGGATGCTTCATTTGCTGCGCACCAACCTTTCCGAACCGACTTCCTAACGGAAGCCAGGTAAGCGACACACCGTCCGCTGTGACGGGACAACCGTTTGTAAACAAGCACCGCAGAGGGTACCTAGGCTGCGGAAGGGCTTACTCCGAAACCGTTTACAGACCGTTAGTTACAACAGTTGCAGCGTGTTGCTTCCTGGAGCGCAACTGCCCAGCTTTAGGGCAGGAGAGACGCCGTATAACGACTCTTGCGCAACGATCGCAGATAGCGTCATAATCTGCAGCGACTGACCTGCTAAAAGATAAGGTCGGCGGGAACTCCCAACGAGACTGGGAGAAGTGAGGTAGGCACTAAAGCACTACCGCGACCAGAGCGGTATACGGACCGCTCTGGTAGTTTTAAGTCGAGCCGAAGCATTTCGGTAATCTAATGGTCCTAAGGTAGCTCAGGCCAGGCAACTGGCACAGCGAGGGTACTGGTGCCCTTTGGGTGAAGGTACTCGTGTAAACGGCAGGTCAGCCTTCGGGACCCTGTACGCACGGCCATAAACCTCCGACTGCGCTAACTTGCTCGACTTCATTTTCTAGATGGGCCGTGTTGTTTGGGTTATCGCGCTCACACTGCACGAGTAGCTCAATCGGTAGAGCGCCGGGTGCATAGCCCGGAGGTTGTGGGTTCGAGTCCCACCTAACCCCCAAACAAAAACTCCTTGTCCATCTAAGCTGTGTCAACCGAGGGAAGCTGGAGCACGAACTTTCTTGAACGTGCAAACAGCGAGGTACCGTGGAGAGCTGCGCCCGGAATCGGGAACTGGGGCGCAGGAAGGGTTCAGGGGGCTAGTCCCGTGGTCCCTGAATGTGTAGGTTGACGCAATCACAACTAAATAACGGCTTCGGGGTAACACCTGAAGAAGGCCCAACCGTGGTGACGTCGCAAGACGCAGTCGGGCCACCTGATAACCACCCTTGTGGGGTAGTCTGAGCTAGGTTCGTCCAGCGCAAGACCGGACACGTTCCTCCGGCGCAGTTTACTGCGTGGTTAACTAGATCGATCCGTTTAATACGGGGTAGGTTGAATGTTGACGAAGGGATCACTTCCCGTGAGGTTCGAAAAGCGATAGCCGTCAGGAAGTAGCTACGGAAGAGTTAGACAAGGCAAACAGGTGAGTGTTAACGTATCTAACCTCTAGAACAGAGGTCGGAAAGGGCAGGGATGCCTTTGCACTCTGACCGGACGCGCCTTCCCGTGTGGTGCCTGCTGTAATCGGGGATGTCTAACTCTGGAGAACGGTAGGGGACAGATCAAGACAACGGGTGGTCGTCCCCTACCTAACCCTCATTTGTTGCGGGATAGTGTAATTGGTAAAACGTTGGGCTCATAACCCAAAGACTGAGGGTTCAAGTCCCTCTCCCGCTCTATTGGACTAGCAGGTAAACAGGTGGGAGTTACTGTCTCCACCCAGAACGGGTGACCGGAACAGCGAGGGATCGCTGTGCTCCCTAGACCGGAAGTGCCTTCTCGTGGGCTGCCTGGCGTAATCGAGGTAGTTGGTCCTAGCGCAGTCGGGGTGGGGGCGTCAGCACCTCCGTCCCTACCCAGACTGTTTCAATTTCATAGCGGATCACATGTGGGGAATGGCCTAGTGGCAAGGCGCGTAAACCCTTCTTCTTTTTTGTCCAGCAATGGGCCGGTGTTGAAGGTTTATCTTGAGGAGATCGAGACGCAGGTTCGATTCCTGCTTCCCCACCTAACCACGCTCGGGTAACCTGAGCAGTTCGTAATCTTTTACCTGAACGGAGGTTTCCATGAAGTTCCCAGTACTGTTCGCCCTGATCCTGGCCCTCGCAGCCAGTCTTCTTTTTCCAGGCACCCAGAGCCGCGCGGAACCCACTGCGACCACAGTAGAAACGTGCGCGGTGCGGTCCTACGATCCGTGGACCGGGTTCACCACGGCGCAGAACCTGACGGGTCCCCAGACTGGACAGGAGTTCTCGGCTTACTCCGACGGGCCTTCCGAAGAGCAGACTCAGATCCTCTGGGTCGGCGAGTGGCCCACCGTCTCCCCGGTCGAGTACAACGTGCGCTGGGATGACGCCCAGATTACCTGGTCCGACTGATTTTCTGGCAACTGAGTGGGTGAGAGTCCTTTCAGTTTTCAGAGAGCTGCAACTAGCTTAACTGGTAGAGCAACTAAGTACGCTTGGTTTGTGTGGGTCCGAGTCCCACGTTGCAGCTTGGCAGGTGTAAGGGGATGGTTACCCGAGTAGACGTACAGATACAAAGCCCCTAGAAGAGTCAGCAAAGCGCGACTAGCTGATGTTCCCTGCCTCCCTTACAACTAAATAGTTGGTGTGATGCACGTAGCTCAGTTGGCAGAGCGCCTGGTGAAGAACCAGGGACGGCGATGACCTGAAAAGTGTCATACGGGTGGGTTCGAGTCCCACGGTGTATCCTGGTGGTGAGAGCGCAGACCGCGGAACCATATCTCCATACCGGTGGGGATACCGCTAGGCAGGTCGCAGCAACCACCTTCATTTGAAGAGGGCCGGATGACTTCGGTTATCTTGCTTACAAAACAAGACGAAGCCCGTTCGAGTCGGGCGCTGCCTTGGTGGCCGTTTCAGTCGAGGTTAACTCCCTTGTCCTCTTCAAAGTTTTTGTTCGGGCCGGAGCAATGAGGGTTACCCTTTCAAGTAACACCCCTCGCCGCAACCACTTGCCCGGACTCCCTTGCCAGGGTAGCTCAGTTGGTAGAGCAGCAGTCCAACATGTCTTCTTACACACTTATCTCAGCGAGGGCTAACTACCCTGGTCGGGGTCGGCGTTTGAAGGTTACCATACACTACGGGTCGGTGGTTCGAGTCCATCCCCTGGCGTAGTCAAACAATTTCGTGCGGCCCGAGAGCAGAGTTGGTAGCACAGGCTAAGAGGGCGACTGCAAATCGTCCGAGGTCCCTGTCTAGAGATCACCGCTTGGTACAATGACTGAGTTGCCGTATGGCACGGGGACTCATTCGTGCGGACTAAGCGGCCTCTATGTGCGCTTCAGTGCAGACCTGGTAGGCCCGTCTTCCTTCACGCCATTCCAGACGGGATGTTCAAGCAAGCGAGTAAGCGCAGTACACCTAACGAGTGTGGGTTAGATTCCCGCAGGCCGCAACATTTACCCCAAGGAGGCTGTCATGCCTAAACTGACCACCAAACGCGCGCGCATCCAACGCGCCATGTGGAACACAGGCACTGATGTCACCGGGGGTAGTCCGTTCAATAAGCGGGGCGTCCAACGTGCCCTGTCTTCAGAAAAGATCCCGATCCCCCGCTGGCGCCGCTACGTGCTGCTCAAACGGGACAACCATGGCGTCATCTGGGGCTTTGCCGAGCGCAGCTTCGTGATGGACTGGAGCAAGACTGAGGTTGCGATCTGGGACTATCCACCGCTGCACTACTACAACCCGCACGAGGGACACATCCTGGCACGCTTGAACTCCAAGCGCTGCCCGATCAAGGTCAACTTGAAGGAGCATACGCGTAAAAGCAACTGCCGCTTCACAACCCAGTAAACTTTTAAGACGGGCCGAATGAGGTGGGTTATCTCGCATGAACTCCCCACTTCAATCAACTTGCCTGTCCTAATGTCGATCGTGTAGCTCAGTTGGTAGAGCGCCAGGATGTACACCTGGAGGTCGTAGGTTCAACTCCTACCACGATCGGCCCCCCTTAACTCAGTGGAGACCACTAAGTTAAGCACGGCGTATAGCTCAGGGGTAAGAGCGCAGTCACGGAAACCGTGATTGAGGTCGGGGTGTTCAACTCCCCCTACGTTGAGTTGAGCTGGAAACAGCTCGGTAGAGTTCGGGACCGTATAGTCGGAGAGGGCAGGAAGACGGGTGGCCACCCGTTCTTGCTTGAAATCAAATAGGTGAGAGTCCTACCCCGGACATGGTTTCTTAGGGGAGTAGCTTAATGGTCAGAGCGCCAGTGGACCAACCCTGGGTCAGACACGGTAATAAGCAGTACGGTCGAGTGTCGTTAGCTTTCCCGTCTGCTACTGTTGAGATAACGACTTGGCAGTGTGTCGTGTAGGTTCGACTCCTACCTCCCCTGTAGTGTTGTATGACGTGTGATACACGTGTAACGCCCGTAAACGGGCCGAAAGAGAGTGTGCAATGAGTTATCTGAAGGGTACATTGAGCAGCAAGAAGACGCCGCAGACGCGGGCGATCCCGGGCCGAGAAGCCGACATGGTCCCCAACAGTGCCGGAGGCGTCGTCTTTGGCGTGGATTGCTGGACCCGCCTCCAGCGCTTCCTCATCCTGGGAAGTGAAGGCGGTTCCTACTACGCCACGCAGCAGAAGCTGACCCTGGAGAACGCGAAGGCGGCACAGGAGTGCGTCAAGGCGGATGGTCTCCGGACCGTACAGATCGTGACGGAAGTCTCGGATCAGGCGCGAGCACCCAAGAACGACCAGGCGATCTTCGTCCTGGCGATCGCGGCCAGCTATGGCGACGACCCGACCCGGGCGGCTGCCCTCTCGGCACTACCCAAGGTATGTCGCATCGGCACCCACCTGTTCCAGTTCTGCGAGCACGTCGATGGCATGCGCGGCTGGGGTCGAGGACTGCGACGTGCCGTGGCCAACTGGTACACGGAGCGCTCGGACAACTCCCTCGCCCTGCAGTTGATCAAGTATCAGCAGCGGGACGGCTGGAGCCATCGCGACGTCTTGCGCCTCGCGCATCCGATCACGGAGAGCAAGAGCAAGGACGCGGCGATGCGTTGGTCCGTGGGCGGCGATCTCGGTACGCGTACGGTCTCGCGCAAGAAGGGCGTCAAGTGCGGCAGCGAGCTGTCCACCGGTGCGGTGATGTACGAAGATCTTTCGCAGCACCTGCCGGATATGATCCGGGGCTTCGAGCTGATCAAGCGGGTACCGACCGAAAAGGACGTGATCACGGTCCTCAAGGAGTTCCGGCTGCCGCACGAGTGCATCCCGACGCAGTACAAGACCAGCCCGGCTGTCTGGGAGGCCTTGCTGCCGGAGATGGGTCTTACGGCGATGCTGCGCAACCTGGCGAACATGACCCGCTACGGAGTCCTGGGACCGATGTCCGACGCCACCAAGTTCGTGGTGAACAAGCTGACCGATCCGGCAGGACTGGCGGCTTCGCGGATCCATCCGATCGCCGTGCTCACTGCGATGAAGACGTACGAGTCCGGCAGATCCCTGAAAGGGGACAACGTCTGGTCTCCTGTGCGTCAGATCGTGGACGGACTGGACAAGGCGTTCTACCTGGCGTTCAAGAACGTGGAGCCGACCGGCAAGCGGTGGATGCTGGCCCTGGACGTCTCGGGCTCGATGACGGGTGGAATGTGCGGCGGCGTGCAGGGGCTCTCCCCGCGCGTGGGCTCCGTGGCGATGGCCTTGGTCACGGCAAACGTCGAAGACCAGTACATGATCACGGGCTTCACCGCAGGCAGCCGGGGTTACTACGCGCGTAACCGCGCAACAGCGGACGAGATCGATGGGATCAGTGAGCTGAAAGTCAGTCCGCGCCAGCGGCTGACCGATGCATGCAACGAAGTCAACAACCTTGCCTTCGGCTCCACCGACTGCTCCTTGCCGATGCGTTACGCGCTGGCAAAGAAGATCCCGTTCGATGTCTTCGTGGTCTACACGGACTCCGAGACGTACGCTGGACCGGTACAGCCCGTCCAGGCCCTGCGCGCGTACCGGGAGAAGATGGGCATCGACGCCAAGCTGATCGTGTGCGGTATGGTCTCGAACGGGTTCACCATCGCCGATCCCAAAGATCGGGGAATGATCGATTGTGTGGGTTTTGATGCCTCCACACCGAACATCATGGGGCAATTTGCGCTGGGCAATATCTAGGTTCCTACCGACCTAGATAAGGGCGACCTTGAGGGAGACTCCGGTCTTCTTCAGGGTCGCCTTTTTAATTGTTGCGCTGTGCCTGGGTGCCCTCAATTGAAAGGAGTTCCGCTGATGCTTAGTATCGATGAACACCTCGTGCCACAAGCCGCCTGGGAAACCGTATTTACCTACCTGGAAGGGTTGCCTCTTGAAGCCCTGCAGGACGTGGCCCAGGCCGAAAAGTGGACCGCGTACGTACCGATTAACCAAGAAGGCGCGTGCTGTCTGACCGGGCACGCTGACGGTGTTTACTACGCTACGTCCGATCACCAAAGCAGAGCGCGCGTAAAGCAAAAGCGGCGTACAGTCAAAAGCGTGCACACCGTAACCCTGGACGACACGCTCTTTGTTCACAACGCGTTCGATCACCTGTGCCGTACGCTGGACCTAAACACCGTCGTAGCTGCAGTACAAGAACACGCGCGCACCCTTCTGGCGCAGCGCACGTTAGACTCTCCGGAGGCTTAAGCCTCCCCGTTCCCAGAGGTGCTTTCTCATGGCCAACGTTTATACCAGCAAGGATGTCCCCGTACTTACCCGCGCTTACCTGGATGCCGCGGGACCGCCTATCAAAACAAATCGCTACTTGACATCCACGTTCAGTATCCTGCTCCACCTGTTAACCGCAGGGCTACTTACCCTCCCGGCTTACCAGAACTACGGGATGCTGCTCTCGTACATGCTCCTGACCACGACGGCACTGCTCGGGCTGATCTTCCCCGCGATCCTCATCATGGCAGCCATCGGGCTCTCCAAACAGCTCGAAGACCGTTCCACAAGAGGCAAAGGCTTGCAAAGCTGGCTGGAGATGCAGCTCCGCAGCAACGCGTTAACGCAAGTACTGAGCTGCGTGAGCTACCTGTCGATACTTGGGTTAACCTTAACCCTGACCCAACACGGGCACGTGTTCATGGCGTTTTTCTACGCGTCCACGCACGTGGGGATGTGCATTACCCAACTCTTCTGGACACGTTTCAACATCGAGTTCGCCAAAAAACTGACTGGTAAAGATCTCGAACTCCTGACCCCTCCCGATCCGGCAACCGTTGCGACCAAGGCCAGTAACCAGGCACCAACGATGCCTTTGGAGCGCCTGACGCCGGAAGAAGCAGACCAGCTCCTACGAGAAGCACGGCGATGAGCAAGATCTTCAACCAGTACGGGGCCGCGGACTCACTCACCGCTAAGATCCTGGAAAGAAAGACGCGGCAATTTGTCAAAGAACTGCTGCAAGTCTTTGAGGACGCGGAGTTGGACCCGATCGATCGCCACCTGGCTGAAACCGTGGTGGTCAGCACCCTGACTTGCGAACTGGCCACGGAACGCATCCGCGCAGCCCTGCACTCCCGGAGAAACAAACATGCAGACCCTAAAGATCCCGGTGACGTCCCAACTCCGGAAGTTCCTACTGGACCTGAAGGCTAGAGGCCTTCAGGGCTACCTGGTCGGAGGCTGTGTCCGCGACGCCCTCCTAGGACTCGAACCCAAGGACATCGACGTCGAGGTCTACGGCCTCCCTTTTCCAGCTCTTCAGGACCTTCTGGAACAGCAGCCCGGCTCCGTCCAACTGGAAGGTTCCAGCTTTGGTGTCCTCAAGTGGCGCGTGGACGGCGCCACCTACGACGTCAGCCTACCGCGTAAAGACAGCAGGCAGGGCAACGATCCGACCCGCCACGACTATGTAGTCGAGTACGATCCTCAGATGCTTCCTAGCGAAGCCTGTCGGCGGCGCGATTACACGTGTAACGCGCTCCTGTTTGATCCTCTCACCGGAGAGCTACTCGACTTCTTTGACGGGGTCGAAGACATCCAGCAAGGCCTGCTGCGTGCAGTAGACATGAACCTCTTCGCGGACGATCCACTACGGGCCCTACGCGGGATGCAGTTCGTTTCCCGCTTTGGTTGGGACGTCGAGGTGCAGACCGAGGATCTGCTCAACAACCTGGGCATCCAGATCCGCCAGCGGTATCGCGAGGATGCGCCGGATCCGGAACTGGGAGCATACCCGGAGTTAAAGACCTGGCACGGGCGCAACTTCTACCGTGCCACCGGCGACTACCTCGCCCTCAGTCGACTCACCGACAAAGGGCGCTGTGTCTCTCGGGAACGAGTAGCGGAAGAATGGCTGAAGTGGGCCACCAAGAGCACCCGTCCTTCCCTCGGACTGGAGTTCTTGTCCAGCACGCTCTGGGACGTTTTCTACCCAGAACTGCGCCGGATGTATGGGTGCCCACAAGACCCGGAGTGGCATCCCGAAGGGGATGTCTACCGGCACACCCGGTACGTCGTGGATGCGGCCAACAACATCGCTATCCGCGAAAAGTTGGAACCCGAAGCCAGGGCGGTACTCGTGTTTTCCGCCCTCTGTCACGACTTCGCCAAGCCGGTAGTCACCGCGCAACTGGAGAAAAAGGGCAAGCTGCGCTGGACCAGTCACGGGCATGAACGCGCAGGCGGTCCCATCGCCCAGCGGTTCCTGGACCGGATCGGGATCACCAAGATGCATCCGCAGATCACCGCGCAGGTAGTACCATTGGTTGAGGATCACCTGGCCCACCGGGACATCCTGAACAGCGATCGACCAGAGACAGTGGTGCGTCGTCTGGCCAAGCGCCTGGCTCCGGCCAACATCCAGATGCTTGCGTGGCTGATGGAAGCAGACGCCAGCGGTCGACCGCCGCTGCCAACCGGGATGCCGGTAGCCGCGTTCTTCATGCTGGAGCTAGCCGAAAAGCTGAACGTCTACTACGAGCCGCCCGCCAAACTGGTACTCGGACGGCACGTGATGCCTTACTTCGAGTACAAGGGCGGTCCCCACATCGGAGAAGCGGTGGCGGCAGCCTACGAAGCGCAGCTCAACGGTGACTTCAGTGATACTGAGACGGGACTTCGCTGGCTACACGCGCAGTATGGTCATCGCCTCGAAGAACTGCCCGTTGCCTAATAAGGGAGGCGGTAAGAGTACCACCTCCCTTCCAGGAGTTGTCATGAAATACGAAATCAAACACAAAATCACCGGTGAGCTGCTTTACACCATTCCGTGCGATAGATCAGGTAGGTTTGATCTTGCTGATAAACAGCTGCAAGGCGCTGATCTACGAGGACTGAATCTTTCCGCTATCGATCTGATGCGGGCTAACCTGGACGATGCCGACCTGACCGGTGCCCAGATAAGAGAGGCGAATCTTTCTCACGCCTCCTTGCAGCGCGCTGACTTGAGCGGCGCAGACTTGAGCTACGCGGATCTGGATTACGCTCGGTTAGACGGCGCCAATCTCAGTGGTGCTAAGCTCGTGTACACTAGATGTGAGCACGCGTCGTTTCAAGGCGCAAATCTTCAGCGCACGGATCTGCAGGGTGCTGATCTGGTGTATGCGCTCTTCTCGGGGGCTGATCTGACGGAAACTCGCTTTACCGGAGCTAACCTGCTGGCAGTGATCATGCCGGTCTTTCCAGGGATCCGAGAACCTACTAGCTTAAAGGAAGCTGCCATCGCGGTGCGCGACTGGCTAACTCCCGAGCGGTGGCTCGCCGGAGGCTGGATCGAAACTCCGAAAGGTGCTTGGAACGGACAGTGCAAGGTGTGCCTGCACGGTGCAGCGCGCTACATTGCCGGACCGGACTGGGGCACCAGACTGTCAGACGCGTTGGAGGCAGCGGGCTTCACCATCGGCTGGAATGATACCGAGGGCCGTGTTTGGGAAGAAGTTCACAACGCCTTGGAGACAGTCGTCCAAACATCCTGAGCCAAACTCGAGTGGGGACCTGAGTCCCCACTCTTCAAGAGGTGATCCATGCCCGTACAACCATTGCGTCCCGACGAAGTTGTAGCTGCAAAAGTTCGGTTGCTGCCGGACCCGATCCTCGAGGTCTGGAACGAAGCCATCGCCCGGAATATGAGTGATGGAAGCAGCACCGTATTGCAGAACGAAGTAGTGGCCGCGCTGTGTAGTAAGATGGACTGTACACGTCAGCACGTCTTCAAGCAAGGTTGGCTGGAGATCGAAGCGATCTACCGCGAGGCAGGCTGGAAAGTCACATACGACAAGCCCGGTTACTGCGAAACTTACGAAGCGTTTTTCGTGTTCACCCCCAAGAGGAAGTAGCATGTCCCACCATCCCCAGATCAAACTCTTAAACCCTTGGTTGGGTGACGTCCACGTTGATGTGGGGATGGCTCCCCTCTTAGCTGAGTTGTGGCGTCTTGGCATCCAGACGAACCATTCCTGTCAGAACTGCCTCAACGGATCCGGCAGAAAAGAGACGGGAAACGCTTACCTGATCTTCACTACGTTCGCGGACTACCAGCAGTTCTTCATGCAGTTGTTCCGGCGCTGTGCACCCAGCTCCGCCGTGGGGCGTTTTCTACTGGGTGACACGCGCGTTACCGCGGAAGTCTGGGTCGTCAATTGGTATAACCCGGACTACGCGTGCTCGTTTACGGTCACGCAATATATCCCGGTTCGGTTACTTCCTGAGATGTTGGCGGCGCTACAACTGCCAGATGACCAGGTGCCTACCTGGAGTTACGTAGACGAGAAAGACGCTAATGGAACTGAGACCTTATCAACTAGCAGCGCGTGACGAGGTCGTCAAAGCGTTCACCGCCGACGACCTCCACAGCGTGCTCTACGCGCTACCTACTGGGACCGGCAAGACCGTCACGTTCGGAGCGATCCACAACGCGCTCCAGGCAGAGCGACCAGGCAAAACCTTGGTCCTGGCGCACCGGGAAGAGCTGCTCGATCAAGCTGCTGGGATGTTCGAACGGTCGGCTCCCGGCACCGTAGTCGGGATCGAACAAGGCGATCGGTATGCCGAGAAAGACTGCTCGGTGGTGATCGCCTCCGTACAGACCCTTTCCCGCGGTAAGCGACTGGGTTGGTTCAGTCCGAACCTGATCATCACGGATGAAGCCCATCACGCGGTGGCGGAAAGCTACGTGAAGATCTTCAAGCGCTATGGTGCCATGCAGCCAGGTGAGGTCAAACTGGTGGGCTGCACGGCGACGCCGAAGCGTCTCGATAAACTGAACCTGGCCTCCGTTTTCCAGCGTCAGGTGTACAACTACCCGATCCGCCAGGCCATCGAAGAGGGCTACCTCTGCGACATCCGCGGTTACCGGGTCCGCTCCGACGTCAACCTGGATAAGGTCAAGACGCTCGGCGGAGACTTCAACCAGGGCGAGCTGGCTGCCGCGGTCATGGACCAGAACCGCACGCGTAAAGCGCTCTCCCACTGGTGGAGCGTGGCGCGTAACCGGCAGACGGTGGTCTTCTGCGCCAGTGTCGAACATGCGGAGATGGTAGCCGAAACGTTCCGCTCCAAAAACTTCAAAGCCGAGTGCATCCACGGCAACCTGGGGAAAGAGGAACGCCGCGCCATCCTGGAGCGGTTCAAGCAGGGTGAGACGCAGATCCTCACCAACGTAGAGGTCCTGACGGAAGGCTTTGACCACCCTCCGCTCTCCTGCGTCTTGATGATGCGTCCCACCAAAAGCTGGTCGCTGTACATGCAGATGACGGGTCGCGGTACGCGCATCTGTGACGGTAAAGAAGACCTGATCGTGATCGATGTGGTCGATAACTGCCGGAAACACTCCCTCGCGGGCGTTCCGGCGATCCTCGACCTGCCCCCGGGGCTCGACCTGCAAGGCAAGAGTCTTTCCCAAGCAGCGAAGTACATGGATCAGGTGGAGTCCAAGCTCTCCTTACTGAAGGAAGAGATGCCAAGCACCTTCAGCGAGCTGCAAACCGTGCTGGAAAAGGTGGATCTCTTCGCCGCGGTAGAACCTGCTGCCGAGGTGAAGGAGAACAGCACCATGACCTGGGTGAAGATCAACGCGGAGCACTACTTGCTGTCTTGCGGCAGCGTGCGTACCGATGATCCCGCCGTGCGCGGACCCCAGCAGGAAGCGCACCTGCGCCAGGACCTGATGGGTCAATGGGTGCTGCAGTTCCTGGTAGGCGGCGTGGTCGTGGACGGGCGCGGTCCTTACGACCAGGAGATCGGACCGGTACTCCGCATAGCGGACCGGGAAGTACGCGCTTACTGGCCCAGCGTGGGCTACATCGCGGACAGTGGTGCGCGCTGGCGCAAAGATCCGCCTACCGAGGGGCAGATCAAGATGCTGGTGCGTTCGGGCTTCAACCCGGATGCGGTCTCCAAGTTGACCAAGGGAGAAGCCTCCAGTATGATCAGTGCGGTCCTCGCTAACCGCTGAGTACTAGCTGATCTCCTACGTAGAGATACCCCTGCCTTACAGGCAGGGGTATTTTTATGGTCAGGGCTGGAAAGTGAGGGAAGGTTCTCTCTTTTGGGAGATTCTGCCAGCTTAGGAGATTGCGTGTAGGGGTGAGGTTGGGTGGAGTTTAAGGCTCGCCCTCTCCCAGATTACGGGTGTCCACATGACACCCGAAGCGTTGCCATCACACTCACTATGTCAGGAGCTACGTCCATGTCTCAAATTGAGTTGAAACCGCTGCACAACAGCACCCGCGAGATGTTCCTCGTGACCCGCACCGTCTCAGAAGTCAACCTGAAGAGCGGTCAGCTTCAGGAAGTCGAAGCTCCCATCGGGTATATCGCCCGGCCTGTGGGTGCAGAGTGCTGGGAGATAGACAGCACCGGACTGACCTGCCAAGAGACGGCAGATGCGGTCACCACGCTCCTGAAGGAGCACGGCATGCTGTCCCTGCTCGGCAAGTCCCTTCAGTTCACCACGCCCCTCGACCTAGACGCCGCAGGGGACGCGCTGCTCCGAGCAGCCATGGAAGCGGAAATGGATCACCGTAAGCTTTCTCCGGCTTAACCAAGCCATTCACAACTTCATACTGGCTATCCCTTTTCCAGAAGGCCGCGGTAAGTGGGCCGCACAAGCAGGCGCGTTCGCGTACAGCCTCGCTGGAACAGTAGGTGCAGGTAGGAAAGTTAAGCGGTCCGTTCTCTTTTCAGAGGGTGCGGACCGCTAGATTGCGTGTAGGGTTGGGGAAGGTTTGGGGTTACGGGTTCCCTCCTTCCACTGTTGATACCCGTGTAACAACCCGGCTCCTAGAGAGCCTCGTCACTGTTCAGAAAGAGAGCTTCCAATGTATATCGTTACTCGAGATGGTGTGGCTCCGCGCGACGCTCGCACCGACATCCTGGATCAGGTCATCACCGCGGCGGTTGAGATCGACAACGTGGATCCGATCTCCGCCAACAAGCTGCGCGCCGTGTTCGAAGGCAACAACGCGCCGATGGTCATCCGCTTTCCGCGCATCCACATCGCCAACCTGACCGCGGTCGCGTTCGAGAAGCTGGGCGCCCTGGTCGATTCCATCAAGGGCTACCTGGAAGTCAAGCCGCAGAACCGCGAAGCGTACAAGATCGAGCTGGACGAAAACGCCGATCAGACCGCGTACCTCGTGGCCGTCGAGCGCTTCGGTACCGCGACGGAAAGCGGCTCCAGCACGTTCTGGAGCTACGCGCTCGTGATCCCGCAGACGGTCGGCGAGAACTCCCAGGCGCTCGTGCTGGCCGTGGACCTCGGTTTCGACGGCAAGACGTACAAGCTGGAGTTCGCCAGCCGCTTGTACACCTCGTTCGTGCGCACCACGGCCAACGGTCCGGCTACCCGTAAGAATCGGTTGGCCACTCTGGAGAACCTCCAGAACATGGAAGGCGTGATGACGGCGGTCATGGTCGCCGAAAAGTTCCCGTACGAGTCGGCCCGCAAGAACCGCGAGACTCCGGAAGAGCGACGTGAGCGTTTCCGCAACGTGCAGCCGGGCGTCTCCGCTCCGACCAGCAGCAGCTACCAGGATGCGCCGCCTCCGCGTGAGCTGGCCCCCGCAGGTGCCGGTTCCGATGAACCGTACAACCCGTGGCAAGACAACCTCTCCTAAGAGAGGCCCGTAGTACGTGGGTAGCCAGGCTTAACCGTCTGGCTACCCGGTTTCCCACCTCACGGTGGTTTATATAGACGCCTCTTTGACCCGGTCCCGGAGGGCCTATGTCTACCGTAGATACGTCTCCTGTTTCGTCTTCCGCTACGTCCTTAATCACGGCCTCCGTACCTTACCCATGGGTCGGCGGGTCGCAGCATCTGTGCATCGTACGTGACCCAAAAAGCGTCCGCTCCACCTCGGATCGGCGCGTGCTCCAACTCACGGACCTGCACCGCACGGTGCTTGCCGGGGCGTACTTTGAAACGGAAGTACAGATACCCACGCTCTTACCGGAGCCGTATCACCTGGTAAAGTTGCCGCCCCTGCGTCGCAGTGAACTGATGGAAGAACGGGTCTGGGATGAGAAGGGTCGTCCCCTCGGTATCCAGATTCGGGTACCGGACCTCTTTGTCCGGGCCAACAACCTCCTGTCCAATTACCTCACCCAGAACGAGGACTACAACTACCGCTACGAGATCGCCAAAATGGTCGAGGCTTCGGGGCGGTTACTGGCGTCCGTGCTCAAGGGTGGGATGATCAAGGTCCGGGAGCGTCCCGGTTTCATGGCGCACGTGCAGACGCGCAAAAATCTTCCTCCGCGGCAGATCGCTGTGACGGAAGGGTTTGCCAAGCAGATCCTGAAAGGGGTCTACAAAGAACATCCGGAGCTGTTTGCAGCCTACCCGGATGCGGCGCAGTTATTTGCTCAGGGCCTGGGTGCCCTCAGTGAAACTGAAAAACACCGCTACCTCCAGCTAGTCTGGGAACTGCTCGACGGGATGCCGTGCTGGTGCATCCGCTTTCCTTTGGCCAACGCCTCCGGTATCCAGGCTATGACACTACGGATAGTTCCCGGTAACGGCAAGGTCATCTGGGCCAACCCCTGGAACCTGGAAAAGCTGTGGCTAGGCGATGAGGACGGCGATTGTGCGTTCGCGTTCCTCCGCGTCAAGGAAGTCCTCAGCGGCGAGCTGGAAGTGCTGAAGCTCGAGCCACTCCAAGAGTACGACACCTGGACCGAGACCCACAGCGTGATGTCCCTCGGCAGTCTCCTCCATCCGGAAAAGCTCATTGCTGCCGGAGTCAAAGAGAAGACCGTTCAGGATAAGTTCATGCCTCCGGCCCTTTCCTCCACCCACCTGCGCAAAGAGGCGATCCACAACGCCGACACGCGGCAGCACGTCGCAGTCTACACCATGGCCATTGGCTGGTGGTGCAGTCGCGTACTGGGCCTGGAAGGCGGGCTACCCATGAAGCGGGCCTACGAACTCTCGTACGGACTGCTGGAGTGGTACATGGAGAACTGCATGGATGCGCGCAAAGGGGCAGGCAACTCCCAGTTTGCCAGCAACCATACCTGGGATCCGTACGCGCACATGGAAACCCTGCTCCAGGGCGGTGAATTGGACTGGGAAGGGTTAGAACAGATCGGGATCCCTCCGGACAGTCTGGAAGTGCTGAAAACTGCCTGGCGGCTCGCGGAAGGCAATCTCCGCAGCTTCTGTGCCAAGAGTCCGGTCTATTGGGCTCTCGTGCTGAAGCGCAAGAGCATGGAGAAGAGTGTCCTGGCGATGCTCGACGCCATGATGCAGTTAGAGATCCCACCCGAACGGGTCTATGACGCCATGCTCGCCGACCTCACCGGCGCCGCGGTTACCCAGTGGCCCGTCTCTCAGTCGGACGACCTGGCGGATATCGCGGACTTCAGCGAGCTGTATCAATACTAGGTGTTAACGGTGGGGTAAGAGCTACCCCACCGTTACCCGTGTACCGGAGAACGAACATGTCTCTTGATCCTCACACAGTCCCAGTCGGTACGCAACTTACCCCTGCTGAAAACACCGTCCTCGTACGCGCGATGGCGCACTGGCGCGGCGGTATCTCGTGGCTGGAGTTGCCTAAAAACGAAACTGTGTCCAGCCTTACTGAGGCGTTGCAGCGCTGCGCGAACTCTCCCGAACTGCGCAAAAAGGCGTGTCCGATGCTGCAGGTGGCTTTTGCCCGAGAGGCGCAACATCTTTCCGAGATTGGGCAAGCCATTCGCGACGTGCTGCATACCTTGCAACTGACACCACGCCAATTTGACGAGGAAGTGCTGGCCTACAACAAGCCGTCTAGTACGGCGCGGGGGAAAAGCTAGCATGAAGATTCGTTTTTCTAACCCCCAACAAGACACACATGACTGGAGTCGTCCCCATGCGTACACGCCTGGTCTCGACGGACCGATCTCCATCCAGTTAGACGTCATCTTTATCGGCGAGACGCGCGTGGCCGAGCTGATTGATAGTCTGTGGTATGAAGTCCTCCCTGGAGGAGGATACAAGAAGTTCGAACCACATAGATCTGAGCACGGCGGCAAGTTCATTACCTGGTCGCGCCTCGACATTCTTCCGGAGTAAGCCATGAAAAAGCTTCTGTTAACCCGTGATCAGTACGGCATCTGGTACCTTCAGTATCCTGGCGGGTTAGCGGGACTACCGCTGATGCTTCAGGCGGAAGATCCCACCGACGAGTCCAGCTACAGCTACGTCTGGGGGACGCGCGAGTTCTCGATCGGCGATGTGCCTCCCCGCGCGCACACCATCTGCGAGCAACTGCTTTCGCAGTTTCGGAAGATCCGCGGCGTGGCGGACCTGACCAAAGTAGGAGTTTTCCTGTGATCAGTTCTTACCAAGAAGCGTTGAACATGCGCGGCTCGGACGGCGCTCCCATTCTGGAACTGCTCTCCTGGACCGACACGGAGCGTGCCTTGGTACGGGTGCACACCTTCTGGTCCAGCTTTGTGGACTACGTGGATGTGACGCTGCATCTGCCTACCGTCAAAGCGATCCCCTACGCCTGGGACGCGGGGATCCACGGTCACCTGATCCAGTTTGTGGGGCCGCAACAGGAGCAGCCCAAAGGCGCCCTCCGCTTCTGCCATCCGCGGCTCCGGTCCACGTTAGCCGATCAGTTGGCGCTCGAAGCCCTGCCCACAACGCGCAGTCGAGTTGGGCAGACGCCGCTGGCACAATGGGGCTGGCGGTGGGACAACTTCTACGGACGGCTGTTCGATGCCCTGGTAGAGGCGTTCTTCGGTTCTCCGAAGGATCGTCAGGAAGGCAAAGCGAAAGGACTGGTCTCCAGCACTCGGAGACCGGACACCAAGCTGTGCCGTTCCTACCTGCAGCGGGCCATCTCCCAGCTAGTCAACGGCGGACCCGATCTTTCCGGCATGCCTTTGACCGACGACGCGCTCCTCTGTTTCCAGATGCACGAAGTGGAACTCGGGTACCCTGCGGTACCCGGAGACACCTTGCTGGCAGAGACGATCAAGCTGAAGTTCATCGAGTACCTGGACCCGTTCGTGTGTGTCCTGCACACCGGTAAGAGTGACGTGGGACGGCATGTCATGCGGGTACGTCCCGGTAACCCGCTCAGCTTCGTCACCCAACAGCCGGTTCCGGATGAGGTCCTGGCGCGCAACCCGTTTGGGTGTCATGCCAACCCCCTGCGCGATCACCGTGAAGGGCGAGCCTGGCCGACGTGCTTTCCGTACGTCACCCAAGAGGACGGACATCCCCTGCTCCAGAGTATCGGACATCCGCGTCCGCCGATCTTGAGTAGTCGCCTGAAAGGCCTGGTAGTTGCGTTCATCAACATCCAGGGACAAAACGTCTTCGAGCCGGACCCGACTGAACGCGCCGAGCTGGAAAGTATGGGCGTAGCTGCAGAAGATCTGGCTGACGGCGAGATCGTTTCGGGAGACGCCCTCCTAGTCACCCCTTCCGGACGCCGTAAGCTCGTGGCCTACCACACCAAGAGCGAGCAGCTTACCCAGGAGGAATGGGACGAACGGCGCGAAGAACTGGCGCTGTTACCCGGCTTCAAGCATCAACCCATTTATGAGTTGACGGAGATGCTGGATGACACCACGCCGATCTACCGCATCCGGTACCGCTACTGGTACGATGTACCGGTAAAGATGGGCTACGACAAAATCAAACTGGCCGCAGGCGGCATCAAAGCCGTGACCCGGCCCGTGCGTCAGTTGTGGACCTATCTTCCGAACGGAGAACGCGTCGAAGTGGACCTGGTCGTCTCGGAAAAGACCGGGTTGGGTAAGGGCGCACGCGATGCGTACCTTTCCGCGCTGGCATGGGCGGCGGGCCTGAAGAAGATCCACCCCAAGTGGGACATGGCAACGCTCGTGCACATCATCTCCTGTGGTTTGCGCAAGCGCGGCTTCGAACATTGGCAAATCGAAGATCCGGAGACCGGTAAACTGCCGCTCTTCTGCAACGCGTTGACGTACACCGACGCCACCGGCAAAGCCCTTCCTCCGCAGATCTCCCAGGAACTCCTGGACATGGGGTTTGAGTTGGAAAAGGGGACGCTGCCGGTACAGATCGGTTCCTGTATTACCGGCGTCATTGGGGTGATGCGGGCCGTGGAAACGGAAAGCCGCCAAAGCAAAGCTGCGCGCGGGGTTGCCGTGGATCAGCACGGGCGCAACATGATCCAGCTCCAGTTTCCAGAATCGCCGGAAGATCGGGAGGCCGTGCGTAGTATCAGCACGTTCTACTACGATTACGTCGGCGTGGCCAACGACGAGTAACCCTGGGAGTGGGGCTAGCCCCACTCCCTCTCGGGTGCCTTTAAGCAGTAAGTTACCGAAAGGAAAACTGAAGATGTCTACCGAAACTGATAACAAGAAACCTGTCAGTGCCTCTGCTTACCAGACAACCCACCATCTGGCACGCACCCTTTCTCGCGGTACAGTAAAAGGCGTCTGCGCACTGGTCAGCGGTGCGTTCGGCGCGGTGGGAGGTCTGGTAGACGGGTTTACAAGCGCAACAAAAGAGCAGTCGGAACCGCTCAAAGAAGCGGTGACACCGACAATAAACCGTATGCGAAGTGCGGTACAGGATGCGATCGATCGGGTCAACGATTAAGCGCTTTCGTGGTGGACAAGCAGGCGCACTTCTGATACACTAACCCTGCTTGTCCCTCCCTTTGTTAATCTTTAGAACTGAGGCGCGATTTTGACTGATGTAGCCGAACAAGTCCGCAAACTACTGGCCGAGGTAGGGTTGACGGGTCCGAGTGCCATCTCTGTCCTGTTCATCTCCGTGCGTCAAGAGTTGCGCGCCGTACTTTCCGTCCAGATGCCCGACGTTTCCTTCCTGGACCAGGTCTCTTCCGAGAATCAGATCCGGAACGAGGCGATCCGCCAGGTCGGGGAACTTCCCTTCATCGCGTCCGAGCTGCATCCGTACCAGTTGCTGCAAGGGCTCCTCGCCACGATGCAGTACACCTTGTGTGAAGAACTGCGTACCTTACCCGCTTCCGAGCACGATACGCGCAACATCCAGATCGTGCGCAACCTGGAACTGCTGCAACGCGTCAATCGCGATCTGTGCCTCACGCAGCCCGTCGACGTACGGGAACCCGCGTTGGTATAACGCGTCATACTGAATAGTTAAAGACCGCCTTTGCTCGCCCCATTCGGCAGCAGGGCGGTCTTCTTTTTTGAATAGTCATGCACATCAAAATCGGCGACTTTGTAACGCTTTTGGACGGGACCTGCATCCTGGTATTGCAGGTCTACTCGCAAGACCACGAGGTAGCAGTGGTGGATGTTCGCGCTGCTGCGGACGAACATTCTCCCTGGTACTACGCCATCCTGGTCAAAGGTAATTTGGCCCAGATCCGGCGCAACGAGGAGATCATCTTTCGCAAGGAGGCGTAATGTCTGAACGTTTGTTAGCTGTTTGGGGCGCCCGCGACTTCAAGGACTACGAGTACGTCAAGCGGGTCCTGGATCAGATGCAATTGGGTCCGGATGTGACCCTGGTCACCGCGGGTAAGCAGCCCGACGCGCATGGCATCAGCACGTTCGCGTCCTGGTACAGTGAACGTGTCCTGGGTAAACCTGCCCGGGAACACTACCCCGACTACGAAAAGCATCCCGAAAACCGCAGTCGGGCGCGAGAGGAGAGCATCCAGAAGATCAGCGCCTCGGCACATGCGCTCCTGGTGTTCTGGGATGGCCTCAGCGTTTCGACGCTCAAGCTACTTCGGGAGCGCGGACACGGACAGCAGCCGATCACGGTGGTCTACTGCCCCAAAGACGAGCACAAGTTTTACCTGCCGGAAACAGAGCGCAAGCTGCTGAAGTACGTACAGGTCTGGACGGACGCCGGAGTCTCTCTCAAGCACTCGGTGCAGGGCTACGGGTACATGATCCGGTCAGCCGGTAAAACCCACGAGTACAGCTTTGCCGAGTGGCTGGAACAGGTCGGCTCGCCCCGGGCCGAGTTGGAGTGCGTCTCGCGTGCCTTGCAGTTCTTTGCCCCCGAGCTACGCGCCCGGCTCTTTGTGGACCTCATTACGGATAGTGAGTGGACGATTATGTCGCTGCATGCTTTACTAGGACGGCCTCCGCTCGAAGGCAAGGCTCCCTACAAGAACTTCCAAGCGGAAAGTATGAAGCGCCTACAACCAGTCGTCGACCTGGTCAGGAGCTGCGGACTCCTCCGTTTCCAGCACGTGCGGGGACACCGCGGTCATGTGGAGAACGAACGATGCGACCAACTAGCGGGCCAGGCGATCAAAGAGCTGATCGCACAATTATCTGCATCGAACCCTTCGGGGACGGCAACTACCGAAGCTACGTAAAAGAGAAGCCCGGTGCCTGGGGCTACGGGAAAACCGTGTCCCAGGCCCTGGGGGAACTCGTGTACGCCCACCCGGAAACTCTAGGAGTAGAACTGCAATGTACCCCGCTGATGAACGGTCCGCGGTCCGTTTCTACGGAGCCGAGTGCTTAGACCTGTTTCTGCGTGCCCTGCGTCCGTACGAGGACCAGGGCATGCTCTTTCAACTCAGTGCGCTGGGTGAAGGTTGTTACGAGATCACTGCTACCGCAGACTGGGGTGAAGCGCTGCGCAGCACCCTGGCTGCGGTAAACCGCGAGGCTACCTCGCCGGTAGAGCGCCTAATCAACCGCGTGCGCACCCTACTGCTTGAACCGCCTACCCAGTTTACGCGGTTGGAATATACCGATCTACCTAATCTTGATGCGGGCGGAGTAGTCGTAAGCATTTGTGCGACGTTTCAACCGGTCGCAGGATCTGAGTACAACACTTGATACCCGTGTAACAGGAGGTCGCCATGAGCGACGGTGTGACGATTCATGACGAGGTCTTTCTGCACTACGAGAAGGGAACCTCGGATAAGGGCTACCTTTCCAAGCTGATTGAAGCCAACGGTACCTTCTTCCATTTCTACGCTTACGGAAAGCGTTACGGTACCAAGACCGAGCAGGTCAAGGACTACCCGACCCGGGAACAAGCCCGACAAGCCCATGCCGCTAAAGTGCGGGAGCAACTCGCGCAAGGTTACAAAGAAGTATCCGCAAGTGACATTGCATGCACCTATGGCGCCGCGCCTAAGGCGTTTGCCGCGCTGCGGCTTAACAAGGCACCTGCCCCAGTCTTTGCCCAACCCGCCTCAGCGGAGATCGGTTCCGGCAAGCGGGTCTACAGCTTTGAAGACGAGGAATAACCCATGGCCTGTAACCATCCTGAGTTCACCGTAGCTATCAAGGTGGAGGCGAGGTACGAAGTGACGATTCGTCCGCACAGTGCACCTGATCCGTACATGTCCGATCCATACGAGAGCTTTGCCGAATCAGCGAGCTGCACAGAATGTGGGGACGAGTGGTCCTATGGCAGCGAGATGCCTAAACGCATCGAGCGCATCATGCAAGAAGCCTCTGATGCGGTGGAAGCCTTGTTGCCGAAAGAGGAGTGATCCATGGACTGTAACCATACCAAGGTAGTGGTAACCGCTACTGCCACCACCGTCTACGAGACCGTTGTTTATTCTGAGCCTGAGCCGGAAGCATGCGTCACTTCGAACCGAGACAGCTCGTCGATCAACGTCCGGTGCTCTGAGTGTGGCGGGACGTGGTCGCTCGCAAGCAGTATCATTCCGGACGTCATCCAGCGCGCTTTTACGCGGGCCGTGAAGTCCACTGAAGCAGCAATTGCGGAGAAAAACGGCGATGCTTGAGATCCTGACCTGTCCCCATTGTCAACAAGCGGGGCTGACGGCACTGGGACAGGCCAGCACCTCCGGGTACTGGTCCGCCCTCTTTGCCCAGCTTCGCATCACATTGAGCCCAAAGCGGCTCTGGAAAACGAGGGCTCATGGAACCTTATCAAGAACGCTTGCGCGTGTTTGTTCGCAGATACCAGGGACCGAAGTTGGCGATCCTAGCCACCGGGGGTGCAGCCACCCTGAGCATGCTGGCGACAGTGCCCGGAGTCAGCCGGATCCTGGATAGCATCCATGTTCCGTATGCCACTGAGGCCTCGGATGCGTGCTGCCTTTTCCCAGTCGCCTCTCTAGGTGCGGTGTCTCCGGAAAAAGTGTCGGAAATGTTGTCTGGGTTAGAGCAACAGACACTCGCCCGTTCGGAACCGCTGGTACGCGTGGTAGTCAGCGCGGCCTTAACCGCGCAGCGCTATCGTCGCGGTGAGAACCACGCGTACGTGGTACTCTCGGTCGACGGTCAGGCCCGGAGAAACTTTCACATCCGGTTCAGTAAGTTCTCCGAAGAAGAACATGCTGCGCTGACCGAAAGCGAAAAGACAGAGCGTCGTCTTCTCGAAGATTGGGAACTGACCGACAAGGTACTATGCCTGATCGAGCACGTCGTAAACGAGGGAACGCTTGAGGCCTTTAACCCGGAAGGAGAAATGACGCTATGGCCATCTCAGAAAAGCTGACGGAGTATTACCACCAACTAGTCTCCGGAAAGTTGGAAATGTTTTGGTGTTGGCCGGACGGGACAGTTACCCTGCCCTGGATGCCGCTCATGCTCAACGAGCTGCACCTGATTCCCGGCAGCTTCAACCCGCTGCACGCTCGGCACCGCGAGCTGTACGAAGCCGTGCCCACTTCTCCATTCAACCAGTCCGTCCGGTTCAAGCAAACCACGTTCGAGATCTCGGTTCGCAACTGGAACAAGCCGGACCTGACCCTGCCGGATCTTGCAGGTCGCGTGCAACAGTTCTGGAACTACGTCCCGGTACTGGTCACCTTGTCCCCGCGGATGGCGCAGAAAGCCGGACTCTTCAGCACCTGCAACAACCTCTACTTCCACATCGGCTACGACACCGCGCGGCGGTTGTGGGCGGCAGAGACCAAACTGGGGGTGCAGGGGATCCGGGCTACCTTCTACGTGTACACGCGTAACGGGCAAAGTCTGGCGGACTTTTCGGACTTGCCGAGTAACTTCAAACCCGGCAAGCGCCTATCGCCTGAGCTGGAAAACCTCTCCTCGACCCAGATCCGGGAGAGCTTACCTAAAGAGCCGTGCGGTTGTTTTGCCTGGCACACCTGCGGTGCGGAGTAACCCCATGACTATCGACACTGCGTTGGAAGTAATTGATACTGAGTACGCCAATACCGAAGCTACGCTGCTGCGGTCTTTGACTGAACTGATCGGCGAGATCGAGCTACTGCGACTGCGTATAGCGCGCAAGGATCATCCCGAGGTCCTCGGTATCAGCACCCGCGCGATGCAGGACAAGCTTGGCAACTCTTCTGAGTCGATCGGCAAGCTACGTGCCTTACGGCTGGTCCAGGTGCAGCTTCTGCCCGACGAAAACTAGCGAGGCCCTACCTATGTCCGGCTTGCATGCGCTCTATATCGCGTTCACCAACGCGCTGTTCCATCTCCTGGCACTAGGCATTCTTTACGTCTTCACCAGGAGACTGCTGCTTCTCAATTGGGAGCTGGCCTCTCACTTGATGCTGTTTTTCTATCTCTTCAGCACACTCATGCAGATCATGCATGAGTTGCGCCCAGGTTCACACAAACTATGATCGACAACAACTTCATCTTGAGGTCTGACAGCTACAAGTACACGCACCACAAGCAGTACCCGCCCAACACCCGGTACATCTACAGCTACCTGGAGAGCCGCGGCGGAAAGTGGGACAGCTCGATCTTCTTCGGACTCCAGTACCTGTTGAAACGGTACTTCACCGGACCGGTCGTGTCCGGGAAAAACTGGGACTGTGCGGTCGAGCACACCCGGTACATCGACCAGGCCCAGGAGGTAATCGAAGCTCACCTGGGACCCGGCAACTTCAATCGTGCGGGTTGGGAGCACATCCTGAACGTGCACGGCGGCTATCTCCCGCTCCAGATCCGGGCCGTTCCAGAAGGTACCGATGTACCGACCGGCAACGCGCTCATGACGATCGTGAACACGGACCCCGCGGTCCCCTGGCTCACGAACTTCTGCGAGACACTCCTCTGCCAGCTTTGGTATCCGATCACAGTCGCCACCCAGAGCAACAGGATGCGCGGCATCATCCTGCGCTACCTGGAGGAGACCGGCGATCCCTCCCTGATCCCGTTCAAGCTGCATGACTTCGGTTTCCGCGGCGTTAGCTCCGTCGAAACCGCAGGCATCGGAGGGATGGCCCACCTGGTCAACTTCCAGGGCACGGATACCATGGAAGCGATCATGTACGCCCGCAAGTACTATGGCTGTGAGATGGCCGGTTACTCGATTCCCGCCACCGAGCACAGCACCATCACAAGCTGGGGCCAGAGCCGGGAAGTCGAAGCCTACCGCAACCTCCTCACGCAGTTCCCGACCGGTACCATTGCCTGCGTCTCGGACAGCTACAACATCTACAACGCCTGTCGAGAGATGTGGGGCGGTGAGCTGAAGAGCCTGGTCACCGAGCGAGACGGCGTACTGGTGGTCCGACCGGACAGCGGGGTGCCCCATGAAATGGTCCGCAAGGTGGTGCAGATCCTGGACCTGAAGTTCGGCAGCAGCTTGAACAAGAAGGGCTACAAGGTCCTCCATCCCAGCGTCCAGGTCATCCAAGGCGACGGCATCGATCACGACACCCTGGAACCGATCCTGCGCGTGCAGAAGGAAGAAGGCTACAGCGCGGACAACCTGGCCTTCGGCTCTGGTGGCGGACTCCTGCAAAAACTGAACCGCGACGACCTGCAGATGGCGATCAAGAACAGTGCTGCCTGCACCGAGCAAGACGGCTGGTACGACGTCTTCAAGAGTCCGGTCGACGCGGCAGGTAAGCGCAGCAAGCGCGGGCGCCTGAAACTGACCAAGCAGCTCCGCCTAGACGGTTCCGGAGAGCGTCTCATGACCGTCCAGGAACACCAAGCAGGAGTAGACGTCATGCGCACGGTGTTCGAAAACGGAAAACTCCTGGTAGATGAGGACCTGGATACCGTTCGCCAACGCATCACGGCAGCGTAGTAACTGATGGGAGGGGAAGATCCCCTCCCATCTCCGGAGAACCGACCATGAGTGCTGAGAGTTCCCAGCTTCCTTACGTGGGAGGCGAAATCAGCTCCTACCCCATCGTACACAAGAAGCAGAAACTGGTGGTCGATATCTACCAGAAGGCAGAAAAAGAGATCGCGGTACTCCTTGCTGAGGGCTGGCGGGTGCTCCCGGAGACGCTGCAACTACGCCCCAGTCAAAATACTGGGTATGAGTACGTCTACCTCTGCGCACTCCTGGAGAAGTAAGGATGAACGACAACAACCGCCGCGTAAGCATCATTGCTCTGGGTGCACTGGCCATGATGGTGGATATGGTGAGCAACCAAGGCAGGAACGTTTCCAGCGCGGCCCTTTTTACGATTCTCACCCTCTTCCTCTCCGAGATGTTGTCCTAGCTAGGACAACCGTGGAAGTCCTACGCAATCGGGTGTAGGGTAGTCAGGCCCAAGGAGATCATTTTGAAGGATTAACACCTGCTCCCTCCTTCCTGGAGGGACGTGAGCGCCTAACAAAGTCTGGGCAGTTGTCCAGAACGAGCGCCTCCATCGCCTTACTTTCAGCCGATCACTCGCCGAGTACATCTGTGAGAAAGCGGCTGAGCCCTTCGAGATCCAGCGCTTAAAACTGCGGCTAGGCAAACGGCTTCAACCGGGAGAAGTGAGTCGCAGCGGTCTCTATGCACTGATGTCCAGTAAGAACCACAGCATCCTGCGGGTGACCCTCTTCCAAGAGGCCGCAGAGCTGATGCTGGATCCCAAATGGCGTTATCTGCAAGAGGTCTGGATCGAATCATAAGCAACGGTGCCCCGGGAGACTGGGGCACTCTTTAGGAGCGTTATGCTGAGCAGAGACTTTTGTTACTGGCTCCAAGGAGCCTTGGAGTTGGGTGCCGCTACGAACGGCCTCAGTCCGGAGCAGGTAAAGGTCGTGCAGAACCACCTGAACCTGGTCTTTGTCCACGACATCGACCCGTCCATTCCTGGAGATCCACAGAAGCTTCAGGAGGTACACGACGGCGTCGCAGCGGTCCAGCATCCTACTCCTCCCAAGCCGCACAGGCTCTCGCCCGATAATCGGGACAACGAAATAGGGATCATGCGCTGCTAGCGCTGCATGTTAGTGGGGCCCGGGGATGCATCTCGGGCCCTACTTTCACGAGGTACACTATGAGCCGATTACGAGCTGAGCGCGTGCTCAACCCTCAACGCAGAAGCACACCGTCTCGCTATACCGTGGCGGAACAGCAAGACTTCCTGGTTCCGTACGAATCGGTGACCCCCCAGGCTACCGGACTGCTTTTTGATCTTGACCACCGGCAGATCTACGTTCCGTTCACAGGGGTAGAATGGTCTCCGTCCACCGGACTCTTTCGGTTGAACCGGTGGTACGCGAAAGCCACCCTAGACGGGATCGAGTACCGTATTGGTCCCTACAGCGCCTGTATCTTCAAGCCCTTGGAGCAGCGGCACGACATCATGAGCGTCTCGGAAACCTGGGGAAGCGAATGGTACGAGCGCACCTACGAACAAGCAGCCGCGCTGTGTAACGAACGTCGTGCACAAAGAACTTCGCAACTCCAGGAGCAACACGAGGCGCGTTTGAAAGCTGAGGCTGAGAACGAACTGCAGGAAGAGCTGAAGCAAAAACGAGAAGGTATATCTTTTTGGAAACGGTGGGGCAGGTAAAAACCCGCTGCCCGGCTCTTTAGTACAACGGCCAGTACATCCAGCCCTAATCAAGCGGAAGATACGGGTTCGATTCCCGTAGGAGCCCTCAAGGAGAATCACGATGACCAAGACATTTTATCGCGTCAACCACATTGAGACGTTGCAGGGCCTCTGGTATGATTACACGGGTAACTTCACCGGCCTGATCCACGACGAGTTCTCGTTCTGCGCGAACACCAAGCTGGAGATGGACTTCGACCCAGAGGTTTCGGGCTACGTCTCTGTGGTGGAGACATTGGACCAACTGTTTCAGTGGTTTACCCAGGACGACATCCGGAAGCTCCAGGAACTGGGCTGGTACATCCACGAGTACCAGGCCGAGGAGTACCGTTGGTACGATCGGTTCCAGCACTACCTGGCCAAACAGTCCAATCTGGTCTTGGTGCACCGGATCGTGCTTTCAGAGGTCGTAGCGGAGGTACTAACCGTATGACTTGGTGGTTATGGATACTGCTTGTGATAACCCTTTATGTTGCCGGGGCGCAGCTTACCCACTGGCTGCGCCTCTTCCTGGTCTGGATCGGCTTCTTCAAATACGACCGCTACTTTCAAGAAAGCCACGTACTGTCCATCTGGTTTTGGCCGATTACCTGGTTGGGCTATCTACTCGCTCCGATCTATTTCTTCTGCGAAGCCCTCTGCGTAGGGATGTACTGCGCACTCAAAAAGTTCAAGCTACCAACCATGCTGTCTACTGAAAAAGAGATGGCTGCGCAGTATGAACGTGCTCACTTCCAGCAGGTAAAGCTCAAAGAAGTCTTTCCTACCCTGGTGCGGAACGCCCAGGAAAAGGCCGCGAAGAAGGTCGGTTACCCGGTCGTTCACCAACCAAAAGAGAAAGAGTAGATGGAACACATCAAGCATCCGCTGCCGGTGGTGGGTGACCATTACGAGTTTCACTACAGCCCGGTCAACAAAAAATGGCGTGGGTGTGGTGAACTGGGATCCATATATTTGAGCAGCACGCTTCAAGGCTGTCGAGACCACTACGCGCGCTTGTCGGCGGATGAAACGCTGTCTAGTTTTTCGCCTCGACTCTTCCGGGTCACGCTCCTGGCAACCCTTACGGACGGCGATCGTTACGTCGGGAAGGGGTTGCCTACAGGTAAGTACCAGATCCGGTACAAGTACGTCCCTAAGCGGCTCCCGAAAAAGTTGCCCTGGTATCACGATCCAGACGGGTCACACCGAGGGTGTTACTCGGGTACCCTGTCCGCCTGCCGAGAGTGGTGGCGCAGCTCAAAGCGGGCAAAAGGCGGCACGTACATCGAGGCCGTGCTGGAACACATCGAGGAGATTGAGATCCCATGGACTTAACCTGGTTATGGATCGCGCTGGGGATCTGCTTACTTCAGCTATTCGGTATGTGGTTGAGCTACAAGCTACGCTTGTTCCTGGTCTGGTGCTCCGTCTATGAGTACAATTGGTCGATGAAAGAGACCAACTGGATCTGCCAGTTCTTCTGGATGTTCACGCTTCCCGTAGACCTTGGTATCTTCATTTACGCTGTCTTAAAGCAGCGCAGCAATGGCAAAGACGCACACCAAGCGTTTGAGCAGGCCAGTCAGCGCTCTGTGCCTCTGCATGTAGCCTTGCCCCAGATTCGCGAGAAGCTCAAGCCGATACGTAAAGAAGGACGTCCGATCCCCCACACAAAGGAGGTGCCATGAACTTCTGGTTAATAGCCCTACTGATCGCGCTGCTCTACCCCATCGGTATACGCCTGACGCACCAGTTGCGGTGTGGCATGGTCCGGTGGGGTTGCTATCAAGCAGACAACCATTTTATAAACAACACATCCGTGGTGTTGGTTTTCTGGCCAATCACACTTCCAGGACATCTGACCTTACTACTACTCTCCGTGGTCTACACGCTGTTGAAAAAAGTTTTTCAACGGCTGGAGCTTCACGACGAGAAACTGCGCAAGGACATCATTCAAGCAAGGAACCATCCCACCAGTTTACAAGGGGATCTGGAAAAAGGTGTGCAGAGCCTGCGTGGTAAGCTTACAATTAAGCGGGAGAAGACCCCACAGAATGAGGGACTTCCGATTCCGCACGACCCCTGTTAGGGCTGCTTGGCAGCCAGAAAGGACCAACTCCGATGGGTGACGGTAGATGGAACGAAGCGACCTATCGCTCGGCACGCTCCGAGCGCGTGGCTAAGGGAGTAGACGACTTTGCCTACTCCAAGTCCGTACAGAGCGGACAAACCGCAGCAATCATTCATGAGACGCTCGATCCAAAGAAGATCAAGGGCGTACGAGAGTCGCGTGACTCCTCGGACCATCCGGAAAGCTTGCCGGTCGCGGTCTTCTTCGACGTGACGGGTTCGATGCGGACGTTGCCCCGGACGTTCCAGCAGAAGCTGCCCAACCTGATGAGCCTACTCACCCGGCGCGGCAACATCAAGGACCCCCACGTCCTCTTCGGTGCCGTCGGCGATGCCTACGCGGACCGGTTCCCATTCCAGGTCGGACAGTTCGAAGCCGATAACCGGTGCGATGAACAGCTCCGCAACGCGATCTTGGAAGGCGGCGGCGGAGGTGGAGGCACCGAGAGCTACGAGCTGGCGCTCTACTTCGGCGGCTACAAAGTCGCGCTCGACTCGGTCGAGAAGCGCAAGAAGAAAGGCTACCTCTTCACGATGGGGGATGAGCGCTTCTACGACAAACTTCCCCGCAGCAAGATCTACGCGGTCTTCGGGGAAAGCCCGCAGGCAGACCTGTCGTTCGACGAGTTGCTGCAAGCCACCTTGCAGAACTTCGAGTACTACCACATTCACGTGCAGCAGGGCTCTTACCGCAACCGACCGGACATCCTGGATCCGTGGCGGGAAGCGCTTGGCCAGCGGCTCTTGCTGCTGGATGACGCGGACTTGGTCTGCGAGTTGATCGCCAGCACCATTTCGATGTGTGAGGGTGTGCCTTGGGAAGAGGTAAAAGCGGACCTCGGTCCGGCAGCCGCCAGTCTGGCCAACACCGTGTCCAGCGTACAACCGGTACGCATCTACGACTTCAGCGAACCCGACACCGAACTGGTGGGAGGGCGTGCCTAGAGGAACCAACCAATGAGAGAAGCATGGATCGTGGTCGACTTGGGTTATGGGGATAGCGGCAAAGGTACCGTTACCGACTTCCTGGTCCGCGACAAAAAAGCCGGACTGGTCGTGCGTTATAACGGAGGACCGCAAGCAGGCCACGCAGTAGTCGAGGGAGACCGCGACCATGTCTTCTCCCAGTTTGGTTCGGGGACGTTTGTGCCGGGAGTAGAGACCTACCTTTCCCGGCACATGCTGGTCAACCCCTATAACTTATACAACGAGTACAACCATCTGACAAAGATCGGCTATGCGGATGCCATTGACCGACTTTACATTGATCACCAGTGTTCGGTCATTACCCCGTTTCATCAAGCCGCCAACATGTTGCGTGAGCTGGCCCGGGGCGCAGCAGCCCACGGTACCTGCGGCATGGGCGTTGGCGAAGCCCAGCAGGATCTCCTGAAAGACAAACCAGGATGCACCTTGACGGTGGGAGAGGCGGTTAAGTTTTCTTACTCAGACCTTTCCGATCGACTCTGGTTGATGCAACTTTACAAGTACGAAGAGTTGCTGGAGGACGGCACCTTCGACCAGATCGCGCACCTACCTGAAGCCGGTCCCTACTGGAACATCCTGAAGGATACGGACTGGTTGCGTAAAGCCACGAGTCGGTGCAGCCTGTTCAAAGACGTGCTGTACAAGCAAGTCGTCAGCGATCTCTGGCTCCAGGAACGCCTGGAACAAACCAACGTGGTGTTCGAGGGCGCGCAGGGTGTCCTGCTTGACGAGGACTGGGGTTTCCATCCCCACACCACCTGGTCCCACACCACTTCCAAGAACGCCGAGACACTCCTTCGGAGTTACACGGGTAACGTGCACCGCCTGGGAGTCATGCGGGCGTACATGACCCGGCACGGCGCAGGTCCTTTAGTGACCGAAGACGCGGAACTAAAAAAGCTGTTGCCCGAGACGTTCAGTGCCGACGATAGTACTCAAGGAGTCTTTCGGGTAGGCTGGCCGGACTTTGTGGCGTGGGAGTACGCGGTGCGCGTGCAGCAGCAGGTAGGCGGACCGCTGGACGGTCTCGCCTTGACCCACCTGGACCGGTGGGAAGCGCTGGAACAGCGCAAGGGATGCATCCGTTACTTCAACGGGTTCCCGATCCACTACATCCCCAGCACCCGTCCGGATGACTTTGCGGGCCGGGAAAAGAAAACCGAAAAGTTGAAAGAGGCCCTGCCTCGTTACGGCACGCTCGGCAGTGAGCGGTTGATCCCTAACCTGGAAAACCACCTCCAACTTCCAGTACTTCTAGAAAGTCGAGGCCCGGAATGGAAACACAAAACGTGGCGCAGCTCAAGCATGGCCGAGACTTTATCGGCATCGGTGTAGGCGCCCTCATCCAGCATCCGCTGGACGGTACTCTCTTGATTCAGCGGCGGGGTCCCGCCTGTCCGTACGACGTAGGTCTCTGGGAGTTTCCCGGGGGCAAGCAAGACCTCGGTGAGCCGATTGAGACTGCTGTAAGCCGGGAAGTGTTTGAAGAAACCAACCTTGTCGTGTACCCCCTACTCCGGCTACCGATGATCGAGATCATCTACCCGGACACAGGGCACCACTGGCACAACCACGTCTTCTTCTGCTTGCCGCTCTTTGGGAATATCGGTACGCTGCGTATTGTAGAACCCACGAAGTGTACCGAACAGCGCTGGGTAAACATGGGCGAGCTGGCGGAGCTGGAAAAGGCGGGGCAGCTTGATACCTGGGCGATCCCTGCGCTGGCGGAGCTTCGAAAACTCGAGAAGACGGCTTCGACCGAGCTGAAGAAGTACTACCTGGAACCGGCACAGAGATAGGAGTCTGGGATGATGTTGCAAGTAGAGACGCAGTATCTGGAAAGCGGTACGTGGGTGCTGCGTCTCTCAGGACAGTTGACGGTGTTTGAAGCGCCCCACCTCCGTCAGGAGGTGATGGGCTGCCTGGAACAGCGTTCCGGAAATGTCGTGTTGGACCTCAGCGCCGTCGACCAGATCGACTCGGTCGGAGTGGGTGTGCTCATCAGCCTGCTCAAACGACTGACCGATCGCTACCTTCAGCTACGCCTGGTCATCACGGAAGTGCGCGTTCGTCGGGTCTTGGAGATCACCCGCGTCTGGAACCTGTTTCTGGTCCGGGAAACGTTCCCTGACGCTCTAGCTACCTTACCGAGGGCTGACTTGCTAAACTCTCTTGACAACCCGCCTGGGATCTGCGAGTCTGTATGACGCGTCATACCTCAGCCGGGAAGCGGACTGCTGCTCCCGACTCCGCAGGGTAAACTGAAGGGGACATCGAACCGTCCGTTCTCAGTTTTGGCGCTGCATCCGCACTCGCTGGTTGCAGCGCCCTTGTCGTCTCTAAACACTATGAAACTTTGCAAAGTTCGTCTCAAGCCCGCGGCACGGTCTCGCTATAACAACGCCGCCGACATCATCGGAAACATCAGCCGCTGGGACATTCCCAACGAGCGCCTCTTCGTCTTGGGCCGTAAGCAGAGTGGTGCCCTCGGTCGAGATGGTACCGAGATCAAGTTTGAAGACTGCGTCGGCGTCTACCTGGAGAACGCTGAGCGTCCCGGTACCTTCGACGACAGCAACCAGATTCCGCTGGCCAAGCAGCATTACACCAAATACGGTGCGCAATACCCCAAGTAGTCTGTTTCCTGCTCCTCATTCCCAGGGTGCCCTGCGGAAATAAAGGTTCGTGACCTTTAGCAGTGACACCTGGGGATCCCCCTACTTACCACCGAAGGACCTGTAATGAGTAGTCAGTCCTACGCGGTCTCCGTTCGCGAGATCGTAAAGCGCGACGGACGGCGCCAGCCTTACGATCGCAGCAAGATCCAACACGCCGTCTACAAGTGCCTCCATGAAGGACTGGAACATACCGGCATCACTTCGGGCACCATCGCCGTCGAAGTAGCCGAGCTGGTCGAGACCCAACTGGAAAAGGCCAATAGCTGGCCGGTCTACATCGAAGCCATCCAAGACATGGTCGAGACCGCCCTGATGGAGTCCGGGCAGTACGAAGCCGCCCGAGCTTACATTCGTTACCGCTCCGAGCGCGAACGCGAGCGAGCCGCTAAAGGCCCCATCCCAGAGCGCTTTGTCGCTACCGTCCACCGTGCTGCCCGCAACCTGGACGGCGTCTCTGTGGCCGAGGTCCTTGCCGACGCCCAGCGTGCCTTGTATCAGGGTGCCCCCGTCAAAGAAGTACAGCAGGCCCTCGTACAGGCAGCGAGAGCGCGCATCGAGCAGGATCCCGACTACAGCTACATGGCCTCTCGGATCCAACTGGAGTTCTTGTACGAAGAGGCCCTCGGCGCTCCGGCTACCAACGAAGACATGCAGGTGTTGTACGGACGCGAGTTCCGTCGCTACCTGGAGACCGGTGTTGCGGCCAAGCGTCTGGACCCCCGGCTGCTGGACTTTGACCTGGACCGGCTGGCTTTAACCTTCGACGCCAAAGAAGACTTCCGGTTCAAGTACTTCGGCACCCACACCATTTACGATCGCTACCTCCTCCATGAAGACGGGCGCCGCTTCGAGCTGCCACAGTGGTTCTGGATGCGCGTCGCCATGGGTCTGGCGTTAAACGAGCACCCCGAGGTCCGGACCGAGTGGGCCGCGCAGTTCTACGCCATCCTCAGCCAACAGCTCTACTGTCCGAGCACGCCGACCCTGTTCAACGCCGGAACGCTTTCTCCCCAGCTCTCTTCCTGTTTCATTCTGGACTGCGAAGACAGCTTGAAGGACATCCTGATGGTGCCCTACAAGACTGGGATGCTTTCCAAGTGGAGCGGCGGTCTGGGTGTCAACGGCAGCAAGATCCGCGGCATGAACGCCTTGATCAAAGGCACCAACGGCACGTCCTCCGGACTGCTGCCATGGCTGAAGATCTGGGACGCTACGTGCGGCGCGGTGGACCAGGGCGGTAAGCGCAAAGGCGCCTGGGTTGTCTACGCCGAGACCTGGCACCGGGACATCGAAGACTTCATCGAAGCTCGCCGCAACACCGGAGACGAGCGTCGCCGCGTCAAGAACCTGAACCTCGCAGTCTGGGTGAACGACCTGTTCATGCAGCGCCTGATCGCCGAAGAAGAATGGATGCTGATCAGCCCGGACGAGGCTCCGGACCTACCGGAACTGTACGGGGCTGCGTTCAAACGGCGCTACGAAGAGTATGAGGCTTTGGCTCGGGCCGGGAAGCTGAAAAGCGCTCGGTTCATCCCGGCTAAAGACCTGATGCGCAAGATGATCCAGATGGTGTTCGAAACGGGACGCCCGTGGCTGGTCTACAAAGACCCGTGTAACGTGCGCTCGCCACAAGACCACATGGGCGTCATCCATTCCAGCAATCTCTGCACCGAGATCACCCTGAACACCGGGACCCCGAAACAGATTCCGGACTTCATCAAGACCGACTTTGATCGGGTGGTGATCCCGAATGGTTACCGACCTGCTGATGACGGTGATGAAGAGGTGGCAGTCTGCAACCTCGGCTCCCTCGTGATCTCCAATCACCTGATGCAGATGCCTAATGGCGACTGGGTACTGGACGTACCGAAACTGTGTAAGTCGGTACGCATCGCAGCGCGGGCCCTGGACGACGTGATCGACCAGAACCTTTACCCGATCCCGGAAGCGGAACGCTCCAACAAGCGCCACCGACCGGTAGGTCTGGGAATGATGGGCCTGCAGGACGCGCTCTTCATGATGGACATCCCATTCGAGAGCTGGGAAGCGGTGGAGTTCAGTGATCGCCTGATGGAGATCATTAGCCACGCGCACCTTTCGGCAAGTTGCGAGCTGGCCCAGGAGAAGGGTGCCTACTCCAGCTTCCCAGGCAGCAAGTGGAGCCGCGGGATCTTCCCACTCGACACGCTGGCACTGATGGACCAGGAGCGGGGTGAAGTCAGCAAGGTCAACCGCAGCAGCACGCTGAACTGGGATGAGCTGAAGGCGGATGTCATGCGGCACGGGCTGCGCCAGTCCAACCACATGGCCCTGGCACCGACGGCCACCATCGGCAACATCATCGGGACCTACCCGGTAACCGAACCTCCGCAGTATAATCTCTACTCGGAGTCGACCATGTCCGGTGACTTCACCCAGGTCAATGAGTTCCTGGTACGTGATCTGAAGGCACTGGGACTGTGGGACGAGGACCTGGTCTCCGACCTGAAGTACTACAACGGCAGCGTGCAGCAGTTGGAACGCGTGCCGGAGCACTTGAAGCGCAAGTACAAGACCTGCTACGAGATCGATCCGATCTGGGTCATTCGCGCGGCAGCCGTCCGGCAGAAGTGGATCGACCAGGCACAAAGCACCAACATCTGGTACTCCGGTACCTCGATGAAGGCGCTCCGTGACATTTATGTCGCGGCCTGGGAAGAAGGGCTCAAGACCACCTACTACCTGCGTACCAAAAGCGCCACGGACATCGAGAAGAGCACCGTGGACGTGAACAAGTACGGGGTACAACCTAGCTGGATGAAGAGCAAGAGTGCTTCCTCCGACGTGGCGATCGCCCGTGACGTCGAGCAGCCGGGGATGCAGGCATGCCGCCTGGATAACCCTGACTGCGAAAGTTGCCAGTGAGGTAGCTATGATCCACGCGCGAGCAGACTACAACCGGATCCAGGACCCCGAAGGAAAGATTGGTGCAGACGAACCGGTCTTTCTTTTGCGGGCCCAGGATCAGAACTTCGTCTATATGCTCCAGTACTACCGACAGATCGTCATGGCAGATCCGGTCGTTGTAGACTGGAAAATCTTGACGGCGATAGACGAACAGATAGCTCGGGCTGAAGCTTGGCAAGCCGAACACGGAGTCAAGCGACCAGACATCTAGCAAAGCAAGCAGGGGCTCCTAGGAGCCCCTGCTTTCGTTAGGAGTACTTACAGCAATGGAGTTTCATTCCTTTGAGGTGATCATGGAACAGTTGGAAAGACGCCGCAAGATCTGGTTGGCAGAAGCCTTGAGCTTAGTCAACAACCAACTGTACCATCATTACAACGATAAACCGCTGATTGTTTCTACGCGGCTTACCGAGAAGAACGCGAACATGCAGGAGCTTAACGCACTGTTGGCCGAACATGGCTGGCGTGCAACGCTACACCAGGATCGAGATCGCTACGCGGTGCCGAACGACTGGTACTTCGAGGTCCGAAGACTGCGCGCTAAGCAGAAGCCTTGGTGGATGTTCTGGCGTTGATACCCGTGTAACAAGAGGTGCCGTGTGGGAGAAACGTGTGCGCTCGTAGTGAGCGTGTGTTGGACTTGTCCGCACTGTCAACTAGAAGTCGAAAGACCGCTGCGAGAGTTGGACTGGGAGTTCGATATCGAAAGTTACGAGTGGGCAGGTTGTGATCGCACCGATCGCCAGCTCTCCGCGTACTTACACTGTCCGTCGTGCCAGAAGGTCAGCACGGCCAAGATTATTTAGAGGTGCGTTAGATGAAAGACTGGCTATATCGCCTGGCCCTGAGAGTGTTTCCCCTCCTTCCTGATCCAGCTCCGGGTCAGCCGCATCTAAAGTGGCTTGCCTTCAAGCGGCAAGACATCATGGACTTCGATCATCCAGGTGAGCTGTACCTGCGCCGCTTCATGCTTTGCCGTACCCCGTTGGGCGGTCTTTACATCCACGAGATTGTGCGACCCGACAACGACCGCTGTCTGCACGACCATCCCTGGAACTTCACCAGCCTCATCTTGGCAGGGGGTTACTGGGAAGAGACGTTCGTGTTTGATGCGAAGGACCGGGCCAAGGCGACGCATCCCAACTCCGTCTACCTGACCCGCATGAAGATGTGGTACGGTCCGGGTAGCTTCCGTTACATGGACGCGGCGCATACCCACCGGGTCCTCATGGACGAAGGGAAGAAGACCTGGAGCCTTTGCTTTGTCTCGGGAAAGAAAAAGTCCTGGGGCTTTTGGAAGGGCGCGGTGTTTACCCCCTGGCGAGAGTTTTTCCAAGGAGATCGAGAGTGCTGAAATGAAGAGTACGATTCCGGAACTGCTAAAAGCGGCTGGACGGGAGAACGACATCCGTGGTTTCCGCGTCTACAGCCGTGACACTAACCAATACTACCGCCTTTCGAGTAAGGGCCCCAGGAAAGGCTACTTCCACGTCTGGCGGGAAGATGCAGGGATGGGCACCGCCAACGTCAACGGAGAGCGCCGGGTATGGGAAGCGACCGAACAAAAGCAGGTGCGCATCCAATTGACGCCCCGACCCGACCTCGTGCAGAGTGCCGAGCGGATGAAGTTTTATCTGGAACGCGGCCAAGGCACCCTGTACGATTGGGACGACATCGATGCCTTGATCCTCTCCGCGGAAACGTACGGGTACGAAGTGTACTTCGCGCGTAAAGGCGAGCGTACCCTCAACCTGAAGGAGGCCAAAGCCCTCCGTGCAACCGGGGAAGACATCCGACCCCGTCGACCCGAAGACCTAGCCCAGGGCGTGTAGTCCGGGCTAGCGTTAATCAAGTAGACCTATTACCAACGAGCTGAACCAGTAGAGCACTATGAGTAACGGAAGATTCAACGCAGAGCAGAAGCGGCTGATCAACAGCCCCGTAGACGTCAATCAGATCATGCCACTTCGCTACGAGTGGGCATGGGAGCACTACCTGAACGGGAACCGTAATCACTGGAACCCGGAAGAGATCTCCATGGGAGACGATGTCAAGCTCTGGAAGAGTAGTCAGCTCAGTGAAGATGAGCGCCTGGTCCTGATGCGTAACCTGGGGTTCTTCGCTACCGCGGAGAGCTTGGTGGCCAACAACCTGTGTCTGGCCATCTACAAGATGGTCTCGGCGCCGGAGTGCCGCCAGTACATTCTGCGTCAGGCCGTAGAAGAGGCGATTCACACGCACACATTCATGTACTGCTGTGAGTCCCTTGGCCTGGATCAAGGTGAGATCTTCAACATGTACAATGAGATCCCCTCGGTCGCCGCCAAGAAGGAGTTCGAGGTACCGTTGACCCGGGACATCCTCGAAGGCAATCTGGATCTCTCGCAACCCCAGGACATCCAGCGCTTCCTCCGTAACCTGATCGGGTTCTACGTGATCCTGGAAGGGATCATGTTCTACTCCGGGTTTGTGATGATCCTGAACTTCGGACAGCGGAACTACTTCCCCGGGATCCGCCAGCAGTTCCGCTACATCATGCGGGACGAGAGCATCCACATGAACTTCGGGGTGGACCTGATCAATGGGATCAAGGCCGAGAACCCGGACGTCTGGACCTATGAGTTCAAGCAGCAGATCTACGGAGACATCCAGCAAGGCGTGCAATTGGAGATCGCCTACGCTAAGGAGTGCCTGCCGCGCGGCATCCTGGGACTGAACGCCGGAATGTTCGAGGACTACGTCGGCTACATTGCGGACCGCAGGCTCGAGCGTATCGGCCTGAACAAGATCTACGGTACGAAGAACCCCTTCCCGTGGATGTCCGAGCAGATCGATATGAAGAAGAAGGAGAACTTCTTTGAAACACAGGTTACCGAATATGCCCAGGCGAGCACCCTGGAGGACGATCTTTAGAGGTGCGCGATGACGTACCGACTTCCCCGGTTGGGCGAGCTAGTTACCCTCGCCCAACCCTGGAGCTTCACCCTCGAAGCCCGGTCAAAAAACCACCGCTTCGCTAGAATCGGCTGCAACCTCCCCGCTTCCAGCTACCAGGAACTGCGGTGGTGTTGGAAAAAAGATCCGGCTACCGGCTTGGCCGCGATTCCTTACATGCAAGAGGTCATCGACCCGCAGATCAACCCAGTGCTGACGTTCCCTCCGGGTTGTGTATTACGCGTCGAACGACTGCTGCTGACCGAAAAGGGTGGCTGCTACGTCACCCTCACCATACGCAGTCATCCGGATCCACTGTGTAAGCCGATGCTGAAGAAGCGTTTTCAGGCAACTGTGGATGAGTTTGAGGGTCTCCATGCCGTCGATCCAAGGGTGCCTTTACCGACGCAGTCGGCCTTCAGCAACGACTACGATCCGAACGAGGACGAATGATGAGACCGTGTGAGGACTTGTTTGGCCGGGCGATTACGCCCGGCTGTTTTTTGGTCACGGGTGGTCAGAACTCGGTTCTCGTGATCATCGTTGAGAAGATCAAGTACTGGAAAACTGGAAGGTACGTCGGCCATCCCTACGTGACTGGCTGGTACTACCGCAAGTGGGCGACGCACCAACCTTTTGGTACCACGCGGGTAAACGACCCCGAGAACTTCATCGTGCTGGAACCTCACCAGGTTGACGAAGCCTGTCGTGCCAAACAGCAAGAGGTTCTGCGCGCGCTCCACCTGGAGCAACCGTCGGCAGAAGCCATGGCCGCAGACCCGAACGAGGAGGAATGATGCAGTATCGTACTTTAGGTCGCGGAGACCTATTGCAGTTGGCCGAGGACTGGACGGTTCGTCTGGAGTCTCACCTCACCTACTCCGAGCGACTTGCCAAAGCCTTCGGGGTCCCGTTTAAGCGCAGCGTTGCTGAAGTCGTTTTTCCCAAAGGCACTCGGTTCTCGGTAGACCGGTTTGAGGCAAACATCCCCTCCAACCTGCGTTGGGTGCGCTTAAGTGCCATTACGTATCCCTTGGTACCGGGACCCACGCCGCGGGTAATCAACAAGTTGTTCTACTGTCGCTTCGCTAATCTGGCTGAGGCAGAATGGGTGGATCTGACCGCGCCCGTGGCATCGTCTGCGCCCGCGGCCCTGGACTACGACCCCACGGAGGAAGACGCATGAAGGTACGCATCCTCGGCTACAAAGACCGCATCACCTTGGAAAAGGACTGGACGTTTACGCTTCCTTATCGTACGTACAGTGATCACCTGGCTAAGGCGTTCGGGGTTCCTTACTTAAAACCGCACACCGTGTGGGACTCGGTCAACCAGACTTCGAATTATCGTCCTGGAACTACCAGTCCCATTACCTTCCCTGCCGGAACGGTCTTCGAGGTGCAAAAGCTGGACACGGTTTACGAAAATCGAAGCCACCGGACCGCCCGGCTCAAGGTCCTGTCGTGCCCCTTGCCGAAGATTGGCCGGAAGCTGTTCTACGTTTATGCCGACGATCTGGAACAGATGGAGCTGGTAGATCCAGACGCGCCACCTCCGGCTAAGACAGCAGCCTCTTTGGGCTACGACCCGAACGAAGGTGAGGACTAAGATGCCGATCGTACACTTTGTGCGGGCAGGGATGTCTCTGCGCCTGGTGCAGGACTGGAAGTGCTTTTTTCTCATGAACGACGGAAACGTCTCCTTTGCCCGCAAGGCCAAGGCTACGGAACGCGCGTTGGTCAAAGGTTGGCACCGGGAGTTCGAAGTCCTCATTCCAGCAGGCACGGTACTGGAGCTGGAACGCATCCTGAACAGCGCGGACAAGGATGCCCGCTGCTTTCGGATCCAGATCAGCGAGTGCCCCAACACATCCCTGAATAAGCTAGCAGTTATCACTAGCAAGGAAGCCTTGAATGGTGTAGAATATGTGGGTCCGCATGAACCGCTGCCCACCCATTCTCCAGCCGCCCCGCCTCCTCAGGAGATGGGCTACGATCCCAACGAGGAGGAGTGATGCCTCAGTTCAACGTGCCTGCTCCTTTAGAGGAGTACAGCCTGTCAGAGCCGTATACGTTTATCCTGGTTTACGGTAATCAGGTCAAACCAGTGCGGAAGCACCTCCCTGTTCCAGGTGGCAATGACTCCCGGATACCTCGGGGGAAAGAGTTTCCCCTGGTCGTACCTGCTGGGACGCGTTTCGGCGTCACCTCGTATCAGTACTTGGGTTCGCTCCGTTTAGTAGGAATATTGATTCAGCAGTCAGACCTTTCCTGGCTGAAGAACAAACGTCTCTGGGTCAGTCTCCATGACTTCAACCAGCTCGTCTACGCTGACAAAAAACCGACCGTGGTGGGCGACGCGTACGACCCTTACGATAACGGGTAAAGTTGCCAG